GGCGAAGGCGGAAACATCAACATCGAAGCTGGCAATACTGGAGATGGTCCAGATGCAAACGCTGGAGATGTAACGATTAGAGGTGGCAATGCAGATGCTGCCGATAATTCCGATGCAGGAGATGTATTCATATATGGTGGTTCCGCATCTACTGGCATTGGTGACAGCGATGGTGGCAATATTACATTAGAAGCTGGCGTAGCTGGTGATGATGGTCAAGCTGGAGATGTAACTATTCGTGCTGGCGATAGTGGCAATGGAGATGGTAGCACTGGAGATGATCCAGAAGCAGGTGACATATTTATATATGCTGGTAATTCATTAGCCACTACAGATATAGATGGTGGAGATATTGCTATTGAAGCTGGAGATGGCACTGTTGATGGTCGTGGTGGCGATTTAACCTTGATTTCTGGTAATAGCGTTGGCACAGATCGTGCTGGTGATATGAACCTTACTTGTGGCACTAATTCTGGTGCTGGTAGAAATGGTCATATTTATTTGAATTCTATGCCAAGAATGCCAGTCTATGCAGACAATACTGCAAGAAACGCTGCTGCTGGCACTGCAACTAACGGTATGTTCTGCTACAACACAGCGACAGGCAACATAGAGGTCTATGTTGGCGGAGCATGGAAGAGTGTTGACACATCTGCAATAGTCTAAAAATTTATTTTTTACAGTAAAACCACTCAAATAAAAATATTTGAGTGGTTTTTTTTACCAAATTATCAAACAATTTCAAACCAAGCCAAATCAGCCAAAACCTTAGTGTTTGCTGATGTTGGGGCAAAAGCAACTGTGATAACTTCACTCGTGCCATCCAAAAACCTTCCAATCTGGAAGTTGAATTGATTTATGCTAGTAATATCCAAACTGCCTTGTTTATTCACATAACCACCTATGACATCAGTACCACTTCCACTTGCCAAAGATGTCGCTGAAGTATCATATTGAACATTTCCATTGTGATGTTATGTATTAGGAATTTGAAAACAATATAGTCGAATTTATTGTTAAATAATATGGTTGAATCATTTATATCTTGGGAGAAAAAGATGGAATTCAAAACTTTTCTTGAATCTGAAGAACAAAAAGATGTTGAGAAGTTAATTTCTTCTCTTCCTAAGAAACATCGTGATCTTCTCAATGGATATAAATTCAAATATACAAGTGGCAACACTTTAGACGGCGATAATGATCATATTGGTTATATTTTCAAAAACAGGATCGTTGTAGCTGCTCCATGGAACTACAGCAGAGCGTTCACAACATTGCATGAAATTGCTCATTTGGTCTGGGAATATATTATGACCAAAGATTTGAAGAAGAAATGGGAAGAATTAGTCAAGAAGACTAAGCAAACGCAAATAGATAAATTCCCACATAAGGAACAAAAACATGCCTTGCAACAAAATGCAGAAGAAATTTTCTGCATGAGTTATGCAGCAGCATACTGCACCCATTCACCAGTTATATGGGTTAATGAAGATTGGATTAATTTTGTCAAGAATTTAGAAAATACAAAGAAAGATTAGTTTCTCACTTGAAGAAAGCTACAATTGAAAATCTAAGGTTATCTCCTGCTGCCACATCGACTCTGTTAATCCCATGCCAAACTCCACCTTTAGTGAAAACCATTCTATTTGGAATAGGTGTGATGTATTGACCAAATCCAAAGTAATTCAAAAAAGGTTTAGTATAGTCTTTAGAAAAAAGATCGTCTGGGCTAGATTTCAATTCTGGATATTGTTCGCTATTTGGAGTGTTTGCAATCATTAATTCGCCACCCCAAAAAGGACTCCATTCTCTATGGCAATAAAAAATACATGCAGCAGTATAACCTGAATCATTATGCCAAGATATTTTTGTTCCTACTGGGTAAATGTAAGGACGATAAATTATTTCTGTCCATTCTTCTCCTTCTTTTCCAACCAAATCTTGAATATTATTTTTAGCAAGATAGTAAACAGTATTATGGACAAAATCCAAAGGACTGTTAAAGGGAAATTTTTTGGAGCTATGAGATTCTCCACCAAAAATTTCTCCATCGCTTATTTTCCAAACTTTAATCAAGTTTTGATTATGTTTTACGAAATCAATTTCGCAAAAATGTCTAACCAATGTGTCAAACAAATCTTGTTTGAACACATCATCAAAAATTGCGAATTTATCGGTCCTTACGACCTGTTTCATGAAACAGCCTTTGAGTAAACATCAGTCATTAGTTTTGGTAATGTTGTCATCGCCTGCTCTGTCATTCTTTCATATTCTGAAATATCCATGCTAAAAATCTTGTAGTGATGGATGATTGGATTTTTCATAATCTGAGGCTTATGGCCCTTCTGTTGAGCTCTGATTGTGAGAATGAAAGATGGGCCTATTTGTGGAAGTTGTTCTGGCCAAGGACCAATATCACTCCAAGCTTCTCTTGTTATCAAGGTAATATGATCTTGGAGGAAATCAACCTTTTGATTTCCCATCATATAGGATTGAGTGTCAACCCCAACGAATCCTGAATGTTGTGCTTCTGACACATTTACAAGCAAGTCAATCCAAGCAGGATTGATTACTACGATGTCACAATGCATGAAGATAAAATATTTACTGTTTTTATCAGCAGCCTGTACGCCTTTATTACAAGCTGCTGACCAGTAAAGATTCTTCTCATTCTTTACGACCTTGACTTCCCCTTCGATATCCTTAAGGAATTCTTGTGATTCCTTGCCGCTTCCGTTATCGACAACGATGATTTCGTAGTTGTTGTTGAAGCTGGTGACTGCAATTGACTGAAGGCAAATGTTCAAATATTCAGGTCTATCTCTATGGACGACAATAATTGAAATATGATCGTCAGAATTTTCGTGAAGCTTTACCGTCATTTCTGGACGGTCGCCTTCAAGTGGATTGTAATTATTCTGTGTGGCCATGGATTCTCCTCAGTTAATTATAATGGGGTTAATGTTGATTATTCCTGTTCATCAACATCTATTTCAAAAACTCCTCTTTCACAAATACAATTCATTACACCACTAGCAGTAGTGATCTTTTCTGCATAATTTCTTGCTAAATTATTTGCATATTTTTCTGCCGAAGAAGAACTCTTGAATGCTTTTTCTGTTTTGACACAGACCCATTCTCCGTCTACTTGTCTGGCAACGCTAATTACAGCAAATATTTTCATTTTAACCTCAATTTTTTCCTGTTGAACCAAAACCTTTATCACCACGCTCAGTAACTTCTAAAGAATCAACTTCAACCCAATCAATTTGCCACACAGGTTTTATTAAAATCTGTGCTACACGATCACCATGAGTGATCCTGATGATGTTTTTGCTTGCACTATTGACAATTACTTTGATTCTTCCGGTAAAATCACTATCGATAGTTCCGGGTCCATTGGTTACTTGTAGACCTTGAACTGCAAGACCGCTTCTTGCTCTGATTTGCGCTTCCCAGCCTTGAGGAAGAGACATGCTGAATCCACAATCGATCACTTCTGTCTGGCTTGGCATGACACTGACAAAATTATGACCAGCATCATTTGTGGGAATATTAGCAACTAAGTCTGCTGCTGCCGCACCAGAAGTTTTATATTTCGGCACAAACTGTGGGCTATCTGCTACAATCTTTACTGGAATTTTTGATCCCGGCAAAGGTAGTTCTTTACTCAAATTCTTCGACTGACGGGGCATGTGAATTCTCGTGAGTGACAATTTCTTCTACAGCAACCTCAGTGACTTCAGTTATTTCAGCAACCTCAGTGACTTCTACAGGCGATGTAGTTGGCTTACTTATTCTTATCGCTTGTCTTGCCTTTAGTAAATGATGATCAAAATTTTGAACAAAATTTTCCAATGCTTGTTGTGGATACAAAGATGCCATTTTCTTAAGTTGAGAAGTTAGTTTTGGCTCGTATCTTTTATTTTCTATGATTTTATTGACACGCTCCAAAGTCATAATTCTCAAGTTACATGGATCTGGCCTATTGTTTCCAGCAGATACACTAAATCCAAATCTTTCTGTATTATTATTTGCCATCTTTATCCTTGCATGTTAAAAAGACTTTCATTGTCAAACTTGCCCTGACGAATTTCATCAACCTTGATCAATAAATCTTCTGGTATTTCAGGTAAATCGCATATATCAGGAATGATATGATTTAGAATAGTCTTTTCTAGTTCATCATAATCTATTTTTTTTGAAATTTCGTCGAAAAAATATACTTTGCTCATCAAATAATCAACTCCAACATTAACAGTTCTATTTTCATCATTCTCATCCTTGAAATTGATGACCATCGTGATAATATTGGAAGATGAAACAATCTTGTATTTTCCAGACATAGTAAACTAAATAAGTAATGATGAGCAGTAATTTTCAAGAATTTATCAATATAAGAGATTGCCTAGATAGAATTGGGGCTTTTTCTGTTTCAGAAAATTTTGATTGGGCAAAATCTTATATTTTGCCAAATATTGATTTAGACTTACCAGTAATAGAAAAAAGAGCAAAAATTCACATCATCATACGAAAAAAGAACCCTATTTATATTCAACTAGGTGATGGGACAAAACTTTATTTTACACATGATGAATTTAGAAGGATAAAGGGCCAACCAGAAACTGGAAAAACAATGGTAATAAAAATGTTAAGGCTGTCGCATGACAACAGCCTCGCTCCTTCTCAAATAAAAAGCTGTCACGTTATTTAATTTTTCTTAATTTTAGTAACATCAATCTTATCAGGATCAATACCGGGACCGTAAGGAGAAGGGCTATAGTCTTTTTTCAGCTTTTCAATAACAACATCAGCAACCTTGTCCACAAATAACTTACCGCCAATTCCAAAAATTAAAAGTGCTGCGGTAAGAGCGGCGACTACCCAAAAAAACTTATTGTGCAAAGCATTCATTTTCTTCTCCTAGTTAACTTTTATTTATCTTTTTTGCCTACAATTTTTTGCCATCTTTGTCTTCTAGATCCAAAGTTATTTTTTTCAAAATCCTGTAGTTTCAAAATTGCTTCTTTATATTCACCTGTTATTCCTTTTGGTATCTCAACTTTTACAGTAACAATCATATCACCATAAACACCATTTGGAAGTTTCATTCCTTTGCCTCCAAGCTTAAACTTGGCGTGGCTTTGTGTTCCCAATGGAATTTTACAAGTAAGCGTCTCGTCGCAAATTGTAGGTATTTCGACTTCACAGCCAAATGTCAACTGGGAAAAGGAAAGAGGGACATCAACAAGAAGATCTATTCCTTCTCTTTGAAAATATTCATGTTCTTTAACCAAGACATGAATAATTAAATCACCGGGATTTCCTCCCCTGATTGATTCCTCTCCTTGACCGGGCATTCTCAGATTAATTCCACTGTCAACTCCACATGGAATTTGAACCTGTATCTTTTTTTCCTTATATCCAGAAAGCATTCCAGAACCACTGCAATCAACGCATGTGATTGGATTTATCTTTCCCAAACCATTACAAATTGGACAATTTGTTCTGAATTCAAAAGGAGCATTATTTACTTTAGTGAATCCTTGACCATTACAATTAGCACATGATTCATTACTTATCTGGCCTTGACCCTTACATGTCGTGCATGTATTTTTAACTTTTATAATTATTTCTTTGTTACAACCGTTATAAGCTTCTGATAAATCAATTTCTAATCTTACTGTTAGATTTCTTCCACGATAAGAACTATTCTGGAAAATATCACCAAATGAACCACTGAAAGGATTACCCTCAAATCCACGCATCCTGAAATGCATGGAGTGGCCTCCACTGTCATATTCAGCACGTTTTTCTGGATCGTTTAATATCTCATACGCTTCCTGAATTTCACGAAATCTCTTTTCGGCTTCTGAGTCGCCGGGATTACGGTCAGGATGATGTGTTTGGGCACCCTTGCGGTATGCCCTAACAATATCTTCTTTAGATGCATTTCTAGGAATACCTAGAACGACATAGTAGTCTTTCATTCTTCTATGATCACGCCTTTAATTGAAGAAGGTTCCATAAGGAAGCGATCACGGTGAATATTGTCCCAATTAGGAACATGAATACCGGGACCTGAAACAGTGACTCTGTCGCCTATATTAAACCCATAATCTGATGATTTGAAGTTAGGGCCTACAGAGCGAACATAGCCTTGCAAAGGAACTTTCAAATCTGTTTTTTCATTGACAGCTAGACTTGTCCCAAGCATTTCCTGAGATGTCAAGAATTCAATTAGAACCTGCGAACCAGTTGGCTTGACAGATTTGATTTTAGGAACTTTTGATCCACCACCAATAATAGTAGAATCATAAACTGAACCCATAGGAGTGAGAATCTTACTCTTCGACATAATTATCCCCGTAAATTTACAAACTCATTGAGTTTGACTGATGATGAAACTTTCTGTTACCGTGAAAACATCAGAATTAAAAATCTGATTTGTATCCACAAAATTAGTACTCATGTTTACATTAGTATCTGGAATAGAAGTTTTTTTGTTTGCTAAAAAATTTACTAGCAACTTGTGACAAGTACTTTCTTTCAGATCTAAATAACCATTCACAGATTGCTCGTAAATCACATGTGCAAATTCCAGAAGTTCTTCCTTCGTTAAATTATAAATCATTACGCAACCTCAAGTCCAATAACATATAAAAAAGCATTTTCCATCTTTCTCGCCAACAATTATCGGATAAAAACATTTATTCCTGATGAACATTTTGTCCATTTCTTTTTGACAATCTTCTAAAACGGCATAATCCTGCAATATACCTTTCTCATTCTTAAACATTTTATTCCTATAAGCTATTGAAGGCACAATAACGCCAAAATGATCGAATATTGGTTTATTGTTTGCTTCTGGGAAGTTTTCAAGCATTTTTATCGTTTGGAGAACTTCATCCGAAGCCACATCTTTAAGTTCATGGAAAGGATATACTTTTGGCTCATAATGATAAGTTGCGTCAACTACAAGGGAAGAATCAAAATAAATATCTTTGAAGAATGAACGATTTATTGTAACCTGAGCTTCAATTTTCATTATATGCCCACCAGCAGAAATCTGGCAGGAAGGACTATAGTTGTAAGACATTGATTTTGCTAAAATAATAGCAGCATTAGTCATTGTAATGCGATTGAATCCATAATATGCCTGTTCCATGTTTTCACGGAAAACTTCAATACTCTTAGAAATTTCAGAAGCAAGACTTTGACAACCCAAATCCTCATATCTCTTCATTTTCTTTTCAGCTTGCTTTAATTCACGCATATATGCAGAATCATATCTGATAAATTGCTTAAAAGAATCTGGCTGTGCATTCCATGATTCTTCGCCTTTTTTATAAAAGGCCTGAAGATCAATAACTTGCATTTTCTTGCAAAATCTTATTGCATCTCTCTCTTCTGAATCGAGAATAAGACGAACATAAGATTTATTGTAATTTGCACCATCAATCTTTTTGACAATAGTTTTATCTAATGATTCTTTGATCAAAAGATTTCCCAATAACGGGAAAATATGACTCATTCCATTGTTTTTAGCATATTGTGCCATCGCCAAAAATTCTATACATTGCTTTGAAAAAATATGCTCGTCTGAAAAACTACCATCAAATATGGTTACAAGGTCTGGATGAGTCATGTCTAGGACATGAGTCAAATCACCAAGATTCTTACCAAAATGACCAAATGCAAATTCAAGAAGATCCTGATTGGAATCATGAATCATTCTAAAAAAAAGAGGAGGACCTGATGAATTATCTCTTAGTTGAACATGATGATATAATCGACGATTGAATTCATTCTGAACATCGTTGACCTTTTTGGCCAAAACATTATCAATCATGATGTTTCCCACTATACTTTGGGAGTAAAAAAGCATGTAATTCGATTGCCTTCCATCGCAGGTCTTTTCTCTACGACTCCAAATTGCTCCATTGTTTCAACAATTTTTTTCATAACAGCGAAACCCTGCTCTTTATGATTCAATTCACGGTAACCCTTGAATTGAAGGTAAAATTGAACCTTACAACCTTCTTCAAGAAAATTCTTCGCCTGATTAATTTTTGTTTCAATATCATGATCTTGAATAGCAGGACGAAGTCTAATTTCCTTTATCTGGACTTGTGACTCACGCTGCTTCTTTGCAGCTTCTTTTTTCTTGATTTTCAGTTCGTATTTATAACGACCATAATCCATAATCCTACAAACAGGAGGCTTCGCAGTAGGAGCGATCTCTACTAGATCAAGACCATTGTCCATGGCAAGTTTTCTTGCCTCATCAGTAGCCATAATGCCAAGTTGCTCTTCTTCACGAACAACCCTAACTTGTGGCACTCTTATCTGCCAGTTAACTCTGTTTTGATCTTCGCTTCGCTCTCTAGGAAATTTGTTTTGCTGCATCTTGTGAAATCCATGCTCCAACATAAAAAAGACCCTATACAAAAATACGACTTAAATTCTATGATGTCAATCATCAGCCGTAAAAGTATTCGTTATTTTAATTATAAAGCCTTCTTTATCAATAGGAAACCTTCTTATCCATTCAACAAGTGGATTCATAGAACAACCAAAATCGGAAGGTATAAAACTTGGATCAGTAAAACTCGGAATAACTCCATCAGGCAAAAGATTACTAGGAATTTGATTGCTTGGGACAGAAGAATCATAAGCAAGAGCAAAAGAAACCACCATTTTCAAAAGCTTAAATTCCAAATAATAACAACCCGGAAGACATGTGTCTTCACTCTGCCAATCATAAATTAAAAAACTATCGACTAAAACATCCTTAGTCGTTGTTCCATCAATGTTAATGATGTCCTGATACAACATTTCAGTTGTAGCAGTTGCGTTAGAAAACTTAATGATTTTCAATCCTGTGCCACGTCTCCAGTTTTGCACTGGGGTTCCATGATAACCTCTCTGGACACGAATGAGGCGATTTACTTCATCAAATCCAACAACAAGCATCTTCTCAGGCAATCTAGCCTGATCCATGATAATCACATCGCCCTGCATTACTTGATTAAAGCCAATATTATCAGCCAAACCAATAACTGAATCATTCTGATCAAGAGAAACCTTAAGCTTCCCCTTGGCCCACATTGTGGCCTCAAGAACAAGATCTGTAAGATCAAGAGGTCCATCGCAATCTTCGATCTTAACCTTGAAAGATGGTTTAGTATCATGCCTACGAATGATGAAATCGGCACATACGCCGCTAACGCATCCATATTCGTCAGGACAACTTTTTGCAGTTGTAGTAGTACAGCCTATTCCAGTAGATGAGCATGCCATGAAATTATTTATGGCAGAAGAACCAGAAAAACATGAATTCAGTTTGGATTAACCATTTGAACATAATTAATCATGTAATCTTGAGAGCTAAAATGACTCTTAAAGTTTTTCAAATCCTTCTTTTGGATCTCAGTCAAATACTTTTTAATGACAGCTTCAGGCAAAGGTATATTCATTTTCCAAAAATAAGAATCTTTAGCAGTAGCAACAAAAGAAACAGGAATTACCCCTACATGCAAAAAATCAGTGCATTCTATGAAATAACTGTCTGATTGAGCATCATAAACATATCCATCAAGAGGTATGCCCTTCTTACAACTTATTCTATTGATAAAATTCTTGGATGAATCTTTATGAACAGCTACTGCAATTAAATATGTTTCAAGATTTGATTCTGAAACAATAATGCCTTTCAGAACATCTCTGGCATTTTTTGCCTTAGATTGATCTAAGGAATCATCGTTGCAAATATTTTCAGTACTCATGATCTATCTCCGCTATTTAATTATAGTGGAGACTGCCAACTTAAAAATAATTAGTCTCTAGGCTTATTATTTTTACGCCTTTGACTCTTAATCTGTCTGAACTTATCAGATACAACATTTTTCTTGGAATCATATTTTTTGACTTCAGGTTTTTTATCTTTCTTCTCAACTTCAGGTTCTTTTTCAGATTTTTTATCTATTTCTGAATCTTTTTTCTTTTTTAACTTCTTGGCATCTTTAGCCTTCTTTTCTTTTTCCTTCTTGATTTTTGCTTCTCTAGCAAATCTTTGGGCAGCATTCTTCTTGGCTTTCTGCAATTCCTCAAGATCTTTCTTGAGAAGCTCTAAAGAACGCATCCATTTTTCAATATCAGAATGAGGAACAGGGGTGCGACGAGACTTTTTAGCCTCATCGAATCTTTCCTGCATCCATTCATTGAAAAAAATCATTTTTCCCTTTTCTTGGAATTCCTACGTTTCTTTTTAGTCTTATTTTTCCTTTTAGGATGTTCAGGTGATCCTAATTCTTCAATTGCCTTCTTTACAAAAGATGGGCTTGGTGTGGATCGAGACATAGCCACCCCAGCAGACATGGGATAATTACCCGCCTCAATTCCAGCCCTTAATCTTGTAGTAGGGCTTGCTTCATCAAATTTTTTACGCCAATCGCCGAATGATATTAGTGCCATACACTATTTAGGAAGATGACGACTGAATTTGAATTCACCTTTTTCAATTTCAACAAGTCCAGCCATGTCAAAGTTAGATCTGGCATCTTTGTGGGCTTTTTCAATTGTTTTTAATTTTTCATGCAGATGTTTTAACCATTTTTTCTGCACGAAATGACCAGTGTGGTCACAAAAATTAACATAATTACCAAATACAAAGAAATATTTAAGAAAAGCCTCCTGAACTGGATTTTCAAAATATCTCAGGAGGTATTTCTTTTCCTTCGGCAATTCGACAGTCTCAAATTGCCTTGACAACAATAATAAATCAAGATTCAAAAATCTATCCCTTCTATTAATTCCAAGTGCAGACAAAGCATACCACCAGCAAATTCCTTCGGAACACCACTTTTGGCTATTCCATGAAGAACAGTGACGATAAGCTCTGAATTCTCATCATCATTGTTTCTCCCCTCAGAAAATTCTAGTCTTTCATGAGCATGATCTACACCATTAGAAACAGTGTAGTTCAAAACCATAGATATTCTTTTATGACTATTTAGTAATTGATCAGGAACATTTCCTCCTGTGTGCAACATCTTGTCCTTGAAGTAATTTGACAAATGATGTACAACTAATGAATTAGCATTCTGCTTAAATTCATTTGCAATCTGTGCGCTTTCACTTGATGAATTTTCATCATCAAATTCATCACCAAAGAAAAAAACATCCTTGCCTTGAGCCACGCCAAATCCTCCAGCGGGTTGATCATCCGTCAACATGAAACGGATTTCTCAGCATAGTGTACAAAGAAATTCCCCACTTGTAAATACATATTGTGGAGGATGTATGTACAAATTTTTGTTGATTATTGCAGCCGCAACCTTGTTAAACTTGGTAGGATGTGCAAACTTCAACCCAAGAAACAACCCCAAAATACAAAATCAAAATGGTAAAATAGAGGATATACGCACAAACCAAAATGGGGTAATGGCCGAACTCATGAAGACTAGGCAAGATCTATCAGCCCAAAATAGTCTTCTGAAAGAAATACAAAGCGGCCTAGTCAACATAAACGGCGCAATTTCACGAAACGAAAACACAGGAGTTCAAATAATCCAAGGCGATGGAGCACTAATCTTCATCTTCGCATTAGTTGTCATAGCAATGCTATTGTTCTACTATCGAAACAGAGCTATAAGCAGCGAAAAGACGAACGAACTAATGGTAAGAGAGATAGCAAGATTTAACAGTAATGAGCTAGAAGCAAATATCCTTTCCTCTGCTGTTGAAGAAAACAAAGGAAAGGATATCTACCAGATAATCAGAGAGAGACTAGAAAGTCTCTAATTTTTCTTGTCGTAACCTTGTTCGATATGCCTAAGAAAAGGATAACCAGAACAATTGTCCCCTAATGGTAAATTTTCATCAGAAGGATCTCTGCCTTTTAAGCTAATTACTTTGATATAATTTTCAATTTCATTATCTATTTTGCTAGCTTTAGCAGAAAGTTTTAAGCAGTAAAACTTATTTTTGTCAACTTCATCTTGACAAATATATCGACATTTTTGAGAAGTCGCATCTGAATTCAGACACACATCTTCTAATTGTTTGAGACTTAACATAATTCATTCCCTTAGCTCCGTCCTTTAACGGAAGACGGATTTCTTAGGCCAATTCCACCTCACGACCTATTTGCGAAACGAGTACATCTCGACTGTGATCGCATTCATGCTGAAAAACAATACTGAAAAGATTAATCTCTTCACGATCAACATCATTCAAAACAAGAGAAGGCATCCCTGAAACAACAAGTTGCTTGCCTTTTATTCGTGTCTTAGAAAATCTCTCAACCTCAAACCTTCTAAAAGTGCCATCCTCATTCCTAAGAGACAAGCAGCCCTCAACTGACTTTATCTTGTCTCCATGGCCTGTATACTCGCAATTGACATAATATTCAAAATGACGATTGCGCTTAACAATGAAAAGATTCCATGGAACTCCAACTTGAACTGCTGATAAACCTATTCCATCATTTTCATCGCAAATTTTTTCCATCTTTGTGCAAAGACGGAATATATCCATAAGGCTTTCAAGAGGAACATCTTTTGCCTTAGGGATATCAGCAACTGGAACAATTTTCAGAGGTTCTTTGAATTTCATGATGTTGTCAAAGCCCTTACTACAGCATCAATACGATTTTGCAGCCATTGCTTAAGAGAATCAGGAGTTGTCCTCATGGCAGTTGGAATCTTAAAGATCACAACATCTACTTCCTCGTCAGCATCTGGAAGATTATTGTCAACCAAATCACGAACAAGCTTGGAAACACTAATGTTTCGCCTCTTGGCAACTGCCTTCATCTTTTCCTGAATGCTGGGATCAACATTCAGGCTCATGATCGTACCTTTTTTAGATGGCATTATTCACCCTTGGCTTTTGTTTTCTTGTTATCAGACTTCTTCGGCTTACGTCTTTCTGGGAAATTCTCACGCAGCTTTTCCTTCAAACGCACATTTTCCGCCTCACGACTCTTACGGCGACGAATTTGACCGGGAGTCTCATAGTACTCTCTCTTCTTAAAATCATGCAGAATACCAGCTTCCGCAACCTGCTTTTTGAAAGCAGTAAACATTTTTTTGAATGCAATCTCCTTTTCATACCAACTTGGATTCATAGGAAGATCACGCAATTCAACTTTACAAGCCATACTTTATTCCTTATTCTTTTGCTACCTTGATAAATCTTGTGCCAAGTTTCTTTTTTTTCTGCGGTTGCACAAAATCTTCATAAGGTAAATTTTCAATACTCTCCGCAGTAGAAGGCCATTCATCACGGTTTAGGCTAGGTAAAAATTCCTCAAGCTTTCGATAAATACTTGGAAAAATATCACTCTTCCACAAACCAGCATCGCCATCAGTTATGATAGTAGAAAATGAAAAAATATACTGATACGGAATTTGATTGCCACTCAAATGATCAATCTCGAATTCCTTCGTTCCTGAAAACCTCGACCTTTCATCAATAGACAAAAAGGGAGTTCTTGCCAGCAAAGACAACCTCGACAAACCATTGAACGTGTCAAGAACACAACCACAAGCACGCATCGCTGCCAAAGCCTTTGTTACGTCCTGCTCTCTCAAAAACACACACTTTTCTTCAAGAGAATCAGCAAGATCATAAGAAAATGCATTTTGCCACAAAACACAAGTAACATCCTTATTGGACAAGAAATTAACCAAATCAATATAAAATTCTTTCTTGACCTTCATGTGGTCGCTTATACCATTATGCCAAAACCTACAATAAATAGATGGATGTAAAAATACCTTATAACCCGGCTTCGTTATCAAACTTCTATTGAATTCCTTACCAATAATTGATGAACTCGGAATAAAAGGTAAAAATCTTTTCGTGTCCTGAAATTTATCAAAAAAGTAATTAGTAAATCCATTCCGATAATACTTCTGAATCTCAACCGCATCAATCACATCCCTGAAAAACTCATTCATATTCCTCATGTACGAAACATTCAAATCAGAACTATTACGCATTCCCTCAGAATGATCGTAAAACCTCTTCATAATCGAATCATCAGTCAAAGACCAATACTCATCAGCATATGGAAACAAACCCTGAAATCCGGGCCATGAAGCAACTATAAAATATTTTGAACCTCTTGACTCATCACGATATCGATGCAGAATATAACTTGACAAAATCGTCATGCTTCTCAAATCACCAAAAAAAGGCAAAATGCAAACATTCGTGAAGTCAGTTGGAATCCTCTTCTCTTCATAACGATCTCTATGGAAACCATTACGCTCCGCTGCCCTGCGTAAAAAATCAGCAACCGAACTCACATCGACCTCCATTCAAGTTGTTTTTTAAGCATATCGTTAACTATGCCAGCATCTTCTATCAAACCCAGCATATCTTCCCAATTGTCTTCATTCATTTCGTCTATAGCCTGATCCAAGATTTTCAATGCTTTTTCATGATCTTCAACAACATTAAAATAATGAGCCAAAATTAATTTTTTCTTGTTGTAATCAGTCGTAAGAACAATCCTCTTGCCCTCTTGCCCATTACCCGCTATTTGATCAGGACTTTCAAATAATATCCAAGGAACACCCATCATTCCAGCCAGCCTCGTAGAAGCTGTCCAAAACTGAACAGTAAATTGCAAATTTGATATAATCGCCAAAGTAAGTTCCAAATCCCTTGATTCAGGAAGACGACTAAAATCAATGATGTGATCAACAGGACAAGGAATGACACTCTGCTTTTCACCCAGCCATATAGGATTGTAACCCTTTTCCTCCAAACATTTTATAAGCTTTATATAAAATTCTGGAGATAGATTACGACCATACATCGTCCTGCCTCTTGCAAAAATACCAACAGAATTTGGCTTCAAATAATCTTTAGCTTTATTCTGAACTTTCATAGATGGTCTTGGAATCTGTACAGCAAACTTACGATGATAAGCAACATCGGCAAGATAACCTTTTTTTATTTTTTGAGAATAACAAGAAGGACATCCAGTGGAAACATTGTCAGAAGCCCAAACTTTTTTACAAATTTCACAAGTATTATTGACACATAATTGTCCCATATTGGCACACTTGAAAACTACACCATAATTTTCAAGACACTTTTCAAGACGACGAATATTAAAAGAAGAATTATAAAAAGCATTTGAATATTCACGCAAATTCATGACGTTTTCTTCAATTTCCCAAAACTCATCAACAAGATGCCTGTAAAGATATTCTCTCCCATACCAACCAACACAAATTACATAAGCACCGGGATTACTCGAAATGATCTTGGGAATACAATACATCAAACCAATTGTTTCACAACCAAACTCAGAAAAACAACTAATTATCAGTATTCTTTTAACATTCTCTGGCTTAGGTCTTTTATTGAATTTGAATACAGTAAATTTCAAAGAAGGAATTAATACTTCTTTGGATAGCAACTTACCATTGCCGGGATTGCGCCGACAAAAACTAATTAATTTCATCCATCAGTTCTCTTGACTCTAGTCAACTTAGCCACAAGACCACACTTTGGACACTTAAATTGTCTAGCCTTGCCACAAGTTGGACAAGAAATAATTTCCTTCAAATCGGCAAGATCAGAGGATAAACCTGTTGATAACCTCGCCCATCTGCACTTGTGACACCTAACCATGAAGTTCTTTTCCATAACTTACAAGAGTTATTGATATACCAAATTATTAGACCTCATCCAATCAATAAGATCAATTTCTTTAGAATTAATATGAATATAGAAATCTACAATCCACTTCCCATCAGAATCTTTTTTCTTCAAAACAACTCTTGGCTTCTCACAATTGTTGAAAAGATCAATTAATTTTTTCTTTGCTTCAATTACAGTCTTCACAGGAATTTCCGCCAATATCCTCGAAACAGAATTATCATTCAAAATTAAATCAAAAGTATTACCATCAACTATCGATATTTTCTTAACATCATAAGATTTTTCTGGATTAATAATGCCTTCCGGAGAAGAAGGAACATATTGTGCGCTGGGCTGCAACCTTACAAATAAAACAATAGCAATAAGAAGCCACAAACCCAGCACAACAATCTCAATCAGTTTTGATTTACCCACCTAAGCCCCCATCAACGGCTAAGATCGCTTCTTTGAAAATCAACAAATCTTCTTGCCATAATCCATATTTACGAACATTCTTGGCAAAAACCTCAAGATCCAAAGGATCTATTTTCCACTTAACATTTCCTTCCTTATCCTCTTTCGGAACTTTACTGTATTTAATCCTGCCAAATTCATCCGTAAGCTTGATTTTTTTCCCGTTCTCCTCAATAACTTCTGGAACATATTCCATGTCACAACGAGTCAACATAAGATCAAGATATGCTTCCCTCTGATCAACCTTCAAAGCAGTAGTCCACAACTCCATCGGAATAATCAAACAAAAATCATACTTCTCCCTCTGCCATAACCTAGCAGTGGCACTAAACTTACTCAATTTTCCAAGATTAAGCTTATTCTTAACAAAAGGCTTGCTGTCATCAAAACAAACAGCAACTCTAAAATCATCAAGTCTAGGAGAATGATGCTTAGACTTGACAAGATTTAGAATCTGAATGACCTCATCAGATGCTTTCCACGGATTAGCAGACATAAAAATACCCCTTAGAACTTATAAAATTCTAAGGGGGACATAACATTAAATCAAAGTTATTTTCTTCTGCGACGAATGCTCTCGTCTGTGCGATTGCCATTTAACTTGTCGCTAAGACCATCAATGTCTTTCTTCAAATCGTCCATGCTCTTAAGGATGGTGCTTTCTGAATCAGCCTTTTTTTTGCCCTTTTCACCCTTAATGATACCAGCCTTACTTAATTCTACTTCAAGATTATAAAGGCGCTTCTTAAGGTCTTCTAGATCATTCAGATCCTTACCACCAACACCCCAATTCTTGGTAACCTTGTCAGGAGTACCCAAATCTTGATCCTTGCCAACAGTATTGTTGTAGACAGGATTAAAGGTGCTTCCAAGACGGTTAGAAGCCTTCTTAATCGACTTCTTGTCTACTTCACGCTCTTCATTAAGAGGCATATGATAGGAAGAACGACCAGCAGCACTGCGGGAAACATCCCTCCAGTATTTGGCCTCTCCTTCATTCAAAGGAGCATCAATGTCATACTCGCCAGTCTTCATCTGACCAAAGAAATCAGCACTAGCTTCTGGCTCAATTGGAGTAGGAGGCTTAGGAGCACCATTAAAAATGCCCTTTGCTAAAGCCTTGTCCCAAATATCTGCATATTTGTTGATATCATCCATCATGCTACTCATACTGTTCATATTTTGTCCTTTTTCCGGCAACTTAAAAATCCTTTTAATCAGTCTTTTTTCTTTAATAAAGAATTATTCTTATCTATGCCGATAAAATTATTTTTTTGGCATAACTAACAACTTATCTATCTCTTCATTCGACATATTTATTTCACAAAATTGCTTGTACCAACCACGTTTATGACCTTTGTACTTCGTATTGCCATTCATAAATCTTTCAAAAGCATAATAAGTTTGATGTAAATATTTTTCTGATTTGATAACTTCTTCAAAATTATCTTTGGAAACCACATACTTAACGCCTACACGCAAAAGTATCGTAAACAAAGATCTTCTCATTCCTTGCTTTATCCACCAAACACTCGGTTTGACCCACATAACCCTTTTTATTTGGGTTCGACCAAACTGAGATCTTGGTTCAACATCAAGAATATCTTCAATTTTTTTCATAAAAGCAGCCACAGAAGAACCCCTGTTCCAATTGTGGCTAAAGAAAAATATTTTCAAATTCCATAAAACATTATGGAAAAGATCACGACAATAAAACCAATTATCAATTTTATATTTTTCTTCAACAATCTTTCGAGTTCTTGCAAAATTACCAGCATCAGGACAGTAAGGAGTATCAATCAGAACAACTTCATCAGACATGTTGCTCAACTTGTATCTCATTTGAACTCTCCGGTTCAATGATTTTTGACTTAATCGAAACCAATTGATTTGCATTATCCAAGAATTTATCCAAATTTGCAATACTAATTACTGTCCAATGTGGATCATCAACAGGAACGTATTCCCTCTTCGTATAATAAAAAACTTCCATCTTATATTTGTAAACTTTATTCTCAACTTCCAATGGCCCCATACCATTAGCTAAATCTTCTGCTACCTCCCTGCATATTCTTATAGATTCGCCTTCTGTAGCACATCCAAGCTTCCTCATAACCTGAGTAGCAGCAATAGCCTTACTGTCATAACTTGAAAGCAAATTAATGATATCTTTCTTCATCTGACCATCAATAAACTCTGCAATTGCAGAATATCTTGCCATGACATCACTTCTTTCAGGACGATGCAAACGACAATCCCTGAAATAAGTACTAAAATTATTTTCATCGATAATTAATTCATCAGTCATTTTTATTTTCCATACCTAAATTATTAAAAAGTTCCAAAACCTCTTCATCTGTCATGAATTTCTCTTCTTCTTTTAAGCCAACTCTCATGACAATAACACGAGGATCATCATCCTTGTCTCGATATCTCTTCTGACCTCTATACTTGCCATTCTGATTTGATTCCAACAAGAATGTATTGAAACCACCAGAAGGAGGTTGCAATCTTATCCTAATTAAGTTACCTTCACTTAATTCTTTATGCCAACGATCCCAGTCATCAGACCAAACATTAATCTTATTCTCTTGACCAGTAACATCTTCCGCCAATACCTGAGAATAAGTAGAACCCTTTTTACTAGTCATCTGAATTACTTTCTTAACCCTCAACTCAACAGGACCAGAAGAACTGTCAATGTCACTTCTCAAAGAATCAAATGTCAAATTCCCTCTATAATCAGGACTTCTCTCAAGCTCATGAATCCAAGCAAATCCATAAAACTTTTCTTCTGAAACAACCGGATTCTTAAACTCCTTAGCCAAATCCTTAGGTATATCATATTGGTCTGGATCGAAATCAATCAATCTTGGCAATGTCTTGAAATCAGCATCAGAAAATCTCGCTATAGTTCTCTTTCTTTTATTCCAAAGATTCTTAAGATCCTTCCACCTGTTCCAAGGCCTCTTAGTAGCAATCTTCTTGTAATATCTCATCACCTCACGCTCAATCACAACATCAGTCCCATCAACAGGAACATATACCATCTCAATCCTTCCAACACCATCCCCTTCCTTACACTCATACTCCTTGAGAACAGTAATCTCCTCTTCCTTATCATATTTTTGCTGATACTCAATGTTATCAAATGGTGAATCACCACTCAAATCAGATAATTTGAATTCAACTTCAGGAATAAGCTCCCTTAACTCGTCTTCGTACCTCTCCAAAGAAGTACCAAAACGCTTGCGCTTCTCTTCGTTTTTCTTAAAACATTCTTTGAAATGCTCTGCAAATTTCCACAAAGTAATTGGATCACGATCCCTAAAACATCTTAAACCAAGTATCGGCTTCAACATCGAAGCATCTGTTCCACATCGATAAAGGAAATCCTCAAAACTACGATACGGCTGACCAGCCACTATCTTTTGAGCAGGACCCTCTCCTATACCCTTCACATTACTAAAACCAAAATAAATTAAATTATCCTTAAGCTCAAAATTAATGCCAGATTTGTTAATGTCAAGACGATGCATCTCAACACCATGTATCTTAGCCTCCATCTTAATGTCTTTTATCTTCTCAGCCAAAGTCTCACATGATAACATGCTAGCATAAAATTCATGAGGGTAATGAACCTTCAAATACAAAAGATACATGCTGATGTAAGTATAAGCCACAGCATGTGAGTTCGATGTGATTATTCCATTCGGAAGAATAAAGTTGTGAGTTGAGATGGCGACTTCAAGATCGTAACATTGTCTTTTACCCACGGTCACAACTCGTAATATTCTCCTAGACACCAAATTCCGGGTATTGGTGATAGAAGCATACTCTGGAGTGAAGTGAACCACTCCGAATTCATTTCTCCAGTTTTCTGATGATTTTGGACCAGTTGAGGTGAACGCAGAAATTCCACTCCGCATCTGGAAATGTATTTCTTTCCCTCCAGCCTCCACTTCAGATAGTTGCACTCCTTGCAATTCTCTCGATGCTCTTTCATCTTTTCCAGAGTTTTTATTATTTGTCCACACCTTGCCAGATGACCATTCTTTTTCTTCCCCTGCATGTTCTCCCAACGGAGAACTCAGCACAACCATGTTGTCTTTAACAATTAACCAAAGAGGAACTTGTCCTTCTTCAGTCAAAAATTTGTGATCATAAGTACACCTCACAACATAGCCGTCATCAAATGTCGCCTCCACAACATTGACCACGCCATGATCATGAACTGCCGCAACTTCAGTTTGTACCTGTTCTCCCTTTTCATTTATAGAATAAACTATGTCTCCGGCACAAATGTCTTTTATTTGCTTTGCGCCATCAACACAATTTATAATTGTGTCTTCGGTCAAAGTTTTATTAAAGCCATATTCACTCCAAGACAATATTTGATTAAAAAACTCTTCCATTTGTTCTTTTGTAAAACTTAAATTTTTCTGCCCATTCTTAATAAACATATCTTTATATTTTTCAATAGATTCTATTTTCTTCTTTGATATAGCTTTTCTTACAGCTTCACAATCCTTCAAAGGAATTTCACCAACAACATTCAATATCTGCATGATTTGCTCTTGATAAATCATAACTCCATATGTTTTTTCAAGAATAGGCTTGATTAAATGATGAATTTCATATTTTTCATGACCCTTCTTACGCTCAACATAACGCTTGTCCATGCCACAATTGTGAACAACAATATCGTTAGCTATAAAATTTGGCTCGTCCAAATACAAGTCTTTTTCTAACAACATAATATCATAACAATCATCTTCACCAACCTCTTCAATCTGAACTATTTCTTCAAAATCAAGCATTTCATGCTTCCTGTAAAAATGAAAAGAAATCAATCACCCTTTGATCTTTTTCAAATAACTTTTTTGTCATATTGTGATTATCAAATTGCCAATAAAAAAACTCACAATTTATCTCCTCTGAATAATCTTGTGCAGCCATAAACTTTGCTCTATTTTTGTCGGCATCGATGTCAAATATATAACCAGATTTCAATTCAACAACCCACTTTGAGTTTATCATGAAATCTGGGTAATACAATCGTTTTTTTCCATGAAACTCGTAGCTTACAGCGAATGGTGTAATATGCCAAGAATTCACTTTTTCATTTACATCTAACATTTCTGCAAGCCAAATTTCTAATTTTGATCTTAGATAAAATTCACATTGCATTTTTTCTGAAAAATAATGCTTTCCAACATGAGATAATGTATAAAAAGGATGTTTTTTTTGATATATTTTTTGACATGATTGATTACAAAATCTTTGTTTAGGTCGTGGCTTGCCTCCAACCCATATTACAATTTGATTTCCGCATTCTGCACAATTACCATATTGAGCTTTTCCTTTGGCATTTTTGCAAATTCGCATATAATCTTCAGGCGTGCGATTTATTTTATTTTCTTGTATTTTTTTGTTGCCAGCATCAGAAAAATTCTTTAATAATATCTTTCTTTCTTCAAAAGAAGATTCCTTAACCTTTTTGACCCATCCATCTGTGCCTTTTTTTTGCACATAAGCTCTCATCTCAGGGGACAACATATCACCATTTTGATACATTTTTTTCATGTTTTCCGATCTTTGCTTTCGTATGTGTTCCTGTCCTGTGAATTTTTTTATCTTATCGGCAATCGCCATGATGCGATCATCATCGCACTTGGTTTTTCCTTTGTTCCACAAAACAGAAATTTGACTTTTGTACTCCTCTTTTTGCTCTGGAAACAAATTTAGATAATCTCCTTTTTTCATCTTATGACTACTATTTAGATGGCGATAAAATTTTTCTGATACCTCTTTATTGCATATTTTACAAATCATATATATCTCCCGCTCTGTGCAAGGATATATATGAATTATTTTTTAATTACTCCAACTTTATCTCCAATTTTAAGAACTCCTGCCTTTATATATTTCAATTTATCAGTCAAGACTGGATGATCAGGCGAGAGAAGCAAGACTTTGCCACTTTTAGTTGTGATTCTCAATATTTTTTTATAACCAGAATTTATGACAAAATATCTTTTTGTGTAATTTACTTTTCTTTGAGAATTTAGATACGCTATATTATCAAGGCCCGGCTGCAAATTTTTTATTTCTTTTTGACCATTGTATAACATAACAAAAGAATCTTTTTGCAAACATTTAATACAGCCGGGTCGGAATAAACTGGAATATGCCACTAAATCTTCAAATCGATCAACTCCTCCAGCCCTAACCAATGCCCTCATTCCCTCAGAATCAAATTGAAATATACATTTCAAATCACCACGATTAGCCATTGCAATTGAATCAGGATCATTCCTCCAACAATCAACATCAGACCAATCTGGCTCTCCGGGCTTGGCACAAATTGAAGTAACACCATGATTGATTCTAACAGTCTCGCAACAACGAGCAATTTGCAAAAGATTACTAATCACAAGTAAGTCAAATTTAACAAGGCCAACAGGCTGCAAATCCTGCCCATGTAGTCCCTCTACCCATGCACTAGCTTGAGGATTACCTTTCCTTTTAACCAAAGGAACAAGATCATGAAGTGGAATTCTCGAAACAATCAATCCACCAGCATGTACTCCCATGCCACGATTGCGATTAATTAATTTTTTTGTTGCTTGAGCAATTGACGGATATTTCTCAGTATATGCTTTGAATTCAGGGTCAAGCCTTAATGCTGCATCCCATGTGATTGGTTTGCCTTCATCATCCTTAGCATCAAGATTCTTAGTGATTGCCATGACCTCTTCACGACTTTCGCCATGAACACGAGCCATGTCAATCAATGCCGATTTAATTCCAAATGTCGTATAGTTACCAATGTTACAAACATAATCTTCGCCAAATGTTTTCGGTGCCCATTCATTCTTCAAATAATCACGAACCATTGGAATATAATCAATGTCTACATCGGGCAAGTCACCCGTGAATACATTTGAAGGATCTTTCTCAATGTCATGATCTGGAACTAAACCTAAAAGCCAACAAACCAAAAGATTGTTTTGATTTTTAGGATACTTCACCTTCTTATCATACAAATCAAGGAAATATTCGTGCTTTTCCTTCGCAATGATCTCTTCTGTTTCCCACTTCAATCTTTTGGCATAACGCTGCTCTTCGTACAAACCCTTTGCACGAAGAGAAGCGACACAAACATCTAGGAATCTTTGCTTGCTCATCACCCGATAATACAAAGAAACAATCCTCAAAACAAGACTATTTCCCCGCCATATTCATGTGAAAAAACAACATCCATCATTAAATCTCAACCCCACCTGCAACACGACCAGAAAATTTCAGCAAATCTGCTTTTACATACAAAATCTGATGAAACTTATGCCAATCACTTGGATAAAAATTCTTGATCCTATTCAACTGAAACTTAACAGGAGTGCCAATATATTTGGCCTGCTCTGCTTTTGTATAATACCAAAAACTATTGCTGTTCCAAAAAGAAATGTGAGTAGGATCTTGGAAAGCACCACGACCATCAGTACTTGGAGTTAATGTTAAAAACCAACCATTAGGAGCAAGACAACGATATGCTTCTTTCATAGCGTGAATAGGATTTTTCAAATGTTCAAGAGCATCATGAGCCCTAAAAACACCAACACTTCCATCTTCAAAAGGCCAACGCTCATTCAAATCAGCAGTAATATCAGCACCTTCAAGATCGACACTTTCATATCCAATTGGCCTGCTAAATCCACCACATAAATCAATTTTTCTCAAATTGTTGACATCACACCACTTTTCAACAAGTTTGTAAATGTATTTGTCATGCAATTCAACGCACAATTCCTGAATCTTAGCATTCTTTTCGCCATAACAAGTGTTTTCTGGATGCAAATGATAAACATATAATGGCTTGTCAATATGAAACATCTTGCCATGAATATAAGTTCTACACATTATATCTTGATCATCAAGAACATCCATGCTCTCATCGTGACCACCAATACGATCATAAAATGATTTGCGCCAAGATCTAAAATGGTTGGGAGCATACCAAATCTTGCTTATACTCGCAGGATCAGGAGGAAATGCAACCATCTCAACAAGATTACGACCATCATAAACACATGGTCTGTTTACCCAGCCAAATTTCTCATTAAAAAATCTTGGCTCATAATTTTCCTGCACGTCACAGCAATTTGAATATGCAAAATCAACAGTCGAATCTTCAAATGCCTTTGCACATTCCTCAACAGCATTAGGAAAAAGCTCATCATCATGGTCAACTTCCATGATTGCTTCGCCCTTACACTTACTCGCAGCATATTTCTTCAAATAACCAATATTGGTAGAGCCGTTTGTTGGAAAAACCTTAACTCTAGGATCATCCTTAATATCAACAACAGCACCATTATTGGGACAAATAATCCATTCCCATTGCTGGTAAGTTTGATTTTTTATGGTTTGATATAAACGATTAAGATATTTTGTATTATGAGTTGGCGTGAAAATAGAAATAAGCATAAAGACCCCTTGTTCTATTTTATGAACAAGAGGTCTTCATGGCAAGTGGAGCCGAGCGGACCCGCCCCGCTGTCTTCGCATAACTACCTGTGAGCCTCTACATGTTTATTTTATTGCTTGATGTCATCTGAAAAGGTACAACAAATAAAACCTTTTTCAGCACTATCAACTTTATCTCGTCATTTGCCCATTGAAATGCATATGACCAGCCAGATTTTACATCAAACTTTCGGTCGCTACTAGCATCGCTACCTAAGTCTGTGGTTGCACTTATGCAGCCATAGCGTAAACAGTTTCGCCAGTTAAGGCTTTAGTCAGATTTTTTAAGAGGCCTTCTGACCAACCTCTACATGCCACTCACAAGCCGTCCATCCGAATCGAATTCTAAATACGGCCCCGTAATTTTATTTAGTACGTTTTTTTTAATTTTAATTGATTATATAGATTAACAGGTTGTTTTACGCAAACGGAGAAAAAATGGTAAACCAAAATTTTCAGTCCTATGTTGAGTCAATGAGAAAAAAGGCTCACGACAAAGGACAAAAAGCAAGAGTCGATATCGTAGCAGATTATGAAGGCCCAACACCAACAGCACCAAGTCTTGGCAAAACCCCTAAAAATGCAGGTGGCAAAAGCCAAAGCGGTAGCGTTTCTCCCTACAAGGGCGGAAAAGATGCTGCTGACCGCAACAAAGGATTCGGTTCTGACGGTCTTGGTCATAAAGGTGGCAAAGGTTATGAAAAAATGCCAACCAAAGCACATGGCGAAGAACCAAAAGAAAAAGGTAGCTATCCTCATGTCAAAACGACTCAAGAATGGCTTGATAGCAACAAAAGACTAAGCCTTGCCGAATTCACAAAAAAGGTTCGTAACGAAAGACTTGCTGGTCTTAGCGTCAACCCTTCTCATGCCTACGAAGCAATCAAAGAGGCAATCTCTGTTTGCGAAGAAAACGAAAAGTATATCCTTGACGCAGTTCTCCAAATGAAGCGCACAGGTCTTTTTGAAGCTTTCTTGCTAACCATGTCACAACAGCCAGAAGCAATAGAAACAATCGCAACACTAGTTGCCACCAACGAATCCTTCAATCGTAAACTCAACCAATCAATCTTTGAAATAGCTTCAAATGAAGACGAAGATGAAGATGAAGACGAAGACGAAGATGAAGACGAAGATGAAGATGAAGATGAAGATGAAGATGAAGATGAAGATGAAGATGAAGATGAAGATGAAGATGAAGATGAAGATGAAGATGAAGACGAAGACGAAGATGAAGAAGAAGACGAAGATGAAGATGAAGATGAAGATGAAGATGAAGATGAAGATGAAGATGAAGATGAAGATGAAGATGAAGATGAAGATGAAGATGAAGATGAAGATGAAGATGAAGATGAGTGAAAATAAATAATCATAACTCAATTGTTAAGGGGAGATTTTTCTCCCCTTAATTTTTTTTATATGTTTAATAAATTCAAAGAAATCTGGGATTCTGTCAGTCATTCAATCTACCAATCCAATTACACCAATAGGATTGGAGATGAAATTCAATGTACTGCTTTGTACAAATACATCAAATCAAAAAATATAAATATTGACTACAAAGATTCAAACACACATATATCAGCATTATCATTGTTTCCAGACAATCTTGTTCGTTTCTTGCCTGATAACATCAATTCAAATCCAAATGTTAATTTCATAAACTTATGGATTTGGTCGCCTTTTCTGTCGAAAAATGGCTTTTACACAGAAAGCCAATATAAATATAATGAATCAGAAATTCAGTATGACTGTGTTTTCATACCTTGTCTTTCACCTGAATACAATACTCCCAGAGCAATAAATAACCCACAAGAATTATTTTACGCACTTAAATCTAAATTCAAAGATACAATCTGTGTGATCGATTCGGAAAAGAAAAATTTATTTCCTTTGAATGACAAGAATGTTGTTTATAGTGATGATATCCACACAACATTCAAATATATTCAAAAATCAAAATACTATGTTGGATGCGATACAGGAACAAGCCATTATGCTGGTTCTATTAACCATCCAAGAATGACTCTTCTTTATCCAGATGAAACTAAAGTTCGTGAAAGAATAAGTTGGCAGAAAGATATAGTTAAATTTATATTTAACGTCCCTGAAATTATGGATTATGAACCATCTACCATTCCTTGCTGCAACCCAGATAATTATCAAATTATAACAATAAATAATAAAGTTTGTCCTCAAAAACTGTTGTCAACCATGCATAAATAATTAAAGTTTCTAAAAAAGGTAAAATATGTTTTCATTCATTGAATGGCTTGTTGAAAGAGAAATACTTGAATGCAATCAGTTTCTCTTTGAAGCAGCAACAAGAACAAAAGTTGTATCTTTTCCAAAGCTTGAAATGGTCATCATAGGTGCGATGAAATCAAGTGGTAAAAGAGATAAACGATTTTTCTCTATAAAAAACATTGAAAGAGAAAGCAAAGAACAATATGTAAAAGAACTAGAAGCAGAAATGAGAGGCAGAGAAAGAGGTTTTTCAAACTCAAAAACTGTTTTCATCAACATGATGAGACATCGTCTTATGAATTATGATGAAGTAAGAGATTCAATAAGTGAAGCAACAACAAGAAGACAAATCACAATTTGCCAAAAACTTTTCATGGAAAAAGAACTATTTACAAAAGTTTCAAACCTCATTAACACAATGTTGTCTGGGCTTCCACACAGCATACTAATTCCGAACGATGACGAAGCAACATATCAAGCTGATCTAGCAAGAGAAAATTCAAGACAAATGACAGATAAAACAAGAGAAGTAGAGGGTCAAATAAGTTACAGGGGCTGCATAGAAGAACCTGTTTCTCCAGAACCAGAAAAAGAAGCTGACATCACTGCAATCAATGCTTGACTTATTCACAACCCCGACTGCCTCAATTCCAACTCCTCTAGTGGAAGAGGATCGATATTCTTGAATTCTAACTGCAAGCTTCTTCCTCCACGAGCTTCACTCATGAAACGACTGAAGAGTAAGCCTTCACGCACAGGATCGACACTAGTGATGCCTAGACAATAGCAAATAAGTGAACCTGCTGCTGAGCCTCTAGCGGGACCAACAGCCTGTGAGCCGTCACCAAATCCAAGCAAATCACGACAGACTCTACGAGCCTCATCTGTCATCATCTTTTGAATCAAAAAGTAACTCGTAAATCCCTTCCTGATGATAAGACTGTATTCTTCCTTGATTCTATCAAGATATTCCCTTGTCTTTGGGAGCTTCCTTTTTTGGAAACCAATCATGATTTCTTCCCTCAATTTTTCATCACCATCGGGAATAAATGGTAATTTCAAACTACGATCAAGCTGAACTCCCTTTGCCTTTTTGCAAATATCAACAGTTGTCCTCTTGGCCTCGCAAAAAATCTCATAAGGAATTGAATCTTGATAATCACTCAACCACTTATCATTCAATTCCTCTTCGCTCTTCATCCAAAGATTCGCATCCTGCAACTCAAAGAAATCTTGATTTGAATCTTCCTTCATTGCCTTTTCAATTTCGGCAATAGTACGATTAGTCTGCATCATCAACATAAGTCTCTGATATTGACTATCTTCTTTGTTGCAATAATGGCAATCATTTGTGAGTATGATTTTAAGACCATACTTTTCCTTTGCTTTTACAATAAATTCATCATATGGTTTTTGCTTTTTGAAATCCAAAAGCATTATTTCGAGATAGAAATGTTCTTTGCCGAACATTTCAACATAACGCTCGACCATAGCGAATCCAGCTTCTTCTCCACCTTTGTCAAATGCTCTTCCAATCTCACTGGCATAACAACAACTTGTGAAAATAATTCCTTCTTTATATTTCAGTAATTGTTCGTAGTTGACTCTTGGGCGACGATAAAATCCCTTTGTCCAGCCCCAACTAGAAAGACGAACAAGATTCTTATATCCTTCGTTGCTGTAGGCAATAGCGAGCAAATGACTGCTAGACTTAAATTCGCTTTGCTCTTCTTCTGTCAGACTTGAATATATTTTCTTTCCTTCGTCCTGCTCTGTCATCTCAGGCTGAAGACGATTCATATACAGTTCGACTGCAAATATGGGGCTAAGAGTGTCTTTGCCATACTTGTCATTAATTTTTTCACATCCACGAATCTGACGTGGAATTGCTCCCATCATACCGTGATCGCTAATTGTTAAAAACTTTTGATTGATCTGAGGAGCACGAACACAATACTCTTCTACAGATCCAAAACCATCTAATACAGAAAAATCGGAGTAAACTAGTGCAAGTGAAGATGTTCAAAACCGACTATCTCCACTTGCGACTGGCCTCCTTTCGTAAAAATTTGAGTCATCTGACTACCCTTTCACTTCATTCGACTTCAGAACTGATTTGAGGTGATCGCATTGGAATCGTGAACACGTCACTGACCTTATTTCGTAAACTGAACAGGCCCTTAAGTGATTATTATAGAATATACAACGCTTGTCGTAAGAATCAAGATCAATTTTCAGAGCAGGATAGGCTGTTGTGCTTTGCCATGTTGATTTGTTAGGAAACATTTTAGAACCTTCTTCATAGTCAATAAAAACATCTGACCAAGAAAATTCACGGTTAAAATGACGATTCAATCTTTCTAAAAATTCTTTTGGGTCATGAATTGGACCAATTATAAAATCTCTGTCTTCCAATCGACAACAACTGCCATGATATCCTTTGATACCAAAACAATTTTTACTGCAAGTCAATTCAACGGAAGATGATTCTTCTTCACAAAGACCAAGACTTAACATCTTTTACCTCTTCTTTCTTGGGTGTTGTGGGCCTACCTTTACGAAGGTCACCTCATTCCGTCAACGCAGGACGGATTTCTCAGGTATTGTGGGTCGTCATCGAGAACACGGCCCATCAACGTAGGACGGATTTCTCAGGTATTGTGGGGCCCACTGGCCAAGCCCAACATTCTCTTTTGAATCGCACCGTCAACGTAGGACGGATTTCTCAGGTATTGTGGGACAAAACAAAAAGATCGTCCCTTCTTTTCTTCCAACCCCGTCAACGTAGGACGGATTTCTCAGGTATTGTGGGAATTCTAAAGCCAAGCAACTGGCGGCATGGCTCAGGCCGTCAACGGAGGACGGATTTCTCAGGTATTGTGGGCATAAGCTTCAACTTCAGCCTGCTGCGCCTCTAGTCCCCGTCAACGTAGGACGGATTTCTTAGGTATTGTGGGTAGCGTTTTGCAGTTAGACCCTTCGGGACTGCCCAAGCCGTCAACGTAGGACGGATTTCTCAGGTATTGTGGGGCCGACAAGTCTCGATGGAGCCGTCAACGTAGGACGGATTTCTCAGGTATTGTGGGTGGTTCAAACAAATAAAACACGCATCGAATTACTTGACCGTCAACGTAGGACGGATTTCTCAGGTATTGTGGGTGGGTATGGAAAACTATCTGTAGCTTCAAAATTACTCATAGCCGTCAACGTAGGACGGATTTCTCAGGTATTGTGGGATAAAATCTTCTGCATAACATAGTATATTTTCATCGCCGTCAACGTAGGACGGATTTCTCAGGTATTGTGGGAACTCGCTGGGAAAGGCACTGGCAGGCGAGCAATAGGTCCGTCAACGAAGGACGGATTTCTCAGGTATTGTGGGAAGCGATGAAAATTATATTATGCATGATGGATTGCACCGTCAACGAAGGACGGATTTCTCAGGTATTGTGGGGGCTTGTCCCACAATACCATACTGAGTAAGGACTTACGATCCAATTAGCGAGAGGTTATGCTTAACCCACATGAGAATAACCTACTTGTCAAAGAGCAAATTTCGTAAGTCTTTTGAAGACAAGGACTTACTTTGTGCGAGCGAGTGCCTGTTTTTTGGCATCATCAGGCTGCTCGTCTTCATCTCTTATGCCTCTCAGCACGATGTTAACAGCAGCTACCACATCTGATTCATTATACCATCTTTCTCTACCATTGAAAGTTATTTTCGAGGAATCTTTTGTCACTGGATAAGTAGACAGATAAGCTCTTCCTCCACGACAAGGGATAATCACTTTTTCATGATCTCCCAATCTTTTAGCCAAATCATAGAATTTCATTTTTGGCAAAGAGTCAAAATCAAGTTCGTAATGACTAGCAAATTGCCTTAAAGCTTCTTGATAAAGAAGAACAGTAGTGCTTGTTTGAACATCACCCTTTTTTGACTTTTTGGTAACCCCTCGATGCCAGTCATCGAATCTATTTGTCATGTATTCCTTTATATTGGATGGCTCAACAATTGTATATCGAGCTTCTTTTCCAACTTTAGTAGATTTCTTTCCATAATAAACAAATGGATCTAAGTGACTTGTGTCTCTTGGATCAATGGCCTGTAAATTAATTCCCAATACCTTACAGCCATCATTCAATTTTTTGACAACAGCACGGGCGCACCAATCTATTGATTTTTGATTTTGTTTTGGCTTAGTCTTCTTTGTGGCTGTAGGTAAATCACCTTCAACACACAAAGACTTGATATTATTTTCCCTTGCAATTTGCAATACTGTAGATGAAATCCTTGAGGATTTCTCTTTGCGTTTCCTAACACGTTTGTCCCCAATACTTTTCATCAACCTAAAGAAATCACTGTCAAACAACTCTTGATCATACTCTTCTTTTTTATTGTTAAGCATAAAGTAAGATGATATAAGACTCTTACAATTAGTAAGAAATTGGAGTGAATGATGAAAAAGACTTCCCAATCTTATACCGAACTTACCACAAATTAATTCTTCTATTTCTGCACGGAATGTATTTTGAATATTTTTGCCCTTATTTTCTTTCATGACATCAAGAAGCAAACGAGAATATTCAGCATTCCATTGATAAAGATTCATATTACGCCAATTATCTGATTTTTTAACGTAATCTTCGTTAATTGATCGAAGGAATTGGCGACGATCTTTTCTCCATTCTGCAAAATTGGAGTATTCGATGCCAGCATAAGAAAGCTGATCGACTTGACGGTTATTGTCAACAATGCTTGTTATTTTCCCGTCAGTTACCAATTGAAGCCAAATTTTATTATGAAAGAAGCTACCTTCTGTATCTTTTTCCACTACACGCCAAATTGAATATGTGCATGGGGCTGTTTGGTTATTATCCAGTCCCATGATCATATCGCCAATATTTAATTTATAACTATATTTTGGAGTAGCAACTCTAGAAGAGATAGTGATGAAAAACTCACCATTTTTTCGTGTTACATCAAAATTAGTTGACTTATCAAAAGCAACATTATATTCAATGTTCTCTTGTGATCTGATGATAGATTTATGGGCTTTGAATCGATTTTTACGATCATTCCTTCTGTCTTGCTCTTCTTGAGATTTAAGAGCAGCAAGACTTGTGGCAGAAATTGTTGATCCTACTTGAGTTCCAAGTTGTTTAGTACGAGGTTGATTTTTTGTAGGCAGACCTTCTCTGTAGCAATAGTGTTCTTCATAATAGCGTGAGTTATAGAATGGAAGGTGATGCTTGATCCAACGTCCATTATCTATGACTGTCATTGTGACCCAGATCATTCCATGAGATCCTGCTGGTCTTCCTTTGACCATTTGATTTGGTGGTGTTATTGATCCATTAATTGTAGACTTAGGCCCCCAATTACAAACTGTTGGTCCTGTGACAGTTGGATGAATCTTCTTACGATTATTGGTTTCAACAAGTGTGTTGTAACTAGCTGCATCAAGGAATTGCTTTGCAGTAATTTTATCGAAATATGGATAAATGTATTGAAGCAATGCCTTTACAGGTCTTCTGGAAAACTTATCTTTACAAAGATCAACATATTTTCTAATGCCATCATCCATTGTTAAGTCTTGCCATATTTCAAAAAGCTCATTGAGTCTTGCTCCCAAGTGGTTTTTTGAAACCACTGATCTGTTAAATTCTCCACGACGAAAATCGCCTAATATACTTGCTGCTGACAAGATGTCTTTTTTTAACAATTCCTGAATTTCATTATTACGTTCTTCTTTTTCATTAGTGTATAGAATGTTGCTGCTATTTTTAGATTGAATTGCAGCCATAGACCTGTTTAGAACAGCTGACCAGCTATTTTGTTCAAATGGTCCAATTTGTGAAGCAATAAATTCTCTCAATTTCATTCTATTGGGCAATAAAAATACAGTTTTCTTTTTATCAGCATCTTCTCTGAATTTAACAATACGATTTTTGATAAAGTTAGGTTGAAGTAGTCCTGTTTTTTCTTCTTTGAGGTCAATTACTAGAGAACTATCACGGCCACTGCTTCCTGCGCTTAATTTTTCTTTAAGTTCTTTGTAATTATCAACATTGAAATTTTTTTTAATTAAATCATGATATTCTTCCCAAGTATCTGGCTTTTTGTCTGCGAGAATATTTGAGATTTCTTCAAGCATTGCTGCTTTGATTGATCTGTCTTCTTTCTTTCCTGTTCCAAAAAGTTGTGAAATCAAGCCATAAGCGTTGAATTCATCATCTTTGCTTACAGGAATTAATTTATTCATGAAAAGAGTGTATGCATCAATTTTGAGTGATTCTTGGGTTGTGTTAATATTTCTAGCTAAGTCTATAAATTTGAGACGACAATCTACCCATTCATATTTTTCTGAATCTATGTTTCCTTTGATGTATTCTTGTGTGAAAGAAGATGGTTCGTGTCCAGAGTATTTCTGGAACAGTCTCATTCTTTGTTCTACTGTTTGGAGAGGTCCGGGGTTATCGGATTTTTCTTCTAGGCGAAACCACATGATAGCACAGATTAGATCTGCGTCGAATTTACTTTTTTCACCTATCAATTCTTGAGCAGTTTCATGTTCAATAGCACCAAAAAGTGCTACTGATACATCAAAGAATACCTTGTATGCATGGTCTAGCCAATTGAATGTATCGTTAAGCATTTTCAGCTTAGGATCATTTGGTGCCAATTTGCTGGCATAAGGACGAATAGTGCTATCGCTGACCATGACACTGCTCCTGTAGCCCTTGTGGCGGATTTCTACTGAGCAGTGTACAACACTTTTATTTTTTTGTAAAGAAAAAATGCCTAGAAAATAATTTCTAGGCATTCATGATCAACTGGTAATAATCAATAAGGTTTAGACAACATATAAGCGTGATAGCCTTGTAAGATTAAATTGGCAAGCCAAACCAAGCTTATATAAAATGTATTTCGCCAATCTCTGTCTTGGCCCCAATGAATGAGGCAAAGACACCAATAGAAAGATAAGACAAAGAAACAAGCGACAAGATTAGCGCAAGAATAAAAAAGACCATTAGGTGAAATAATTAAACTTACACCTAAGACAAAAGCAGACAAGTGAATACAAGGTTCGTAATAACCTAGTTGATTTTTTTCACTCATCTGTTTTTACACTACCCTTCTGGCTTGCCTTCCACTTATTGAACTCATCCTCAACAGACTTGGCCTGATTATCAAGTGCCTTGATCTCAGCCTGAGTCTTGTCGTAGAAGGACTTCAACTCTGCCTTCTTAATCTTCTTATTTTCATAAATAGTTTTAATCTTGCTCGAAAAAGCAATAAATTCATCAGTCAAAAGAAAATTGTCATCCATTTTTCGCACTCCAAATTGGTTTACTAATTAATTGATAGTATCCTTCTTCGTTTTTTCTATAATGCACGATGTATTCATAAGGAATTCTGTAAAAATCCTCAGCCATTCCATTCTGTCTATAGCCTTTTTCGCACTTCTTTCTCACACGATGACATCCATGATCTGGCATGACAAAGCGAAATGATGAACCAACAGAACCCATTCCCTTGAATTCTGAACCACAATCTCTTTGTGCTAATTCCAAGCATTCCATTGGAATAATAAGCATCTCGTTGCCAAAATAAGCGTTTCTATTATCATCTAAATGATAATCACACATTGCGACAAAAGCTTTTTGACCTTCACGTCTGTATTTTAATTTTCTTGTTTCAACATCCACACCAGACTTAGCATAACGGAAAAGATCATGCCTTTTAGTCGCAGCTTCCATTAATATCACTTTATCATTAAACTCAATTCTTAAGTCAGCACGATTCTTGATAACTTCTCCGTTTTCATCAATATCATTGTCAAATACAGACCAATCCTTACTTTTCCAAAACATAGTTACTGCTTCACGTCCGACATGCTCAAACTTCCCATGACGGATTACATCAAATGAACCATGAATATGACCATTTTTCTCGTAAGTTGACATTTAAGTCTCCTAATCAAGATGTTTAGAAAGACGGCTTCGATCCATGATCTCTAATATTGCTGATCTCTGCCAATAAATTTTTTCCTTGCCGTTATCATCAGCTGTGGCAAGAATGATATCATTGCCCCAAATGGCTCTTAATGATTGAAGAACGTCACCGATATAAGGATCGTAAAGACTTCGACCATCAGACTCATGCTGCAACATCATAATCCCACGACCAGCATAATTGGGCTCCATCAATTTAATTGATGGCAATCCACCATTGATATGCCTAGCCATAAGATTCTTTTTGATTACCTGATAATCTCGACTATCCAACCTGTATTCACCATTGGGATAATATTTCCAATGGAAATACTCTTGCTTGCGACAAAAATCCTCAGTGAAAAATTCATGGATAAATGTCAAATCATCATAAAACTTCCTGACTTCAAAAATCTTTTCTTTACCCTTATTTGTTTGGATGTTCCAGTTTTCTTTTTTGTGGATATCGTTACACTCTTCCCACTCTTCTCCAAACTGACCTTTGTCCCAACGCTCACGAATGTCATTAAGCAAATAATATCCCATCTTATAGGGATTCATGCTGTATTTACCGCCAAGAACTCCCATCTTGTGATTAGAATATTCAATAATACCACAATCATCAGAATTTTGACCAAGACTGATATGCCCGTTCTCTGCCATGATAACAGAATCTACGGTGCTGTTATGATTTATAAATCCGCAAGATGAATATCGATGACTTGTTTCAACTGTAATATCATAAACTGTGTCTGTGCCAGTTTTTTCAACAGAAACAATCTCATCTTCAAGCTTCTGTTCCACAAACCATTTGTGATCAGAAATATATTTTCTTAATTTATCTTGTTTTCTTTGAAGATTAAATCCAATTTGTTCTTCAAATTTAACCGCTTCTGAACCAGTAATCCGAATATGCCAACATGAATCCTTTTGCTTTCTTCTTGTTGACAAAATCTTGAAATTCAAAAGCACATTCTGGATTTGTCGAGACATACTATCGCTCGATGTGGAGAGTATGACTCCTGCATTTCCAGCATAACCATCACAGTCAAAATAAGATCTGATAAATGCCGCAACAACATTCTTTGGCGACTTCAATATAATTTCTGGTATATTTTTAATTCTAGCACAAACTCCTGTTTTCATGCCAAGATGAATAAGAAGTTGTTCTAAATCTTTAGAGCTAATCGAAGCCCTATACCTGCCATTTTTCGATGATCCATCCCATCTTATCTTACATTCCAATCCAAATAAATCTTTCAGCAAAGTAGCATAATGATCAATTTGTGATTTGTCCCCAGATGTCAAACCCATAGTTCTTTTCACTAGGGAAATATGTCCATCACCAATCATATACCCAACAAATGAAGCAAAGTCTTCACTCATATACTCAGGAACACTAATCATGTTCCTCTTATTTCGCATGAAAGTAGTTTTTTGATTATCATATTCTTGAATCAGATTTCCTAAAACATCATTTTTTTCTTCACCTTTGTAATGATATTTCCTATAACTTACTTGATATTTTGTAACAGATGCCATTTCGGCAATCTCATCAAGTTCAATTCTTTTTTCTGGTAATTCATAAGTAATTTCTTGCAATTCATTTGACCAAATATCCGAATAAGACAACTTCAATGACTGTCCAACTGACATTCCATCCAGACGAATCCAATCATCACTGCCCATGATGCGATGATTGTTAGACCCCTCAAAAACATATCCACGACGAGTCTCTATGCGATACACATCTCGATTTTCAAAAGTAAACCAATTCGTAACTTTTCTTTCTTGTTCTCCATCATAAATGGTGACTGGCATTCTATTGTCAACTATTTCTCCTAAAGTCAAAATACCCAAATCACTACAAACAAGAGTATCCCTTTTCCCACAGGCCCATCCTTCGTTCAAAGTCTTAGTTTGCCTCTGTGGGAAGAAATAAATAGCCTCTTCGTACAACATCGAAACAATATCTGCTTGCCAAGGCTTCAGTGGAGCATTGTCTCGAATGTATCCAAGAATGTTCTTAGTTGGATTCTTAAACAAACCAATTTCATCAGCAATATCTTTATCATGAACCTTTTGATTTTCTTTTTGCCTGAATTCAGGCGTGTTCAAAAATGGTTCCATATACATGCGTTCACGATCAACAGTAAGTCTGCGGGCTTTATGATATTTTCTTTCGTCATAGATGTTTTTATCTTTGACAACTTTTTCTGTCCAAGCATCAGATCCATCTATAAGGGTTTCGAGTCTCATGACATGATCAAGAAACTCAGTTACCCTTTCCTTACCCCATCTGGCCATGTAATTGCGAATTCTGGTCCCATGGTTCGCCATTTTATTTAACATATTCGTATCAGTGGCGCTGAAGTGAATATTGTTTTTGAAAAAATCATTATGACCAGTTGCATGTGCGACTACAGTCAAGTGATCAGCAAGAGTATTAGAACTAAGATTATAGATATAACAGGGATCTGTATTCACTACCATTTCGTATATTTTATGGCCACCGAATTCATATCCACGTTGAAGTTCTTCGTATTCCATTCCGAAGGACCAATGTGGGAAGCGGACTGGGAAACCACCATAGGCGGCAATTTCGCTGATCTCATCATATGTCAGAAGTTGAACAACGGTTGGATAGAAATCGAGTCCCCAATCACGGCAGGCTTTAAGAATTACAGGGATATACTCTTTAAGTTCTTTTGATAATTGAACACCGGGAACGGTGTTATCACCAAGTAGAAGACTTGAGCCGTGAAAGAATTTACTTGACATGATGAGTCCTCAATCCTTGTAATCCTGAACTATTTTATTTGAATTGCCCAATAATTGTTGAATAGCCTCAATTACTTGTTCGTTTCTATTTTCTTCGCTCAAAGCTGGGGCAGACCACATCGATTTTCCATCGGGGCTTCCTCCAATTGCAACTGTGCGAACGCATTCTTTATCTAATTTTCCTGATTTGATTGCTTCATCAACATGAAATTTGACTGAATCATTATAACTTGAAGCAAGAATCTGAGTGATTCCTGTAAAATTAACTACATGAGGTTTGAAATCTTCAGCTAAAGAATTGATGAATATTTGATTATCTTCACCCCAATTTTCGCCATCTGTGAAATAGAAAACATAAATGTTCCATTTATTTGGAGGATATCTGTTTTCAAATTGTTTAGTGACAAATTTTAATGCTGAAGAACAAGTTGTTCCTCCTCCGAATCGATACTTATAAAACTTTTGCTCATCTACTTCCATTGCTTCGCTGTCATGCCAGACGTAGAGGCGATCAACTCTGTCATAGAATCGACGAATCCAGACATCAATCCACCAAGCCATATCGCTTACGATTTCACATTTAGCTTGATCCATAGATCCAGATCCATCACGGGCGAAAACAATAAGTGCATTGCTGCTTGGAATCTTTATTTCGTTGAACTGTCTGTAACGCTTATCTTCATTGATTGGCTGAAGAACACGAACAGGATCTTTGACTCCTGCCACATACTTCATCTTATCAAGAGTTCCTTCAGCAGCCTGACGCTTAAGTGTTTGCATAAGAGTACGACGATTGTGTCTGAGGGACTCAGGACCAATCAAAGAAATATTGTTATATTTAATTTTTATTTCATCATAAATTTCATTAGGCTTCTTCTTCAGATTAGGAAGTTGAAGCTCATACTGCATGAATTTTAGGACTTCATCAAGATCGAGGTTGATGGTGATTCCTTCTGATTCACCTTGTCCTGCGCTATTTCCTTTTCCTTTTCCGTTCTTTGGATCTTTACCGATAACATCGCCTTCTTTGCCTTGTCCACGTCCAACACCTTCACCGTTGCTTCCGTAGACAATATGAGGGATATCAATCTTTGGGATTGTGATGGAAATTTTGCCATTTTTCCCACGATTTTTTACAATTTGTCCACTTTTTATAAATTTCTTGAGAGCCTTACGGATTCGTCCAGAAACAACATCACGAAAATGTGACCAATCCTCCTCTATTCTTCTTGGCATGAATCACCTCTATTTTTTTAGCTCTCAGTACTTGTTAATGTTCAAGGAGAAATAAGTTCGATTCCACAAGTAACATTATTTGAATCACTTGTAAAATCTTTAATTTTCATTGCGAATAAAAGGTCAGTATGATCATCAGTAAGTGCTGCTAAAAGATCGCCAAGAGTGCCATCTTGAGCCCAAATATCCAAAGCAACATCATCAATTTCTTTCATGAGTTGCCTGCTTTGGGCAGTACCTAACCAATGGTTTTGCATGATAATTCCTCTTAGCGGATAAGCCAAAGATTGGCCTTTATCAAATTATAAACCATTGATTTCGATAAAGCAAACCTAGCTAAAAATAATTGACGGTAACTTTAACATTACCGTCAATTATTTTTAATATTAGTTATTTTATTATTCGTCTTCGGCTAAGTCGCCTCTGGAGAATATACCGGAAACAAAGTCCAAAACGTCTGTGGCAGACCTGTCGTTATATCCAAAATCCTTAACAAGTCTTGTCTTGACTGCATCGATCTTTTCCTGCAAGTCCTTATCAACGACTGCTGCTCCACTCATTGTCAAGGCAGAAAGCTTGATAGTATCACGGACATCTTCAAAGAGCTTTGCCTCAAGAGCCTTCCTTAGCTTTGGATTACTGTCCCAAGCGAATGTCTTGCCTTCATGAGCAAGATGACCAATGAAAGCTGCGATTTGGCGGCGGAAGTCATCGCATCCAGTATCTGGGATTTGAATCTTTTCTTCGATTTGACGCATAAGCCTTTCATCTGGCTTGCGATCTTGACCAGTGATTTGGTCCTTAATTTTATTCTTATTGATATAAGCCATCACGTTGTCAATATAATTTGTGCAAAGACGCTTAACAGCTTCCTTGTCGCCGACAAGAGCTTTTTGAACCTCATTTTTAAGTATTTCTGTCAACTTTTTCACCGCCAAATCAACACATGTAATGTATCGACTCACCTGTTCCTTATTGGTAAGAAGACTACTATTTTCAAGTCCATCACGAAGTTCGTTCAAAACCATGAACATATTCACATAATCATGATTATTCGCAAGACAGTTGGATATCTTATCCTGAAGGTATCGAACTGATACTCCACTGTTCATACCTTCATCAGGATACTTGTCCTTTAGTTCTTTAACACTGTCTTCTGTCCAACCGGGAAGAAGCTTGCCGTCATAAAGTTCTGCCTTCTCGACCAAGCTGAGTTTGCCATCTTTGTCATCAGCAAGACGAGTGAGAATGCTCCAAAGAGCGGCAATCTCAAGAGTGTGAGGGGCGATGTGCTGACGAACCTTACCGGGACCGTAATCCTTCTCAAGGATTCTAAGCTCTTCGCTCCACCTCAGAGTGTAAGGAACATCAATCTTTGTCGTGCGATCACGGAAAGCTTCCATGTATTGATTTGATTTCAACTTCTGGAATTCTGGATCATTGGTATGGCACCAGATTGCCTCATCGATACTTACCTGAGCAAACTTCTTAGGCTTGATGCTTTGTTCTTGAGAAGCACCAAGAAGATCATAAAGGAAAGCAGTATCAAGCTTTAGAGCTTCAATAAACTCGATGATTCCTCTGTTGCCGACACAAAATTCACCATCAAAGTTGAATGCTCTTGGATCAGAATCGCTACCGAAATTACCAATATTACGGAAATTTATATCTCCTGTAAGTTCGGTGCTATCTTGATTTTTCTCATCTTTTGGCTGGAATGTTGCAATTCCGCAACGATCAGCTTCTGAGTAGACTTTGCGGATAACTCTGATGTGATTTTCTAGGACCTTCTCAATATCGCCGTCATACTTCTTGAGAAGAACAGTCATGAACTTTTTGCAAAGAGGATCAAGTTCATCAGCGCACTTGAGTGTATAAATATCAGATCTTTGTTCTTCTGATGTCTGTTGTTCGTGAATTTTATTTAGTTCAAAAAGAATTGGTCCACGAATATCAACAGGCAAAAGTTTAAGAGGTTGTTCATGCATTGGGCATTCGCATTCAGGATCATTATAAATGCCATCTGGTCCTGTAGGTAGGTTTACCCATTTGAAGCTGTACCAAGATCCTTCTTCTGTATGGCTATATTTCTCCATACTGCGCTTAAAAAGACGAAGAATTGTGGACTTACTTGAGCCAACAGGACCGTGGAGAAGAAGGATTCTTCGTTCTGTGCCATATCCTCCAGCTGCACCCTTGATGAACTTAACGAGTGCATCTTTCATTGGAGCCAAGCCAACGATTGGACAATCTGGATCATCGAAAAACTTATAATTCACATAAGTCTTGCGATACTCTTCGATTGTGTAGCTGCCCTTATCCATAATCATGTCATAAATGGTTTGCCATGAGTTACGAAGAAGTTTTGGATTTTCATAACACAAGTCAAGATATTCGCCAAATGACATTTCTGTGTTAATTGCACGGAATTGATCCCGATTGAAATTTACAATTGCTTTTTTAAGTTTGCTTGTCATGATTACTCCGATTGTCGGCTTTTTGGGTTTCCACGGCTTCCCAGATTAATTATAAGATAACAACAAATCAAGAACAAATCTGAGAATATTTTTTTGAAAACCTATACATAAATTCATGATTAATTTAAGTTTTAGAAAATGGTTGTTAAGTGAGGAAAGCAGCAATATAAGCCCTCACACACTCGAAGCATTGTCTTTTGATATAGAAGGAATGAGAAAAAAAGGATTTGTTTACACCATAGGAAATAAATACTATGAAGGAGGAACGCACCAAGATATCATGGCTTACAATTACGAATCATTAAAAAAAGAATATGGCGATGATTTGTGGGCTGACTTTAATGATGATTTGATGCAATTTTGCTTAATTGGAAGATATTCTTATCTTCCTTTAGAAAATTATAAAAAGCATATAAAAGATAATCCTTATCAAAAAAATGAACCAATATTAAAAGCTCTTTCAAAATTAGGAGCAGACAATAAAGAATATGCAACAATTGTTTCTTTTTGGAATAGTAATTCTGATGAACAGCAAAAAGAAAGTGGCTATTTACATAAAAAAGGATTGAGAAATACGGGCAAAAAACTATATGATACTCTTCTTATACCTTGCCTGAACGATATGGTTAATCAAGGTGGCAAGGTATTTTTTAGTAAAATTGAAAATATATTTGTTGCAATACCAAATGAACCATTGCGTCCGATCACTTATTACATTGGTGGCGGATCAATGACTTATAACAAAGAAGATGAAAAAGATAAAACGGCAGAAATGCTTGCTTTTCATCAAGGTAGATGGCCAAATGGAAAAGTTATGACGCCATCTGAAAAAGAAGAACTAGGTAAAAAACTTGGCTACGCACCTAGTGCAATTCCTGCATCTGACAATAATATTCAAACGGAAAAAGTAAATTTTGAAAAAATGGAAGATTGGGAAATAAGCTCATATATGAAAAAAATTATTGTAGAGTTGTTCAAAAAACAACTACTTAATCCATCAGCAATATCTGATGGCAAGATGGCAAATTCTCACAAATCATTTTTTTACTTTAATGGCGACAAGGAAATAAACGGTGAAAAAACTACTGATGGTTTAGGAATAGCACCCAGATATAATATGAGTCATTCCGACTACATCACCTATCTTGACAAAATTTCATATGGTGCTGCAAAAAGAGCGCAGCAAGCTTGGTATGCGCTATCAAGAGGGGGCAATGAAGATATTGTTGGCAGAATTGTTCCTGATGGCTTATCTGTTGAAAAAGTAATTGAAAATTCTGATTTTGCAAAAAAATGTGATAAAGAACAACTCGCAAAAGAACTTAAAAATAGGCCATTAGCCACATTTTACGGAAATTATTCTCAAGAAAAATTCAAAGCATTCTATGAAATGAAAAGGAATGGGACATTATCCGGCGGCATTTTTAACGGAAAACAAATAATTATCACAAACGATCTGCTAGGAGCTCAGGGTCATATTACTACTCCAGAAAAGATAGCATTAATGTGAAAGAAAAGATAAATTAGGAAGAAATTTGGGACCCGTTATTTATGCTATAACGCCAGATCGTATAAGAGAAATTTAAGGAAAAAATTATGTACAAAAGTCCTGATGAAATGTATGATTACCATAATGATTATGACAACATGATTACTTTTATATGGTTTAAGAATAGGTTATTTTACAGTAAAATATCCTCCGACACTCACGTCCATATTATTAAAGATAATGAATTTATTCTTAACGAACTTAAAAAGATATATGGAGAACTATCTGAAGATGAGCTTGAAAAAGATTTAAGAAAAAAAGGATTAGCTTCTGTAAAAGATAGAAAAAAAGATTTAGCAGCAAGCTATCGAAACAATAAAGACATATATGATCATATGGTGATGGGAAGAATTGGCTATGGTAATAGAAGTATAAATAAAATTATTGTAAGTTTTTGGGACGAAAAATCTGCTTCTGGCAACATGTTGAAAAAAGAACTAATTCCTTGCTTAAACGCATTGATAAATGAAAAGCTTATAAGCTTAGATAATCATAAGATTAAATCAGGTTTGGATGAAGAAAAATATATAAGAACACAAGAATTACTAAAATGGATATCTTCTCAAGAAGAGAAATTAAAAAATAAAGAATTCAAATACGACAGCGAAGAACACATCAGATCAAGTATAAAAAATTTACAAAATGAATATGATCAAATTATAAGTTTAGACAGAACCAAATTTGATAGAATTAGTGAATTGGACAAGTGGGTACTTGATCTTGAGAAACAATTAGGAAAAAAAGACCCAAGAGGTCTAAACATTGACGAAAAAATCAATCAGAGCATAGACAATCTGCAAGCAGAGAGAAGAAAACTTTTAGAAACAAAAAGATCGTTAGAAGTATATGTTTCAACACCTGATTTAGGAACTGTTCCAATAAAAGACGTAATGAGTGGTGCTGCTTCTTTAGTTAAACAAGTACGATATCATCCTACTCAAGGCGTTCCAATGAGTAATGAGCCAAGAAAAGAAAATTTACCATTCTCAAATCCCAGTTACAATAGAGATCCTGAAGGATATGCTAAATCAATAAGATCGTTAGTCGGTCAGAGAAATTTAGGCAAAATGGCAGAACAAAAGTTAAATTTCAAAGAATGGTTTTATCAGGAAAGTCGCTTGCTGAAAAGAAAATAAATAATTACTTAACATCGCCCCAAGCGTCATTATTAGCAATATCATTGATATTATTATAGGGATTTGGATTTTTACCAGCTTCTTCGGCACGTTGTCTTTCTGACAGAACCTTGGGCAAATTATGATTGAATCTATAATCATGACCGCTGGATTCGTTATTCCAGCGATCAGTACCTTCTGGGTTTGAAAATTGATAACTACAAGCTGACATCAATTTTGTTTTTGATTTACTTTTACATTTTGGGCAAATAACGCCTTTATATTTGCCCTTAGGATCATGTGAACAAAGTTCCTCATAAACGGTATTGCATTGTTTACAGGAAAACTGATAAGTTGGCATTTCATTCCTCTAATTTGCGAAGTCTTTTATAAGTTTCAGAGATCATCTTCAAACGAGTAGGTATTGAATAAAAAGACCAAAGAAAAGTTTTTTCACAAAACCTGATTGCTGTTCTCATCATCTTATAGTTGATTTCACGATGTTGAACATCAAGTCTTGCTTCTTGAAGAGCAAATTCTTCTTTAATGAGATCGTCATAGCCGCCTGAATCTTCATTATCGAAAAACTTATCAATGTCTTCGTGAAATTCATCATTGTCGTCGTAATTGAAATGTCTCATTTTATCCCCTTGATACACTTGGGTATATTTTCGTAGCTGACTTCCAAAGCCTAGCAAGCCTATTCTCGTTTAAGCTCATATCTGCATCGACAAAATTAACTGACGAGAAGGGTATGCTTTTTTTATTTATCCAATCTGAAGTCACAAACTTACCCCATCCTTCAGAATAATCACAGCAAATGGTAGGATTTTCAGAATTTATTTTTGAGACAATTCCTTGTATTTCAGAAATATTTTTTCCTCTTTCAAAAACATCAGGATTTGTAGAAGATTCTTCAAAATCACGAAGAAAAACAATTGTAGGTTTTATAAAGACAAAATCTTGTGTTACCTTTATTTTTGGATGAGTTGCAACAAAATGACTAAGATTATCTTGATCCATTGGCTTGTGGAAGAGAATTGGGACGTTACACTTCCTTGGCCAATTTAATATATCAATATTCATGTCCCTTCTGACACATGTAACTATCACTTTTGCTTCTGGCAAGTTATTTTTAAGTGACCAATATGCCAGAAAGGACATCCACTCATGATGTGGTAAAAAATCACATTCAATTACAACAGTAAGTCCGTTTCCAATACTTGATACAGCCATGCCTTAACATAGTGCCTGTATATTAATTCCATCATTCATTTTCTGCTTGATAGGCCTGTAACAACGCTCTTGCGACAACTCTATCCTTTTCTTTTTCTTCTTCAGAAAGCTGACTATAATGTGTATCAGCCAAATTTAATCTATTGGCTTTTTTCTCAGGCTTGACAGCGTAAATTGGATCATCGTATGTAGTTGCGACACTTGCCCAGCCTTTGTGGATAGCATCTGCAATCATTTCTATATCTGTCTCGCCTGTTTTCATTAGATCTAAAGCAAACTTAGCACTTCCCTTGTTGGCTTCGTAGCCAAAAGTGCCCGGCTTTGAACGCCCATAATGGTAAGCATTATCTAATGCTTCATCACTAATTTGTGCATAATGATCCAGATCAGATTCATTCAAAATATTTTTCTTAATCTCGCAAAACTCATGAAATGTACGCATAAAAAACCCTCTATCTTTAGCCATTACCGATCAAACCTTACCAATTTTAGCAACAGGATAAGATTTTGCAACACTTAATCCATGATATTTTGGACGAGTAGGACTTGCAGGACTAACTGCTCCTCTGGCCATGATTTTTGCTGGACTCTGTCCAGTACCCATTCCAAAAGTTCCTGTGGCACTTTTTCTAGATTCTAGAAATTGTTGAAAAGTAAGCATGATCTATATATCAATCCCAATGTTCAACTCCATCGAGCCAATAGTGCAAAATCTGTTTTCCTAAAGTTGTTGTGTAATATCTATCGATTTTAATTATATTTGCATGTATTTTCTGTGACAAAGAGCGCAGCAAACAACTACATTTTCTTTCACATAACCCGGTCCTTCCTTCTTGTTTCCTTCGATTATTTTGTGGCAGTCAAGAAGGGCATTTTCCATAAGACAACTTAACATATTTTTTGTTAATTTTTTTCTTACTCATAATGTAATTATAACTGTAATAGCCTAAATAATTATATATTAAAGGAGCAAACATGTCTAATTGGATTGATTCGTTACTTGGAGCAATTGCTGTAATTATAATTACAGGTTTTATTTGCGCTGGTTTTGTAAAATCATCTACAAAATGCTTGTGCGAAAAATGCATTTGCCAATGTGGTTGTTCCTGTTGTGCTGTTGAAGGTTGCTGTGAATTAAAAGGTTCTTGCTGCGATCTTTGCACTTGCTGCGAATCATGTGGAAAAACAGACTGTTTTTGCAAATAAAAGGAAAATAATATGAAGACATTTTTTGAGTTTTATCAGCAAATGAAAGAAGAAGAGGAAATAAACAATCAATCTATGCAGGGGCCAATAACCCAAATTCCAAACAATAGCGGCTCTGTTCCAAGTGGATATAGTTTTACAGGCACTAATACTTCCAATAAAGCCTCTACCGCTAATGCAAACCCACTAACAATTAATCAACCAAATAATCAACCTGCCGGTTCTTCTGTCAGCGGTTATGGAAAAGCACCTGCTGACCCAAAATATTTAGAAATTCTCAAGAATATGATGAATGATGGCACCGACTTAGGAAACTTTTGGTCACAGCTTAACAAGTATATATCAAATCCAAAATTTCAAGCCACAATTAAAGATGGTTCCGAAAATGATAAGCTATCAGTAACAAGTGCAAATGTTAGTATTAGATCAGTTGTTCCAACCCAAGCAGAAGTTTTTCTAGAAAATTCAGTTGATGCCGGAATAAAAGACCAATACGGAAGCACGCCAGATATGCTCAAGGGAACAAACCCTAATGCTGCTGGAGCTATAATAGTTTCAAAAGTCGGAGACAAATATCATATCATTGATGGACATCATAGATGGTCACAATTCTGTTGTTTTAATCCAGATCAACAAATTAGCGCAAAAATAATAAGTGGTTTGCCAAGCGCCCTAAAGTCATTGAAAGCAGTACATTTAGCTATTGCCGCAGAAAAAGGGTCAGTTCCATCAGAAGGTGGCGATGCAAAAAGCAATCTATTTGATTTAAGTGAAGAACAAGTTTCACAACATGTTTTGAGACTATTGGGCAATGAAAACACTCAAACAGCAACCATGGAAAGAGATGAAAAAAATAAACCTGTCAAAGGTTCACTTGCAAAAAATCAACAACCAATTTTGAAGATGTTTAGAGACAACATTCCTGAAGAAAAACTACCTAATGCAAAAACCGCAAGCCCACAAGATGTTGCAAATTATATTGCAAAAAATGCCATGATTGTGAAAGAATTAAAAGCAGGAGCGGATCAAGCAAATACAAGAACAACGATGCCTCAAACTGGTGACACCAAATTTGATACTATGTTGTCAGGAGGTATTGTAAATGTCAATCCTGATGACGCAACGTCAATTAGCACAGGCCTTACTCAAGGCTCCAAATTAGAAAGAAGATTCCATCCCGGCTTGAACATGAGTGAGCAGCTTCTAGTTCTTTCTGGTGTTTTGACAATTGAACAAGCAGAAGATAATCTGAAAAGAAGAAGGAGACGCTAAAGTTTTTTAATTTTTTCAATAATGTTTGTTGTGCTGATGCCTTCCACAAGAGGACATCTTTTTATTTCTGGGACAATTCCATAACCAACAACATCTTCTTCCTTATAATCTGCACCCTTTACTAAAACATCAGGACTGATCTTTTTGATAAGTTCTAATGGTGTGTCATCATCAAAAACAACAATATAATCAACATATTCACATGCTGCAAGAACAGAGGCACGATCCTTAACCGACATGATCGGTCTTCCGGGCTTTAATCTTGAGACACTCTCGTCTGAATTCAATCCAACCATAAGTTTGTCGCCTTGTAATTTGGCAAATTTCAAGCAATCAATATGCCCCATATGCATGATATCAAAACAGCCATTAGTAAAAACCAATTTATAATCTCTATTGCAAAACATATTAGTTTCATCATAAGGTATAACCTTTGCACCAATTGAATCAATAGAGTGAATAATGGAAAATCTATCTAAAGGTTTGTTATGCTTATTCAAAACGTATAATGTTCCAGCCTTAAATGCAATATCAGCAGATTCTTGAAGAGAAAATCCCCTACACATTGCCATTGTCAAGAATGTTATAAAGGCATCTCCAGCGCCAATTACAGATTCGGCAACAGCAGGACTTACTGTTGGTCTTATCTCAGTTATTCCACCTTTTTCAAAAACACTAATTCCTTGTGCTGCCTGAGTAATGACAACAGAACATTCCAATAATTCTGATAAATAAAGACCAGCATCACGAACATTATCTTTACCACTTAATTTCAATGCTTCTTCTTGATTTGGTTTCAGAACAGTACATCCACGCCAACGAGTCAAATCACCATTTTTTGGATCAACAACTGTGATTGGGAATTTTTTAAGATATTCATTTTTGAAAAAATTAAATATTCCTTTGCCATAATCTGAAAATATAACAGCCTGAAAATCATTCAAAACAAATTTATCAAACAAAGATTCGGTTTTTAAGAACAAATCATCATCATTAAAACCATAATTATTTTTTTCTATATCAATTCTTGCAACCTGAATATGTTCGCTGTAATATCTTCTCTTTCTAGAAATATCATGAGCAATATTTACTGAATAATCAGTATTGATTCTTGCATCTTCAAATATACTTTTCGCTTTATAATCTAACAAGCAACCAAGATTGACTTTAGCATTAAAATTCTTGAATTGATGAACGACATTTGCGGCTCCGCCGGGAAGAATTTTTGGTTCATGTTCTTTGCTATGCATGATGGGAATTGGGCATTCAGGACTTATTCTTTTAATTTTAACATCATAGTATTCATCAATCATTGCATCGCCAATTACTCCAATATTAAGAGTTTGGCCTTTTTTATCACTTTCGAGAAATTGCAAAATGCTTTTCATCTGTTATAATGTCCACAAGGGAGAAAGCCATGATCACAATGATTGTTCTAACATTACAAATCATAGCCAGTCATGGCTTTCAATTAGTTGATCCTAAGCCTCATTCTGTTTTATCGGAGGAACATTGATTCCAAGAATCTTGGCTTTCTCAATCCATTCAGACTGTTCACGCTTGTTGTCGCTGACAACATGTTGGAATTCGGCATGAGCAAAAGATTGAAATTTCTGGATGTAGCTTTTTAGTGCTTCTGTTTCGAGTCTTGTGAGTTTTATTGCTCCACGCATAGGATGATAATCTTCCCATGCTTCAAGTGCTACTGGAACAATTTGGCGTAAAATCTCAATAATTGCTTCTGCATAAACTCTGATTTCCTTTTGGGCATGGCTATCTGCTCTTAGCGCCAAAAAGTGAAAAAGATTGTGAAGATCAATTTTCCAATAAAATTCTGTGTATAAGTTGAGAGGGAGAACCATTCTTGCCTGTTCTCTTGAAACACCTGCATGAATCATATATTCATAAAAATCATAAGCTGAATTGCAATTATCGGCAATTTTACCTGCTGAATAGTTAGCTGTTATTTCCTCAACAGTGCCTTCTCCACCTTGTTTATTTATTTGAGACTGGGATCTTAGATCAGTGGCCTGAGGAAAATAAAATTCGTCTTTCATAACCGAATAACGACCTGAAATTTCATTTGTTGAACTCATACGGTGCCTTGCCCATTGACGGCAAACAAAGATAGGCATCTTGCAATGAAATTTCAGGGTTACCATTTCTAATGGAGTGGTATGTTGGTGCCTGAGAAGGTAACGAATAAGTCCACGGTCTTCATTGACAGTTTTAGTTCCATCTCCATAGCTTACTCTCGCAGCCTGAACAATGGCATAATCAGCAGTTTTACCTTCAGGAACATTCCTTGGCATTACATCGACTAGAGTCACATGCCCTTTATCAAGGCAATTAATTGTCTTATTGACAACAGAATCCATAATGTCAGACATGACAGAACCTCTTGAAATGTGATCCTGTCAAATTATAAACTAATTGATTTCAACTGTAAAGACGGTAATCTCTAAATGATTACTGTAGTGGTTTGAATGGTTTGAGTGGTTTGAAACGATTTTGAACTGTTGCAAGTGATTTATCACGTTTAAGATTTGGCAACGCTTTCATAAATCGATTAAGAATTTCTTGAGAAGCAACTGGTTGTAAATTCTTAGCTGCTGACAACTGAGCAATCAATCTATCCAAAAGACCTTTAGTAGTATTAGAAAGCCCCGCAATTGGTTCTGAACCACCTTGTGCATCACCAAGACCCTGATCATCACCAAGACCCTGATCATCACCAAGACCCTGATCATCAACAACTGGAGAAGGACCACCCATTTGAGGAGCCATTGGTGCAGCCGCATTGGACATTTGATCAGGGCTCATTTCATGAAAATCAGCTTCTGACAAGATGCCAGATAAATATTGTGTGTAGCGCATTGTGTAATTCATGATTTACCTTTCATTAAGAATTATGATCTTTCTTCTTTTTCTTATGTTTAACTTCTCTTCCACCGATAATGACTGGCTCTGGGTACATCCTTTGCACAGCACCACCAAAGAGTCTCATGGGAACATTCGCAACACTAGCTGTGCTTGTTCCAACTTCTCTTAATTTAATCCATTCACTAAATTTCATACTACATCGGTGGAGCGCCACCGCCTCCTGCTGCTCCCTGAACTGCTGGTTGCCAACCACCTGTCTGGAAATCCTGTAAATCTTTTCTCTTTACAAAATATCGCTTTGTGTCTCTATAACCTTTATTTAATTTATTTCCCTTCAAATAACTCTTATCGTTTTGGTTATGAATAAGTTCTATATCTGCTCCTGATGGCCCCATTGAACCCTTCACAATCTTCCATGGTTGCAACTTATATTTAATTTCTTTCTTTCCCTGACCAAGAGGGAAGTGAGATGAAACCCATGGCTCTGACTGGAATGTATTCTTAATATCATCCCATGTCAGCTTTTCTTCGTCTTCCAATGAATCCCAATAATCTTGCTTTTTACCGCCTCCGCTAGATGAAATATCTTTCTCTTGAGATGGGTCCATCTCTTCAAAGAATTTCTTAAATCCACTCAAACTGTACCGCATAATTCTATATATGTATTGAAAGACCATATGAGGAATAAAAAAAATGAAATATCCTGCTTTTTCATCATTTCGTGACTTAATGGATCGCTGGGATATCCATCTTGAAAATATTGATTCAATGAACGACCTTCTAGACAAACACGAATTGATACTTTTCTTCAAAAAAGGAGATGACTACTTCGGAGCTCCTGAAGACAGCAGGGTTGTATTTGCGAAACTAAAAACGGACACTGAAGATGACCCAATGATGCCCGGATTTCGTCAAGAAGCACGATTTCCTGCATTTAATTTAATTAAATTTTTAAGTAATGATCCAGAAAGATCAACAGAAAGTGTATTCGGAATCAAAGATCTACCGAAAATCAGTGTCTGCACCCGTGAAGAAGCTGTTGATAATATGATAAAATTCTCCAAAAAGAAATCAAAGAAAAAATGAAAAGAATCATAATACAAGCTGGAGGAGACGGAAAGAGATGGGATAATTATCTCTGTGTTAAAAAACATTTCATTGAAATAGAAGGCGAAATTTTAATCGAAAGAATTGTTCGACAAGTTAAAAAATACACCAACGACATTCACATCGTAGGATCTGATGAAAAATATAAAATTGAAGGATGCAATTTACTAATACCACATCAAGACCCAAATTGGGAAGATTGTTCAATTTTCAAATCTTCAGAATTCCTTTGGTCAAATGACAGCGAAACTGTTCTCATGGCTGGTGATGCCTACTACACCGATAATGCAATTGATCTTATTTTTAATCACGAACTAGATTGGAGATGGGTTGCCAGATTGTCACCATCAAGCTTCACAGGATGCGAATATAAAGAAACATTCGCCCTGTCTTTCAAAAAAGATATGAATAAAATAATATCAAATTATATCGATGAAATTATTGAAAAAAAGATCATGAGACTGTCGAATTATCACCTCATGGCCAAGCTCACAAATAAAGAAATCATTGACTTGGCAGGATGCACTGATATAGAAGAAGTAAAATATCATCCAAATGTAGCACATATCGACGATTGGACTGAAGACTTCGATTATCCACATGATTTTGAAAGATGGAAAGAAGGAAGAAAGAAATTATTATGACGCTACCATTCCCGAAAGATAATGGCCTAAGAAAATACACATGCTTTGTGTGTGGAGTTGTTCATGAAAATTTTGAAGACTATAAAACACATATCATTGAATCTCATGAAGAAGGCAGAGAATACATTTTATGTCCTCTTGCTCGTTGTGGTTGTCCCGTTCGTTGTGTACGAACTCATTACAGAGCGAAACACCCGCATGAAAAAAATATACCGAAAAACGGACAGATGAAGGCTATTATATGGAAAGACCAGTCCGCAAAAACTGGTAAACTTAAACAACGCAAGCCGAAGTTCAGAGAAGGATACATGATGTCCAACAAGAACGGCGGCAAGGAAATGCATTATCGATCAGGGATGGAATGCGATGTCTACGAATGCTTGGAAGCAATGCCAGAAGTTATTGGATATGAAGTGGAACCACTTAAAGTCCAATATACATTTGAAGGGAATATTCATGAATATAACCCTGATCTAAAAGTTATGTTCGATGACGGAAGAATTGAAATTTGGGAAATCAAACCGGCAAACCAAACAACATTGCCAAGGAATAATGCGAAATGGACAGCATGCAACCAGTATTGCCAGCAGAGAGGATTAGGATTTATGGTTTTGACGGAAGTGGGTATGGGCAAACTGAAACAAAGAATCAAAAATCTTCATCGATAAAAATCCTCGACGAAATAGTCACATACAAATGCTCAATTCGAGAAAGCGGAATACGCTGGCTTCAAGGAGCACATCCCGAAATGGGAACAATAATCGAAGGCAAAAATGGCTACGAAACTGTTCAAAAGTTCACAAGGAACCATTCTTGCCCACAATCCTGAAAAAAGGACGATAACATCTTATCTTCTTCTTGAAACCTGACCATATAGGTCCATAGTTTCCAAGTATCTCCTCGTCCTTTTCAACATCCCTCAAGAACCAATAAACAGCCTTGCCATGATGATTCTTTTTAGAATTCTCACCCAAATACCTAATCTCAACATTCTGCTCCTCACGACTATTACTATGATTAACCAAAGCAGCATAACCCAAAGGACATATCACATACTTGCCTATATCAACAGAATTTCCATTCCACTTTGGATCAGCAGCAAATTTATAGTTATTCATAAAACAAGTAGTCGAATCAGACTCGCTTCCTATTTCAACTAATACTCCACTTATAAAAATAAATTCGTCTTTTTTAATATTCCTAGAAGCAAAAACTCCCCTACCAGCACCCTTTATCTTGGATTCTGCAATATAAAACCTATCATCTTTTTCTTCAAAAATAATCATCCTTTAATTTTTTTCAGCACAAAAGGAACAACATCTTCCCTTATCTTCTTGTGCAAATCCTCAATGCTTCCATCATTCTTGATGAAATAATCAAAATATCTCAATTCATGTGGGACAGTTATTCCATATCTCATTATGTTGCTTGAATAATCAACAGGACCTTCTTTCAAATTTCCAGAAGCCCATTGAAGCAATGGTTTTACTTGTGATTCACTTGGATTAGGATCATCATTGATAAATCCGGGTCTGTAAATTAAAAACATCAATCCATTCTTTTCTCTGACTGCTTCTGCTTCATTGAAATATCTTCCATCGCTTATGATAATGTTTTTGCCATTATCTTTAAGTGCAATTTCAATCCAAATATTTTCACGGATTTTGCGATATCCATCTCCAATAAACTGAAGACACTGACGAATAGGCATGAGAAATCCATCAGGAGCCTCAGAATTTCTTTTCCAATTCTCAATAAAATTACGATCTACATTAAAAGCGTTGCAGAAAGTATCTTTAACTGCATTCGCAAATGCGCTTCTTGTCCATTCTTTTTTAGAAGAAATATCATTAAGACATTCGCAAAGATAATCACAGAAAACATCTTTTCCATGAGCCATTTGCGAGAGTGCTGCAATTACCTTCATAAATCCTTACTCCTATAATAGATTATAGGAGTCTAGACCATGACTAAGAAAAAAGAAATAGAAAAAATCTGTGGCAACTGCCTTCTATACAATAATGAAAAAAAAGAATGCAAAATTGCAGTTCTAGTAGAAGGAAAAGAATATCACCTTCCTGTTTTTCCTCGTGACAAATGTCATATGGATGAACTAAATATTCCAGTCCAACAAGTTCGCTGGTGGGTCGAAGACGAAAAAGGAAATAAAGTAGAAGGTTCTGGTGTCGTAAAAATAGAATACCCAAAAGATTTCTTCGGCGAAAAGTGAAATAATTGTTTGCTATTTACATGCAATTAGTTTCATCTATCAATATTGATCATGCTTATTGTTTTTCATAAATTAACTTGTCAAAAAACACCGATTTTTAAGGTCGTGGTATTCAAACAAGCCAAGGTCCATAATCATAAGGATAAGGACTACTTGGGCCAAAAGTTCCGAAATTTCTATACACCATCAATTTACCCCTCCTATCACCAAAAATATTAGTTGGAATTGATAAAGTAAAATAGCTTCCGTTATTTTGCAATCCCTCATAAACAGGGGATTCTACATAACATCTAGATGTAGAATTAATATAAAAATCATTAAAAGTTTTTTTTCTTGCACCCGGCGGTGTTGTATCGATATCACTAACATTCCCATAATCTTCAGGAACATTAGCGTAAATTATTAATTTGATTGTTCCTGATGACACTCCTCTAGGATAAAACCCTGCATGCAATTCGACAGAGACATGACCACCCAAGCCTTGATTGTATCTACAAGAAAAACCATCTCTGTAAACTTTACTTTGATAAATATCAACAATTTCATAACCATCAGTACCTGTATTGTCTCCATACCATTGCAAATATTGAGCCTGACCCTCGTTGTTTGGCGTTGCCCCACAAGAATAACCCACTACTTCTGGAAAATAATCTGCTCCACCGTCATCCTCTATACGGAATGCGTAATATGCCTTAGTCGCAGTATCTACATCTCGCCTACCTGTTCCACGCCAGTCATAATAAATTCTAGTTTTGAATTTTTGACAACAACTTTGAATACAAAAATATGGTACAGCTTGATCGCAAGTATTTTGATATTGACACTGACCCGGCGGCAATGGAGGTATCGCATCAGTATAGCAAGCAATTGGATATCTTGGTCCAGACGATGTAAGAATTTGAACCTTACTATTATTTTCTATTGAATCTTTATTTTCTATTGAATCTTTATTTTCTATTGAATCTTTATTTTCTATTGAATCTTTATTTTCTATTGAATCTTTATTTTTATTTAATTTAGCGAAAAGATCATTCTGCAATTTTAATACAGGATTGTTTTCCAAAATTTTACTTCCTCTACAACAATTTCTTGGAAGCTTAATCTTATATTCTTTCATAATTTATTTACTTCAAATCAGAGGATTTTTCTAACATTTTTTTAACTGCATCTTCTTTCATATTCAAAAGAGATTTAAGTTTTCCAATTTCACAAGATTGAAACTGTTTCATGCTTTTTATTCCTGCATCATAAAGCTTATTTGCTCTAACTTTTCCAACATTAGGAATTCGACACAAATCAATCAAGTGTACAGGAACACCATAAGCGATTCTTCCCTCAAGAGTTTTTAACCAACCAGAACGATTCCAAGAACCTCCTATGCTATCCAAAGCCATCAAAATCTGAGATAATCTATTGAAATCAAACTGTAAATTTCTTTGAAAACTAGCCAAAGCTTGTGAATTAGTACCATTCAAAAGTGAATAATAACAGTATCCAGCCTTAATAGCTCCATCAGCCAAAAACTTACCAGTAAACTTCAATCTAGCCTGATTCGCATACAAACTCATTTCATCTTTCTCTGCCTTATTGACAATATTACACCTTTGACTGTCAATATTGCCTAATGCCAAAGAAAGAATGTGATCATCATTCTCTTTTCCAGAATCAAACAAAGACTTAAAGTTAAAATACAAATCGCTTACATCAAAAGGACTCATGTAAAACATACTGGAAACTTTGCCAATTGTTCTGGCATTCCACTTATCATCATCTAAACCAATAGCCCCACACTTCCTCAATAACTCAAGAGTAGAATCAACAACACTATCATCAAATACCTTGTTCTGAAAATAAGCCAATGATCTCTTAAACCACTTGCGAACATCATCTGTTGTTTCGATCCCACCAAAATAAATTTCACTAACTAAATGAAATGCTAATGTTTTATGATTATTCCCAGATTTTTCAAGAAGCTGAGACTCAATCCTGTTAGGCTTATTGAATTTTTGCTTATATAAATTTACTTGGCTTTCTGGGACAAGAATGTAAGCATCTCCCATAGGATCAATGCCATATCTTCCTGATCTCCCACACATCTGAATAATTTCATGAGATTCTACTTCGTCAACACCACGATTGACACCTAAAATAATTACTCTTCTAGCAGGCATATTAAGACCTGCCGCCAAAGTACTTGTTGCAACAACTACTTTGAATTTTGGATCGTTACGGAACTTATCTTCTACCTTTGCTCTTTCTGCTGATTCAAGGTCAGAGCTATGAAATTGGCAATCAATCCCTGCTGATTGAAGTTCTTTCTTCATCATTTCGCCAGTTCTTTTGGTATGAGTAAAGACGATAAACTTATCATCTTTATACCATTCAACAATATCCATTGCCTTATTGATTTTTTCTTGTTCTAAAAGATCATATCTTCTTATACTGTCATCATATGTTTCATAATGGATTGTAAGAGGAACAGGTCTATATTCTGACCTTAGAACAAATGTTTGCTTTTGATTAAGGCTATAACTAACCCATTCTGCAAGTTGTTCTACATTCGGCATTGTTGCGGAAAGAAGAACAAGTCTTGCTGTTGGATTGATTTGAGTGAATTTCATCAATCCAACTTCAAGGTGATCTCCACGATTATGAACTCCAATTGTGTGGAATTCATCAATGACAAGAGTACCAATTTTCTTAAGAAATTGACTTTGTTCTGAATTGTGTGACCTGCTTCGATGACTAAGCATTTCACTTGTCATGATGATAATATCAGCATCATCAAGTTCTTGAGTTCTTTCTTTGGTTAACCTGTAGTCACCTGTGCAGATGCTTATTTTTAGGTCAGAGAGGTGATATTCTGGATTTGTCCAATCAGTTACCTTTTCACGGGCTAAAGCTCTGAGAGGGGCAAGGAACATTCCTTTTCCTCCTCTTTCACGAATTTCTTGAGAGAGGAACTGCTCTGCAATTACGGTTTTCCCAGCACTTGTCCTTGCTGCGACAAGTGTATTGCAGTCTTGATTGTAGAAGTCCATGATCCTGCTTTGGACAGGATTGAATTTTTCAAATTTCCATTTGGCGAATGGAAATTCTGATGTGGCTACGCAAACATCTTGATCTGATACTTTGATGATGGGCGGCATGAAGACCTCTTGATTTTTTTTGATTATAGCAAATCAATCAAGGTTTTCAATATGGAATTTTATCATTGAACATATCAAGGATTTTTTTGTTCTCTTTGAATCGTTGTCCATCGTTTCTATTTGTTGATCGATCAAAGCTATCAAACATAATGATGGCGTCTGCTGCGCCTTCACGATAACCGTGAGATCTTCCCCAACAAAATCCAAGAGCCAAGCAGGTAATACCAGCAAGGCTCATTGGAATTAAATGTAATGCGTACTTAATCAAACAACAACTCCAGACCTCTTTTCGTGCTCCTTATTGACTGCAAAATAAATCAGGTCAATCATGTCATAAAATTCATTGCAGTCAGAAGCTGACGATAGCCACTTGTCAATTTCACGAGTTCCGCTCAAAAAGTCAACAGCTTCTGCCATATCGCCACCAAGACGTTGACTTAATCTTCCGTGAATTGAACGGAGATTGTCGTCGGAAAGCTTAAGACAGAACTCTCTTAGATATACTTCAGGTTTCTTCATTTTAATCCTCACAGAGACACGAGTGTGAATATTTTTGATGCTGACAAATTGGAAAAAATCCTTGTTGCCAACTGGACACACTTTCTGGACAGTTCAAAACTGATGGCCTATGTATTACAAAAAATACAAGAAAATGCCAGCAGCCTTGATATTATATCCCCAGAAAAAATAAAAAACAAAGGTGTAAAGATGACCTTATCAAGGTTTAGCCTTAATCCTCATGGTTTTATTATATGGGTTGAATTCAATGCTCCTCTAGTTCCCAACAACTATGTTGAGGGAACTATGGAGCTTCTTTTGGATTTACAAGGACAATTTAATTTCATGTCAATGAATGGTAATATCATTTAGACAACATCAAGTCTTCTAATGTTTTCGCCATCCTGATCAATGAATTTATCTTCAAAAACCAATATCTTATCGTCATCAGAAAATCTAAGACCCATGTTATAAGCGTCTAGACTTGTTGACCTATCGTCTCTTGATGCAATAACCCAACAATAATCATCTTTCCTTACAAGTTTACCATTCTGATTTTCCTGAGTAGTGCCTATTTCCAGCTTAACTCCATCAGGGAGAAGAATTTCCAATTGTCCATGTTTCAGAAGATGCTCTACGATGAGAGCCTGAATTTTTCGTTTTTTCATGTTTGGACACCTCGTTAAAGGAAAGCGCCAAGAGTGACGCTACGAGGTATATATTCACCATGCGAATTAGAAAAAATCTATATTTTTGGGTTGCATATAAAGATACTGAAGTCCCTCAAATTCACACATTTCAGTGTCAGTTTGATTAGGAATTGGCACTTTATTGCCATTTCTATCTGAACAAACAGACCAAATATAAATTTTTCGATGTTCTTTGTAAATTTCAATAAGCGAAAGATAATCTTTGCCAAAGAACCTTTTACCAAGCTTTGAAACTATGTAAAATGGTAAAAATGGATGTTTCATATTATGAATTTGTAATGTTTCAATCAAATATTCTGTATAATCTGATTTTTGATAATGAATGAAAATTTGATAACCATCTATGGTTACTTCTCGCATTTTGAAAATTGCCAAGTCGTCTTCCCAACTACTAATCGGTTTCAATGGATAGTTAAAAGGAACGAGAACCTCACCAAGAGATTTCATTTCTTTTACAATATCATCTAGTTTTGATTGTATGTAAAAATACATAACACCTTAAATTTATGTGCGAAACTTATCGCTGAATATATCATCATGATTTATGTTTATATCACCATATTCAGCGCAAAGATCTTCTATTTCCTTATAAGCATATCTTCTTGCATTATTTCCCATAATCCCATGATTATTAGAGTAATTACAATTCATATGCAAACGATCTAAAAACCATTCATGAACCTGTTTGCATGCAGGTGAAAGAACATGTTTTTCATTAAATCCAAGAAAATCTAACACATCTCTTGGATCAAGCCAACAATAACCAGACCACTTATCACCCGGATAATATGAACTAGGCATTCCATACTTCAATGATCTATCAATAAAATGGAGAAGAAGTCTGATGTAATTTTTAGCTATCCAAGGATCAAGACAGCAATCTCCATCCATTATTCTGAATTCAATTGTTTTACGCTTATTGTTGTGATAATGATAAGTATTAATCGTGTAATACTTACAAGAGCCAAGTCTTCTGATCAGATAATCATTTGGATGGAATCCGTCCTCAACATTTTCAAATATTTCAGACTGTCCCAAAAGCTGGCAATACTGATTTCTCTTCCTGTTGATTGGAACTGAATCCATAAAAACAGGTTCACATTTAATCCACCATGTGATAACCGTTGCCAATTCTTGCTCGCTAAGATCGCTCACATCGACATGAACATGAAAACTGCATCTATCATCGGCATGAACTTTATTATCGTTCCCAAGGGCATCAATTACCCTACAAGTCTCCATAAGACCTACCCAGCCCTTAAGTACTGGTGTGCATATTTCAATTCCGCAACTGCTATCTGGCTTTATAATCCAATTACTGTTGTTATGATCATAAGACCACTTGTGTATTTTTACAATTTTACCAGATGACTTTTGCACTAAGTTTGCTATATAGTGTGTGCCTTCGGGCATTCTGCCCTCATTATGACCTACTGGTCTATTGCGAAAATCAAAAGCATTGATTTCAATTTCTGAACCAAACCTGCGGAGGCAGTTTAAGTTGATATGTTCTTTGTAAGAATCCATCGAAATGCCTCCATATTACATTATAAGAATAGCCAAGATGAGTGGCAATTTATTTGCATTTCCCTATAATTATTTAGACAAGTGTCATCAAGACACAAGGAGCAATCAATGAAGTGCCTTTTAATCGAACTTAAGGATAAAAGAAAATTCTTCACGGATGAGAAAAATTTTGACCAGTTGATTGAATTTTGTAACAGTTTCAAAGCAAATTTATCAACAGTAAAGCTTAAAAATGGCGAATTGTTGGATCTAGACGAACTTGCGCCTGTCCTTTGTAATCAGAAACAAAAAAAGCAAGATTATGATTATGTCGTTATTGAAAATAAAATAATTTCCAAGCCAAGTAAAAAGTTAAAACAAACCGTTCCCAATAAAATTAAAAATTCAATACGTCGAGCCTTTTTGTCCAAAAAAGTTGTAAACATCAAGCAGCTTGAGGAAAAATACTCAAAATATGGAATTAATTCATCGAATCTTTGCAGTTACATGAAAGAAATTAAAGCTGAACTATCAGCCAGAGGCTTTAGTTTTGCCAAAGTCGATAAAGATTCATATAGGATTGCCTAATGTATGATTTTGAAATAGCAGTACCATCAGACACAACACGTCCGCAAATCAAGATGAGATTAGAAGACTTCAAAAAATATGGTCTTTTGAACACTAAGGATTTGCGGATTCACATATCATTTCTTGGCACAAAAAATTGCGGTGAAAGTGCTGATTTTCTAAAAAATGATTGGCCATCAAATATTGATGTTGATGTCATAATATGTCCTTATTCATTTACAGCACAAAGAATTTACAACTATTACAGCAAGCATATACAAAAGGATTTTGCCAAATGGTACATCAGAATGGACGAGGACAGCATCACTGATCTTGGCGGATTGATGGCTAATCTTGAAAGAGACTTCGATCACAATCGTGAATACCATTTAGGATCAAGATTCTTATATGACATCTTTGCCACTGATCAAAGAATATTGACAAAAATGGGATATGGATGGTGGTACAGAACAAGCAAATCAACGGAGTTCATGGAAGCTCCAGCACATGAGCAAGAAGTAGGGATAACAAGCCTTGCTGCAATCAACAGACTCGTTGAAAATACCGATGCAAAGAAATACTTTAACATAAGAAAAGAATTTGCAGAAGGATATGGAGATCATGGTCTTTCATATGGTCTTCGCATGTGTAAAATTTATGGTACTAAAGTGCCATTCCTGACACATGAGTCTAGCATTTGTCATCATAGCATTTTCAGTGGTCATCTCAATCACATTCACTGGGTTGGAAGAGATAAAAATCCACAATTCATGGACTGGATGGAAATTTACAATGATAGTCCATGCGAAGAACTAAAAAATAAAACTTTCTTATTTGGAAGCAACGAAAACAAAGAATTGGTTGAATTTTGCGACGATCATAGAATCAAAGTTTTTGATGATAATTCAAAAGATGAAGAGTTTATTCGTACAATTGGTCTTTGGTGTGTGAGAAACAATAAGATCGTAATCATACATGAAGTACACAACAATCTTATTGTTTTTCAAAAAGACAAATTCACACATGAAGAATATAGCATGATAGAGGTTTGAGGGGCATTTTTTCATGCCCCTCAAACTTTTTTGATTATCCTTCTAATTCTTCGTCGATGTTTTCATCGTCGTAAGAATCAGTTTCACTCAATTCAACATCAGAATCATCTTCTGCTCTACTAGCAATTGCCAGCTTATAAGGTTCGAGATAAGTCTCAACCTGTTCAGATGTGCTGGCATCAATGAGTGCTGGGCATTTTAGCAAAATGTCCATAGGAACATCATTGCGATCCATGCTTGCACGGAATTTAACTTCTTCACCATTAGAAAAAGCAGGCTTAACCTTAAATGATCCTGTTCCTGATATTTCAATCCTATCAGCATCTAATAAACAAGAGAGAAGTCCACTAATTGGATTGATTCCCTTATCAAAAAGAAGCTGAACATTCTCAGACTCAACAAAAGGTCTGTGAGTCTTATTTTTAACATTCTTGAGCTTCACATTAATCCCAAGAATCTTCTTCTTTTTGGCGCTTATCTTCTTTTCTATTTTCTGCATTGTCTTGGTTTCAAGACGACAAGATGCGTAGAAAGGAAGGGCATTTCCACCACCAGCAGTTGTTTTGGTGGGGATGTAAGTTCCAATTTTATCACGAGTCTGGTTAAGAATCACAACTGTTGCGTTATGTTTCTCCATAACCGTGTTGAGTTTTCTTAATTCTCTTGAGCAAATTTTAGCTCTTTCACCGGGTTGTTCATTTCCCCCTACAATCTTTTTGAACTGTTCTTTCGTGTAGTTTTCTGGAAGAGCAACTTCACGAAGTTCACGGGCAGAGGGGCTTACTCCAATCGAGTCATAAACAATGACGATAGGAACTTCATTGCTTGTTTTTTCACGGGCTTTTTCAATAACCCTGTACATTGTTGAAAAAACTGCTTCCAGTGTTTCTGGAGTATGTCTTACTATTCGCTTCAAATTACAATGGCTTGCAATCTGAATGAATTCTTTGTTGGCGCTATTTTCACAATCCATGAGGACAGGAATGCCTTTGACTTTCTGTGTGCCAAACAAAATATTGGCACCAAGAAGAGACTTGGATGAACTGTTTGGACCATATATTTCAGTCAACTTACCACCGGGAATTCCTCCAGTGATGAACTGACCTGAGCAAATATAATTAAGTGCTAAGCTTCCTGTGTCAACAAAATACTTGACTGAGTCGATTGCATCAAGAACATCGCCTCCGGTTTCTTCTGCGAGATTTTCAAAAAAATTATCATCCACGCCTTCGCTTATCTTTTTCTTTGCCATAGTACACCACCTTATGTTGAGAGAATGAAAAGAATGGGTGTCCAGATTATGCTCTGGACACCCATTCTGTTTTGATTACATGCCTGAAAGTTCTTTCAGGAAGTCGTCATCGGCGAGATCATCGCTTGGTTTTGACTCTTCTTTAGCAACAGGAGGAGTGCTGCTGACGACTAATTCTTCACGAATTGTCTCAACTGCTTTAGGTTTGGAAGGAGTAGCAGATCCTGCTTTCCTGAATTCATCGAGTTCTGTATCATTGGCAGCTGGTCCTTCTTTGACCATGCCAAGATGAACACGAAGTGCTTGCTTCAATTCATCTGAAGTCTTGATCACACGAAGAGCCTGAAGATCATGAATGCTTTCCATCCATGATTTCAATTCATCAAGGTTTCCAGCAGGTGTTGGTTCTTCAAACTTGCTGTTATCGTAGTTGGGATATTCCATCCCTCCACCACCCTTGATAACTTTCTTAACGACTCTGAAGTCACGTCCATCCTTTGGATGAGTGATGTCTCCAAGTGGCTTTTCACCAGCTGCTTCGTCTCCACGCATGGCAAGCATGATCTTGGCGTGGGTTGTCTTACCGCAAGAGAATATCTTGGGTCCGACATTCTTTTTAATGTTGCCTTCTTTGTCCTTTTCAGAACGAACAATTACATTGTAGTAATATCGTTCTACAGGCTTGATTGCTCTGGCTTGATTCTGAAGATCCTCTTGGGCTTTACCAGAAAGACTTTCAGACTTCTGCCACAAATCACTGTAATACTTGCAAATAATGCAATCGCCCATCCATCTTTCACCCTTGTCGGTTTCAACCAACTTGCGTGGGCAATGGTAGGTCTTTTTGCTGCGTGTATCAGGATTAGTGAGAGTGTGTACACGAGTTGCACACCATACGCTTCCACCCTTTTTGCGGGGAAGAACACGCATGATTACAAACCCATCACGGTCAGGCATCTTGACGAATTTATCAAGATAATCACCACTGTTTCCAGCGGCTGCGCCTTCTTCAGAGACTCTTTTAGCCTCTTTGTTAATCTCAGACAGATCAAGTGGTTCAAAGTCAAGTGACATAGTGGCCTCATAGTAAAAAGTAATACGACGATGTCTTTGTTGGCATCGCCGTATTATTATCACATGAAACTACAAAAAACTTTAGCCCAAATACAAAAATATTTTATTTTTACTTTACATCACAATTTTTATTTACATCACTCATATTTGCTGCTTCTTCAAGATCGTCTGCGACTCTTTGCATTTTGAGTGCTTTTTCGTGAAGAGCATCCATCTTATCTTTCATTGTCATATAGCCTTCTGACTCAAGACGATCATTGATTTCTTTACGAGATGCTTGTTCACGCTCGTATTCCTGCTCAAGATTTCTCAAAATTTCTAAGTTATGATTTAATTTTTCTGAAATCCTCTTGTCTCTTTCAGCCTGCCTAATCGCTGCTAATTCAGGATTTCCGGGCAAAGCTGGAGGAGTTCTTCCATGTTCAAGTTTCCACATTTCTCTTTCCCTATTTCTTTCTACTTCTACTAACTTGCGTTCTTTGCGTATTTCATCCCTTTGTTCTGTGAGTTTTTTTCTCACAGATTCTTGACGTTGTTTACGCTTTTGAATTTCTTTTCTAGATAAAGACATTTTCGTCATCTCCTTCTAAGATCAGGCATTCCCGGTTCACTAGATGCTTTACCCCAGTAAAGATTACCGCCATCTTTTTCTTCAGGGGTTTCACTAAAATTCAATTCTTTATCAGCAACCAAATTTATACTTGCTGGCACAAAATAAATGTCAGACACAATCTGATCTCTTCCTGTATCATCTTGTGTTACAAAAACCTGACCAACTCCATTTGCAGCAAGTCTCTTTTCAAAAATTAAATACTTTTTATTAACAGTAAACTTCATGTTTTTCTGTCTAGCTTGATGAAGATGTAAAGGTTCAGGCAAAAAAACCATCTGATCAACTACCCTGCGAGTAGCTGTTTTACTTACATTGTGGGGATGAGCAGCGGCAGAAAGCTGTTGTGCTGGCATACTGACAGAATTGGTCTGCTGAAATTCCGTAACAGTGTATTGAGAGTTCGTGGAAGGAGTGGCTTGACATATCTGAGGTAATTCTTCAACGGCAACAAAAACATCTTCCCCACCATCAAAGGAAAATTTCTTGTTCTTGATTATAATTCCGCCCTTTGATTCTTTGAAACTAACTTGTTTTTTACTCAACTCAAATATCTCAACATCAATGATCCAAATGTCTCTTCTTGCCATCTGAGCCATGATTGATGCGGCTATTTTTTCAAGAGGAACATCATCAAAAGGATCTCCAACTTTCTTCTTGAAAGTTTTTGTCTCCTCTTTGTTATATTCACCATCTACTTTTTCGTGATAATAATAGCAACATTCAAATCCCACAACAGCCTCCTGTTCATCAACTTAAATTAGTCTTGCCTTTTATTTATTTTTGCAGCAATCCTGTTCCGTGACGAGTTGAAAAGAGAATAGGCTCCCTGTTCTTACTCTGTGCGAATGCATTAAAAGCTTCTTTTGTTGGAGAATGCCTGTTTAAGTTGTCGCAAACAATTATACCGTAATCACTTACATGAGGCCATATAAAATCAAGATATTCAAGTTGTTTATCATATTTATATTCAGTGGCAAATATAATCATATCCCAAGAATTCATCAAAAATTTATCAAATTTTTTGTCATAAATTGTCCCATGGTAATAATCAGATTTTCCTTTGAATGATTTTTTTATATTTCTCGCTCCTATTCTTTCAGAGAAAAAATCTCCATCTTTTTCTCTAAAACCAAGAAATCTTTGAACTGTTTTACATGAAATCATGAAACTTGCTGGAAAAAGTCCAAGGTCGAATCCGAATTCAAATATTGAATTTGGTTCTATGTATTTGCCAAAATGGTAGTAAAATCCAGCGTAATTTGGATCTGTATATGAAGGTGATTTTCTTGATGTTTCATCAATCATGCAAAATCGATCAAGCAAAACTCTACCACTTATGGTTTGCTTTTGCAAATCAGAATCAATCTTGCATTTCAAATCAATAAGATTATAATTTTTTATATTCACACTGAATAAGAGTAATGTCAGACTTACATATTTATTTTGAAACCGGAGCAATAGGCGATACTGGCCTAAATATTTGCCGTGCAAACATAGCAATGCAAGCTTTAGGACATGATGCGGCTATTGTTCACACATCTCCTATTTTCAAATCTCACGGGAAGATAAAGCAATCATGTCCAAATGTCGTAGAAATCATAAAATCTTGTAATTTTATAAAATCCGTAGAATACGACATTGACTATGACATCAGAGAATCTTTCTATTTTAGTAAAAAACACAACTGCTCTATACTTCAACCAATGATTTTGCGTGAAAACAATGACATGAAATCATGGGTTGACCTTAAAAAATACATTCCTTTAACTGAAAAAACTGAAAAAATAGCAGTTCTTCAACCAGTAAGCATCGATCTAAAACCACAACAATTTATAGATTGGTATATACCAATATGGGACAGATGTATAAACTTATTGCACGAAAAGGGTTATAGCATTTACATGGTTGGTGGTCCAAATGATCCAATAGAAAGAACAATGAAGAAAGAGAGCATTAAAAAAACAATCAATAAAATTGGATCTTGGTCGATATTAGAAGCATTAGCCTTTACAATTTATCGTGCTGATATTGTTCTTGCTTGTGACAGTTGGAGTGCTATATGGGGTCCTGCTGCAAAAATACCAACATTTACAGCATGGGGCTATAGGATGGAAAATAACATCGATTTTTGGGTTACTGGATTTCTTGGAAATAGGAATTATTACAAATACGGTTGGAGTTCACAAAAAGAATACTGTGACGCATACTTAGCAGGATGTTTGAGTGATCATCTAGCTGGGAGTAAAAATGCCTGAATTTGACTTCATGATTGTGGGATCAGGATTCTTTGGCGCTACCTTTGCAAGAAAAGCAGCAGATGCTGGTAAAAAGTGCCTTGTAATTGATAAAAATAATCACATTGCTGGTGCGACATATGACCGAAAATGGGACAATGGCATCATTGTAAGCGAATATGGAGCACACATATTCCACACTCAAAGCGAAGAAGTATGGGATTTCATCAATAAATTCACGAAAATCAACCCTTTCATCAATAAACCAAAAGTTTTGTCTCAAGGAAATGTTTATTCATTTCCAATTAACATGATGACTCTTCATCAACTATGGGGAGTTGTCACTCCAGAAGAAGCATACCGCAAACTACAAGATGTGCGAATACCATGCGAAAATCCTAGAAACTTTGAAGAATGGGCTTTAGACAGAGTTGGCAAGGAAATCTATGAATTATTCTTTTATGGATACACTAAAAAACAATGGATGAAAGAACCTAGAGATCTTCCATCCTCAATAATTCAGAGACTGCCAATCAGACTCACTTATGAAGAAAATTATTTTACAACAAAATATCAAGGCATTCCAAATGAAGGATACTCAGCAACAATAAAAAATATGCTTGATGGAATTAAAACAGAACTCAACACTGATTTTTTCACAATTAGAAACAAATGGCGTGATTATGCCAAACATCTGGTTTACACAGGACCGATAGATAAATTTTACGACTATGAGTTTGGATCTTTGGAATACAACACTTTAAGATTTGAACACAAAACAATATATGGTGACTATCAAGGAAATGCTGTTTTTAACCACACAGATATGTCTGTGCCACACATAAGAACAATAGAACACAAGCATTTTTACAAAAATGCTCCAAAACACTATGAAGTAAAACCACATTCAAAAGAAGAAACTGTTGTTTCCTATGACATCCCAGTTGCATTCAAAGATCATCCTGAGCCTTACTACCCAATCAGAGATGATAAAAACAGTGACTTATACAACAGATATGCCAATCTTAAAACAAATCACAAAGAAATTACTTTTGGAGGAAGGCTTGGTGAATATAAATATCTGGACATCGACCAGACAATTGCTTCGGCATTAACTAAGTTTAGAACATTTGTATAGAGAGGTTGAACCAACAAGGTTAACCTCTCTGTCTCAATTTCAAGTTTTCAATTAAACTTAGTTGAATTACCTTTGAAAAGTGCCTTGAAGCATCCTTTTCCTGCATTAGGGTTTCAAGCATTACATAAAGATCAAACATCCATGCAGACAGCTGGAACTTGTATAATTGTAATACTGAGGTAGTAAAAAAGAGACAAGATATATATGTTTCCTTACGTTAAGAAAAAAACTATTTGTCCAATCACGATAAAAGAACATTTTCTCAGAAGGAATAAAGTCCTCATCAAGAGAAAAGCAGGTGGATATGGCGACATCATTATGCAAAGAATGATGTTTGAAGATTTTCATAAGGTAATGCCTGAAATTAATTTAACATATGCCTGTCCTAGAACATATTTAGAATTTGCTAAAGATCATCCTTATGCAAAAACAGTGGCAATAGAAGAAATCAATGAAAGAACATATGGAGCATCATATGACATAACGACAGTGTGTCGTGTGCATGAAAGTAAAATGGGAGGTAAAAACACCATTCACCGTAGCGATATCTGGGCCAATCATTGTGGTGTTAAGCTTTCAAACCATAACTGCTTCATGGAATGCAAAGAAAAAGAATTTTATATTGAAAAATTATATGAAATAAACACTAAAAAGCTTCCAATGGTTTTAGTTGCGGCCAAATCAACCAAATGTATGTTTGGACAATCAAAAAGCTTAACAGACACACAAATATATGAAGTATGCAAAAAACTATGTGATAAAGGATTTTTTGTTTATACCATTCACAATGAACCTCTTGAAATTTTTACAAGCATAAATATTCCACAATTTATAAAAATTGAACCTGAATCTTGGAAAGGGCTAGTTGCAGCGGCAGATTATGTAATATCAATTGATACTGGAACATTTCATCTTGCTGGTGCGTTAAAAAAACCTCTAGTTGGTGTTTTTTCTTTCACTGATGGAAAGGTTTACGGTAGACATTACGATTTTGAGCTTGTGCAAAAACATCGTGATAACGGCGATTGGGAATGCGGACCATGTTATCTTTGCATTGTTTGCCCAAAAAGCAAAGAGATGCAAAAACCTTGCATCACAGAACTTAAATCTGATCAAATTATTCAAGGTTTTGAAAATCTCATAAGAAAATATCCTATCGCTGGACTTATTTCATCTACAAATTTAGAATTGATAAAAGAAGAGATCATTTGATGATTTTGAATTTAGAAATAAAAAATATAATCGCTGAAAATCTCAAAAATTTCACAATTGACGAGACTTTTTCTCATCGTGCTGTAGGAGATAAGATAGAAAATCTTTGCTCTAAAATAGTTGAATATCAATTCAAAGAACGATTCTCCCCCGCCAAAAGCAAAAGATCAATAGAAGACTTTATAATTCCATTTGAAAAAAAATATGTTTTCTACGATGTCAAGACACATCATGTCCAAGAAAAAGCTGGATTTTCGATGCCAAACCTTATATCGGTAAAAAGACTCAAAAAGTTTTTCCAAAACAAAAACCAAAGCTTAAATTATATTTTTGTTGATTACAAAAGAAATAAAGATTTAGTGGAAATTTTAGATGTAAAGGTTTTTAATATTTGTGAATTAGACTGGAATAATCTCACAATTGGAGCTCTTGGATATGGACAACTTCAAATAAAAGATAAAAACAAGAAATTTCTTCTTACTTCAGAATGTCAAGAAGATTGGGAATCTCAACTGAAAAAAAGAGTTGATTTATTTTATAAAAAGCAAATATGTAAATTTGAAAAACAGATCAATATTTGGTCTTCTTAATCAACAAATTCAACTTCCACTCCTGCCTCTCCAAACAACTGCATTGAAAGTTCTATGTCAGACTGCCAACGAGGGTTATCGCTTCTTGGAGCAACAACCCTTTTAATTCCAGATTGAATAATCATAGAAGCACACACAGCACATGGCATCATGGGATATGTGTAAATTGTACATCCTTTAACGGAACCTCTTGCAAACAACAAGCTGTTCCTCTCAGCATGAACAATGATGCGATATTTAAGGTCACGATTGTTAAGTCTTTCTTCTGTGTCGTCTACTCCACGAGGAAGACCGTTGTATCCAAGTGATACCACACGGCGTTCATCGTCAACTATCACAGCACCGACTTTTGTTGAAGGGTCTTTTGATGCAGTTGAAACATATTCAGCAAGACCAAGAAACCATTTATTCCAATCTGTCGCCATCTTTTATTTTCCTTGGTTTCCTATTTTTTACTTTCTTGACTTCGACTTTATTCTCATTCATGTCAAGGAAAAATTCATAAGCATCATGTTCTGGTCCAAAATATCTCTTATGAATTCTAATGGCCTTAAATTTCAAAGCTTTCAAAAAATTGTGACAATTAAGATTCTGATCACTAACAATTAAATGAATCTTATCTTTTGGACCTTCTGCTGAAGACCTTATCTTTGTCTTCAAGTATTCTATCATTCTTCGTCCAAATCCATTTTTATAATGATTTGGGTCAACAGCTATGCTTAATATGTTATAAGAACTCTTATTAAAGTTAAAAATCATATAGCCGACAATTTTCTTGTCTATGGTTAAGACCACTCCAATGTGATCTTTCTTTTTAAGACAAATATCAAAATCATCACGATCCCAAGGATGGGGGAAACACTGGTTTTCAATTTTAACAATTTCAGGCATATCACTTTGACGCATCCAGCGCATAATCGACTCTGACATTCCTTGTCTCCTTTTGCCTGAAGTTATTTTACAAAAAAAAATAATAAATGTCAATCTTATTTCAGATAATCCTCAAATGTACAAGAATTTTTAGATGAATCAGTATCATAAATATCACGATTAAGAACTTTCATTTCTTGTCTTAAAGAATGACCTCTATTTTGTACATTTTCATGATTCTTATCCCATGCTTTCAAATGAGCCTTAATATGCCCGACAACTTCTTTCCTATCGATAACATGTCTTTTTGCAGCAACAACATCAACATTTGCTGTTGAATAAGCCTTGGCATAATTATCTGAATTTCCAGCGTCTTTTGACTCAATGAATCTCAAACTATAAATCGCTTCCGAATCAACTTCTGCAATCAATAATTCTTTCTGAGCATATTCCAGTTGTTTGCCCAAATAATCAACCCATCCATATTCTTTACTCATATATTCTGGGAGATTATTTTCATTATATTTCATGTTATCAGGGTCGAGAATGATCTCTTTACCCTGAACTGTTACTCGAACTTTTTCCAAAGGTGCATCACTGGCCATATAATGATTCTCCAATAAAAAAACAAGCCTGATCAGCGGTAAAATAACTACGATCAAATTGATCTGGAGGATGACCTCCATCAGGACCAAGTCCATATTTTGGACTATTATAGATTTTAGCAACATCGTTTATATTTTCAAAATATAAATTTTTCTTACTGATTATTTCGTTCTTGACGAAAAAAGCATCTGTTCCAGTCACTTCTGTGTAAACCAACGAATAACCTAATGGTTTCAACATATTATAAAAACTTAAAAGTGATCCACCAAAATAATTTGTTTTATCCCACTTAGAATGATCATAATAAAAAACAACTTTGTCTTCATCTGGACTATGAGTTGAATTGTATTCAACATCAATTATATCAGGCCTGAAAGATGTCATGATTTTTTTAAGAATATAAAATGTGTTTTGATCAATGTCTAAAGACAACAACTGAAAATCACGTTGAACATTGTATTTCTGCAATATACCAACGATGTTTTCTACAGTTATAAAATGTTTATGTAAATTAATTTTAGGATTTTCATATTCTCCATCAATCAACAATCCATTCCATCCATATGCTTCACGAAAATATCGTGTATTGCATTCTCCTCCATCCTGAGTTCCTATTTCGACAAAAAAATGAGATCTTGGGTCACTGTAAATTCTATGAACCAAGATCTCATTGATTCCATCTTGTCCTCTTTGCGAGAAAATGGATTTTTCAAAATTTCTCACGATTATCCCTCGAATTGCTGACCATTGATTGTCAGTGAACCTTTATTTGGGTGGATCATACGGATAATATTAGCCGCTTCTTCTGGGGAATTAGCCTCAACTTCGTCAACCAAAACTTGAGTTGGATGATTGACATATTCATTCAGAACATTTTCAAAAACTTTATATTTAGCCATTTTTATGCCTCGTAGGTGTCTTCTTCTGGAACAAATCCCTTTTTACTGCGCTGCCTCTTACCCGAAGGAGCATCGCCTACATTGTCCATAGTAACTTCTTCAGCTTTCTTTTCTTGAACCAAGTTCATTCTTTCACGATATGTATCCTTCGATATTTCAAACATATCAAGAGTACCAATCTTATAATCAAAGCCAATCTTGAATGCGAACCTTGATCTACCATTCCTATGCTTAATGACAAAAACCCTTCCAACTTCAGCATCCTTCTCCAAAACCTGCTGATTAATTGACCAAAAAGCATCAAGAGGCTTGAACTGATCAAAGCTTGTGCCGATATTAGACTCATCAATAAATTGTCCAATTTCAAGCTTTGCGGCTGTTTGATTTGGCTGAACGCATGTGAAAGTGCAGTGACCTTTTTCAACTCCATAACCACGAAGATCACGCAAAATACGATAGGCACTTTCATATTTTTTAACTGATGGATCGTCTTTCATTTCACCAACATAGTCAACAATTAAAACATTAGGTTTCCATCCTCTTAGCTCCAACTGAGCCATGTAGGCTCTTATGCCGTTAACATCAATCTGACCACCGGGAAACTGCTTGACATGCAAAAGGTTAGGATCTGCCTTGTCCTTCTTGAATTCTTCGATAGTTGCTTTGATTTCATCTTTCATGTCACGAAGATTATTGATGTCCTTCTTTGCGAACTGACTTGTAAAACGCTGCACAATGCCAAGTTCATCCATTTCCAACGTGATATAAAGAACCTTATGGCCCAAGAGTACATTTTCAACAGCCGCCTTTACTAAGGCTAATGATTTACCAGTTCCCGGCAAACCAATCCAACTTGCTATCTGACCAGCAAATAATCCACCACCAGTTAAAGCATTATCAATTGCTGGGAAACCTGATGTGAATCTGTCTTTACCGACAAATACATCGTCCATACGACGAAACATTTCATCAATGTTCATGAAGTATTCAAGACCGGGTTCGTAGCTCCTGTCGATAAGCATTGCTTCACGCATTTTTTCGTAAACAAAACTCCATGTCTTTTCATCCTCAGGAGCTTCTTGCATTTTTTCCAAACTAGAATGGAAAGCAAGCTTTACAGCTTGAACTTTAGCGAAATATGTTACTTTGTCGATCAAGTATTCACGGGAATCAACTCCCGGAACGTAATAGTCATATATGCTTTTGAGTTCGGCCTGATAATGCAACTGAATTGTGCGATCACGATCCTTTAGAAGATTGGTAAGTTCTTGAGATATGATCCAATCTTTAGGTCTAAATTTTTCTTTGGTAAAATAAGTCAAAAGAATTCGACAAATAAGAATATGAGATTCATTGCTGAAATATTCTGGCTTTATTTTATCCATCGACTGAATAAGCATGTAATCATCAGTTAAAAGCATTGCTAAGAGTCTGCGCTGAAAAGTATCGTCCCATGCAAACTTTGATTTGACCACCTCTGGGTCAGTCATTGACTCAAGTTGGGCTTGTTCTTCTGGTGTGAGTTCACGCATCTATGATTCCTATAGGCTCACACCAGAATAGCACAAAATATGGAATGATCCAGATTGATTTGAAAAAAATGAGCAGCACGCCGTTAAACTCAGCCATTAGATCGGACTATGTAAATTAATTAAATGTATTTTATAAAATATGGTCAGGACGGCGAACTATGCTGCTCAAGATATTATATTAATCTCAATGTAAGAAATCAAACTCGCTTAGTGAAACCATACCGCTACGAATCGATTTTTCACGGGTAATCTTTTTGCCCATGCTCTTCTGACCGTTCCACACAATTGCCTTGCAATATGTTGTAAACTTACTGTCAATCTTCAAAGGAGCATCCTTCTTAGGCCTATGTTCTTTAGGCACAAACTTGTTAATTATTCTGTCAAGTATCTTTTCTTGGAAATGACCATACTTCTGCCTATTTGCACCATGTCTGGTTCTATTGCTCCAAAGATTCTCAAGCTCTTTAAGAACCTTCATGATGAATTGATCACTCACATAATTCTTGGCAATTTCAAAGCATTTCTCGATATAAACCTGACGCTTATAATAACTTCCAGCACGAAGCATACTCATTTGTAATTCTTGTTTGATGTCTTCTGCATCATCAAGAAAATTATTGTTTGTATTCTTTTTCTTCAATTCATGAGCAGCATGCCAGCAAAGCTTTGAAAACTTCTTATCCAAATCAAAAAATTCAGCTTCAGTAATGGGGAAATTGTGTACAATATCAAGCATTTCTTAATCCTCTAGCCGTTTTTTATAACCTTTAGATCATTTAGATTGCGTCCTCCTTTGCATGAAACTTTCAGCTTAAGGCCGGGACACAACTCAGATTCACTAGTCAAAGCATCCATACATTTTTTGTAAACTTGCTTCCAGTTTTCCTTTGTGGCATAAACAACATATCCGTCATGAACAGTATAAGCAATTTCAGCTTTATCTTTCAATGACTCATTGAGTTTTTGCAAACAAAAATATAAACTGATAAGTTTCTCTAGGCATATCGTCGCAGCAGGAGACTGCACTGCAAAATTTCTGGCAAGGTATTCCTTCCCAACCTCAAAGTTTGTTCTTCTCTTACCGAAGAAATCCTTTGCATATCCATCTTTTTTAACTTTGCTTTCGCAATCGGCAACAAATGAAATAGCAGCAGGAAACAAAGAACTAATTCGTTCCACCACTTTTTCGGCCACATCAGCCGCCAAACCACATCTCAAAGAAAGTGATCGGGCTGACTGTCCATATATAACCGGCAAAAAACATTTTTTTGCCAATTCCCTATCATTTTTTTCCTTCTCCTGTCCAATTAAAACCCTATACAAGGAAAGATATATGTCTTCCTGATCGCAAAGTCTCAATAAATTTCGATCCTTACTCAAATGCGCCAAAACAAATACTTCCATCCCCTTAAAGTCAAAACTCATAAAAAAATTATCGTAACCAACAGGCCTCAAAACTTCTTTCAGTTCAGATCCCATTGTGTGAGGAACATAAGAATTCTTGAAGGCACCGAAACACTTCAATCGACCATTGTCCTGCCCATCAATCTCGTAATAAGCATGAACCTTAGAATGCAAAGAAGAATCAACAATACCTATCTTCTCCAATGCTGGTATAACTGTTGTCATCAAAGGAAGATGAATGTTCTTGTAAATATTCTCACTTTCCTTCCACAAACCAGAAGAAACTAAATTCTTTATTCTATTGAAAGCCTCAACATAACTTTCAGGAGCATTCTTCTTTATACCGCTAAATGACTCAATTATCTTGATATCAACAATAGAAGCCTTTATGTCATAAAACTTGTTCTTCTTAGCAAAAACATAAGAAGCAAAACACTTCCAATTCCAAGTAAATATTTTGCAATCTTTTTCAAACAAAGATATACCCAAGAAGCTTAGAATCAAAGGCATAGTCTCATCTTTCAACTCAATCTTGAAGATTCGACCATCAGGAATAAAGAACTGAAGCTCACAAGACGATTCCTTGTCTGTGAAATCAAGAACCTCAGGATTAAATCGCAAGAATAGGGTCTTGTGGTCGATTTCTGTAAGCAACTTGGCCAGAGACTCAAAGTTCATAGATAATCACTCCTAAGTCAATTTTGAGCCTTCTAGCCTTATCCCTTCATTCATTGATGAACGGATTTACAAATGTCATACTAAACAAATTCTTCATTAACAACATGAAAATATTTTTGAGAAACTTTTATTTACAATCAAATTCCAGAACGGGATGCTGACCCTAATGGTTATTACTGTATAAATCATTAAGAATAATGACTTATTGAGTAAACAAGATTAGTAGAGCAAAAATTTAGCGTTTAAGCTTTGTTTTTGTTCTTTAATCTTACTTACTCCAGCAAAAAGATTAGTGGTGATGAAGAGTAGCGTACTTTCTTTTGCAACAATCTTAAAACCAGATAGTCTATGACATGAGTGTTTGCTAGTGGGATACACTATAGTCATAGAAGTCAGCATCGATGCTATCTGGCTTGACCTATGTTGCTTGTGAGAACAATGCTGCCCGTTACAGCATTTGTTGTAGAAACAACTACAAAGACCCGCTCTTGGTGAGAGCCTCACAGGTTTAGCAACTTCAACATTCAAGGTAGTACGAGACCTTTCACGCCAAAGCTTGGGACTGCCATATCTATTATACCATCTTTTATGGGAATGTCAAAAGACTTGTTTCAACCATTCAATTTTTCGATCATGATTAAAAATAATTTCGGGAAACTCTACTGGCAATTCATTAAATGAACTTCTATCTTCAGGTAATATTTCTTTTACTTTTTTAATCAATCTTTCAAAACAAATTTTACCTAAACTTTCATTCTTAAGATTTTGTATGCTTTCTTGCTTTGTTCTGTCTAACATCTGAACATCACTAGCAAAACTTAACCAAAATGATATTTTATTTTGTTGATGAAGTTTAAGAAGATTAAATTCAAGAAGTAAATCTTCTCCTAAAACCTGTTCTTCGTCATATCTTATCATATTGCTTAATTTTTTGCTATAAAAGACATGTCCACCTAAATTTCTTGCTGCTTTGTGTCCAGATGTAAATATATCGTGCTTTCCGGGTCCATATTTATATCCAAGATTAACAACATTCATACCCCAGCATACTGCATATTTATTTTCTCCAACTTCCTTAGAAGTATTTGTTTTTTCATTTGAAACATGATCGGCAGGTTTAACAATCAAAACATCAGTTCCGGGGTGATGTTTCATATGTTTTTCAATTTGAATTGCACCTGTTGGGTAAAATAGGTCGTCTCCATCAGTAAGACTCAGACCATCATAATTTGAGTTTTGTAAAAAATTTAATACAGAATTTTTTCCCTTACTCGGAGTACCATTTGACTGAGTAATTTTATATTTGACATTCTCTTTTTCACACCATTCTGAAAACTGAGAAACAAATTCTTGATTCTGAGAATTGATAATTGCAACTGTTTCTATTTCAATGGATTCGGTTGGAAATTGATTACGACAAGAATTTGTGGCACGAATTGCCTTGTCCATATCACGACTAACTAATGGGCAAAATGCTATTTTCATTTAATACATACCTTGCTTTCACAAATTCAAAGGAGTATCATGAAGTCTGAAAAAAAAGAGGATGACTACATGTGGCTTTTAGATGCAGTTGAAAAGTACAATATGGACGATCTTGAGGCAAAAGCTTGCAATCTTTCTGCAATGTGGCTTGAACAAAGCAGAAAAACATTTCCTGATTATCGTCACTCAACAATGAGAAAGGGTGACCCTAGAAAGTCTCTTATATTCAAAATAGCATATAAGCTTGCAAGAGAAACTCAGGGAATTCTTGAGAATAATGAATATCCACTTTATATCCGTGCTCAGTTAGAAGTTCTCAAATATATCAATTCTGGCAAAGATCATCCTCTTATTGACCCAAATTGTCTAGTTGGTGAAAAAGCTTGGAAAAGATGGAAGCTTTGGAAGAAAAGATACGATTCAGTCAAAAATAAACCAGCAGAATCTGTTGCAAGTGGAATCGGATTCCAAAAAGCAATTGATGGAATTGAAAAGACAAAAGAATTTTTAGTTAAAACATTCGGTTCCGAACTGACAATTGAAAAATATCGAGAATGTTATATCAACAATAATATTTTCCGTTGGATAAACCTTGCTAAAATATCTCCATATTACATTGCTATTTCACCATTCATGAAATCAATCTTCACTGAAGATGATTATAAAAAAATTAATTTCGACATCAAAGTTTATTTGCCATGCATCAACAAAGATGTTGAGCAAAAATTCCGTCAGTTATTCCCTTTAGAAAACAATTAATTGTTTTTATGATTATGATCTGTAGTATCTGTGTAAAGGACTTGTGTAAAGAATATAATCTAAAAGAGCAGTTCTTATATAAAGACCATTTCTGACTTGTCTTTCGTGATAGTCAGCACGAGAATCATCATCTATATCTTCACTAATTTCTTCGTTTCTAGGAAGAGGATGAAGAATAGCAGCGTTTTCTTTGATTTTATTGATATTGGTTTTGTCAATCTTAAAGAAATCTAGAGAACCACTGACACCTTTGAATCTTTCTTTTTGGATTCTGGTCATATAAATGACATCGATTTCTGGAAGAATGTCATTTGCGTCACATATTTCAACATTTTTACAAGGAATATTTGCAAGGTATTTTTCAGGTATGCTCAAATCACAATCTGCATGATCAGTGGCAGCGCAATAATATATTTTGCAACCATAAATGTGAAGAAGTTCAATAAGACTGTGTATTGTTCTTCCGTTTTTAAGATCTCCACACAACATAACCTTGAGATTACTGACATCTTTCCATTTTTGTTTAATTGTATGAAGGTCAAGAAGTGCTTGTGTTGGATGTTCTCCAGATCCACTTCCTGCATTAATTACTGGAACACGAGAATATGCTCTTGCTATTTCTGGCCAGCTTGAATCACCATGACGCATAATGATAGCGTCAGAATACTGACCAAGAGTGCGAAATGTGTCCTTGAGACTTTCGCCTTTGATTAAACTGCTACTTGAAGATGCATCAGCAGCTGTGACACATCTTCCTCCAAGCCAATGCATTGCTCTCTCGAATGAAAATCTGGTTCTAGTAGAAGGTTCTGCAAAAAACGAAGAAATACATTTGTTGTTCATTTGGCGACAAAATTCCCAATTCTTTTCAATGTCTGTCGCAATTTCTAAAACAGTTTCAATTTGATCTTTAGTGAAGTCGGAAATAGACAGGAAATGACGCATTTGTTCATCTCGTAATTTTTTTTGCTTGACAATTAATTATATGCTGAGAATTTAGTACTGCAAGAAAAGTTTAACAATATTTTCAACTATATCGTTGTCTTCTTGCTTTGGGGAAAACATTTCATCCCACTCAGAAGGCTGAACATAAAACTTTCTTTCTCTAGAGCTACTGTCAATATCGTAGCCAAAGCATCTAATCATGCCTTTTTTCGGATAGTAGATCAAATCAATGTCGAACTGTTCAGCCCTTCCAGTTTTTCCGTTATATGGAGATCCAACACCTTGGCCTCTGAATTCATAGACAAGCTTGTAATAATTTTCATCCTGTTTCCTTAACTGTGTTGGAAACATAATGTAAGAAGGATGTTGCTTTTTAGTTGTATACCACAATTTTTGTGCAAGTCGTTCAATTTCGTTGTAATCTTTATCTGGTGAATCAATATCTTCTTCATTAATTTTTGTTAAGTTCTCATAGACATGATTTGCTATTTTTAATTCATGGTCTTGGTCTTTATAATCGTTAATTGGATGAACTTTTTTGCAAACCCAAGCATTATTGCCTTCTAGGTCTTTGGTTAATCTTCTAGTTACCACTCTCATGGAACCTAAAGGAGACATTTGTATTTTTAGTGCTCCGGGTTCAGTTCCCCATTGAATTTCATCATTATAAAGTTGAACACCTTCAAGTTGTCCTAAGGAAGGCATTTGCAAAAGTTCACTAATTATAACGCTTGGTTTGATTATTTTGAAAAGTTCGTCACCTTTCATGATATCAGTTCCGCCCATGATTTGACTGGATACGCCTTCAAATCCATAATCAGCCATTTCATTGACTAGCCAGTAAGAGAATGACAATCTGTTCATTAAATCTATATATGAACAAGCATCAATACTATTTACCGGAAGTCGATTATGAATAAATTATCTTTTAGAATTTGGCTCGAAGATGATCAGAAAGATTATGAGTTTTATAAGGATTTAGTGATTGGAAAGCTTAATTCTAATGATAAATCTGAAAAATATGATATATCAACGTCTTTGAATATGTGGAAACCTCCAGAAAATTTAATTAGTTCTCTTGAAGTTTTGGGCGAGTTTAGGGATTTGAATGATGATGTTCAGATGCAAGTGAAAGATAAAATATCGAGTGGAGATGGTACTTTGGAAGACATTATAAGGCTTATGGCAAAAGAGGCTAAAAAATAGATGACTTTAAGTGCTAAATACCTATATCAAGGAGGTTGTTGTGGATACTTATTTGAAAGGTGCTTTAGTACCAGATGTTGCTCTTAAACAAATTGAAAAAGGTCAGGATTTAACTCAAGTAAACAATATGGCAAACATAAATACTAATTTTTGTCAAATTCCAGCAGGCTTGGTTGATTGTTGTCTCAAGCCAGAGTCTTATTTTTCGTGTCCTCCTTATAAAAATATTGAGATTTGCGTAGCCAATAGAAGTGATGGAGCATTTGTTTCATATCCAATTCCTTATCTAAAGGCTTATCGAAAATGTCAAAATGCAAAGCAAGATTCTATAGGCGGAACAAACAAACAGTTCAACGTATCATTTGCAAGTAGTTTCAAATAACAAGGCTAAAATGGCGAATCAATGTAACCAGTCGGGAACACTAAGGACAGAAGAGGAATTGTTGTGCATATTTGCCGACAATAGCGAAGGTGGTATTACCGCACAAGATATTCGTGATTTAGTTGTTTCAGCACAAGTTGATGCATCAAAACAAGGTCCACAAGGTAGCCAAGGTTCATCTGGGGGAACAGGACTTCAAGGTCCACAGGGAAGAGCAGGTTCACAAGGAGCTCAAGGTTCTCAAGGATCAGCAAGTACTGTTCAAGGTCCACAAGGCAATCAAGGCTTACAAGGAATTATTGGAGTTCAAGGTAATCAAGGAATTATTGGTTATCAAGGGACTCCAGCAGGTTATCAAGGATCGCAAGGAGATCAGGGAGAACAAGGTGAACAAGGCGAACAAGGCTTTGGCCTACAAGGTTTACAGGGATTACAAGGTGCTGGATATCAAGGACTTCAGGGAAATCTAGGCTTACAAGGTTTACAAGGTGCTGGATATCAAGGTTTGCAAGGTCTTGATGGTTCTCAAGGATTACAAGGAGTTCAAGGACTACAAGGATTACAGGGAGGAAAAGGAGTTCAAGGACAGCAAGGAACAACTGGAGTTCAAGGTCAACAAGGACGACAAGGATCTTCGGGTTCTCAAGGAGCGGGTTTTCAAGGACTTCAAGGCGCTTTTGGAACACAAGGATCTCAAGGTCGTCAAGGATCAATAGGATTTCAAGGTAATCAGGGATCAGGATTTCAAGGCAATCAAGGCCGTCAAGGTTTTCAAGGAAATCAAGGAAATCAAGGAAATCAAGGAAATCAAGGATCAGGATATCAAGGTGAAAAAGGTAGTCAGGGTTTTCAAGGAAATCAAGGCAATCAAGGACGACAAGGAGTAATAGGAACTACTGGTCCACAAGGAGAAAAAGGCGATCAAGGACTACAAGGAAATCAAGGCCGTCAAGGTCGCCAAGGAGAAATTGGAGTTCAAGGAGAAAAGGGCGATATAGGATTACAAGGAAATCAAGGTCGTCAAGGCCGTCAAGGAGAAATTGGTGCTCAAGGAGAAAAAGGAAATCAAGGAGAACGTGGTTATCAAGGCAATCAAGGATCTCAAGGTCGCCAAGGATTTCAAGGAAGGCAAGGATATCAAGGAGAAAGAGGCAATCAAGGTAATCAAGGATTTCAAGGAAGACAAGGTTTTCAAGGAGAAAGAGGATTTCAAGGTCATCAAGGATATCAAGGATATCAAGGAAGACAAGGTTTTCAAGGAGAAAGAGGATTTCAAGGATATCAAGGATTTCAAGGAAGACAAGGTTTTCAAGGTAGACAAGGATTTCAAGGTTTTCAAGGAAACCAAGGATTTCAAGGTTTTCAAGGAAACCAAGGATTTCAAGGTTTTCAAGGAAATCAAGGATTTCAAGGTTTTCAAGGTTTTCAAGGACACCAAGGAAATCAAGGAAATCAAGGACACCAAGGCAATCAGGGACACCAAGGAAATCAAGGCCATCAAGGAAATCAAGGCAATCAAGGAAATCAAGGAAATCAAGGACACCAAGGCAATCAAGGACACCAAGGCAATCAAGGCCACCAAGGCAATCAAGGCCACCAAGGCAATCAAGGCCACCAAGGTCGCCAAGGACACCAAGGACATCAAGGACATCAAGGACACCAAGGTCGCCAAGGACATCAAGGACATCAAGGTCGCCAAGGACATCAAGGACATCAAGGACATCAAGGAAATCAAGGAAACCAAGGACATCAAGGAGAAAAAGGCGAACAAGGCGATCAAGGTGAGCAAGGTCAACAAGGCGAACAAGGAAATCAAGGAAGTCAAGGAAATCAAGGACTGCAAGGACCAAAAGGTGAACAAGGTCGTCAAGGAGTAAAAGGCGATAAAGGTGATAGAGGGAATCAAGGTTCTACAGGCCAACAAGGGCAACAAGGTCGAAAAGGAGATCAGGGCGAAAGAGGGGAAACTGGTCAGCCGGGTTCTAAAAATGCTATTTTGCCTGTTTATGATGGATCTTCTGAAAAATATATTGAATTGGCATGTATGGAAATGCCAGAAGTAAGATTTGAAGATTTAATTGTTGTTAATATTGGTAGAGAAGGTAAAAATAATGTACTTTCTGTTTTCAACATAGATGAAAATTTTATCAAGGTTTGTGAATATGATTCAATACAAGTTGTTAGCGCAATGCCTTCCAGACCAATATTGATCGGCGCTGAAGTTTCAAATAATAAAATATATGTAAGGGCAAAAGATGATTGTTTAATTGATGAATTTGTTTCTGTAAATATTCGACTTTCTGGCATTAGAATAGGCAATGCTGGTAGAAGGTTCGCACAACACACATATGAAAACATGATAAAGAACAATACATTCTGGGATAGTTGGAAAAAAAGCTGACTTAATAAAGAGCGAGAATAAAAAATGGCAAATCAATGTAACCAGTCGGGAACACTAAGAACAGAAGAAGAATTGTTGTGCATATTTGCCGACAATAGTGAAGGTGGCATTACCGCACAAGACATTCGTGACTTTGTCGTTTCCGCACAAGTTGACGCATCAAAACAAGGTCCACAAGGTAGCCAAGGAACTCCGGGAACAACAGGACTTCAAGGTCCGCAGGGAAGAGCAGGCTCGCAAGGAGCTCAAGGTTCTCCAAGTACAGTTCAGGGTCCACAAGGAAATCAAGGTTTACAAGGAATTGTAGGAGTTCAAGGCAATCAGGGTTTACAAGGAATTGTAGGATATCAAGGAACACCAGCAGGCTATCAAGGAGATCAAGGACTTCAAGGCAATCAAGGTGCTGGATATCAAGGTCTTCAAGGTGCTGGATATCAAGGAATCATAGGAAATCAAGGCGTTATTGGCCTTCAGGGATATCAAGGTCTTCAAGGTGCTGGATATCAAGGCGTTATAGGTTATCAAGGAATTGATGGAACTCAAGGATTACAAGGACTACAAGGTTTTCAAGGTCGCCAAGGAGGTCGTGGGGCACAAGGATCTCAAGGTTCTCCAAGTACAGTTCAAGGTGAACAAGGATTACAAGGACTGCAAGGACTACAAGGAGCAGGATATCAAGGATTGCAAGGCATTATTGGCCTGCAAGGAAATCAAGGTGATGCTGGACTGACAGGAGCACAAGGAACACAAGGAGCAGGATATCAAGGAAATCAAGGTAATCAAGGAAATCAAGGTGATCTTGGACTAACAGGAGCACAAGGAACACAAGGAGCAGGATATCAAGGATTGCAAGGCATTATTGGCCTGCAAGGAAATCAAGGTGATCTTGGACTGACAGGAGCGCAAGGATCACAAGGAGAAAAAGGCGAAGGATATCAAGGAAATCAAGGCCGTCAAGGTCGCCAAGGAGAAATTGGAGTTCAAGGAGAAAAGGGCGATATAGGATTACAAGGAAATCAAGGTCGTCAAGGTCGCCAAGGAGAAATTGGTGCTCAAGGAGAAAAAGGAAATCAAGGAGAACGTGGTTATCAAGGCAATCAAGGATCTCAAGGTTCCCAAGGAGTTATTGGCGCTCAAGGAGATCAAGGAGATCAAGGATCTCAAGGTAATCAAGGATATCAAGGATATGGTTATCAGGGAAATCAAGGAAATCAGGGAGAACAAGGTAATCAGGGGAATCAAGGAGATCAAGGATTCCAAGGAAATCAAGGAGATATTGGCTATCAAGGAAATCAAGGAAATCAGGGAGAACAAGGTAATCAAGGATTCCAAGGAAATCAAGGGGATATTGGTTATCAAGGAAATCAAGGAAATATTGGAAGCCAAGGAAGCCAAGGAGATATTGGAAGTCAAGGAAGTCAAGGAGATATTGGCGATACTGGACCTCAGGGTTCTCAGGGTCGTCAAGGAGAAAGAGGTGTTGGACAACAAGGGAGAGATGGTCTACAAGGACCAACAGGAAGAACGGGTTTACAAGGACCACAAGGTGAATTAGGAGATACAGGGCCAATAGGACTTCAAGGAAGACAAGGACATCAAGGAGTAGTAGGATCTAAAGGAGATCAGGGATATCAGGGAGAACAAGGATATCAAGGAAATCAGGGAAACCAAGGTTATCAAGGATATCAAGGTTCTGGATATCAAGGAGAACAAGGTTATCAAGGAAATCAAGGAGATATTGGTTATCAAGGAAATCAAGGAAATCAAGGTGAAATTGGACCTTCTATAGCAATAAGAGGTTCTGAATCATGGCAATATATTAATTGTGTTATTTTAGCGCCAAGCTTTGGCGACATGTATATTTTGATTGATACTGCAAATGCTGATTGTGGATCTGGTCCAGTACCTGCCCCAATTAGGGCAGATACCAGCCCAGCACAAGTTGGAGATGGAATTATATGGGACGGATCGCAATGGGAAAACGTAGGACCAATTCAAGGAACAAGAGGATTTCAAGGATATCAAGGTCAACAAGGATATCAAGGAAGACAAGGAGCAGGTTATCAAGGAGATCGTGGATATCAAGGTTATCAAGGCCATCAAGGCCGTCAAGGAGAGATTGGGCCTCAAGGAGAACAAGGACATCAAGGAAGTCAAGGACGTGTAGGAGAACAAGGATTTAAGGGAGTCCAAGGAGATACTGGCAATACTGGACCTACAGGAGTTCAAGGAAGTCAAGGAGAATTAGGACCACAAGGTCATCAGGGAGAACAGGGTCATCAAGGATGGCAAGGAATAGGAGAACAAGGCTATCAAGGAGATGTTGGAGAGCAAGGAAATCAAGGAAATCAAGGAAATCAAGGTGCAGGATTCCAAGGAAATCAAGGTAATCAAGGCAATCAAGGGTTCCAAGGATTCCAAGGATTCCAAGGTAATCAAGGAAGACAAGGGTTCCAAGGGCCAGCAGACGGATTCCAAGGAAATCAAGGCTATCAAGGTTATCAAGGTTATCAAGGAAATCAAGGTTATCAAGGTCTAGGTTACCAAGGAAATCAAGGAAATCAAGGACTTCAAGGACCAGCAGATGGATTTCAAGGAGAACAAGGAAATCAAGGTTACCAAGGAAATCAAGGAAATCAAGGACATCAAGGATTTCAAGGATTTCAAGGTCTTCAAGGTCTTCAAGGTCTTCAAGGTCTTCAAGGTTTTCAAGGATTGCAAGGATTTGGATATCAAGGAAATCAAGGAAATCAAGGTCTTCAAGGACCAGCAGACGGATTTCAAGGGTTACAAGGAAATCAAGGAATTGGAGATAAAGGTGGTGTAAAGTATATATTTAATCCTGATGTAACTAATGCGCCAACTACTCCTCCCGGTAGTGGAAAAATTCGTTTTAACGATTTTTCGATAGGTTCTGTTACTAGAATTTATATTTCTGCATTTGACGCTAATAGTATTGACCAAAGTTTATGGATTAGTTATTTTGATGATCTATATGATGGATCTAATTTTACAGGTTTGATTTATATCAATGGCAACAACGCAGGATCAACTATTTGTACAATGGCGGTTAATGGTTATTTAATAGATCATGGAGTTTTTTATGAAATTGTTGTCCAACCTCTTTCTGGAATAACACCTTTTAACGAAGAATCTTTGAGCATAATTTTTGTTCCAAGTGGAACAAAAGGATATCAAGGGGATATAGGATTTACGGGACCCGCAGGATCAAATGGCGCTACTGGACCTACAGGTCCAACTGGAGCTCAAGGATCTCAAGGAGCAGGATTCCAAGGTTCTGCTGGGGCAGATGGATTACAAGGATCTCAAGGCCCTCAAGGTCCACAAGGTGATAAGTATGCGATTCTTCCTGTTGTTACTTCACAAGGAACTGAATATGTTGAACTTATCTGTGTAGAAATGCCAGAAGTTAGATTTGAGGATATCGTCATATTCAAGGTTGGTGGATTAGGACATAAAACAGAAAATGTTTCAAAATTTATTGATGATCGGTTGTTACAAGTTTGTGCCTTTAACACAATAAAACCTGTAAGTGTTGTTCCATCTATGCCAGTTAGTGTCGGAGCTTATGTGAGAGACAATCTTATTATCATTGATGTGGAAAGTGATAAGATTATCGACAATGAAATTGAAGTCGTAGTAAGACTTTCTGGAATAAGGGCTGGCGCTGCACATAAGAGATTTGCAACCCATACCTACGAAGAAATGGTTAGGAATAATACATTCTGGAGTAGATGGAGAGAAGGCTAAATTTTACAGAATATAGCCTAGTATTGTTCCTTCAAAGTCACAACCAACAGAAACCTCATGAGTTACTTTCAAAACGATTGTAACTCCTTCTGGGACTTTGATTGGAGAATAGCTGTAAGTCAAATTGAGTGTTAAATTTGCTACTGAACTACGACCAGCTAATACTGCAACTCCATCAACATAAAGCTTAAAAAGAGCATTGGCATTTCCGCTAACAACAAATCCAATAAAATAAAATGTTTTGTTTGCTGGAACAGTATAAGTGACAACTGTTGTTTCGGTTGATGTTAAAACAAGAGCTACATCTCCAAACGTATTTGCTTCAGTTCCGGGGTAGCTAGGAACTATTGGTCTAGTTACTAAACCGAACTCATCTCCAACAGGGTTCGTCACTTGCGCTGGGACTATATCATCAATACCTTCCCCTGTAATGACAACACGGGGTCTTTTGCGATTAGTGGGAGACGATGGATAAACCACAAGTGATTCATCCATGACATCCCCGCCAACGCCGGGATTAAGTATTGTGTAATCATCAGCCATATTTGACTTTTCTCCTTATATATTTAGCACTTCATGCCACAAAACTTATTCTTCTTGAATTTTCCCAAAAACTCCTGTACAATAAGCACTTGGAGACCGTTCTGATGAGGTCAAAATCATGAAATTTGCTAGCATTGACATTGAAACAACAGGTCTTTCTCAGGAAAACAGCGATATATTACAGTTTGCTGTTGTTTTAGATGATTTGAAAAACCCAAAGCCACTTGAAGAACTTCCTCGATTCCAAGCTATATTTATGCAGGACAACTACAAGGGCAATCCATTTGCCTTAAGCATGCATTCGGAAATATTCAAAAAAATTGATATGGCTAAAAAGAAAAATATGGAATATTGTCCAAATCAAGACATTCATTTTATAGCGATAGACCATTTACCAACTGCTCTTACCGCCTTTTTTCTCAAAAATGGTTATAATCAAAATGATAAAAATGGCAATATTTATATAAATCCAGCAGGTAAGAATTTATCTTCTTTCGACATTCCTTTCCTTAAATCAAAAATTAAGGATTGGGGAAGCATTTATTTTCTAAATCGTTCTATAGATCCTGCTATATTGTATTTTGATTTGGAAAATGATGATTCTCTTCCTGACATGAAAAAGTGTATGGAAAGAGCAGGCATCGCAGGAGAAGTTGCTCATACAGCAATCGAAGATGCTTTAGTAGTGGTTAAATTATTGAGACACAAGTTGATAAATAAAGAATGTGTTGCGGAAGAAAAAAGGTGAAAAAGAGGAAGACTACAGGCCCAAGATCTGGGTTAATTAAGTCTCGTGCAAAAGAGCAATCTCAGGAGAAGTTAAAAAAAGATGACCAACATCCTCCGAATCAACAATGATTATTCTTTTTTCTTGTCTGATGATATGAAAATTAGAACAGAGTTATGGGACAGATTGCGTTTTCGTGATAAAAATTATTTTCACAACCGTGCTTATAAGATGAAGAAATGGGATGGCTTCATCAATTTTTTCGCATTAGAAACAGGTAAATTTTTGACTGGCTTGCTTCCTGAAGTCAGTGCTGTTTTGAATCATTTCAAGACAGAATATACAGTTGAAGACTTAAGAACTAAGAGCCTTTTCGCCTATCAAGAAGTTGACAAACTTTTTCTTAATCAATGGCTTCCAGAAACGAACAGTATTGGCGACAAGATCAAGTCTCTTGAACTTTATGATTATCAAGTTGAAATGATAAATCAAGTTGTTAAGCACAGAAGAGGTGTGATTTATGCTCCTACTTCTGCTGGAAAATCATTGGTAATGCTCGGTATCCTTAAAACTATTGCTCCTAATACACCTACATTGGTTTTACAGAACAGAGCTAGTTTGGCTCAGCAAAATTATGATGAGTTTGTTAAATGGGGATTGCCGAATGTTGGTTCATTATGGGGAGGAAGTGTTAATCCCAGTATGATCACAGTCGCAACTGTTCAATCTATTGCCAAAATGGAAAAAGTATTACCCAAAATAAAAGTTCTTATTGTCGATGAAATTCATGATATGATGAGTGCTTTACCAAAAGCTGTTTATCGTCGTCTCAAGTCTGCTGATATTCGTGTTGCAGTAAGTGCTACACCTTTCAAATTTGGTGGCAAAGATCAAGTTCAAAAATTTTATGTTCGTGGTTTCTTTGGGCCAATATTGAAGATTAAGTCAGCAGAAGGTGGAGTTCTAACTACTTCTGAATTGCAAGACCGTGGAATTTTGGCAAAGAGCAAGTGTATATTTTATCCAATCCGTGAACCAAAAATTCCACATGATATTTATATCGATGCAGTAACTCGTGGAATTGCCGAAAGCTTTCATTTTCATGATGTCGTGACTCGTCTTGCTAAGAGTCTAAGAGGAAGAACTCTTATTCTAGTTGATAGGATTGCCCATGGAGATGCTCTAAATAAGCTTCTTCCCAATAGTCTTTGGGTTCAAGGCAAGGATAATGCCGTTACCAGAAAGTCGGTAATTAAAGAATTGCAGAAGGCTAAAGGCGATTTAATTGCAATTGCGACTCAGCAAATTTTCAATACTGGAATCAACGTCCATCCAAACAATTTAATTAACGCTGCTGGTGGTCAGGCTGATCACATGATTATTCAGCGTATGGGTCGTGGACTAAGAACGGCAGATGACAAAGAAAGATTGAATTATTTTGACTTTGTTTTTGAAATTAATGATTATCTGGAAGATCATAGCAACAAAAGAATTGATATTTTGAAGAAAGAAGGCCATAATGTTGAAATTAAGGAGTTGGAATTAGGTGGTTGATTCATGCAAAAATTAGATGTTATAATTCTTTCTTACACGAAAGACTTGTCTTTTTATGGTCTTACACAAAGATGTGTCTCATCTTTGTTTCGCAACAATACTAATTTGTCGTTAAATGTAATAATTGTTGAAACAAACAGTTCTTCAGACAATGATTCTTTTTTCTATAATGGATGTAAAGTTATTCATCCTTGTGAGGATTTTAATTACAATAAATTCCTTAACATAGGTTTACAATATTGCGAGTCTGATTTTGTCTTAATGTGCAATAATGATTTGATATTTGGTCCTAATTCAGCAGAGATTCTTCTTCAGACCATGATTCTTCATAATATGAAGAGTGCTTCTCCTCTTGAGCCAAATCGTCATAAGGTAATACTAACTCCAGATGAATATAAATCACAATTTTTGGAAGGATATGAAGTAGAAAAATATTTAGTTGGTTGGTGTATTTGTGCTGAAAGAAAAATGTTATGTGAAAATAAAATTTTAGATGAGAATTTTTTATTCTGGTATCAAGACAACGATTATGCTAATTCCTTGAAAAAGTTGAATATAAAACATTTTCTTGTAAATGGTAGCCATGTTTATCATGAGTTTAGTGCCTCACATAGACTTATGGGCGACAGATTAAATGAGATGACTCATGACATGAAGGGTGTTTACAAAAAAAAATGGCAAGTCTAGAATTGAAAATCATATCGGTGTCGAGATAGCAATGGGTTAAATTTATCAATAAGGATTTTATGCTTGACAGTCCTGATTTTGAACCTGAATTTTATGATGAACAGAATCGCATGATGATGGAAAGATATGTAGTTATTTTCAAAAAATGGAAAATTCCTTGGAAGACATATGTTAAGGATGTTCAAAAAAGGCTTAGGAATAGAAAATATTGGTTTTGGTCTTACTTAGTTGGATTGGAGAAGTTCATTCAAGATATGGGTGAAAATGTTCCATCAAAAGAACTAGTTGAAAAAGATAAAGACTCCCGTATCAGTAGAATTGTAGGAGACTTCTACAAAGTCGAACAATATATCAGGAACCTATGAGCCAAGAACCACAAGGCATAAGCGATCTAGAGCCATTTATAATTGCTCTTGAAAAAATTGGGCATAAAGACCTTGCAGTTCAATGTCTTGATGCTTTTGCCGAATCAGCTTCACTATTTGGTCAACATGATAATTTATCTAAATGTTATTTTAAGATAAAAGAATATAAGAAATCAATAAAGCATGGTAAGGCATCTTTAATTGTTGCTCCAACAGCACAACATGTATTTGTAACAAGAAGCAATCTTATAAATGTTTACAACAGCGCCAATATGCCAGAAGAGGCAATGATATACATTGGCTTCAATGAAGGAGCAGGATCATCTGGTGAAATCGAACTTCATAAGTCTTATGCTCTTTATTTGCTAAACAGAAAACCTGAAGCTCAAAAAATACTTGAAAAAGCATTGTTGAGCGATGATATTCCTGAAGAAATTCGTGATAAGATTGAATTCAACTTGGGGACATATTATCTTTATGAAGATAAATTCCAAAAAGGAATGAGACAATTTCTCTTGGGTGGAGCCAAGATGAAACTTTGGAATACACAAACAATATTTGCAAAAAATAATGCTTTGAATCTGCCATTTTGGCAAGGTTCTCCAGATGTAAAAAACCTTGTTGTTTATGCCGAAGCAGGAATCGGCGATGAGATCATCAATATTCGATTTATGAATCATTTGAAAGAACGTGGCATTAATGCCTATTGGTATGAAGCTACACAGAAAAATAAAAAAAATGATAGACAAGGAATAACTGACCTTTTTGTAAAAAATGGTTATCCTGTCATTCAAGATTTGGAAGAAGCATTGCATATGCCTGATGTCATGTGGACATATTCAATGCAATTACCAATTTATTTGAATCTTGGATATGCAGATTTATGGAAAGAACCATATCTAAAACCTTGTCCAGAATTCCAGAACAAATGGAAAATTGAAACAGATAAGCCGAAAATCGGTATTCGTTGGAAGGGAAGTAAGAATTACGAACAAGATCTACATCGATCCTATCCTGTCTCTCAGCTTTATTCAAATATTGGTCATATTGATGCTCATTTCATTAGTCTGCAAAGAGATGATGGAGTAGAAGAAACTGTTGATTTCCCTAATATTGTTGATTATAATGATAAGCTAGAAACAATTGAAGATACTTTTGCCCTAATCAGTAATCTTGACATTGTCATTACATCATGCACAAGTATTGCTCATATGGCTGCATCACAAGGCAAAAAGGTTTATATTTTCATTCCAATTTCAGCATACTACACTTGGTGTCACTCAACAGAGAAAACCCCTTGGTATGGTGAAAATGTAACACTGCTAAGGCAAATAAAACCAAGAAATTGGGATGAACCCATGGCAAAGCTTAAAGATTTGTTAGGGGATTTGAATTGAAAACGATATTTTTCTTGTCTGGTCTTCCAAGATCTGGATCTACACTTTTAGGTTCGATCATAGGTCAAAACCCAGATTTTCATGTCACTCCAACTAGTCCTCTTTTAGATTTACTTTGTTTCACCAACCAAAATTTCAACTTGTTGGACCAAAAATACACTTATGATAAAGATGTGGTTTCTGCCAATGTTTATAAAGGTATTATCGAAAGCTTTTACAAGCATATAGACAAGAAATACATTTTAGATAAACATCGTGGTCATCCACGAAATTTGATTCCTTTGAAAAGATTTGTAACAGATGAACCTAAAATAATTTGCACTGTTCGTCCAGTTTCAGAAATAATTGCTTCTTATATTAAATTAATTGAAAAAAACAAACAATCTGATAACTTTATTGACAATCATTTGAAATCAAAAAAAATACCAATTAACATTGGCAATCGTGCTAAATGTTTGTGGGAAGAATACATCATATCTCCATATGAAAGCATGAAGTTTGGTTTGAAAAATTATAGAGATAATTTGCATATTGTTGAATATGAAAACTTGGTAAACAAACCTGATATTGTGTTGAAAGAAATTTATGACTTTTTAGGATTGCCTCATCATTTGGGTCATCTTTATGAAAACATTCATAATTTTTGCGCTGAAGAAAAAGATGCTGCTTGGGGATTAGAAAATTTACATTTGATTAGAACAATTTTGAAGAAGACAAGCACTCCTCCTGATGAGATACTTGGGCCATATTTGACTGAACATTATAATCAATTTAATCTGGTGTACTAATGCAAATATTAAATGAAACCCTTCATCCAAAATATGATTTAGCAGTGGGAAAAGCATATATCATCACCATTCGTGGTCATGAATTATCAGAGAGATTAGCATCTCGATGCCTTGAATCTTGCAAAAGAGTAGGTCAAAAAGCCGAAATCTACGATGCTTTTGATGGAACTGACCCTCATGTTGAAGGTATCAAAGTCCCAGAACATTGCCAAGAAGCCACATGGCTTAAATGGCTTCGTCTTGTAAATCACGAATTGACAAAGCCAGAAGTATGCTGCTTGTTAAGTCATTTCTCTTTGTGGTGCAAGTGCATAGAACAAAACAGACCTTTAATTGTATTAGAACATGACGCTGTGATGCTTCAGCCTTTTACAGAACATCAAGCAGTAAATGCGATCATTTATTTGGGATGTAATGAACAAGTAAGAAATAATTTTTGGAGTATCATTCCTCCTCATGCACAACTTAATCCAGATTATAGACACATACTCAGAACACATGCTTATAGCATTGATCCTTTTATGGCAAAAAATTTAGTTAGCCATATATTGGAAAAAGGAATATTTTCTTCTGCTGATGTAACAATAAGTCTAAATCGTTTTTCAATGTTGTGTTTCGGGATATATGCCATGGATGTTCCCAGTGAATCAACAATTCCAGAGAAAGGAAAAGAAAAGTGAATTTACATTACAAATATGAAATTGGAGTTGATTCAGCTTATATCATCTATTTGCCCGACAATGAAAAATCATGTCAGTACGCAAATGAATGCGCCAAATCATGTGAAGATGTAGGAATGTCTTACAAAATGTGGCCAGCTTTTGATGGCACAGGCGATGAAATAAAAGAACCAGAACACTTGAAAAGAAAAGATTGGCTGAAGTGGATCAAATGCTCAAATCCAACCTTAGATAAAACAGAAATTTCAATTTTTTTAACACACATAAGCCTTTGGGCAGAGTGTGCCGAACAAGATAAGCCAATTGTTATTCTTGAACATGATGCAATACTTTTACAAAAAATCACACAACACTCAGCAATAAACGCAATCATATACTTAGGAAGCCATGAGCAAGTTGAAAATAATTTCATCTGTAATCCTGTTCCAATCATGATGCAATGGCAAGGACTACGCTGTTTGTGCAGAGCACACGCTTATAGTATTGATCCCTTCATCGCAAGAAGGCTTTTATCAAGCGTTATCGTAACAGGAATAAACAAAAGCGTAGATGTTTATATGAGGTCAGATATATTCACTCAAATTCAAAATGGCATTTTTGCATATGACAAAAAGAATAGTGAATCAGTGATAAAGAGAAATAAATCCGCTGAAGATCAAAGAATTTGTGGCAAAATCCTCTAAATAGGTCATGATGTCATTCTTGAAAAAAATACCTTATTTCATCATGCTTTTAATTTTAAGTATGATTTATTTATCGTGTGGTTATCTAATAGGTTACTATAATGGATATAATCAAGCTCAAAAAGAATGCGTCGAAACAAGTGAATTTATTAAATAACGTATAGGAGAAAAAATGGCCTTAATCACAAAAGAAAATCCAATCATAGAGCCTGCAACAATTGAAAAAATCTATAATGTTTGGTGGGTCGAAAACCTTACTCTTGATGCAACACTCACCTCTAGCCCAGAACCAATTCTGGTTGTTGACTACAGATTATGCTACCTAGATGAAAATGGAAAACCAAACTTTCATCCAACAGAAAGAAGAAGACTTCACATGAGAGATCTTTTTTCTTACACCGCTACAGACGAAACTGTCTACAACGCCGTATGGAATGCAGTTGATGTTCTTGGTAATATTGGAAAAACTCAAGGTGTTCTTGACTAATGTTGAAAAAATTCTGGTCAATTTGGCGTAAAGCCATGGGTGACGACTTAATGTATGATGACATTGAATGTCACATAGGAGCCATCATTCGCACATTCTTTTGGATAATAAACATTATCACATGTGGTTTCGTCATGGCAAATTGCATCAGACATTGGAATTCTTAGTCATTTCAACATATATGCTAATTTCAGGGAGATAATCCATCGTCTCCCTGATTATCTGTAAATTACCTTCATTAAAATTCCTTCTCTCAACACGGAATCCAGCTTCCATTCCAATCTGCTCTAAACTACTAAAATCATATGCAATCTTGTGACCATCAAATAAGAATGACCATAACTTGAATGATTGCGCTTTATTTTGAGCAGCAGTAACATTCATCTGATCTAAAAATTCAAGATTGTTATCCTTATAATAACTAACTAATTTTTCTGCATCTGGAACAGCGATCCTTATGGTCGCATTTGGTTTCATAATGCGATTACACTCTTTAAGAAAATTCAATCCTTCATTCCAATCAAGATGCTCTAACATGTGACTGGAAACAATTAAATCAACAGTACTTTTTTCAAATGGAAGCGGATGCCTACAATCCATCTGAAGGAATTTGTATTGATTTTGAGCAGCATAATCATTCAGATTTACAATGTCTGTGTTGATCCAGCCATTATGTAACATCACCGTGAAGCTACCAATATTGAGTTTAAGCCTACCATCTCCAGCAGGTATATTCAGAGCAAGAGATCCTTCTGTTAAATGCTTGTTGTCGATAAATTCCTGATTGCTCCAAGAAAGATTTAGACTATTTGTGTTTACTCCATGCATTCCTCTTGAACAAACACGATTTATTTCTTTAAGAATAACAGGAATATATTCAGCTTCAATAAAATCAAAAAAACCATGTGACACACACAAATCAAATTGATTGTCTTCAAATAGCCAAGGTGTTTGCCTCACATCAAATTCAGCAACAGAATCACTCACTCTTGTTAGAAAACAATGCTTGGATATTTCTAATCCTCTGGATGGAACACCATTTACTTCAAGTCTTTTAAGCAAATATCCTCTACCACAACCAATTTCCAAAACAGAAGTTGGATTCTTCTTCATGATGTTATTGAAAACAATCCAATTGCTTGGATGATCACGATAGAATCCAGTATTCTCACCATAAAAATGAGGATTATCAAAATACTCTCTATCAAAATCAATTTTATTGGTTTTTTTGGTTGCTTCAATAATCATATCTGTTTGTAATTCCCCAAAAGGCAATACAATAACATTGGTGAATCCAGCATCAGTCATTAACTTAATTGCATATTTTGGACTGAAGCTATTGCGATGAGTGTTTTCTGGATAATCTTGGTCACCGAAAATAATACAAGAACAGTTGTCGTTCCACTCATCGTGATCAAGAACATATTGCATTTGCTTTTCGGTATTAGCTGTAATAAAAACAACTTTACCATTGTTCTTGAGAATACGATAAACTTCACTGATGAATAGTTTTACTTTACGCCAAGAAAGATGTTCAATGCAAAATTGACTGAATACACCATTGTATTCATTTTCTGGTATTGGCAATGGTTCATTAAAATCAGCAACTATGTCAATGCTTGTTCCTGAACGAACATCGAGATTTGGGCGGAAATATGGTCTATCTCCTCCTCCCAATTCAATTACTTTATCATTTTGACTAAATGGAAATGAATAACTCATATCATGCCCCGCCACAATTGGATGTATTGTTCTTTGACCTTGTCCCAAGTGTAATTTTTCGCTTTTGTTTCCGCATTTTTGCCAAACTCTTCACAAAGATTTTGATTGTTTTTCAATGTGTCGATCATTTGTGCAAGCTGCTTAGCATTCTTTTTCTCAAATACAAAACCGCAACCTTCAATGCAATCGGATGCTCCAGCACCATCAGAAACAACAACAGGTCTGCCAGAACTCATAGCCTCAAGAACTTCAATGCCAAATCCTTCTGTTGCGCTTGGCTGAACATAAACAGAACAACTATTGTAAAAATCTTCTGTCGATTTAACCCAGCCTTGAATATTGATATTGCCTTTTCCAAAATGTCTAATTAAAGGCAACAATCTGGGAGTTTGAATTCCTGCAAGATTCAATATGGCATCTTTGTAATTTAGAATAGACCAAGCTTCTAACAAATATCTCAATCCTTTATCAGGTCCACACTGACCAAGATACCCAACTGCAAACTTATTTGGAATCTTCTTGTTCCTGACGGGAACATGACCATGTGGAATTATTTTTGTATTGTTTATTCCATATTTATTATTGGTTTTTTCTGCAACCATTGATGGACATATTACAACATCAGCATTCTTGTAGCAGCTTATATATTTTTGAAATAAATTTGGATCATTTAAGTGTGGAAAATCAAAGGAAGCACCTAATCCTAAAAATTCTTCTCTGCTGATGTCAACATCATGAGCAGCAACAGTGTAAGTTATTTTTACGCCATTTGCTTTTAATTTGGTGGTTAGTTCTGGGAATGTGCCAGCATAGAAGTGTGCAAGCTTATACTTACTGAAATCAATTTCTTGAATAGACTTTTCTGAATCAAAAGGATTATTGGTTGGTGCGGGATTGATGACATCAACAGGACCAAGTTGATTTAACGCTTCAAATTCATGTGCGGTTACTTGACCGCCTCCTGTTTCTGAACCGATTTTATCATTTGTTACAAATAAAAACATGATTTAATCCAATGGTTTTCTTAATCTTACATAGCAAGAAACATGAGGTAATCCAATTGTATTCAGTATAGCCTCGTTCATTGATATTGGGCTTCCAACAGGAAAAACCTTACCGTTGATTGTTATTTCTTCACAAACACCAAGATTAAACACTTCTGTTCTAAAGTCTTGAACAATTCGTTCAAGTAGATTAGCCCAATCATAAACACGCCAATGAGGCTTGTGTACAACAAATTTACCACCGAAAGGTGTTGTCAAATAACATGTTCCTCCCGGTTTCAATAAATCATAAATATATCGCATGGCAATAACATCATAATATTCATGTATCTTGCCTTCTCCATAAGTATTCAAACCAAAATGTTCAATGGCAGAGACAATAACAGCAGCATCAAAAGTTCCTATGTTTTCACGAAGGAAGTAAGATGGTAATCGGCAGAAATCAGCAGTAATGTGATTATAGTTTAATTCTTGATCAGAATCTCTTAAATCAACACCTGTAACATGAAATCCACACTTAGCCATCATGCTGGCTATAGGACTATGTTGAGATCCAACTTCAAGTATTTTTGAACCTTGTGGCTCATCAAAATCAGCAAAAAATAATCTTGATTCTGGATCAAAGGTTTTATATTCTTGAATAATATGGTCAGGTATCCTCATATTTCCCACACTTTCAAACATATTGTTGCAAGAACGCAACCACCGGGGAAACTCGCAGAATAATATTTTTCATCATTAAATTCAGATACGCCAAAATAATTTAATATTTCTGCTGCTTCATTTTTTCCCATGTAAAAATCAAACTGATTTTCACCTTCTTCTATGATAAAATCGAAAGTTAAATAAAGCTCTCCATCCTTCTTTAGCATTCCTATCATGTTTTCAATACATTCAATTCTTTCACTACTACTCTGTATGTGTTCTAGAACAGATATACAATAGACTTTATCAAATTTTTCTTCACTTCTATAATCTTGAATTTTAGAATTATAAAACTCAATGTTTTTGAAACCAAGTCTTTTTGCTGACCTTATAGATTTGTCAAGATAGTCTTGATTCATATCAATCGTGACTACTTTGGCGCATCTTTTGGCAACTGCATACTTGAAAACAGCATATGCTCCACCAGCATCAAGACAAACATCGCTTGGCTTCAAATTACTATGCATAATTGCCCAAGGATATTCGTATTGTCTGCTCCAGTGCAAACTTGTAAAGCTAGTTGGAACCTCAAAGTTTAGTGGAGCATTTTCATGTGGCTCTAAAATTGTGCATTCTGGGCATTGAATGTCATAGCTCATCAATTCACGAAGAATTGTTTCATCAGGACAGCCATAAGTATAAGAAATATGTATTTTCACCAGCCACCTGTGTCTATTGCTTCAAAACAAAGATCTTCATATCTTTTAATCATGTTGTCATAAGAAAACTGATTTGCCCATTCAATGCAGTTTTCTGATTTAATTGTTGAAACAGCATCGTCTTTGATAAGTTTTTCCATTTCTTCTTGACTATTGACAAGGAATCCTGTCTCGCCATGCTTGATTGTTTCTTTGCAGGCACCATGATTCCATGCAATAACAGGCATTCCACATAGTTGAGCTTCGACTGGTGCAAGTCCGAATGGCTCACGGAAGTGTTTGTTGGGGTGTAGGAGGGCTTTATTTGTATTAAACCATACACTGCACTCATCACGGTTTTGATGCCCTACATACCTAAGATTGGGCGATACAGAGCATTTAGATTTAATACTGTTGAGAAGTTCTGGTTCTCCTGTGATTCTGTCATCTCCTACGAGATCAAGTCCAATTTTACAAGTATTGGCCACATCAACAGCAATATGTGGACCCTTGATTGTGCTTATTCTGGCGAGGAAGAGATAACGGTCGTTTCTTGTTAATCCTGTGTTTTTATAAAAATTAACATCAACTCCGTTATAAGCGACACGGGAAGCGACTTTCAGGTGTGCGGAGCAACCATCTGATTGGTCTTTGCTGATGCAAACAAAGCATGGGAATGGGACTGATGGTGCTGTGCTGTACATAGTGTCTACAGGAGCGTGTAGAACGCCAAGGATTGGTTGTGGAAGCTTACCTTCCATTTTCAGGATGTAGCTCCATTTTTCCCAACTATGATCGATGATCACATCAAAGCTTGGTAGTTTGTGCCAATAACCGCTGTAGGCTTGTCCTTCTGGTTCATATTGTGTTGTTTCATGAATTTCACAACTACTTGTTGATCCTCTTGGTGCAACAAGCATTACTTCATGACCTTTGGCTGTAAGCCCTTCAGCTATTTGCCAAGCCAGCATTTCTAGTCCAGAATAGCCCTTTGGGGGGCAATGTAGGACTGTGCTGGATATGACACAGATTTTTAACTTTTTCATTGGAGTTGTTGGCAAGTATGTAAGTTTCATCAGGCTCTGATCTCCAATGGTTTGAATCCGCCAATTTCACTTTGTCCCAATCCTGCATGTCGGCATTGCACACTGGTATCAACATAAATTTTGAATCCATGATTTCTGGCATGTTTGCAGAAAGTAAAGTCTTCGCTTGTTTTTTCAAGATGAGGAAGATCAGTTCTATCGCATCGCCATTCAAACCATTGGCAACGATTGCTGAGTGGAGGTAATTGTTTGATAACATCACGATGTATGAGAAGGCATCCTGCTCCTACATAATCGACTTCCAGAAGGTCAGGAGCATTAAATTCTTGAATCCATTGAGGACCATTTTCTGATTCTCTCAACATTACAGGGGCAAGTGGTTCGTATCTTCTGTAGTACAAGCCACTTACGATTGGTTTCTTGTGAGACATTAGTTTTATGATTGCATCAGGAGGAGGAATGACATCGTCATCGAGAAAGAATAGCCATTCCCAGCCGAGTTCGAGTAGTTTTAAGCATCCTGTATTTCGTGCATGGTCATATGGCATTCCTTGGAGTGCTGTGACTGCACCGGGAATTTGCAGGTTTCTGAGTCCGAAAGCCCATGCAACTGGTGCATATTCTCTCGTTAAAATGCAACATAGGACACGATTTTGATTGATAAGTTCCCATGATCCCGGCATAATTGAATCTCATTTATTTTGACAATGGTGTCATTGACATTATAATGTAATAGATTTATTTTTTCAAATGAGGCTTAAAAATGAACGAATTGACTACGATTGATGAAAGAGTAAATGAAGCAGTAAAAGCTATTGAGGAATTGGAACAATCATTTCTTGAGATCCAACAGCCAAGAACATCATATGTAATTGAAAAATTTGTAGTTGGTCAGCACGATACAATTGAAATGCAATTTAGCCAGTGTGTCCTTGAGATACAAATAAAAGTTGCTAATTTGAAAAGAGCGAAACTAGGAAAAAGAAGGATCGAAATTCAAATTAAAGAACTTGAAGACAAGGGAACTGAAATTGATCAGATTGATGCAGACTTGAAAAGAATTGACCTTCAAGAACAAGATTATGCCGTGCTAGGCGCTTTAAGAGAATTGGATGCTCTTTATAAGATTTATCAAAGTTTTCCCAAGAAATATACACGAGAAGAAATTGATAATGCTCAGGAAAGCTATTGGAAGCTTCGTCTAGATCGACAAGCGCAGCAAGATCTTCAGGCGACTGGAAGGGTTGGCGTTGGTAACAGTGAAGCACTACGCCAGATCAATCTTGCAGCGACTCCAAAGCTGGACCATATCAGGGAAGTTGAGAAAAAGTATCTAGAAGTTGGTGATGTCAAGATTTTAATTGTTGTTCCAACTCGTGAAAAGGCAGAGAGATTGCCTGTTTTGGAAAATCTAGCCATTCCATCAGGAGTTCAGGTTAAATTCCTGAATGTATTTGGGAGGACAACCGCAGAAGCGTATAACGATGCCATCCAGACTGCCCTGAATGATGGTTGCGATATGCTTTTGACTGTTGAGGATGATACTTTCCCACCTACTGATGGATTCCAAAGGCTTTTGGCTCGTTACCGTGAAATTGGTGATCCTAAGGCTGTTTTGGGTGGATATTATGTGAAGAAAGTCCCATATCCAGAAGGTGTTCACATTCAGGTTATTGCTGGCAAGCGTCAGGCATTGACTTTGAATAAAGATGATGTTGGTGTGCATGAAGTTTACACTATTGCTCAAGGTTTCACTCTTTTCCCTATTGAATGTTTTCTTCAGACAGAATATCCTTGGACAGTGACAACTGCTCATCTCACGCAGGATAGTTTTTTGTCTCAGAAGTTGCGTGAGAAGGGATTTAAGTTGTTGGTTGATGCAAGTGTTCGTTGTCGTCATGTTGATTTTGCTACTGGCAATTCATACGAATGAGGCGATTATGTTTAGAATTTTAGTTCTTGTTTTATTGTTTTTGTCATTGAGTTTTATTAAGGCAGAGGAAGCCTCATCTTATGATGAGGCTGTTAAGATTGCGAAGAAAGATAAAAAGAAAATTTTCCTTTATTTTGGTGCATCTTGGTGTGCGCCATGTCAATCCATGAAGAAAATGTTTAAGGAAAAAGAGGTAAAGGAAAAGCTTGATAAGTTTGTGGTGCTTATTGTTGATGTAGATGAAAATTCGACTTTGAAGAAAAAGTATAAGGTTAAGAGTATTCCAGATTATCGCATTTTGAATTCAGATCTTGAGGTTGAAAAGAAATTTGTTGGTGGCCAGACGAGATATAAGTTTTCAAAGTGGTTGGATGATTGATGATTAAGTGTGAGTTAGCATTTCCTTCGACGATATATGTTTGTGATTTGAATGATCAGGGTTACAGGCAAAATTTAATTGATTACACGAGATACCGACAGGCTTCTGATCCTGTTGGTGTTGAAAAAACGAATATGGGTGGTGGTTGGCAGAGCCAAGACAATTTTCTTGATAATCATGTTTGTTCTGAGTTGAAGCGTGATTTATCTGGTTTTGTTCAAAATATTCGTGAATCTTTGACTATTGTTGAAGAAATAAAAATTTATAATTCTTGGGTTAATGTTAATCCTTCTGGCGCATATAATGCGAGTCATACACATCCACGCAACATATTTTCTGGGTGTTATTATTTACAGGCACCTGAAAATTCTGGAAATATTATTTTCCATTCCCCTTTGATTGCGAAGGGGATGCTTGATGCTACTTATAAGGATTTTAGTATTGTTACTGCAAATAATTTAATTTATCCTGCAATAGCGGGAAGATGTTATATATTCCCTTCTTGGCTTATGCATAGTGTTCAGATGAATAGGTCTTCTGAAGACAGAATCAGCATGAGTTTCAATATATTTTTTGATAAGTTTTAAGCAGGATGATTATAAGGTAATGTGCCTCTGAATCCTGATCTTACAACTCTTGGACTTGGCATAACGAATAGTCCTCCGCTCATGGCGATGCCTATTTGTTGTTGCATGTCGCCTGATATGAATGGTGCGCCAGAGGATGCTCCACGCATTCCGCTTTGATTAACGATATTTCCGCCCGATCCGACATAAAGAGGTCTTCCTTGGAATCCAGAAATTCCATTATTTAGACCAGAGTTTTGAGCGAATGTTCCAGTTCTTCCAACATATCCGTAATAGTAAACTGCTCCAATTGTTCCGCTGTTGACAGTTCCGCTTGTAACGCCAATTGCTGGAAGTCTCATTCCACTTGCTCTTTGTGCCCTTACAACTCTGCTTCCAGATGCAATGCAAACTGCTTTGATGCCTGAACACTGTTCTTGGAAAACGAAATAATCAAACATTGGTCTGTTTGTATTTATTTCTGCTGTTTCTGAGAGATTGTATGGGAATGCTGCATTCTGTCCACTTGCTGTTGTAAGACCAATTGTTCCAGATGAAAGCTTGCTGCTTGCAATCAATTGAGAATAAGACACGCCACCATCAATTCCAGCAAAATCATAATTTGCTCCACTTAAATCTGCTGTTGTTTGAGCAGCAGTTGTTTCTGTTGAATATGTTAATTTATCTGCTGTTTTATAAATAATACTAAAATCGAGTGTTCCTCCTGTAAAATAACCTTTTGTAGATCCTTGGGATACACTTGATAATGAAAATCTTGCTTGACTTAAATTAGCACTTGTTTGAGCAACAGTCGTATCAGTTGAATATGTTATTTTATCTGCTGTTGTGACTACTGAATCTGTATCTCCGCCAGCAAAATAACCTTTTGTTCCTTCACCTGAGCATCCAACCACCCCTGATCTTGCTTGGCTTAAATTTGCAGTTGTTTGTGCCGTTGTGGTGTCTGTTGAATATGTTAATTTTTCTGCTGTTGCAACGATTGCTATTGATACTCCACCAGCAAAATAACCTTTTGTTAATCCTTCTGAAATTCCAGCAAGGTAAAATCTTCCTTGACTTAAGTTTGCGCTTGCTTGTGCGACAGTTGTGTCTGTTGAATATGTTAATTTGTCTGCTGTTGCAATATCTGATCCTCCAGTAGTTCCACCGGCAAAATAACCTTTTGTTCTTTCTCCAGAGCATCCCGCCAAACGATATCTTGCTTGGCTTAGATTTGCTGTTGCTTGAGTAATAGTTGTTTCTGTTGAATATGAGAATTTTTCTGTTATTGCAACAATTGTCCCGCCTGTACTATATCCTCCTGCAAAATATCCTTTTGTTAATCCTTCTGATATTCCAGTTAAAGCAACTCTTGCTTGGTTCAAAATTATAATTGAAGAAGTTGTATCTGTGGAATAATTTAATTTATTTCCTGTTATACCAAAAAATGTAACAGGAGCAAAATATCCCATTTTTGTTTGAAGTGAAACATCGATTGATTCAAGATGTACATTCCCAATTTGTCCGCTGGCAATATTTGTGTATGTTGTAGTATCGCCGAAGAATTCTGGGAATCTTATTACACCGCTTCCTATATTTCCTGAAAGTATTGTTTCATTGGCAAAATGAACTCTACCAACTTGTCCAGAGGCAATATTTCCGCTTCTTACTCCTGCGTTTGAGAAGTTATTTGTGGTTGCATCGCTGAATACAACACCAGAAACTATATTTCCGCTTAATACTGAACCAGATGCCAAGTTTGTAAAACGAATTTCGTTGGCTTCTGTTGTTGTTAGTTTTCCAGAAGTGACTAGGTAAGGTATGATTAAATAATTTTGTGCGCCATCAATTCCTGCTAAACTATTTCTTGCTTGACTCAAATTAGCGGTTGTTTGTGCAGCAGTTGTATCAGTAGAAAATAATAGCTTATCCGTTGTTGTCACAGGACCGTTACCGCCAGCAAAATAACCTTCAGTTGATCCTTCTGAAATTCCTGCTAATTCTCTTCTTGCTTGACTTAAATTTGCAGTAGTTTGAGCGGTAGTTGTATCTGTTGTGTATGTTAATTTATATGCATTAATTGTTATGGCAAATGTACCACCACCAGCAAAATAACCTTTAGTTCCTTCGCCAGAACATCCAGAAATATAGGCTGTTGCCGTGCTAAGATCCGCTGTTGTTTGAGCAGCAGTTGTATCATTTGAAAATGTTAATTTGTCTGCCGTTACTAAAACGGTGCTACTCTGCCCACCAGCAAAATAACCTTTAGTTGTTCCTTCTGAAATTCCAGTAAGGTAATATCTTGCTTGACTTAAGTTTGCACTTGATTGTGCGGTAGTTGTGCCTGTTGAATATGTTAGCTTGTCTGCTGTGTTTAAGCTGTTTACTTGATGAGTAGTTCCACCAGCAAAATATCCTTTTGTTCTTTCTCCTGAACATCCAGCCAATCCTTGTCTTGCTTGACTTAAATTTGCAGATGTTTGAGCGGCAGTTGTGTCTGTTGAATATACAATTTTATCTGTTGTTGCAACATGTCCAGAAAACGAAGATGTTGCTCCACCAGCAAAATAACCATTAGTTGTATAATCAGAAATTCCCGCCAATTCATTTCTTGATTGACTTAGATTGGCAGATGTTTGAGCGGCAGTTGTGTCTGTTGAATATAATATTTTGTCTGTTGTTGAAACATTTGCTCCTGTAGATCCACCTGCAAAATAACCTTGACTAATTAAAGTGGTTGTTGTTGATATTGATCCACTAACAATTGAGTTGTTATTGAACATGAAAGCGGTAATACCGCCAGACACATAAAATGCAGTAGGAATTGGCCAAAGTCCATCTGCAAGATTTTCACCAGTTACAGACTGGAGTGCAAAGTTTCCTGAAGCTAATGCGACATCTGCAAAGTTATAAGCAACTGTTGCATTCGCACCAACCATATTGAAAATAACTGTTCCACTAGGAACTGCACCACTTGTTACGGACGCAGCCCCCAAATGTGTATTTCCAATTGCGCCGCTTGCAATGTTACCGCTTTCAATAGCTCCATCAATAAATGGGGTAAAAAATATAGAGCCAGAAGCAATGTTTCCGCTCACGACAATTCCGCTTGCAAGGTTGAATGCGCCTACTGCTGCTCCGCTTGCCAGTTTCACAGTGCTTATTGATCCGCTCGCAATATTAAATGATTGGAATGCTCCGCTACTGATGTTATCTCTGGTGATTCTACCGCTGAGAATATCTCCACTACTTATTGCATTGTCACCAAATGCACCACTCCGCACGCCTCCTGAAGCTAAGTTTACAGTTGTTATTGTATTGCTACTACTTATATTTCCGCTGAAAACGGCATTATTGGCGAACTTAAATGTTGATACGTTTCCGCTTCTTACTGAATCAGAGTAAATAGAAGAATCAGAAAAATTAAATTGGGATACAACTCCTGATGCAATGTTTCCTGAATTAACGGAAGAATCACCAAAATTTCCACTGTTTACGATATTCGTTGCAGTTCGTATAACTCCAGATAAAAAATGAAATTGTCCAATTTGACCAGATGATATGTTGCCAGAAGTTATTGAATTGTTGCCAAATACACTAGTGAATTCTTGACTTGCTCCAGCCAATTGTGCTCTTGCTTGACTTAGATTTGCAGTTGTTTGGGCAATAGTTGTGTCAGTTGAATATGTTAATTTGTCTGCTGTTGCAACACTTGAACCTATGTTTCCACCAGCAAAATAACCTTTTGTTAATCCTTCTGAAATTCCAGCCAAAGATAATCTTGCTTGACTTAGATTAGCTGATGTTTGGGCAGCGGTTGTGTCTGTTGAATATGTTAATTTATCTGATGTTGCAACATAGTTGCTAGTATATCCACCAGCAAAATAACCTTTTATTCCATCTCCGTCACAACCTGCTAATCCTGATCTTGCTTGACTTAGATTAGCTGATGTTTGGGCAGCGGTTGTGTCTGTTGAATATGTTAATTTATCTGCTGTTAATAATGCTACACCAGATTCATCAGATGTAGATCCACCAGCAAAATAACCTTTTGTTGATCCTTCAGAAACTCCTGCTAAGTATCCTCTCGCTTGACTTAGATTTGCACTTGCTTGAGCGGCAGTTGTGTCAGTTGAATATGTTAATTTGTCTGCTGTTGCAACAGCAGCACCTGTGTTTCCACCAGCAAAATAACCTTTTGTTTTTTCTCCAGAACAACCAGCTAATATATATCTTGCTTGACTTAGATTTGCACTTGTTTGAGCAGCAGTTGTATCTGTTAAATATGATACTATATCTGCCGTTGCTAATGCTGTAGATGCGTCATTAGATCCACCAGCAAAATAACCTTTTGATCCTTCTCCAGAACAACCTGCCAAAAAACCTCTTGACTGACTTAAATTTGCTGTTGCTTGAACTGTAGTTGTGTCTGTTGAATATGTTAATTTATTTGCTGTTGCAACACCACCAGCAATATATCCACCAGCAAAATAACCTTTTATTCCACCTCTAACTAAAGCTAAATTATTACCCGGATTAAAATAACTTATATGAAATCTTCCAACTTGTCCACTACCAATATTTCCAGAATTTACAGAATTGTCGCCGATATTGCCTGATTTAATTGAACCGCTAGTTGGATACGAGAATCCAAAATGAATTGATCCAATTTCGCTTGAAGAAATATTGCCAGAAAAAACGCAATTATCTCCAAATACTGTTGAATAATTATTTCCAACACCTGCCAAGTTAAATCTTGCTTGACTTAAATTAGCACTTGTTTGTGCTATAGTTGTATCAGTTGAATATGTTATTTTATCTGCTGTTGCGATAGGCGTGGCACCAGTAGTCCCACCAGCAAAGAATCCTTTTGTTCCTTCTCCAGAACAACCTGCTAAACTATTTTTTGCTTGACTTAAATTTGCTGTTGTTTGGGCGACAGTTATGTCTGTGGAATATGTTAATTTGTCTGCTGTTGCCACAGGACCATTCCCACCAGCAAAATAGCCTTTTTTTCCTTCTCCATCGCATCCAGCCAATTGTCGTCTTGCTTGACTTAGATTGGCTGTTGTTTGTGCAGCAGTTGTATCTGTGGAATATAATATCTTATCCGTTGTGCTGTACTGGGTTAAACTACTACGACCACCAGCAAAATAACCTTTTGTTGATCCTTCTGAAATTCCTGCTAATTGCTCTCTTGCTTGACTTATATTCGCAGTGGTTTGTGCAGCAGTCGTGTCAGTCGAATATGTTAATTTGTCTGCTGTTGCAACAAGTGCACCACTAGATCCACCAGCAAAATAACCTTTTGTTCCTTGTCCAGAACAACCAGCCAATCCTTGTCTTTCTTTACTTAAATTTGCAGTGGTTTGTGCTATAGTCGTATCATTTGAATATGTTATTTTATCTGCTGTTGCAATAAAACCTCCTGCATTAATTCCACCAGCAAAATAACCTTTTGTTGATCCTTCTGAAATTCCTGCTAATTGCTCTCTTGCTTGACTTATATTCGCAGTGGTTTGTGCAGCAGTCGTGTCAGTCGAATATGTTAATTTGTCTGCTGTTGCAACATAATCTCCAGTACTTCCACCAGCAAAATATCCTTTTATTCCATCTCTTATTTTGGAGAGATTAGTTCCCACATTATAATCATTTATTTGGACTCGACCCACCTGACCTGATGCGATGTTTCCGCTTGTTACTGCATCATTTCCAATAAAACCAGATGTAATTGAACCACTTGTCAGAACAAGACTGGAACCACCTACTCCACTAGCTAAATTAAAAGCACTAATACTTCCACTGGCAATATTGCCACTAAAAATTACATTGTCGCCTATTGCACCACTGGTAATTTGGCCAGAAGATCCCGTCGATTGCCAAAATGTACCATTATAAGTCCAAGCGTTGAAGCTGAACTCATATCTTTGTCCAGATGAAGGCGAAGATGGAAAGCTGATTGGCATTTTTTATATTCTCTTAAACATCATAAGGTAAGTTGTTTGCAAATCCACTTCTGTGGACGCACAAGCTTGGCATAACAAACATTCCGCCACTAACATACACGCCGATTGACTGCTGCATATCACCAGAAAGTCCCGGTGCTGACAAAACACCACCAATAGTAAAGCCACTTCTGTTCACAACAATTCCGCCAGAACCAACATAAAGTAAGTTACCTTCAAATCCACTTGCAATCATCCCAGAAGCAGCACTAAATATTCTTCCGTAAGAAACAACAGAACACGCAGTTCCACTTAAAGCTCCACTCATAGTGACACCTATTGCTGGTAATCTCAATCCACTACCACATTGAGCTAATAAAATCACACCACCAGAACCGATACAAACAGATTTTATTCCAGAAATAAGCTCGCCAGCATTAAAAGTTGTTGTCATCAATCTGTAAGCCTGCAAAGCAACAGCAGTAGGAGAAATATGAACAGTGTCAATTTGACCTGAACCAATATTGGCTCCAATAATAGATGAACTCGCAAGATGGAATGTGCCTATCTGACCACTGCCGATTTGACCACTTGACAAGGCTCCTGAACTCAGGTGAACCGAACCTATAATTCCACTTGCGATTACTCCACTTATAAAAGTTCCACTTGAAATATGAAAACCACCGACCTGACCGCTGGCAATATTTCCACTTCTTACAGAGTTGTTGGCAAGATGAAATTGTCCAATTTGACCTGAAGCTATGGCACCACTTGTTACAGAACCTGATCCCAAATTTGTGTTGAAGATAACGCCTGATGCTATGTTGTTATTGAATATTTGACCTGAGGCAATGTTAAAATTAAATACAGCGCCGTCTCCAACCATGCCTGACTTAATATCGCCTGATTTTATATTAGCCCCAAGGACGACACCTGCCGCTAGGTGACCGCTACCGATTTGACCACTTGCTATATTTCCACTAAGAATAGATCCTGAACTTATTTTACCACTTGATATTGCTCCCGACGAAATGTGAAATTGTCCGATTTGACCTGATGCTATGGCTCCGCTTCTGACTGCACCGCTTGCCAAGTGAGGAGCGCCGATTTGACCACTGGCTATGTTTCCGCTTCTCACACCAGCGTTGGCAATATGAATCCAGTCGATATTTCCCGAAGCAATGTTTCCACTTAAAACTGCGTTTAGTGATAATTTTCCACTTATGACAGCACCAGACAAAATATGATAATCAAAAATTTGACCCGACTGTATGTGAAAATTCTGAACAGCACCTGAAACCAGATGCAAACCGCCGAATTGACCTGAAGCCAAGTTTCCACTTAGCACAGCGCCTGCCGCCAGCTTGCCTGATGTGATTGCTCCTGAGGCAATGTGAGGATAACCTACTTGTCCGCTACCTAATTGTCCACTTTGAACAGCGCCACTTCCAATGTGAAACGAGAATATTTGACCAGAGGCTATGGCTCCACTCGTCACAGAACCACTTGAAAGATGAAACTGACCTATCTGACCCGAAGAAATTGAACCACTCAGGACCGCATTGTTGCCAATATTTCCACTTTGAACTTGACCAGAGGAAACAGTAATGGCTCCACTTGATACATGAAATTGTCCTACCTGTCCTGATGCAATATTTCCGCTTAATATAGCATTATCGCCCACATTTCCAGACTGAATTTGTCCAGAATATAAAACAATTGCTCCACTTGCAATGTGAAATTGTCCCACCTGACCCGAAGCGATGTTGCCACTCAAGACTGCATTATTGCCAATTTCGCCACTTGTGACCTGCCCAGAACTCAATTCAAGTGTTCCACTCGCTAAATGGAAAAAACCAATTTGTCCAATTGCAATATTACCGCTAAATATTGCATTGTCGCCAATATTCCCCGACTGGACTTGACCAGAAGAAAGAACAATTGCTCCGCTGGCAATGTGGTACTGTCCCACCTGACCAGAAGCGATGTTGCCGCTTGTGACGGAATTGTTACCTATATTCCCCGACTGGACTTGTCCAGAGGTAAGGCTACCTCCGCCTCCACCACCTACTCCACTAGCAAGATGGTACTGTCCTACCTGCCCAGAGGCGATATTACCGCTGAATATAACATTGTCGCCCAACTGACCGCTTGTAATGCTTCCAGAGGCGTTAGTTGAACGCCAAAATGTACCATTATAAATCCAAGCATTGAAGCTGAATTCATATCTTTGTCCTGAAGTTGGTGATGATGGAAAACTAATTGGCATTTTTTATCCTAAATTTTTACTGGACCCATTGTGCTGTAGCACCATCATAAATATAAGTTAGTAATGTTCCTGTATTTGTATCGAACCACCTATCACCATAAAGTGGGCTAGATGGAGTAGATGCGCTAATTGTAAAAGATGGGACAAGACCACTTGTTAAACTGTATTTGCCTATTTGTCCGCTTGCAATCGACCCGGAAAATACACTTCCGTTGCCAATTGATCCAGAAGTGACAATGCCAGAGGCTAGTGTTGCAGTAAGCAAACCACCGGATGTAATGCTTGCTGTTGTTCCGCCAATTCTTATGCCTTTGGGGAAATTTATATTACCGTGAATTGTACCTGAAATAATTACAGAAGTTCCAATTACTAGGGTTTGAGAGCCTTCTGTTGTTGCAGCTTGACCAATAGCTATGGAATCGCTTTCTGACGGAAATTTAGGTGATGCAAATGCGCCAAGTAAAAGACAGTTTGATAATGAGGTAACCTTGCCACTCAGAAACGTATCTGATCCTGCCGATGTTCCCAAAATTGTTGTATTTATACCAGATTGAACATTAATTGCAGCACTGGCACCAATAATTGTCGCATTGTTTAATGTTCCAGACGAAATCGCAACTAAGCTACCAATAATAACTGATTGATTCAACTCTCTTTGATATCGAGCAGCCAATCCGCCAATGACGACATTTGCGCCTAGTCCAGAAGTGTAATTTCCAACTTCATAGCCAATATAAACATTTTGACCTCCAGATGCAGGATAAACATCAGTGTTTCCAATAACTGTATTTGTTTCCTCGTTACTTAGACCTCTACCAATTGAAATGCCGTTTATAGTTACATCGCCAGATGTAACTGCTCCTGAAACAAAGAATTGACCTGAAGAAAATGTGCCAGATGCCAGATGAAATGTTCCAATCTGTCCTGAACTGATATTTCCAGAGTTAACTGAATTATTTCCAATATTTCCACTAACTACTTGTCCTGAAGTAAGGCTAGAACTGCCTCCAACTCCGCTAGCAAGATGAAATTGTCCAATTTGTCCAGAGCCGACACTTCCGCTGACTACAGCAGCGTTACCTATGAATCCAGAAGTGACAGAACCAGAAGTAAGAGTTGATGGTTGCCAAACTGTGGCAATTGTTCCATCTGTTTTTTTAACATAACCTTTTTGATCAACTATGTTTATTGCTAATTCACCAATTTGAAGTTGACCAGAAGTTGGAACTAATCCAGAAGTTTCAGACCTTATTGGTCTAATGGGAACAGGTATGTCTACTAAGAAACTGGTAGCATAAGCTGCTGTTAATCCAGATGCGGTAAAACCTAGTCCAATAGGACCAAATCCAGTAACGCTTAATCCAGAAAATGTAGCAACACCACTAGTTGCAGATACACTTGTACTACCACCGATAGTACCAGCACCAGAAACAACATTTGCAAAAACTGTATTTGTAGCTGCACCATCAACTGTCCCACCACTTGTGAGAAGATTTATAACTGGTTGAGTTGGAATGTTTCTTGTTGAATAAGATCTTGTTGGTTGTGTCGTAACGCTAAGTTGTGTTGCTGATCCTCCACCGCCACCACCACTATCAGATTGTGTACCTGTGCCAGAATTATAGATGAATGCTCGTTCTGTGGCATCTATGACTTCGTTATAAATTCTAAGATCGTCTATGAATACTGGATCGCCATTTGATCCACCATTAAAACTAAAATCACTAGTAGAGTTATATGTTGTGGCGTTTGGTGTCCAACTTGAAGCACCTGTTAATGTTTGTGAGACATTATTTTTATAAACTGTCCAAGTTCCAGATCCATTTGTACTTATGATGTAATGAGTATAAGAGCCGCTAGTTCTGGGGAAATAAAAAGTACCAGATCCAGTCTGATAAACTCCTATTTCACTACTTTTTCCGTAAACTGCAACACTCATGTCTCCGACAGTGAACAAAAGAAGACCAGCACCACCAAAGTTTTCGTTCATCCAAAAAGCTATTGTAAATGCGCCAGATGTTGGCAACAAGTTATTTGCTGTGCTTGTTGGTATCATACCCAAGTATTCAAAACGAAAACCTTGATTAATTTTGCCAGAAGCGTCAATAGTCCCCGTTGTGTTTACGAAATTGTCGCTTCCAGTACTGTCATTAAACCCAGTAGCCGTATCAAATAGGTAATGATGTGTTTGTGCCATTTTTATTCCCCAAACTTGCTTAAATTAGCTTGAACATGATTTTGTGATTCTTCTACAAAATTTACATTTAATTTAGAGCAAATGTTTTTTATAGTTTCAAAAGTATTATTTTTAAGTTCATTAAAATTTACAATTATTTTTTTGTCGCTATCCCATGAATCATATGTTTCTTGGCAAATTTTCTTTTGTTTGTTTATTTCAGATGATAAATCACGACCACCGCTAACTGATGTGAACGAATCAATTGAATTTTGAGTTTGTCTGTCGGTTACTATCAACCAAGATTCTCTATCTTCTGGAAAATTTTTCTTATAATCTTCAATTAAATTGTTTTGAAAAAACAAATGACTTTTACATGCCCACAAATCAAATTTATTTTTGATTAAAAAATATTCTTGAAAGTCAATTTTTACTGGTATGTGGAAATGTTTGTCTGAAAAAGATCCGGTTGGATTAAATTTTGAATTTTCTTCTTCTGCCGTCTTTGAATTTGTGTCAAATCCTAAATGATGCATTACACCAGCAGTAACACTGGTGCCTGATCTATATGTTCCTAAAATTAAGACTCCAATTTTTCTCATTAGAAAGTCCCTCCATCTATATTACTAAAATATAGAGTTCCAGAATAACTTATAGCCAACATTTGACCAGCTATAAATCCAGATGCAACTGCTATATGCGGATAAGAAATTTGTCCACTACCAATACTTCCACTTACTACAGCAGCATTTCCAATATATCCAGATGTAACAGAACCTGAAGTAAGACTAGCTCCACCACCACCTACACCAGAAGCTAAGTGAAATTGTCCAATCTGACCAGATCCGATACTTCCACTAACTACAGCAGCGTTACCTATGTCTCCAGAAGTGACTGCACCAGAAGCTAAATGAAAAGAACCAATTTGACCACTACCAATTGCTCCCGAAAGTAATCCACCTGAAGCAATATGTAATGTAAATATCTGTCCAGAACTAATATTTCCACTGTTTACAGCATTATCACCAACAAATCCAGAAGTAATACTTCCAGAAAGCAATCTAAACACAACTCCACTAGCAATATTTCCGCTGGTTACCTGACCAGAACCAAGGGACAATGTTGTGATTAATCCAGAAATTAAGTGATTAACACCAATTTGCCCAGATGCTATACTTCCGCTTACTACAGCAGCATTACCAATGCTTCCACTTGTTACCGATCCAGAAGCATGATGGAATTGTCCAATCTGTCCAGATGCTATGCTTCCAGAAACAACAGCATTATCACCAATAAATCCAGAAGTAATACTTCCAGAAAGTAATCTAAATGCAACTCCACTAGCAATGTTTCCACTAGTTACCTGACCACTTCCTAATGTTAATGTTGTAATTAATCCAGAAATTAAATGACTAACACCAATTTGACCAGAAGCTATGCTTCCAGAAACAACAGAACCGTCAGCAAGTTTTCCACTAACAACTCCACCAGATGCAATATTATTGTTGAAAACTACCCCTGAGCCAATCATTCCAGAAGTTATAATTCCAGAAGTCAAAAAGCCAACAACAACTCCAGAAGCTAAATGAATACTTCCAATTTGTCCGCTACTAATGCTTCCAGACATTACTTGTCCAGAAATAAGATCACCAGAAGAAATAACTCTGAAACTTGGAGTTCCACTAGTATTTGCAGGAGCAGCTAGGAATGTATTTTGTGGTTGATATGCCCATGCAGCACTTAATGTTCCAGAAGAAACTACTGGATTACCACTTACAACAAATTGATTAGGTAAACTTAAATCAACATTAGTCACTGTTCCATAAGCACTTGTGTTCATGACCTGAACAGCTGTCATGATAACAGATGGGATGGCTGGGTGAATACGACCGCTAATTAATGCTTCGGCATACAACCTTAAATCTGCATCTGCTGAATACCAAGCAATTTCTGTATAATCGCCTGAAGAAACAGATAAAACCCAGTTCCATGCTGCTACTACTTTAGCATCATTACCAGTCAAATCAAGTCTTGTGCTACTGTTATCAACATTTGATCCATTTAATTTTAACCAAATATCAATTTGATCTAATCCAGAATCTGTTTTATCAAGTTGTGCTGAAAACTGAATATTATAAGTTCCGGGGTATCCAAATACGACATTTGATCCAGATCTAACTGAAATTCCATTTGCTTCGGCAACATTATTATATGTCATTAAATTGCCAGAAGCTAATCCTGTATTAGTTTGTGTCACATCTGAATATGCTGAAATGTAATATCCAAGAGGAACTTCACCTGTTGTTCCAATTGTAACCAGATTTGGATTATTTGTAATTGATATATTTCCAGCAGCAGCAAGTGTTTTGTATTCATTTGCTGTTGCTCCAGCATTGATTCCAAGAATTTGATTTGCTGTTCCAGAAATATAAGTCGGAACTAAAACTCCAGAAGCCAAATGAATACTTCCAATGCTTCCACTAGCGATACTACCAGAAACTACAGAAGCATTACCTAATGATCCACTTTGTACTGTTCCAGATGCAACAAATGTTCCAGAGAATACAGTTCCACTTGCAAGATGAACTAAACCAATGCTTCCACTACTGACATTTCCACTGTTTACTGCATTGTTACCAATGTTCCCACTCTGAACAATTCCTGAAGTTAAGCTGAAACTTGTCGGAATTACACCAGAAGCAATGTGGTTAGCACCAATTTGTCCAGAAGCAATGCTTCCACTAACTACAGCAGCATCACCAATATAGCCAGAGATGACAGATCCAGAAGATAAAGCAAAACCAGAAGGGATAGTACCAGACGCTAAGTGAACTGCTCCTATTTGACCACTTCCAACAGATCCACTAACTACAGCAGCGTCACCAATAAATCCAGAAGTGACAGAACCAGAAGTTATTGATGCTGGTGTGACCCAAGAAAGTGTTCCAGATGAATTGGTTGCTAGTATTTGACCACTTGTACCATAAGATCCGGGTAGAGTTATATTTACATTGCCTGAACTAACAGCACTTGGAGCTTGAACAGCAACATAGATTGTTCCAGACGCATCTGTAAACTTAACTGGGGCTTGATTATTTAGAATCAAGCCTTTTTTAACTACAAATTCATTAGACATTTTATTTCCTTTTCTTCACTTTCCAAAAAGAAAACTTATTTATTGTATTTAGTCTGTTATCATTAAATAACATTAGCTCTTTTGCTAACTGCTGCCAGAGTAGACAAGAAATCTGGAACTAAAGTTGCAATTTCTGGGTTTGCGAGTAAACTTTCTTCACTTAAAAGATCTGGAATAAAGTGATTTGTTCTTTTTTCGCTTAGTTCTGATGTTCCATCTGCATTAATTTTTCCTAATGTCCAGAATATTTCTGCAACAAATTTACGATCACCTGTTGCGCTTAGACGAAAATCTGATAGAAACCATGTGTCATAAACCTTTTCTGGAACTGGAACTGTTGTAACTGGATTCGTCGAAATAATTGGCTCAATATTCATAAATTCTCCTTTATAGGTTGTATCTACTTTTTAATGAATTATAATTCTGCAAAACTTCTGCTGATGACAAAGCACGACTGTAAACCATTCCTTGAGAAATATATGCGCCTAATGGTCCTATAAGTGATCCATGTCTCTTCCCCATTATTATTTTAGAAGCAAAGTTGTAATTTAGAGCATTATAAAGTGTTGTTGTAAGTATGTTGACACCGTTTCTGTATAGATTGTAATTTAGATTTGAATATGTTGCTGCTAAATGAACCCAAGCTGATGTCGATGTTTCTTTTACACCAGACCATGCTGTTCTCTGGAATCCGGTTGAACCAAAACCCCATCCGTTACTGGTTTCGTTATAAACTATAGAGTCAAAAGGTTCTCCTCCGCTTCCCATAATTCCAATTAAACCACCAGCAGTTTGTGATATTGAAGTTAATTTGCACCATGCCATTGTTGTTTTTGATGTAATATTTGGAGTGAATATAACACTTTCACTATAATGGTTGCTTCCATTAAATAAAACACTATCAGAATTAAATGTAGGGCTATTGATAAGTGTTATGTGCCTGCTATTACCGCTTAAATCAGTCCAAGTTGTTCCTGAACCAGAATAACTTTTTGTGTTTCCAGCATCTGCATGGAAAATCAATCCATCTATGACAATATTTGGACCAGAAATGACACTCATTAGTAAACACCCCACTTCGTATTGAGGTAGGATTCTAAAAATACTATATTATATGCTGATAATACTGAATTATAAACAATAACTTCTGCAATATCACCGTACCACGTTTCAGTGTTGGAAAGTCTGCCAGAACCTATTCGCACTTGAACTCCTGTCCCAATAGAAGTCGATGCATGAGATACACTTCCAGCAGATGCACCGTTCATTTTAGCCGCCGATCCAGTAAGCGTATTTGTCTGACTAATTATAAAATAATTAGTACCATTTCCAGTATATGTATATTCTAATCCAGGAGTTGGGCGACCGCCACCAAGACTGTTTGTTCCATTTCCAGCTTGTTGTATTATGTATTTAGTTGTTCCCGTTTGATCATTTATGTCATTGGAATTAAGTAAAATTGCTCCACGCCATGCAGATGTAGTGCTAGTTCTTTTAGCAACAATGAACATTGTGCGATCACTTGATTGTGGAGATAAATTTCCAGTTAATTTATCATTTGTTCCGTCAAATCGAAGTGTGTTTTTATTATTCTGTATTGTCAATTTCAAAGATGGTTTTAATGAAACATCAGATTGAATTACATTGTTGCCATTTCCACTTTTATCTCCCCAATATCCTATTGGGTCACTATCAGCAGTTGCAGGCGTAGTACCATCTGAATTTTGGAATAAAGTGGTAGAATCAGAAGCATCTAGCCATAGTTGAAGACCAGCAATATCTGTTGGAACAATTGGTCTTGCTATCTTGACAGTACCTTTTACGATTATAGCCATTATAGCACCCTAGTTCCTAGTTTAATGGTCCAAGTACCAGTAGTTATATTAGCAGTTAAAACGAAATTGTTACTTGTAATTGCAGCACTAAATGTAAGTCCAATTGTTGATCCACCCAAATCGTCTGTAGATGTTTCAGAATAAACAAGCGTGTCAGCAGTGGAATTCCAAACAGATGAAACAGTTCCAGCCCTATATGCACTAGTTGTTGTGTTGATCGCATAATATTCAATAAATGCTGCAACACCAGATGTATCAGCAATACTAAAAGCAGTAAAACTAGAAGATTGACCAGTAAAAGTATTACTTACAATTTTTACATAACCATTACTGTTTACAGTCATGATCGGAACACCAGAAATATCACCTATTTGATAAATATCTCCAGTATTACTATCAGTTACAGAAAATAATTGACCCGCTTGACCAGTAACACTTATAACAGTGCTACCACTCGTTACTGAATTAGCGGTAAGAGTTGATCCATCATAAGTCAAATTGGTATTAGCTGTTGCAGAATTTGTACCAGATGCCAAACTTGTGATAACTCTATTTGTCGAAGGATTTGTTACTGTGAAAAGTGTACCAGATGAACAATGATTCGTTCCTATACTTCCACTTGCTATACTTCCACTGACGACAGCAGCATTACTAATATGAAATCGTCCTATACTTCCACTTGCTATACTTCCACTGACGACAGCAGCATTACTAATATGAAATCGTCCTATACTTCCACTTGCTATACTTCCACTCGTTACCTGTCCACTTCCCAATGTCAATGTCGTAATCAAACCAGAAATTAAATGATTAACACCAATACTTCCACTACTTATATTTCCAGAATTTACAGCATTATTACCAATATGACCACTTTGGACAACACCAGAAGATAAATTAAAACTACTAATACTTCCGCTAGCAATTACACCAGAAGTCACTTGCCCTGAACCAAGTGTAGCAGTAGAAATTACACCAGAAGCAATATGATAAAACCCTATCTGTCCAGAACCAATATTACCAGAAAGAACTCCAGCATTACTAATATGAACCGAACCAACAATGCCAGAAGATATTTTACCACTAGTAACTGCATTATCAGCAATATCTGCATTTATTACAGCGCCAGAAGCGATATGTTCAGTTGTGATACTACCACTTGCAATTGCAAATTGCCCTATACTTCCACTTGCAATACTTCCTGAAACAACAGCTTCATTTCCGATCATTCCAGAAACAATAACACCCGAAGTAAGGCTAAAGATAGCAGGAATTGTTCCAGAAGCTAAGTGTATACTTCCAATTTGTCCTGACCCAACGCTTCCTGAAAGGACAGCAGAGTCGCCCAATGCTCCACTCTGAACACTACCAGAGGTTACGAATGTACCAGAAAATACAGTGCCAGAAGCAAGATGAACCAATCCAATGCTTCCGCTACTAACATTACCACTGTTTACAGAATTATCACCAATAAAACCAGAAGTAACACTTCCAGAAGTTAGAGCAAATCCATTAGCCCAAGCTAAATTATTAACACCATTAGTTGTGAGTAATTGTCCACTTGTTCCATTTGTTGTTGGTAAAACATAAGGATAATTATCACCATAAACCCTCCAACCACCTGTTGTACTATCGTAAACTGCATCAACAAAGCGATTTGGTCCAAGAACTATGTTTCCACTTGTGTAATTATAAAATCTATTGTTTCCACTACTGAGCGCATCTTGATTTGATAATGTTAGATTTTGCGTTCCTACGTTTGCAAGTCTGATGAATCTGCCGTCTACATGTGAGGCAGCAGTTGGGAAAGATAAGCCAGTTATTGTGCAACCTGATGTCACATTTAGTCTTTGGAAAGCCGATGCACTAATAGTTAAGTTATTTGTATCTGAATTGATATTGGTAGTATTTGATGGAAAAGAAAAAGATCCACCAGAAGTAGTAAGATAATCTGAATAAACTCCAATTATATGTCTTGTTGCTGACTTAAGTGCTCCACCAACTAGTCCACCAATGGCTATACTGCCATTGGCAATGATGGCTATGCTGCCATTAAAACTTGCTTGATTATTAAAATTAAAAGAAAATGGACAATCAAAATTAAGCGAACCAGAGTCAGGGTCTGAACAATTGATACGAGCAATTTCAGCATTATCAGATTTTCTGTACCATAGTATTCCTCCATTATTTGAATTGTAATTTGGCAATACAGCAATTGCTGTTGTTGAATTAGTTCTTAAAAATTTAACGCTTCCGTTACCACCCGTAACACTTTGTGTTCCCGGTTGTAGGATAATATCCCCACCAGCACCAGAAGTAACAGCATTTGCTGCTCTAAGAACTAGACTTGTCCCAACACCAACATTTCCACTTGTTGCAAAAATAGTGTTAACACTAAGACTACCAGAACTAATAGCAACATTACCAGAAATAGCATTAATCACACCAGAAGCTAAATGAGGACCAGCAACACTACCACTACTAATATTCCCACTGTTTACAGCATTGTTGCCAATAAAACCAGAAACAATAACACCCGAAGTAAGACTAAAGCTAGCAGGAATTGTTCCAGAAGCTAAGTGTATACTTCCAATTTGTCCTGACCCAATGTTTCCCGAAAGAACAGCAGAGTCGCCCAATGATCCACTCTGAACACTACCAGAACCAACAAATGTGCCAGAGAATACAGTGCCAGAAGCAAGGTGAACCAGTCCAATGCTTCCACTGCTGACATTTCCAGAATTTATAGCATTGTTACCAATATTTCCTGATATAACTATTCCAGAAGAAAGCGTTCCAAAAAAAGTTCCAGAAGCATTGATGGATGCATAAGCAGATCCACTACTATTGGACCATTCTTGCAAATTCCCAGTTTGAGAATTTGCACCTTTTACAGTCAGACCAACATTTGTTGGATTAGGAGTGGCAAGAGTTAATCTGCCAGCAATCAATGTTGCTCTCGTTGTTCCAGAGCCATAAGAAATTGCAGAAAATGTTAAATTTGGAATCGTGCTTACAAAACTTGGTTCTATGCTAATCCCAGCATTAGTATTTTGTTCAACAAAATAAATGTTTGGAAGAGGAGATGTATTTGGTCCTGTATATGATGGACCATACATATTCATTATAACTGTATCTCTTATGTTCCATTGACCGGGACCAGCGCCACCTACTGGTTTGAGATAATTGTATGCTGAATCACTTCCAATATCCCAGCCCATAGTACCAAAACCGCCACCATGCGCTCTTATGGACATTGTTGCGACACTGTTATTTGTATAACTAAAATATAATTTTTTGTTTCCAGAAGCATCAATTATATCAAATAAATCAGCACTCTGAAGCGCCGCTCCCTTAATAATTAAGGGAACATATGTTCCACTTTGTGCGGTTATGGATAAATGACCAGACGAATTGTTATAGGAAATTGCATCTGTGCCAGCAAAATATCCTGAGAGATTATATTGCAACTGTGCATTTGTACCAGCCGCAATAATCGCACCACTAGCAATACTTCCAGAGACAACAGCAGCATTACCAATCATTCCAGAAGTAATAATTCCAGAAGTTAATTGTGTTAATACCGTTCCAGATGCAAGATGATTACCAGTTATCTGCCCAGATGCAATATTACCAGAATTTACAGCAGCGTCACCAATGAAACCAGAAACAACACTTCCAGAAGTTAATGTAATACCTGATTGAATTACACCAGAAGCAATATGACTGAGTCCAATCACACCACTAGCGATACTACCAGAAACTACAGAAGCATTACCTAATGATCCACTTTGTACTGTTCCAGAACCAACGAATGTACCAGAAAATACAGTACCAGAGGCTAAATGTGATAAACCGATACTTCCACTACTAATATTACCAGAATTTACAGCAGTGTCGCCAATGTTTCCGCTGTTAATTGATCCAGAAAGCAATCTAAATACAACACCAGAAGCAATATTACCACTGTTTACTTGACCAGAACCAAGAGATAATGTTGTAATTAATCCAGAAATTAAATGATTGACACCAATACTACCACTACTAACATTACCAGAATTAATAGCATTGTTACCTATAAAACCAGAAACAACAGAACCAGAAGTTAGTGTAATCCCCGATTGAATTACACCAGACGCAATATGACTGAGTCCAATCACACCACTAGCGATACTTCCAGATACAACAGAAGCATTACCTAATGATCCGCTCTGTACTGTTCCAGAGGCAACGAATGTACCAGAAAATACAGTACCACTTGCTAAATGAACTAGTCCAATACTTCCACTGCTAACATTACCAGAATTTACAGCATTATCACCAATATTACCACTATTAATACTTCCTGAAAGTAATCTGAATACAACACCAGAAGCAATATTTCCGCTAGTTACTTGACCAGAACCAAGGGACAATGTCGTAATTAAACCAGAAATTAAATGATTGACACCAATCGCACCACTACTAATATTACCAGAATTTACAGCATTATCACCAATAAAACCAGAAACAATAACACCCGAAGTAAGGCTAAAACCAGCAGGAATTGTACCGCTTGCTAAATGAATTGATCCAATTTGCCCCGATCCAACAGATCCAGAAACTACAGCAGAGTCACCTATAAATCCGCTGACTACTGCCCCTGAAAATAATGGTGGTTGATTTATTCGCATCTTTCATTCCCATTCTTGATTATATTGCTGTTTCAATTACCCTTAAATCACCTGTGGTTCCACCAGTGATTCCATACCAAGAATCTGTGCTTTCTGTGTCTTCAATGCTCGCATTAGGCAACAAAGGAACGCCATTGCCAGTAGTCACACTACCTGACTTCCCAAGATAAACTGTCGCAGAACCAGCATTGTAAATGAGTAAAGATGCTCGATTAGCATTCGATCCAATTATTGATGTAGCTGTTCCATTAGGAGCAGATGTAGTAAATGTATTTGTGCCTTTACTTTTATAACTGCTATTATCTAAAGCCACAGCTACAGAAACACCACTCGCTATACCCTGAACCGTAACTACACCAGCAGCAGCAGTCCCAGCAGAACCACCACCAGCCACAGTGTAAGTTCCACTAGGAGAAGCAGTTACGGTTCCCTCTACAGTTTGCGTCCCACTAGGTATATTACGAACAACTACACCAGCTTCAGTACCGCTAGGCGTACTTGTAGTAATGTCAACAACCTGTAAATCATTTGCATCTACAAGCTGAACAGGAATTGAAGTTTGAACTCTTGATAAGTCACCCATGATTATTTATTTATCCCTAAGGTTAGTAAAACTACTGTTTTTACACAAAAAAACCCGCAAGTGTTTTTGCGGGCTTTTGTAAATTTGACCTCAATGTTGATTTTATCTCTCTTCACCCATAATTGTTGCATAAACAGTTTGTGCCGATCCCGCATTATTCTGAATTTTAACCCTGACTACTGTAGCAGCAGATATTGCAGGAGGCTGAACGAAATTCATTGCCAAATATGGTATGGCCGCAGAATAGAATCCTACTCCATAAACAGTTGGACCTGCTCCAGAATCAACAATTACCTTGCAAGGCGCTCCAGAAGAACTTGCAATAATGCCCTTAAGATAAAATGTTTTTCCAGCCGTAACTGTGTAAGAAACGGTGCCAGTGCTGCTATTCGCAACATCAACAGAAGTATCATGATTTACAACTATTCCAGTCTGAGAAAGAAGACTAACATTTAAGTTGTAAGCGTTGTTGATACCTTGAATACTTACAACGCCAGCAGCAGCGGTTCCAGCAGTTCCACTTCCTGTTATAGTTTGAGTTCCAGAAGGCGAAGTGGTTACTGTACCGCTTGCAATTGTCACTGTGCTTACTGGGTTTGCAACGGTGATTGTACCGTCATTAACCGAAATAGTACCACTTGCAACTGTGACTGTACCGCTTGCAACTGTGACCGTTTCTACTGTATTGGCAACCGTTACTGTGTTTACTGGGTTAGCAACGGTGATTGTACCATCATTGACCGAAATAGTACCGCTCGCAACAGTGACTGTACCACTAGCAACAGTGACTGTACCACTAGCAATTGTGACCGTTTCTACTGTGTTAGCAACCGTTACCGTGTTTACTGGGTTGGCAACGGTGATTGTACCGTCATTGACCGAAATAGTACCGCTTGCAACTGTGACTGTACCGCTTGCAACTGTGACTGTACCGCTTGCAACTGTGACCGTTTCTACTGTATTGGCAACCGTTACTGTGTTTACTGGGTTAGCAACGGTGATTGTACCATCATTGACCGAAATAGTACCGCTCGCAACAGTAACTGTACCGCTTGCAATTGTGACTGTTTCTACTGTGTTAGCAACTGTTACTGTATTTACTGGGTTGGCAACAGTTATTGTACCGTCATTGACCGAAATAGTACCACTAGCAACAGTGACTGTACCACTAGCAATTGTGACTGTTTCTACTGTGTTAGCAACCGTTACCGTGTTTACTGGGTTGGCAACGGTGATTGTACCATCATTGACTGAAATAGTACCGCTCGCAACAGTAACTGTTTCTACTGTGTTAGCAACTGTTACTGTGTTTACTGGGTTAGCGACAGTGATTGTACCATCGCCAACAGTAATTGAATTACCAATAGTTACTGTACTGCCAGTTGTGTCAACTGTTCCTGTAACATCTAAGGCTGTCATGCCTGCGATGCCTTGAATTGTTATGACTCCTGCATTAGCTGTTCCAGCAGTACCTAAACCAGTTACGGTTTGTGTTCCACTAACAGTGGCGGATATAGTACCAGCAACTGTATAGGTTCCAGTTGGAACAGCAGTTATTGTTCCACTAACTGGCTGAGTAACGCTTGAGTTGTCAACTTTCAGAGCGTTTCCAGCTGTAATTGCCGCTGTGTTTGTATTATCTGTAAGCTTTACTGGAAGTTGCGTCTGTATATCAGCCATTTAATTACTCCTTTTCTTTGGAATTTTTAGCCTCTTGATGGATTTTTATGTTTCTCTCTGCTTCTTCGATTACTTTTTTTTGTGCTTCCATATCGTTATTACAACGAACAATTTCTTCTTGTAACTCAATTATTCTGATGCTTTTGGCTTGGATGTTCACCTGAGCAATCATTTTTGCATGTTCATGGCGCATTATTGTTAAATCTAGATTGTTACTAAATAAGTCTGCCATAAAGATTGCCTTTTCATTTTATTTTTAGGTTCAAAACTATTTTATATAGGACAAAACAGATGCATTTAGAAAAATTACTGTCTGATTTTTACACCGATTACACTAGTTTGACTTCTCAAGGAAGGAATGGAGAGGCTATTTGGTCTTGTGAACACATGGCTGTTCAGGCGCTAAACTGTTTAGGGCTATCATATTGCACCAATTTGAAAGATTATAAAAAATCATTAGAAACATTTGAGTCGGCTCTAAAAATTGATCCTTCAAATTGGCATATTTGGTCTAATTTGACTCATGTTTACAGCGTAATGGGAGATCACGATAATTCTGTTGAAACAGCGATGAAAACTATTGACTACTCAAGGGGAGAAAATCTTGACCCTTATTATAATGCAGGAGTAGTTCTTGCAAATGTATTAAGATACAAAGAATCTGAAGAAATGTATCGAAAATCGCTTAATATAAATCCTAATCATGCCATGAGTAATTTCAACTTAGGGTTAAGTTTGCTTAGGCGTGGAGAATATGAGGAAGGATTTAGGCTTTATGATTATAGATTTTTTTCCCATGATATTACTTCGAGATTCAAGAAAAGGTTTTTACAGCCAGAATGGGAAGGACAAAAGATCAAGAAAAAATCATTGCTTATTTATAGCGAGCAAGGGTTGGGAGACTTTATTTTCTTTTCCAGATTTATAAAAAGAATTCGTCCACTTGTTGGTAAAATAATTTGTGAGGTTCAAGAGCCAATTGCACAAATGGTGCGTGATAGTTTTGATATCGATGAAGTTATATCAAGACAAAATAATAATAATTGGCCAGACCCTCCCAAGAGTGATTACTGTATTTCTGTTTGCAGTTTGCCTAAAATATTCAAAACATGCAATTCAGAAGACGTTTTTTGCGAGCCTTATTTCAAGTCAACGGGAAAAATTAAATTAAAATGTCCAAAAAGTAAAATGAAAATAGGAATATGTTGGGGAGGAAACTCAGACCACGCAAGAGATTTTTTAAGATCAATGCCAATTATTGCCATGAAAGAACTGATTGAATGTAAAAATGTTCAATGTTACAGTCTTATGAAAGGCGTTAAAACAAAAAGGGATTGGCCACAAGGAAGTATTGATTTGAATGAAGGAATTGAATCTTTTTCTGTAATCGACATGAGTAAAAAAATACAAAACTTTACAGACTTAGCCAACATCATTGAAAGTCTTGATCTGGTCATTACAGTTGATACGGGACTAGCTCACTTGTGTGGAGCCATGGGTAAGCCAGTTTGGATTTTACTGGCAAAACATTGTGATTGGCGATGGTTTGATGATGTAGAAACAACTCCTTGGTATCCATCTGCAAGATTGTTTCGTTGTAAAACAACTTGGAAAGACCTTATCCATGAAGTTGTAGAAAGCTTACCAATTAATCAGAAGGCAAAATGACATAACTGCTCGGTAAATTGATTTTTTTATTTTCAACTCTGTCAAATATCGTGATCTCTCTTACAACATTAGCAAACAAAGGTTCACTCAAAATTTTATCATCTGGTAAAACTTTGTATAATGGTTTTTGATAAACGTCATTGTGTGATTCTGCGAATTTCTTTAAGAATTGTGCTACTGTAATTGTTTTTTCATTTTTTATTTTTTGAAGTGTTGCTTTCATTTTTGTTGGGAAAATAGTTCTTGTTGATAATGTGTTAACATTTGTCGAGGCAAGTATCAGTGCTTCTGAATAAGAACCGCTATCTTGTCCATAATTAATTGTAATTTCTGTGTCAAAAAACTTATCTGGGTCAGAAACCTTATAAATTGAAGGTAGTTCTTGCAAACCTGTTCTTATGTTCAAAATCTGCTTGCCTCCTTCTTGGAATCCTTCTTGAATTCCTCCTTCTGCGTGACATGTGTCTATGAAAATAATAAGTCTTTTCACTTTGTTTCCTTTTGCAATAGCTTGAAGAGCTTTGCTGAATTTGAAATCACCTCCAGCAGCAGTCATTGAAAAATTTTTCCAGCTTCCTCCTCCATGACTATTTACATAAAAAAGAAGTGTTCCGTATGTTCCTACTTCTTTTGCGGCAGATTCTAATCTCTCGTAAATGTATTTTGAAGACTTATTATGATGTGATTCAGATTTGAATCCAAGACTTCCATCTTTGAAAATACTTTCCATAATTTGGATGTTTTCAAGCCTTCCATCTTCATTTGTCATGGTGAAGAGAGTCGCAATGTTTTTGGCATTGCGATCATAAGGAAGTCCTGTTGTTTCAGGCGCATTTTGACCTAAACTTAAAAAAACAATAAATGCTGTAATCAAATTAACTCCATTGCAAATTTTTTGACATTAATTGGAGAATCAATGCTTTTATGGTGACAATAAAGGTTGCTTGACACTATCAAGGCATTATTTTCATTTACAAAAACATTTTCCTTGTTACCAAAAAAATTGTTAGGATTAAAAAGAGGAGCAAGGTGTTTGTAAACAATATAATCCAATGATTTTATGTATTCGATTAAATCTTTAGATTTTTCTTCTCTGTCGTTTTCAACATAAAGAATTGGTTTGTTTTTCTTAATGGTTTCTTGTGATCCTTGCAAAGCTAATTTTTCCATTCCTTCAATATCAATTTTAATTAAATCACACTTGATAAAATTACATTCATCAAGTGTGATGAGTGGAACTGGATAGTGTGAGCTACCACTGTAATCATGAACAAGAGAAAGACCTCCGAAGTTAACTGTCTTTTCTATGTTGATTTCTGGCACTGCAATAAGACCGCTTGTTGAACCAACTGCTTTTTGAAAGGCATAGACGTTTCTGAGGTTGTTTATGGCAATATTGCCAGCCAATGTTGTGAAATTATTTCTTTCTGGCTCATATGAAAAAACAACACCATTTGGTCCAACCAATCTAGACAAAGCAACAGAGTGGCATCCAATATTGGCTCCAAGATTGAGAACAACATTGCCGGGTTTCACTATATCTTGAAAAACTTGTACTTCTGATTCAGAAAACTCACCGTATTTTTCAATAGAGCGACCAACCCATATGTCGCTGTTATTGTAAATCATAAGTCCATAACGACATTTTTTTATCAAATTCATGGTTTCGCCTCGAAATTAATCATTCTAATAGAGTAGACACAATATATAAATTATGCCACTCATTCAATGGATTATGCAGAACCTTCAGCCAAGCTCAAATGGTGTATTGGTTGATGGTGCTGCAATGGTTGAAAAACTCATGAATGTAGTTGCTGCTGGTGGAGCAACCATATCTGGTATATCAGATAATTATGTAATTACAACAAAAAATGGTGTAATAATTGATGGTTTTTCGCCTGTTCAAGCTGATTATAACATCACTACAACTGGCGGCGTGGAAATAAGTGGAGAGGCTTTCCTTTCGTTCGATTCAATATTAAGAAAATTATTACCATACAATTTGGGAGATACCGTTTATACAGCAGATGGATTTCAATATTCGGTATTGGGATTTTATTGGGACTTAGATGCAGAATTGACTTATGAAATAACAGATGGAAACAAAAGCTTCTTTACACCTCAATCTCTTATTTACAGAGATAGAAGTTCTTACTATCTGTCTCAGTTGTCACTAATAGATCAGCGAATTGAAACATTAAGCGCATAAGAGGTCACATGGTATATAATTATATTGGAAGTGGCAATTTATTTGTTCTTGGTAGCGCCAAGCAGTGGAAGAAAATATATTATTATCACAAGTATGATCGTTATTCAACTGGCCATCTTAAAGGCAAAGATATAGCCTACTTGAAAAGTGCTGCTTTGAAGGGAAAGTTAGAAAAAATAGTAATTGAAAAAGTTTATATTAAAAATACAATTAAAACATTTTATAAAGATGTAAATTTCTACGAAGACAGGCTAAACAGCTTGTACAGAGAAGATGAATTGATTACTCTTGAGGAAGCACAGAACATTATAAATGTTAACATGTTAGCATTTGAACCAATCATTAAAAAAGAAAAAATCAATCCTGTTGCAGGTGTTCCATCTTCTAAATTTAATTCTGGTAATATTTTGTATTCTAAATTAGCGGCAAAAAAAGGTGAGTTGGAAAAGGTAGTCATTAAAAAGTGCGTTAAACATAAAATTTATTTGGACATGTTAAGTTCTATGTGGAACGAATCAGACCTTATAGATTTGGAAAATGCAAAAAAAATAATCGAAGAAAATAGAGAAAGAAACGAAAGACCTTTTTACAAAAAACAAATTGTTGAAATTCAAACAAATGAACCGGAAAATAGCATTCCTTTGGGAAGCATATGGTGTTCAAAAATATATGCTCAAAAAGGTGAAATTGTAAAAATTCTAGTAAGAAGAATTTTAAGCGATAATATTGTAGAGGATACATTAGGAAGCGCATACCAAAATAATGATTTGATAACTGTTCAAGAAGGTAAATCTATTGCTCTTGCCTATTGGCAAAATAGAAGAGAAGAGATTGTCAATATAATCAACAGTTCCAACAGAGACAGTCAATAGTCATCAATTAAATTGATTAGTTTTTTCCTTGCAGGAATTTTCTTTTTCTTTTTTTTAGTTTCTGGTACAAAACGCTCTTTGATTTTTTTTGTTTTTTTGACAATTTGAGTGTATGTCGCTGTCTGAGTAATGATTGTAACTAAATTATATTCATCTATTTCAATTGGCTCCATAACAAAAAGAATGTCTTCATAAATCGCATAAATAGTGTTTTTCTGTCTTGGTGTTGTAAATGGAATTATTTCTTTTTTTGAAATTAATTTTGCTTTTTTGACAACATCAATAATTCTATAAACATTCAAATAAGGATCGTCAGAAACTCGTTGTTTCCAACGAGCAACTGCATGGTCAGTAACATGAATGATGTTGGCTTTCACACATTCATCTTAACTCAATTCGATTTCTAAGACAAGAGATAAGAAGGGTGAAATTCTGTTGATTTTACCCAAATTAATCCGTTTACGGCCCTGCTAGCAGCGGTATAAGACCATCTTACATGATCCCAGTTGTCACACCTTTGCTCATAGACTATTACATTGCCGAACTGATCTCCTTGAGCTTTATGGCATGTGATGGCGTAAGCATAGTCGAAAGGATTAGCTTCCTGCTTGAATTCAAATTGATTTGATTCTTGCCCAAATTGATCGTGATCATATTTAATCTGATGAAAACTCAAACCATCAGAAGTGAAATCAAATTTTTCATTTTTGTGAACTTTAGTTACGACTCCTTGCATTCCATTGAAAAGACCAAGTTGCCTGCTGTTTCTTAAACAAATTATTTTTTCACCTTTTGCAATAAATGTAAAATCTATCTTCTTTTCTTTTCTAACCCTTTGATTAAGTTTGACTCTAGTCTTGTTGAAAGCAACAATTATTTGATCAACAGCAGCTAAATGCCTATCTTCTATCACTGATTCTTCTACTATTTGAACTTTTTGAGATGCAGAAAATGTGCTGGCCGAATTACCTTTGCGGAGATGTTCTGCAAAATGTGCAATTTCACCTGCATTACGATGTACAGTTTCAAGTCTATACATCGGGTTTTCCATTAAATTAAATTTTGTTCCAATTGGTTCAAGCTGTCCATGATCACCAACATATATGATTGGTAAGCCAAAAGAGACTAAATCCTGATGTATTTCTCTACTGACCATGCTGGCTTCATCAATAATAAAACCATCTACTTGTTCTTCTATTTCCCATTTTGGAATCAAATGCCAAGTTGTTTCGCTTTTTGAGTCAGTTTCAGGACGATAAATCATACTATGGATTGTGTTGGCACCAAGTCCTTTCTTACGAAGAACATTAGCCGCTTTTCCAGTATATGCACTTACAGCAAAAGATAGACCTTTATTTTTAAGTGCTTGGAGAAGTGTTCGGCAAATTGTCGATTTACCTACTCCGGCAAGACCTCCCATTGTGACAATCTGTTCATTGTCCAATGATTTCAAGATGCCTTTGATCACATCTTTTTGTTCTTCTGTGAGTTGCATAATTTTCTCGTCTAAATGAAAGGCAGATCAAAGGCGACCGACTTTATAGTCTGGCTTGTCTGCAAAGTCATGAATCTCAAAGCTTAAGTGTACATCAGGAAGATCTGATATTTTTCTGGGAAAGCTGAAATGTTCAAGTTTCCAGCCTTTTTGTTCAATAACTAGAAAGTCATGATCAGACAAATAGATTCCAGCATGAGTCCAAGATCTTGGAAGATTACGCTTGATGAAGCTTTTGGCAGTATCTTCAATGCTGAATACAGGAAGATATATTGATTCATCTTTTTCAAGCTTGAATGTCAGAAGTGGAATCCACTTCTGATTGACGCATTCTCGTTCGACTTCTCTAAGCTTAAGCTGATCATCAGTACAAAGAATTGCCATCATGGCTTTAATTGACTCCTCGAATGATTATCGTGACTTCTGATAATCCTTCAGAATCCAGTATACAGAAGCTGTGAAATAGATAAAGGAAAATCCGATTCCAGCAACAACTCCCCAAAGAAAAAATTCCATTTTGAGAACTCCTCTCTTAGTTTTTATCGCCTCTGTCCTTGACGGCAATGTAAAATACATAACTTGTCTTGCTTTGTCCAGTGGCAATCTTGCTTGGAGATTGTGTTTCACGATATGAAACAGCTAGCTTGCTTTGTGGGTTCTCATAAGCTAAGAAGTCTTTTAGATGACTTATTACACTTGTTATATAAGCAGGACTTCCTGTTATACGGATTCCATCTTCGCTATATGTTGATCCCTTGAAACCATATTTAATTGGACTTGTTGTAATTGGCTTGTTGGCCTCAAGCGTTTTCCAAAAATTCAAGATATCTTTCTTGCTAGCACTCCATTTTTCTCTATCTGCCACAGGAGCAGATACGAGAAGCGGAGAACTTGCTCCAGTAACAGCAGTCTTGGGATTTGCTAATGCTTCTTCGTTTTTCAAACGATGCTTTTTCTTTTTCTTATGCTTATATTCGCCTTTGCTAATCTTCGCATTTTTAGAATCAGAATTAAGTTGACTGCAAGCTCCTTGAACCTGATAATTATCAGTATCAACACATGGTCCTATATAAGGGCCAAATCCTTCTCTAATTTCAATAAATTGACTAAAAGACATCATGTTTTATTTATGCATAAGTGAAAAATAATTAAAACAAGGCATCCTTGCCCAGTAAGAATCTTCGTAATAAAGAAGAATTTTTTAAGATATTTTCTAAGCAGCTGGTGGAGCAGGAGGAGCTTCGGCACCCATATCAGCTGGGGCAGGTGGAGTTGCTCCTCCCATTTCAGGAGCAGGTGGAGCTTCTTGACCAGCTTCTGGTGGAGGTGCTTCCTCTTCTGGAGGAGCTTCTTCATCATCTTGAGGTTTTTCTTCGGATTTTTCTGGATCAAGAATCTTTTCAGCAGAATCCCAGAAATTATAACTACGCAATTTTTTAGCAGCAGTCTGACCACCTGCACCACCGGGAGCAGGTCCAGCACCACCGGGAGCAGGTCCAGCACCACCGGGAGGACCACCTGCACCACCGGGAGGCATGGGCATAGGTGAAGCTCCACCGGGAGGACCACCGGGTGGTGCGCCACCCGGAGCATCTTCTTCCGTAAACAACTTGTGTTCGATAAATTGTCTGAAAGTTATCATTGTTTTATTTATGGTCCCTTGCTACATTTTATTGCTTTGCACTTGTATTTTCCAAGCAAATTTTGCAATACTGCTTCTTAAGGAGAGAATCATGTCTAAAGTTTTACTTTTCAGTGATATTCATTTACACCCACACAAGAGAAGCAATCAAAGGCTTGAAGATTGTCTCAAGGCTCTTCAATGGGTTTTTGACACTGCTGAAAAACTAAAAATCAAATCAATCTTGTTTGGAGGCGATCTTTTTCATGATCGTCAAAAAATTGAGATATATACCTATCAAAAAGTTTTTGAAATATTCGCCAATTCATCTAATAAAAATATTTTTGACATATATCTCCTTCTTGGAAACCATGATTTATGGTTTAACGATAAAACCACAATAAGTAGCGTCATGCCTCTTTCTTCTTTGCCAAACGTACATGTAATCTCAAAACCGTCTAGAATTGAAATAGAAGGCCATAATTGGGACTTTATTCCCTATACCCACAATCCAATTGAATCTCTTGAAGAATTAAAAAAGCTTCACAGCATGATGGAATATGCTTTAGGTCATATAGCATTGGACGGCGCAATACTTCATGGCTCTCAACATTCTGATGTAACAATAGAACATGATGGAGACATGGTTCCGATTAGCGCAGCTTTGTTTAATGATTACACACACACCTTTTTAGGCCATTATCATGCTGAACAACGTGTTAATAAAAAGGTTGAATACATTGGATCTCCATTGCAGTTAAGCTTTGGCGAAGCATTCCAAAAGAAACATATAATTGTTTTCGATGGAGATAAGAACGAAAAAGAATACATTGAAAATAATTTCAGCCCAAAGCATCTTGTCATTAATTATGCAGATAAGGAAAAATATCAACTTGAAGGTAATTATGTTCAAATAAAAGTGGATGATATTGGCGCAACAGACCTGATAAATGTTAAAAAAGAAATACTTGAAAACAGCAATCTTGCAAGTCTGGAAATAAAACAGCACAAAAAAACCATTGATGAACATATAATTCATGATGCTAAAGCTATTCTATATAAAGGCGACGAAATGCTTGCCAAGTATGCCGATCAGGTTGGACACGAAGGTCTAGACCGTGAAAAGTTATTGGCGATAGGCCAAAAAATTTGTGTAAGACCGGAGTGACCATTGAATTTCATCGTAACAGGCATGAATGATCAATATTGGAATCCATGGGGAATTTCATGGATTGCTTCATTGAAAGAATTATCTCAAACATCATGTAAAATTATTGTTGTTGATTTTGGCCTGAATAATTATACCAAAAAAAAATTAAATGAAATCGACGTATTAGTTCAAAAAGAAAACCATAATTCAAATATCAGGAACGCTACCTTATCTTCCATAATAAATTTAAGTAAAAATTTAGATGGCAATATTGCATATTTTGACGCAGATTGTTGGTTTCAAGAAAAAATAGATCATGTTTTCGATTTGATTGAAGACAAAATGATCATGGTCAAAAACAATAATCCCGGTTTTTTAGCAGGAAGCAACAAGGCTTGGCAAAAATTTGACATTATAAACAAAATAACTTCAGTCATGAAAGATGAAAATAAAGTCGAATGTATGGTTAAATATTTCGCATCAGATGTGAAATTCATCGATGATAAATTCAACTGCATTAATGTTCCAGATCTTAAAGATAATAATGGACTTTTATCCTTACATGAAGAAGTTCAAACAGTCATACATCCAACTGGAATACTTAAAAAACTTGCTCTAAGAAAAAATTTGATGTTCTATGAAAGATATTCCGATATTTTCAAGTCATATGAAATTTCCAATAAAATAAAATTATCAAGAAAACTATTCATTAGTTGATAAAAAGCTTGATTTTTTAGCCTTGCCGTGTTAAGTTCAATCGTTGTTTTCATCACCGGCAAGGCTTGACATGAAAAATCTTAAATTCAAATTTGCTGCTGCATATAACTTTCTTCCATTCGGACCAGAAGGAATAAATATTCATTTTGATAATTATCAAAATATAGTTTTAGTTCGTGGCGAAAACCGTGACGCTAAAAAGATTGATTCATCTTTACTTTCCGATGAAATGAAAATAAGCAGCAACGGAACAGGTAAAAGCAGCATCCAAGAAATAATATCATATGGGCTTTTTGGAAAAACTGTTAAAAGACCAGAAAAATTAGGCGCAAATGATGTAGTTCATAACAAAATTGGCAAAGATGCTAAAGTTGAATTAATCTTTGATGACATTCGCATCATTAGAACAAGAAAAGAAGGTGGAAAAGACACCAAGAACTCATTGCGCCTTTGGGAAAGCAAAGAAGCTGTTTGGGATAAAAACACTGAAATCACACAAGGAACAATGTCCCTTACACAGAAAAAAATAGAAGAAATAATTGGTCTTTCCTATGAAGCTTTTATCAACATGTCTGTTTTCACCGATGATCAAAGAGCATGTTTTCTTGAATGTGAAAGCAAACAAAAAAAAGAAATAGTTGAGAATATGCTTTCTCTGGGCGTTTATCGAGAATGGTTTGAAAATGCCAAAACACTTCGCAAGGAAATTAAAAGTAAAATTGACATTAAGGCAAAAGAATATACATTGTTCGTGAACAGTAAAGATGATGCTGTAAGACGCTTGGCCTTAACCAAACAAAAAGAAGGAAAATGGCGTGAAGATAAGAAAAATGAAATAAGCAATCTGATTGCCAGTGCTGATAGATTTATAAAAATGCTTGGCTCATCAGACAACGGCGCTGCCGTTTTAGCTTATGAAAAAGCTCAAGAAAGCATCAAGTCCATCAATGAAAAAATGCCAGAAAAAGAAAAATCTAAACAAGAATTGGAATCTAAATTCCAATTAGCAAAGAATAAAGATTCTGAAATCAAAATCGAAGCTCAAAGTATTCATGAAGAGTATCAAGAGGTTGCTCGCAATAGCAAAATTTTAATTGGAAATAGACAAGAAAAAGAAAAAGAAATAGCTAAACTCAAGGCCAATGAGGTCGGAACTAGATGCGATAAATGTAAAGGTGAAATTCTGGAAGAAAATATAAACGAATATATCGATAAACTTCAAAAAGATATAAATGATATAAATGTGAAATTGCAAAAACTAGTTGTTTCTGGCAAGGAAATTCAAGTAAAGGCAGATGCTGTTAAGGCAAAACAGGATAAAATCAAGGAATATATTTCAAACTTTACCAAGCAAATTTCTGCAATTGATCAAGATTTAATTGTTTGGCGTAAAGAATTAGTCGAAGCTAGTAAGGTTCGTGAACCTAAAACAGATAACGAAGAAGCATTGCTTCAACAGAAAATACAACAATTCAAAGATCAGATTTTTGAAAAGAAAAAAGAATTGGAAGGAGAAAGTCCATTTAAGGAAATTATGGAGAATGATGAAGAAGAACTTAAAAAAGCAACAAACGCTGTCGCAGAAAAAGAGACTGAAGTAAAGTCTTTAGAGGCTGAACTTCCTTATTATGATTATTGGATCACAGGATTTGGCGATAATGGGATTCGCAAATGGATTGTTGATGGGATTATTCCAGAACTCAACAATCGCATCAATTATTGGCTTCAATTCTTGATCGACAATAAAATCACATTGAAATTTGACAATGAATTGAATGAAAAGATCGAAAGAAATCCTCCTGATGGCGATCCTTACATTTACTTCGCTATGTCAACAGGACAACGTAGAAGATTGAATCTAGCAGTCAGTCAGGCCTTTGCCCATATTATGTCTATAAGCTCTGGTTCTGTTCCTTCAATATTGTTTTTAGATGAAATTTCTACCAATGTTGATCCTGTTGGGAACATAGGAATTTACAACATGATTTGTGAACTCAGCGAAGATCGCCAAGTCTTTGTCACAACACATGATGCAGATCTTTTAAGAATGCTACAAACCACTGATGTTCTTAATCTTGTTCATGAAAATGGTTTTACAAAATTGGTTGTATAGTAAAAATTATTTTTGTATTTTTAGATCTTGATGTTTAGATAATTTCCCAGTATTATTTGAGACGCCAACAGATTAGTTGGGAAGGAAAAATATGAGTATTTTTGAAAAACGAGTGGCTTTCAAGCCATTCGAGTACCCAGAAATCATCGGATACAAAGATGCGATCAATCATAGCTATTGGCTTGTAAGTGAATGGAATTTCATAGGTGACATTCATGATTTTAATGTTAAACTAAATGATATCGAAAGAAATGTTCTTAAGAACGCTATGCTCGCCATTTCTCAGATTGAAATTTCGGTCAAGAAATTTTGGACAAAATTAGGAGAAAGATTCCCAAAAGCCGAATTTGAACAAGTAGGCGTTACATTTGGTGAATCAGAAGTTCGTCACGCTGACGCTTATTCCCACCTTCTTGAAGTTCTTGGGATGAATAATGAATTCGATCAATTACTCCAAAATCCTGTCATCCAAGGCAGAGTCGATTATCTTACAAAGTATCTAAAAGGTGCTTCAGATAATAGCAACGAAAACTACACTCTCACATTGGCATTATTCAGCATATTCATTGAGAACGTAAGTTTGTTTTCTCAGTTTTTAATTATCAAATCTTTCAACAAATATATGAATTGCTTGAAAGATATTGATAATGTTGTGCAAGCTACTCAAAAAGAAGAAGCGATTCATGCGCTTCTTGGCGTTTACATAGTCAAGCAAGTTAAGAAGGAACATCTAAATTGGTTCAATGACGATTTTTATGCGAAACTTCAAAGAGCTTGCGCCAAGGCTTATGAAGCAGAATCAAAAATTGTTGATTGGATTTTTGAGGCTGGCAACTTACCATTTCTTACCAAGGATGTAGTGAAGGAATTCGTTAAACATCGCTTCAACGAGAGTTTGGCAATGATTGGTGCCGAAAAGCACTTCGATGTTGATATGGAAAAACTGAAGGATTTGAAGTGGTTTGAAGACGAAATTCATGCCGAAGTGAATACTGATTTCTTCCACAAGAAACCAGTCACTTACAGTAAGTTCACGAAGTCGTTTACAGCGGAGGATTTATTCTAATGTCAGATTACAGATGGCTTACTGATTTATCACGCATTTTTCTCGAACGAGATTATCTCGTTGAGGGTCAAAGTGTCGATGAGCGTGTTACGGAAATTTGCAACGCTGCTGAAAAAATCCTGAAAAAACAGGGATTTGCAAAGCGTTTTCAAGATAATTTCAAAAAGGGTTGGTATAGTTTTTCCACTCCTATCTGGACAAACTTTGGCAATGATCGAGGATTGCCGATTTCATGCTTTGGGAGTTCTATAAGCGATTCTATGGATTCAATTGCATTCACTTGGGCTGAAGTCGCCATGATGACTAAGCATGGCGGAGGAACAAGTGGATATTTTGGAAACCTTAGACCTCGTGGCGCTAAGATTAAGCAAAACGGTGAAAGCTCTGGTTCTGTTCATTTTATGCAAGCCTTTGACAACCTGATTAATGTTGTGTCTCAGGGCAGGACTCGACGTGGAAATTTTGCGGCTTATCTTCCTATCGATCATGCTGATATTCTAGAATTTCTACAGTTAAGACATGAAGGATGTCCAATTCAAGACTTATCATTTGGAGTATGCGTCCCAGATTATTGGATGCAGGAAATGATTGATGGAGATGCAGACAAACGTAAGGTTTGGGCTAAAGTGTTGGAATCAAGATCTAATCTTGGATATCCTTATATAATTTTTATTGACAATGCTAACAACAATACTGTTGATTGTTATAAAGATAAAGGAATTAAGATAACACATAGCAACCTTTGCTCTGAAATTTTATTGCCGGATAATGAAGAGGAATCATTTGTTTGTGATCTCAGTAGCATGAATATTTTGCATTACGATGAGTGGAAAGATACTGATGCTGTTGAATTGATGACTTACTTCCTCGATGCAGTTATGACTGAATTCATCGATAAAGCTAAACAAATCAAGTTCATGGAGCGAACTGTTCGCTTTGCAGAAAGACATCGTGCTTTAGGCATAGGCTGGCTTGGATGGCACAGTCACTTGCAGAGCAAGATGATTCCTTGGGAGAGCATGGAAGCTAAGTTGATTAACACTCAAGTTGCCAAGAACATCAAAGAGAAGGCTTATGCCGCAAGTGCAAAGTTGGCTCAAGAATATGGTGAACCTGAAGTCTGTAAGGGCTATGGGCGGCGTAATACAACCTTAATGGCAATTGCACCCACCAAGTCATCTGCGTTCATTCTAGGTCAAGTTTCAGAGGGTATTGAGCCACACAGGACAAACTATTACATCAAGGATTTGCAGAAAGGCAAATTCACGATTAAGAATATTGAACTTGAGAAGTTATTGAAGGAAAAGGGCAAAGACACTGATGATGTCTGGAAGAACATTCTTATGAATGGAGGAAGTGTTCAGCATCTTGATTTCCTTTCAGAAAAGGAAAAGGATGTTTTCAAGACATTTGCTGAAATCAGTCCAAAGGAAATTATCATTCAGGCAGCACAGAGACAACAGTTTATTGATCAAGGCCAATCGCTTAACTTAATGATCCATCCAAGTATTTCAACTAAGGATGTTAATACTTTGTTGGTTGAGGCTTGGAGAATGGGTATTAAGTCATTGTATTATCAAATTTCCGTGAATGCGGCTCAAACATTTGCACGAAATATTCTTGAGTGCAAAAGCTGCGAGTAATTTTTAAGTTATTGTTTTAGATCAACAATTCATATTTGCCGTCTTAGTGACGGCAAATATTTTTAAGGGAAATAGTTATGCAATTTTCAAATTTTCAAATCAATCAAAATTGGAACGATGATATAAAATTAAATTATGAAAAATATTATAGGGAAATTTGGGAAGATAAAGAATATTTCAGGCATGGACTTGAAATAAAAGAAGGCGATGTTGTTTTAGATCTGGGTGCCAGCATTGGATTATTCTCCTTGCTTGCTCTTGAAAAAAAGGCAAAAAAAATTATTTCATTTGAGTCAAACAAGGAAACTTATCAATATTTGAAAGAAAATTGTAAAAAATATAAAAAAATTACACCTGTAAATGCATTTGTTTGCCACAGAGATGTAAAAGTTACTGGTCAAAATGGCTTTATAGAAACAATTGATCTAAAATACATCATAGAAAAATTCAAATTATCAAAAATTGATTTCCTTAAATTAGACATTGAAGGATTTGAATTTGCGTTTGTTTTGAATGAGTCTGATGAAAACATTAAGATGGTTAGGCAATGGGCGATAGAGGTTCATACTTGTGGTTTATTTTGTGATAAAACAAAAGAATGTGAATTTGCCATTGGGATGGTTGATAAATTTGCCAGATTAGGTTATGAATGTATTCTTGAGAAATTGCATTTAGAAACTTGCTGTTACATGATTTACGCCAAGAAATAGTTAGACTTGTTAATTTTATTGGTCTTTGTTAGGCTGTTTCTACTCTTTTAGAGGCAGAGGTGATTGTAATGTCCTGCAAGTATATTATTGTAGTCGGTGGAGTAATTAGTGGTACAGGAAAAGGGGTTTCTGCTGCAAGTATCGGCCTTTTGCTTAAATTTCGTGGACATAGAATTAATTTAATTAAATTTGATCCATATTTGAATACAAATGCTGGTGTTTTAGCTCCTCGTGAGCATGGCGAATGCTTTCTTTGTGACGATGGGACAGAAACAGATCTCGATCTCGGCCATTATGAAAGAATTGCCGGGATAAATATGAGCAAAAATAACATTTGTACTTCTGGAACACTCTACAAGGAACTCGTTGAAGAGCAAGAAGAAGGAAAGTATTTAGGCCAAACTCTTCAACTTAGCCCACACATCACAGATAAGGTTCATGAAAGACTTCTTGATCTTGGCAAAGACAAAGATGTAGTGATTGCAGAAATTGGTGGAACTGTTGGAGACAGTGAAAGTTATGCTTTTTTTGAGGCTATGCGTCAATTTAAGCAAAAGCTTAAAGATGATGTTTTAGTTGTCATGGTCGCTCCCATTCTTTGGGTCAATACCATTAAAGAATTCAAGAGTAAGCCATTGCAGAATGCTGTTAAGGAATTACAGCGTCATGGATTGCAGCCAGATGCAATTTTTTGTCGTGTTGATAGACAAGTGCCAGAAAAGATTTTGACTAAAATAAGTCAGCAAACAAATGTAAAAAGAGAATGTATTTTTGAGGCACCTGATGTTTCAAGCATCTATCAGGTTCCTTTAGAATTTTACAATCGTCATATTGATGATTTGTTTGTTGACTTATTTAGGCTTAATAGAAGCTCTTGTCGTATTCACAAGTATCGTGATGTTGTTGAAAAATATGTTGGTAATCATGAAAAGGCAATTGAAATTGGCGTATTTGGCAAATATGATAATTGCGATGAAGCTTACATGAGTCTCAAAGAAGCTTTGATACATGCTGGTGTAGCGAATGATGTAAAGGTAAATATTCGTTGGATTAAGGCAGAAGAATTAGAAAAATACAAAGACAGTCGTGGTCTTCATAAGTATTTTGAAGGATTGGATGGGATAGTTGTTCCGGGTGGCTTTGATAACCGTGGTACAGAAGGAAAAATTAAAGCCATACAATATGTTCGAGAAAGAAAAATTCCTTTCTTGGGGATTTGTTTGGGTTTGCAAATGGCAGTTATTGAATTTGCGAGACATGTTTGTTTAATGGAAGATGCCAACAGTTTAGAGTTTAACAAAGAAACCAAATATCCTGTTGTTCATTTTGTTGAGGGTCAGGAAAAATTAGAGAAGAAGTCAGCCAATATGAGACTTGGAGCTTATGAGTGCGAATTAAAGAAAGAAAGTTTAGCTTTAGAATTATATGGAAATAAAATAATTAATGAGCGTCATAGGCACAGATATGAAGTAAATCATGAATTTACTGATCAGTATTCAAAAAAAGGATTTCATATTTCTGGAGCAAGTACAGGATCGGGGCTGGTAGAAATCATGGAGATGGATAAATCAATTCATCCTTATTTTATTGGTACTCAAGCGCATCCTGAATTTAAGTCTCGTTTGTTGTCAGCTTCGCCTCTTTTTAAGGGATTAATAGCGGCTGCTGTTAAAAATAAAAGTGTTGTTCAAACTATAGATAAAGCATGATGAAATTTGGATTCAAATCATTCCTTTTGAATGAAGCAAGTGTCTATTTGGCACAAAAAGTTGGTGATATTCTTTCGGCACTTCAAGAATTGCGGGAAGATGCTCCTAATATGGGAACAAGAGATCTGACTCAATACGCCATGCGTATTGTTGTTTTGATTCGTCGTGTTTTGCATAGTAGTTGGCCAAAAGATGAACAGCCTAATTTGCTTATTTTGCAAAAGGCTGGTGTGGCCTTAATGAAATCGATTGATGAGAAAAGTGACTTGCCAAATGCTATTTCTGGAGCAGCTGGTTTGTTGGAAAAATTAGTTGGCGATATGGGTGTTCCAATCAACAAACTAACTCCAACTGAAAGTCCTAAAAATCAAAATCAAGGAACAAAAGCAACATCGCCAACTGAGAATGTACCAGCACAGCCACCAGCTGCTGCGCCTGCTCCTCCTCCAGCGGCAGCAGGCGCTCCTCCTGCTCCTGAAACAATGGATGCCGCTCCTGATGGAACTCCTCCAGTAGGAGGAACAGGTCAAGACATGGCAGCACCTCCGCTTGGTGGAAGCACAGGCCAATTAGATGCGATGTAAAAAAGAGGTGACTTATTTGCGGTCTTGCAGGTTTTATTGGTGAGTCCAAGAAGCCATTAGTAACATTCCACATCATATCTAAACTTTTTGAAAAAAGTGAATCAAGAGGAATCGATGCTAGCGGATTCTATGGAACTGAAAAAGGAATAGAAGGAGCGATCCACTTTCATAAAGAGCCAACAAGATCAAAAGATTTTGTGCGTAAAAACATATGGAAAAATCTTTCAAATTTTAATTTAGACATGCTTCTTTGTCATGCTAGAGGTGCTTCCAAAGGAGTTGGAGAGCCAATTTATAATTCAAACAATCATCCATTTGTTAGCAATGATAAATCCATAGGTCTGATTCATAATGGTCGTGTTGATGATTGCGAATACAACGAACTAGTTAAAAAATACGCTGTTAAATCGAATTGTGACTCAGAGATAATTTTAAGAATCATTGAAAATGCAGAAGAAAAAGAATTCAATGAGCCAAGTATACCATCAGAAATTCTTTCGGGAATCAAGGATGTCTATGGCCTGATCAATGAAGGGCATATGGCTGTTGCTGTTGGCAAAAGAGGAGCAAATGGAGAGCGTTGGCTTTGGCTTTTTAGAAATTCTTTTCGTCCTTTATGGATAATAGACACAAGAGAATGCTTGGGCCAAATATTTTTTATATCAGATCCTTCAATATGGGAAGAATCAATAAAAGAATGCGGCACTCTTAAGGGCTTATCGAAATCACAAAAAATCATTGAATTTCCTGAGAACCAAATTTGGTGTTTTAGAATTGATCAACAACAATCTCACGCTCAATCTGCCATGAAATTTAATGTGCAAAAGGGAGATTCTTCTCCTTGGGAATTTGACGGTAAAAGATTTGAAATAAAAGAAGGTGAACCAATTTGCGACTTCATTACTGATCTCGACGAACAAGATGAGATTATCATGCCAGAAATCCCTAAATCAAATAATTTACGCCTTGATGTACTTGATAAAAAATGCGATCAAATTATTGATGTTGTAAATAATATCAGACAATATTGTGAGCAGTTAGCACAAGAAAATTCTATAAGCAAAACTGAATTTGAAGAACTTTTAGCAGACTTAGAATGTAAAAGAAAAGAATTAGAGGAGATGAGCGTGATTATAAATCGATGATCTACTCAATTAAATTATGAAACATGACTTTGAAGAATATGATGATTTTGTTCAAGACGATAGCCTTCTTGCAAATAAAAAAAAGAAAAAAGTAAATGGTAAGAAAAAAGGAAGTCGTACAGAGCTAGACTTGACTAAGATTTTAACTGAACGATTTGGTCAACCTTTTAGCAGAACTGTTGGATCAGGGGCAAGATGGAGTCAAGCTGTTCTTCCTGCTCACGCAAGAGAGGTTTTCTCTGGTGATATCGTAGTCATGAAAGGATTCAAGTTTGTCATTGAATCCAAAGGCGGATACGATAGCATCGACATGAGTTCTGTTTTTATAAATGGCAATAGTGAATTAGATAATTTTTTGAAGCAAGCAACAAGTGATGGTGAGCGTTGTGGTCGTAAGCCTATGATGTGTTGGAAAAAGACAAGAAAGCCTTGGTTGGCATTTGTATTAACAGAAGAACTAGCAGGGAATCAATTCAATTATTCAATGAAGTATCGTGAGTGGACAGCAGTTGCGCTTGAACAACTTCTTAAACTTGATGATTCATTTTTCATTGATAAAGAACAATTGAAATTAGACGAAAATAATTAAGTCAATTATTCAAAATCTTTAAGACTAAAGACATTTGATTTTTCATCAATGTAATTCTTAACTCCACCTTCTGTTAAAAACCAATGCCATTTTTCAGGATGTAATGGTTTCACTTGATTTCCATAACCATCTGTTAAAATCCAAACAGAGTTAGGATATTTAATATCTTCATTTTGCATAGTTCTTTGAATATATTGTTCAATGATGCTGAAAGAAGTGCCTCCACCTCCATATATCTTTCTTTCTTTTAAGTTGGTTTCTTGCACATTGGTATCAAAGCAAAATAGTCTTACATTGAATCTTGTTTCTGGTAAAGATTCAGCAGCAGCAAAAAACCTATCTTTTAGATTCCAGCATGATCCTGATGTATCTAAAAAGAACCAAACATTGATTTTATGTTCATCGTAAGTGCGATCATCTATTTCCATTTCTGATGGTATGATCATATTTCTTGGAAGCATGGTCATGCGTCTGTTTATTCTTGCCCATTGTTCAAATTCTTTGTTCTCATCTTTGAAGAACTTTAAGGCCCAACGCTTAATGATAGTTTCCCATTTCTTAAGCTTCTTTGCTTTTTTAGAGTCGGCAAAAACCCAAATTCCTCCAGAACCTGAACCTGCTGGTGTATTTTTATCTGATTCTTTAGATTGGCCATCTTGTGGTTTCTTTTTCTGAAAATGCTTGCTAATTGTTGATTTAAGTCCTTCCTTTTCTTCGTCTGAAAGACCTTCATTTAACTGGTCAATTACTTTGTCCCAATTAACGGATTGAGATCCAAGTGATTCATGATCATCAACAGTTTGAGGCCCTCCTCCTTCACCATCTCCCATTCCACCGTGACCATAGACTTTTTCAAAAAGATTATAATAGAATTCAAACATTTCGTTGCTTGATGGCATAGGATTGCGATCTTTGAAAACAGTATCGACCCAACAATAATCTTCTGAGCCAGTTATTTTATCACGAGAGAAACCAAAATTTTTCGTTAGTGTATGGTTTACCACAATGTCCATAGCAACATTGGTGGCTTGCCTATTGCAGTCTGCTTCCTTTGCTCTAATGCCATGATTCAAAACAATATGAAGAGCCTCGTGACATATAACGAAAAGCTTATTGTATAAATCTAGGCTGCTCCAAAACTTTGGATTAAACCTAAAGAGAATAAATTTCCCTTCTTGATCAAATTGAACACATGCAGTGTCAATTGATTCGTCAAATACAGGACGACCCATTTGCCAGACTTTATAAAAGACGGCATGGTGTGGCTCAAGAGAGTTTGATATTTCAAGCCACTCTTCATTTCCAATTTTATATTTCGAGGAAATCATTTGGCAATTCCTGAAAAGTCATCAGAAGGAATCTTCCAATTCATGTCAGTTTGAACAATTTTTTTGAAAATTTCATAAGATTTCATATCGTAATTATTCATAATTTCAGTAAGTGTCAGATTCTTCTCTTTGTGAATTTGAATGAGACAATGATTAATGATTCCAAAAAGCTTATCAAAGCTTGGGTCAAGCATGATTGATGTAAAAAGCCATTTATCTTTTTGATTGTTTGCAGAAGCATTATCTGTATTGCCAAATATTTCGTTCAGAAGTTTTAGTGTAGCCAAAGATTCTTCTGCTGTTATTTTTTCTGGAATAGATTTTACAATTTTTTCGTAAATGGCAATTCTTTGAGGGCCGCTATCGATAGCCATAGAATTCAATTGAATTAGCTCTGCGTCCCAATTAATCTTACGCTTGTTGAAATGAGGAGCGATAGATTTTTTTGGAACTACAAGAACGTCTTGTGCAAAAGCTTTGGCTAAGTTCTCATCTTCAGTCAAAGCTCTACGAATCTTTTTCACTAAGCTAGCATCAAAATTGGCATTCATAACTTGCTTGCTTATCTTATGAAAAGATGGAATTTTATCAATATTTTTGATAATATGATTGCATATTTTATCGTCTGTTGCCATGAGACTTGCAATCTTTTCTTGAGGCATCAAGGGAACAAAATATTCAAGAAGAGTTGCTGATTGCACAATAAACTTAATTGATGCTGAAAAATTATTTTCATTTTCAAGAAACTTAGAGGCAGCACTTTGATCTTTGTTTTTGACTAGTTCTTCAATTTGTTCGGTGATTGGTCCGTTTTTAAGAGATGTAATAAGCTTGCCTACATTACTGGCAGTGGGCAATACATCACGAATGTCACCTTTTTTGGAAAACATATCAAGTGCGTATTGAAGCCTTCTGGGACTTACAGTGTTTTTCACTTCTTCGTTAAGATCATCCCACCACTGAATTGCTGAGTCAGCAAATCTCTGACCATATTTCTCACGGAACCACTCTGCGTTGGGTTTATAGGGGATAGGAATGGAGCAATGAAAGCGATCAAGGTGTGCAGGATCACAAACTTCTACATCATATTTCAGTAGTTCGTCGTCATCTGGATTAATTGCACACCAAACGAAACGAAGGTTGGGAAACTTGTGACCATTTACGCTGCCGAATTGAATCAATTCCATTACAGCGTTTCTAATCTTTTTGGGGCTTCTGTTGAACTCATCGAAAAATAAAGCTTCCACTTCTCCTGTGGCAAAGCTGAATGGTCTAATCAATTCAAGATATGTTGTGCTAGCAGGTTTAGATGCGTGTTGAACAACTTCATTTGCTGAATCAGCGTCAAGTTTCCAGTTTTGCATCACATAAGAAATTGCAATTTGCTGATTAATTTTGGCTAATTCACGGATGGTCAAGAAGCTCTCTGGCATGACATCTTCTGTCTTTTCACGGGGAACACCAATGAAATCGACCCATGGGTCCATAGTTGATGCAGAGAAATAACGCCATTTAAGTTGGTGTCGATCAAATGCTTCTTTGATAATTGCTGTTTTGCCAACACCGTGACGACCAACAAACATGATGTTGTAGTTGTTGTTGATCCAAAAATCAATCTTGGCTGATGAAACGCTCATGTCTAATCCTTGTTTAGGTTGCCCTCAGCCAAGGATGATATGGGAAAAATGATTAGGAGTAAATCTGAAGAGCGTATTTTTCAGAAATATAGGTGTTTTCGCCAGCAACTGTTTCAAACCAGATGTTGTAAATTCCTTCATCCAATTGAGTTGTGTCTAAAAACCAATAAGCGTAGCTATCTTGCCTATATTCCACAAGGTGCCGATCAACGACGAGTCGGAGATCAGTCTCTGCGGGTACACATTCACCGCAGGATATCTCCATAGATACTCTTATGTCGGAGACTATGGCAAGATTATCATAATAAGATACAAGATCAGCACCTTGAGGAACATTAGGAGTCACTTTAATAAGAACATAACGCTTAGATCCCTTTCTAATTCGATTTGGCCTGAATTGAAAGTTAAAGTCATATATTATTGGACTGGAACTTGTAAACCAAAGATCTGAAGCAATTTGAAATGTATTTCTTACTTCCGTGTTGGGACATTCTCCTGATTCAAATGTGACGTTCCAAAAGTCATAATATGTACCAATTCCATAAATTTCTGGATCAAGGTAAATAGATAAAATATATTCTCCTGTTTTAGCCAATTCAACAGAAGAACCAGAAACTGTTTGAACTAAACGTAATCCTTCAGGATTTGATGCGTCTTTAAGAGCATCATCGATGACATAAATTTTAACTTCATTTATTGTTCCAACATTTGTCAAACTATTAGCGTTGTATGTGAAAAGACGCAGATTGACTGTGTCTCCACAAACAGGCTTCTGGTAGCGTTCTTTTACCATTCTTTACCTCGATCTTTGACTAGCCTTCTTCTGCTGTGCTTCCATGGACTTATTTTCATTCTCTTTTTGCTGAATAAATCTTTCGATCATCCATTTTCTGAGATTGATTGGAAGGCTCATGGAACCTGACATATCCAAGTGCATATGATATTGGAAGAAAAATATTTCTTCCGCCAATTGCTCCCAAATTGTTATGCTTGGGTCTTGGCCCTCTTGCGTCGAGGGAAGAAAAAATTTGCCTCCAATGGCAGATCGAGGCTGAAATCTGCTAAGCAACTTGGGCAAACAATCTCTACATTTGTATCCACGCCGAATGGTGGCTCGTTGAGAAGGTTGCGAATGTGAGAAACATCATTGATTGGAAGATTCTTAATCAATATTTGAAGTTCTGACTTATCAGTTATTCCATCAATATCGTTTAGAAGTTGAGCAGTGCGATAGGTAAGAGTGTCATCTGCACCAGTGTCTCCAAAAGCCTTGATTCGTCGATCACGATGGTCCTGAATTTCCTGTTCGTCACGACCTGTTGAAAGTCGATAACTGAAAGGAAGCTTGGATGTTGGAAGAACATCACGCAGTTCAGGGCCATAATCAGCTGGAGTGTATTCAACAAAAAGACTGTTCAAGTCAATGCTAGTGCTGAACTTTGTTTCACACTCTGGACACTTGATTTCAACATCATAGCTTGGTCCATAGGAAATACCACGAAGATAAATGAGAAGATAAGTGCGGTCAATTGTAAGAAGATTTTCTGGTCGAATGCCTTCCTTAAGGCACTTTTGGAAAATCATGTTGATCGCTTGACCCTTCTTAACAAATCTTGGAGTGGCAAGAATTTGTTCTTCTTCTCCGGTCATTGGTCGAATTGAAACAACGCCATTTACTGGCCCATCTTCACCATTGTAGAACTTGCCCTTAGATGGAAGTTCAATTTCTTCGTAAATCGTTGTCGATCCACGAAGACCTTCAAGAAGTTCCTTCAGGTGACCAGAAGAAGAAGCAAGATTTTTAGGAGGAGGAGAATATGCAGGCGCTTCTCCTCCTGCACTCATGGTGCCAAATCCACGCTTGGATTGTTGTGGCTGGCCACCTTTTGCAGAAGCAAGTGCCGCTGCAAAAGCAGGAGGAACATTGCCTTGAATATCTAAGCCGCTTGGCATGTCATTAGGACGACCTGAAGATTCATTGCTCGCCTGCTGACGAAATTGATTGACTGAATCAAGTGGATTACTCACGTTACTCTCCTGATTTGATGCTGGTGCTTCATTGGTACTCGGCCTTCTCATACGAAAATTTTCGTCTGTCATTTTTTACTCCGCAAAACTATTATGAAATTGGTGATTTATCAACCTAAGGTTGTCATAGTATCATGGAAATAAATTTTCAAAATATAGAAGAAACTTTTTTTTTGGATCGCAAGATACAAGAATTGTTGCCAGAATTTCGACAACAATTTGATTCTTGGCGTATCGCACAAATGATTCCGGGACTTAAGCCTCTTTCTCAAAAAAGCGTTTTGGAAGTCTTGAACAATCTCGATAAATCTCATTTGGAAAAAATAAGTAAACATTTTGGGCAACAAGTATATGTTGGAAGATTGAATCACAAACTGACAGAACATTATAATTTTACATTCGATCAGCATAGCGATCTTTGCAAGTATAGCGAATTCAAAGAATTTTGCATTACAGCAAACAAAGATGGCGCAGCTGTAACATTTTGGCGATAAAGGAAGAATCATGAATATTGTTCAGCTTTTTATGTTCGTTATAAGCACAGTTGGAATGTGCCACATTGTTGTAGATGGATCAATTCTTCTTTGGTTCAGAGAATTTGTGAAAAAATTCGCTGAAAAAATCAAGGTTCCAAAGCTTGGAGGAGTTGTTGATTGCTATCTCTGCTGTGGCACATGGTGTGGATTTTTCATGGGATGGGTGTGGTTGACGCAAAATCCTTGGGAGATATTCGCCTGCGGTTGTGCAGGTGGATTTCTTGCTAATTTTGCGGCTGTAATCATGAACTGGCTCGAAGCAGCAACCATTGTTAATCTTCCCTCTGAGGACCACAATGGATGAAACAAAGCTATATGTACTTCATTGCAACAAATGCAATTATAAAAGATTCTCAAATGGCAAAGATGTAAAAGATCTATCGCCACTGAAGTTAAGCGACATACCAAGAAATATCCCAAAATTGGATGTAATTAAGAAAAAAGCCGTAATGGCTCCTGATAAAAAAAGACTGAAAATGTTCAAGTGTCCTCAGTGTGGCTTTACTGTAAAGCCATATTTGGTTGACAATAATCCAGAAGAAGAGGAAAATTCTGATGAGCAGACCAATTAATTTAATGGATGTTAAGCAAGCCCTTCGTGATGCTAGATTTAGAGAAAGTCTCCCTCAGGGATTCAAGGATGATATTCAAAAATATTTGAATAATCCCGGTTGTGCTTGCAATGTTCCTATTTATAAAAAAATAATGACTGATGCTAAGCCACAATTACAGGAATACTTCCCGAACAGAATAGTTGCCAACCTTGATGAAGAAGCTAAAAAATTAGCAGAAAATCATTGGAGCGTCATAAACTGTAAAGCAGAAGACCTTGAAAAAGAACTTCAAAAGCTACCAAGTGGTCGTAAGCAACTAGCAGTTGCTCGATATGAAGATATGGTAACAGTAATCGTGAATGAACTTGATGTTCTATTCTGATTCACTAAAATAAATTTTTGTTTGTTCTAAAATTTTAAGACAAGAATTCATCATTTTTTCTGGATAATCTTGATACTTGGAAATCTCCATAGGCCAATCACATTCTTGTAAGCGGCGTGATCCAAGTATTTTTGCATTACTGTAAAAATGATAAGCTTTATCATAAAATTTCATGGCATAAAAAATATCAGCAAGAAGGCACCAAAATTCAGCCATAGTTGGATTCCTGATGACACACATGTATATGCTTTTCAAAGCATTTTGATAATCTTTTTTTATATAACAATAAACCATTGCTAAGTAATAATTTGTCATATAATAAGACATGGTTTGCTTTTTTTGTTGGTGCAAATATAAATCGGCATAATTTATAAAAGAATCCCAATTTTTGGCAAATAATTCATTACAAGCCATGTAATAAATTGGGTCAGGCGATAAAGGGCTTTTATTGTGCCATTTTTTAGCAATATCTATCATGTCAAATTCTGATTTGTGATCTGACACAATAATAAATGCATTTAAGAAATTTGATTTACCTTCAATTGTTTCAAAAACTGGATTTGTGAATTTAAGTTGTAATGAATTATGCCAAAGCCTAGTCTGTCTTGTAAGCATATCTCCTTGCATTACGCCTATATTATAAGAAGCAGGAGGTCCAGAAACGGCTATTTTTATTGAGTCTAATCCTGCCATAATAGTTTCATAGGGTTCAATAAACAATATCCACTGATTTTTCGTCTGTGCAATCATTTGATTTCTAATTAATGAAAAATCATCTCCAAAACTATATTTAATTATTTTTGCATTATGCGATATAAGCTTTTCCACAGTGCCATCTGAAGATCCAAGATCGCCAACAATTAAATCACAGTTGATTTCTTCAATTGACGAAAGCAAAGAATCAATCGTTTGAGAATTGTTCTTCGTCAGTATGTGTATTGCTAGTGGGCTTTTCATTATTTTTACCAAATTTGTTCTCTAATAAGAAACCAATTGCTGATGCTTCATGTAACATGTTTTTTTCTAAATAATATAACCTGAGTTCACGATAGAATTTTGGTACATTGGGTTTGTCAAGCAATGAATAAAAAATTTGCGCTAGGTCCATATAAGTATTATACGCAAAAAAAGGATATTAATGGCCACTGAATATTTGAATAATAAAACCTTTGAGTCCTTGATCGTACATTTTCAGAAATCTAAAAAGGAAAGAATTAAATATCAACTCTTTATGGACGATATCAATGAAACTCAACATCGAACCATGAAAAGAGGAAATTTTCAAAAACCAGATTCTTGGATTTTAACCGAAAAAGAATTTAAGATTATTTCCTCAGAATATGAAGAAGTGCAAGGACAACTTGCCATTGCTTTTTATACACTTTCAGAAAATATTGTGAGATATGCAAAATTTAATCTAATTGATCAAGATGATGCAGTTCAAGAAGGGGTTATGATATGCTTTGAAAAAATTGATCGTTTCGACCCAGATAAAGGCAAAGCTTTTAACTATATGACAACATGTATACTTAACCATTTTCGTCAATTATATCGAACCGCAAGAAACTATAATGAACTGAAAAGAAAATATCTTGATTTCATACAAATTCAATTCGATCAAAAACTTCCTGCAACTAAAAGCAAAAATCTTTATAAAAGACACAATATTGTTAGTGATCTTTGAATTTTAATACAATGATAATTGGAAAAAAATATTCAAAGCATTATAATATTATGGTTGCATTTTAATTACACAAAAAGTGAAATTAGAAAAACAAGCAAAATTAAATTTATACTCAAAAGTTGGTTCATATGATAAAGCAAGGTAGAAGTTTATTCGATCAGATCGAAAATCAAGAACTTATACAAAAACTTATTGATAGTGGACATGGCAAACTTGTCGATGCTTTTTTACTGCATGACACAAAGGTTTATACCAAAAAAGGCCGATTAAACAAGAGTGGGGCTTGCAGAGTATTAAAATGCAAACCCAAAGAACTTGAAGATGCCATTAAAGCCTGTCAAGAACTTTTGAAGACAGAACTTAAAGTGGAAGATTCAAGTGAAGATTAAGATAGATAGGTGGCTCTGTCATATCTTAAAATAAGATCAACAGTTACAACTTCACTGCTTCCCATGTCCAAGTCTCCAAATGAAATGTCTTGGCACCAAACAGACTCAAGGAACCAAGTTTCAATCTCTTCGCCTGTTCCATCATATAAAGTTAGTTGCGCTCTTGGTTGCTTAAATCCAACAGCAAATTTGAATTTATCGTTTTCTACATCATAATATGAATTGATCCATTCCCAAATTTTGTTTTGAGGCTTATAAATGTCATATAGAGTTAATGTAATTGATTTCCATTCTGGTTTTCCCGGATAATAAATTGTTTCATTCAAATGTTCCACGCTTAGTTCTTTGAATGAAAGAGAAGGTCTAGATGCTTTCGATGGAGGTAAGGCATTGATTCCTTCTGCACTTATGTCTGGAATCATAAAAAGCCAACGATTTTTTCTTTTGAAGCAAGCATTAGAATCTGCTAAACCAAAACTATCACCCCATCCCATTTGCTGACCCATTTACACCTCTATAAATAAAAAAGCCTCGTATTATATACGAGGCTCAAAATTGAAATTTTATTTTTAATTTTAGCCGTTGCAACCGATTGGAGTCGCAGTAGGTGGTAGAACACCGCAACTTGGAGTCCATTTGGCCTCACTAAATCTCATTGTAAGATCTAGTGTCGCTACTTCTGAAGAACCGTAATCAAGGTCGCCGAAGTTAATGGCAGCTGGCCAAAGATTCTTAAGTCTCCAGTTTTCCATTTCTGCACCAGTACCATCATACATGGTAAGATTGCCAACTGCGGCCCAACCTGTGCTGTTGCCGTCAGCTCCTCTTTTTGATGTCTGCTTCAGAGTATCTGGATCGGTGAAGTTATAAACTGTAACAAGCCAATCCCATAAGGTTTTCATACCTTTGGCATCATCACCGCCAATATCGTAGTAGCTTACAGTTAGTGTTTCCCAAGTACCTTTACCGGGAATCCACATCTTACCATGCAGATAGTTAATTTCAGTCTGTTCAATTGTAAGATTGGGACGGTTTGCAACTTTTACGAATGCGGTAGGAATGTCTCCTCCATTCCAGCGCACAGCGAAAGTCCATCGGTACTTTCTTTTGAAAACAATACTGTTCCCGCCAATTGATCCTAATCCCATGTTTGTTATGTCTGCCATCTTATTCTCCTTTTTTAACTTCCTTTAATTTTTAGAATGTTTCAGCGCCTACTACAAAGCTGCCAGTTCTGTGAATCGAGAATTCGATGAACATAAATTCAGCAGCACGGGTTGGTTGCACACCAATTCTTGCACGGAATTCATTACGGTCGATAACATCAACAGTATTGAGTTCGGCATCGGCTTTGATAATATAAGCAGTCAACCCACGACCAACTTGAACCTGACTAAGAATATTTTCTGCGATAGTTATAAACTTCTGCTGGAAAATTCCATCATTTGGATCGAACAACAAGGTGCGACTTGCGGTGCGAATAGCCTTCTCGATATAAAACATCAGACGGCGAACATTAACACGGTCAAGAGCAGTAGGAGTGCGCTGCAAGGTTTTCTGGCCGAATACCACGAAACCTTGAACATCAGCGAACTGTATGATTGGATTTACGCAGTTGCGATTGCCGTACATCGTATCACGTTCTTCCAAAGTAGGACGACTATAGACATCTGTAATGTTAGGAACAACACCACGAGTAAGTCCAGCTGGAGCAAACCAAGGAGCTCCCAGAAAATCGCTACGAGCGATAACTGCCATGATTGAACCGCTTGGAGGACACCATACATCAACTTTGTTGTATGGATCATAGATTTTAACCCAAGGCCAGTAAAGTGCGCCAAAATCGCTATCAAATCGAGTATTGTTAAGCGGATGAGCACCGTTCTGCCAAGCAACAACTTCCTTAACAGTCAAACCGAAAGGAGCGTCGATGATTGCAAGACAATCTTGACGATAGTCACGACAGAACAGTAGAAGTTCTTGAACAACTGCTGTGCTTGAGTGACCGGGAACTGCAATCAGGTCAATATTTACTTGCTCAGGTTCGCTGAGAGTATAAATGCCTGTGTAGCCAATAGGACTGCCCATTAGAAGCACGTCTTGCTTGTCAGGATCTGCGGGGATACCGTCAGAGCCGCCTGCAAGATTGTAAGTGCCACTAGCAGGACCAGCGCCAACTAAGGTGTTGTCTATAGGTCTGACATAATCAGATACCAGAGCCAAATAGGTTTCAACATAGAATCGGCTTGTTGCATTCTTTGTCAGATTGCCCCAAGATTCAACTTGAACTCCATTTGCATAAACTTCCAAGTTAAAAGTTGAATCAACAGAGCTATTAGTGATAAGAACTTGAGTTACGTTACCATCAATGCCCGGTGAATCAGCGTTTATAACAAAGGAAACATCGCCACCGCTATTTGCACCACCGTTAACCAAACCAAAAGTTTCGATGCTGACTGAGCCAGTTGTACCTTCAGGACTTGTACCAGTTACGGTAAGAGTTGAAAGTCCAAAAACTTCAGTGCTAGCTGGCTTGATGCGAAGACGAGCATCAGCGCCATGATGATTAGTAACGAAGCGAAGCTGTGTTCCAGAGGCTAGTGCTGTCCAGCCACCGGGAAGAGTTCCGCCGTTTTCAGCCTTCTGATCATTAATATCAGAGATAACATCGTTGATGCTTGTGTAAGCAGCGCCATCAGCGATTGTAATTGTCTGAACAACTTGATCAATCAAAATATTATCAGTGCCATCGACCACAAGCTCAATTACCTGATCGGTAAGACCTGTGAATTCATAATGGCCAGAAACCTGATAGCCATTGATTGGCCAACGATCATTAGAACCTGTTACTGAAGCACGGGTCATGCCTGTACCCAAACCAGTTGGGTTGTCACGAATGTTATCTGTATCGTTTACAGAACCACCGTAAATTGCATTCTGAATTGAAACCAGTTCAAGGCTGGCGCTAGGTCCATAGGCCCAAACGGTTTTTACACCAATTTCATCAGAGGTATTTGCGTAAAACTCAATACCGTCAAGAATAGTATCAAGCTGATCATTCAAAGCTATGACAAGTTCATCAGTTGTATATGTATCTGCAAGAACAACTAGTGTTTTTGTTGAAAGCTGACCATTAAGTTTCCAACGGAAGAATGAATCTTCGTCAAAAGTGTAAGGACCGGCTTCGCCGTTAGCTTCAATTTCAATAATTGATCCAGCTGCCAGAACATCTACTGAAGCGGTTGTAGCCTGCTCATCAGAAACAGGATCGGTATCTGCAACACGCACTACATAAAGTGTATTTGCGACGAGGAGATATTGATCTGCTGCATAAATCAAGAATGGATCACCCATATCAGGATGAGGATTGCCAAAAGTTGTATGCAACTGACGTGAAGTAGCAATCGCAATAGGAAGATTGACTGGGCCTTTAGAGGCAAATCCAACCAATCCTGCCGTATGCGTTGACTGTTCAGGTGCGATGAAGCTCAAGTCTTTTTCAGCAATTCTAACACTTGGGCTGATTGTATTAGATGGTGGAAAACCTTTAAGAATCGCCATAGTCTTATTCTCCCTTTCGTAACTTGTTTGTTATTTGCCTTATGGAAATTAATCCATCTTTTTCTGCTCTATCTATATATGGTGTTGATCTTTCATCTTCCAAAACAAAAATATTTTTCCCTGCTCCAACGCCGGGAAGATTTAGAGTAGTGAAAGACTTTGTGGCTCTCCTAGACCTGATGATCAATTGCACTGGATGTCTCTTCTTATTCGTTATTTCTAACATTCCAATTCCTTTACTGTCTTTTCAATTCTGCCTAAAACCTCTGTAATTTCCTGATCTGTAATTCCGTCAACAAAGTCAACTTTCATTTTTAGAACAGATTTCTTACGTTCAATTGGCTGAGGTATATATGTCTGTACGGTCATATTAAATTCGTATTTTATAACTCTAATTTGCTGATCACCCGGCTCATTATTCAGGTTGTTCGCAATTGAATCTAATTTAACTATTACCTCCCACGGTACACCAGTCACTCGTATGTATGCAACTTGACTAAATTTTGTAATTATTTGCTCTACTATTTGGTTCATGTCTTCTCTGTACATTGTCCAAGCAGTTAAAGCATATCCAATATTAACCGGAATACCTTTTGCAAATCCCAAAACAGTATCTTTTTTATATTTTTCGCTTATTGTCGTTCCCGGTGATCCATCATATTGTTGGAAAAAATTCAATGCTTTGTGATAAGTATATCTGCTTAAATCATATTCAATACTTCCTTGTGTTAAAGCCATCATCGGCAATCTAATTCTATTCACAACAAGTGTTTCATCTTTACGAATATTTTCTTGGATCATCGCTGCAACAGCTTTTTCTGGTGGACCAAGCATAATTGGAATTGGCCAACCTTTTCCGTCTTCGTCAATCACAATTACATTGCGGAAAAGATCAAGCATTGCTTCATCAGAACCACGAATTGATTTTGAGTAACGATAAAGAACAGTACGATCAGGATTATCAGGATCATTGATAATCCTGCCTTTTTGCATCGGGTCGCTATCAGCCCTTGCTCCGAAACCAGTCTTTTGCATGGCCTGATCTTTAAGCCAATTCATACTTTCGTCATTGATTTTTCTCAGATTATTGCTAAGATCAGGTTCGCAATATGGAGGCGCTTTATCAAGGATTGGATCTTGTGAGCCGCCAACATCATTGCATTGATCAAGAGGTCTTTGACCATGATTTCCAGTTGGATTCATTTTTTCTCCTCATCTATCTAGGTTTGTTTATGGAAAAAATACTGCTGAAATACAGGTCTTGGTATCAGGGCCAGCCTCCTCAACATATTCGATTGCAGATTCCCGGATGGTCTGGTGAACCAAATGATCATAAAGATGGAGATATACCTCAACCTTGGCATTGCACTCCATTTGTTGAAGGATCTACCTATGGACTTGAACTTCTTTATTCTTTTAATACAGAATTTCATGTTAAAACAATTAATGGTGAAGTAAAATTTATAGGTGACTTCACAGAAGAAAATAAAATTTTGCCAAATTCCATAATGCCTCCCTTTTCAACATTCGCACCCGGACATTTTGGCATGACATCATGCCTCGATATTGAAGTTCCTGATGGATATGTTCTTCGTATCGAACCTCACCCAAGATATTATACCGATGAAACTTATACCGTTCCTTTAGTAATACCGGGTCACATTAATACAATCATGTGGCCAAAAATATTTTTTGTTGTTTTCAAAAATCCAATGCCGGGACAAACTTATATTTTTAGAAAAAATGAACCATACGCACAAATACTCATAGTTCCTCGTAAAGTTCTATACGAAATTAAACCAATGACATCAGGAGAACAATCCGCAAGAGGACTTCTAGATGACTCAATTCAAACATTCTGCAAAAAATTTACAGAAAATGATTGGTATGATAATAAAGGAAATAACTTTGATGACAAATATAAAATCCTAAACAGAATTTATGTTAAAAAAGGGAAAGAAGGCGTACACCAATTCCTGCAAAGTATTGCTGATGAAACTTATAGAAAATATAGAAAAATAACGAAAAAGAAAATTTTCTTCCCAAAGAAAAAAGAAAAATGAAAAATTATAAAATAAAAAAAAGAAGTCAAAGATTCATCCCCTATATCGCAGGTGAACCAGTGACTTCTTTTCAAAAACCTAAATTACCTCTTTGGTACTTCCCAAAAATTCATAAACCAAATCTATTCAAAAGACAAAGCTTTATTTTGGAATATTGAGAGCAGCTAATAGTGAATCTACTGCTGGCTTCAATTTGGTATCTGTAACTTTGACCAATGCATCCTTATAAACCTTAAATCCCGCTGGGTTTTTAGCAATAGCAGTTGCTAAACTGGCAATTGCGGGGTCTTTAGAAACAGGAGCAGCAGGAGGGGCTGTACCAACAGCACCGGGAGCAGCAGGAGCAGCACCAGCAGCAGGGGCAGCAGCAGCAGCAGGAGCAGCACCAGCAGCAGGGGCAGGAGCAGCACCAGCCGCAGGAGCAGCAGGAGCTAATGCTGCTTCTCTTTGAATCTGAAGATAAAACTCATAAAAAGACTTCATATATCACCTCGTTAAACAATTTTAATTTTGATATCAGGTTGTTTTTCTGTAACCTTACCTTCTCCAGTAACAACATCTTCTTGGAATCTCTGACAAATCAATTCCAATCTCAAAGCTCCCCACATCTTGAATTCACCTAAGTTTCTTTGAACAACAACCCAGTTTTCTCTAAGATGTGGAGTAAACAATCTCGAACCAATTTTAGGAGGATGTCCTACATTTTGCAAAACAGCACGATAATTAAGTTCAAACTTCATTTCATCTGGAGCATCAATTCCAAACTGATTCAATAAGTTCTGTGAAGGTATAGGCTCATAAGTACACCACAACTCAACAGGATTGTTTGAAAATAATTTATTTCTCGCTTCCAAATAAATAGGGTCAATCATATCAGGACTGATTATAACCTCATAATAATAAATCGGAGATCCACCTCTCTTGATCGCTTCCTGATCCCACAAATTAAAAAGGTCGTGTGTTCGATCCAATGGATCGAACATTTGAGTACTACCTCTTAATTGATATGGAGTTCCATCCAAATTACATAGAGCCAAGATCCCTCCTTAAATTTCTAGAATGCAAAACGCCTTCTAGCCATATGCTCAGACAAAGAAATCCATCCATTTCCAGTTGATTCAACTTTGCGAGGACGACCACGCTTTGCAGCGCCAGTTGGTGCTATAACTGGTGCTATTATTTCTGGTGTTGATCTAGGACGACCACGCTTTTTAGCACCAACTGGCGCTTCTGGTGCTTCTGGTGGTGCTTCTGGTGCTTCTGGTGCTTCTGGTGCTTCTGGCCTTTTTCTATTTTGTTGCCAGTTCATGTATTCCCTGCTGCCGGGAATTTCGGGATAACCATCGAAATCAGTGTCCCATAATACATCATGATCCAGATCTGGAACAAGTCGTGTTTTTGGATCATCTGTGGGATGAGGATAATATTTTTTTCCGGGACGCATTCCCGGCATTCCGGTAACATATTTATTCATAAAGGATTTTTCGGCATCAATACCAATTTGACTTGGTCTTAAGCCAGTAAGATAGGCATTGCTGGTACGACCCTGATTTGTAAAACGACCAACTGGAAGAGCTTGAAGCCTTTCTCCGGGCATAGCACGAGGTAAAGGAGCATTAAAGTGTTTCTTTACTTCTTCGCTGTCCAAACGAGGATCATTTGCTTTGTTCAAAATATCACGCAATGCTTTCAATCTTCCAAGAGGCTTTTTACCTGCCATGCCCTTGTTGCTAGCATATGGACTTGCCTCTGGATCATTATCGTATTTTACAAGGAAAGGTGTTTCTGCTGTATCTGTTAATTCAGAACGCTTTATGTTTCCTAGTACGGAAACTTCCTTGTCTGTCAACGATTTAAGTTCTTTTATTTCCTTTTCAAGCTTATCTACTTGATTTTTCATCTCATCTCTGCTATTTCGTAAATCACTCAATAGCTTAACATCTAAATTTCCAGCTTGTTTTTCAAGTTCTCTAAGTTTATTTTCATAAGATTCTAGTGTTGCTTTGGCATAAGACAATTCAGATTGTGCTTTCCACAATCTTATTGATGCCACACTTGATCTATGCTGTTCACCGGGATCAATTGTAGTTGCTGAAGCATCACCATAGTTGCTTACTCTTTGATCAACAACGAATAAAGGCAATTGTTCTTTTTTTATTCTTTCCTGATCAAGTTTGTAAAGTTTATTTATTTTACGAAGAGTATCATCTGCCATTATTTTCTTTTCTTGATCACTTACTTCTCTCCTTGCCACTTGTTGAGGAGTTGTTCCTTTTCTTTCTTGTGCAAAATCTCCGGGAAGTGTATAGTGTTTTTGACCTTTTTCACCGTGTCTAACTAATCTTTTAAGACTTGGATCAGGTTTACCAGCAGCAAGAGATTTTTGGAAAGGAGTTAGTGGAATTTTTCCACCTTTAATAATTTCTTCAGTTTCTTGAGGCTCATTAAGTCCAAGACCTTTAGGATCAAGAGCAACTTCTTTTGCTATTTTTCTGATTTCTTTGATATATATTTCGGCATTTGGTGGACTAGTTCTTAAAAACTCAGCAACTTGACTTTTGTTCCATCTATGGTCAGCATCAAGAACATAAAATGCTACTTTTTTGATTTTTTTCCACTTTTCCTTGGTTAATTCGGCAGTTGAATTATTTATTAAATCGTCAATAACACTTAAAACATTCTTTTCTAGCTTTTCATCAGGTTCTGCAAATACGTCTTCTTCTTCTCCTCCAATTTTTACACTCGTATAAGGCTCTCTGCTTGTGCCAATAAGGTTACGAGTTAATCTTTTTTGGCGTTCAGATTTGTAAGTTTCTGGCTGTACTCTTGAAATTTCTTTGACTCTTTCGGCAGTTTCTTCTTTTTTGACAACGAATAAAATTTCAGCATTGTCAACAATTTTTTGTAATTCATCTTGGTTGACTATCTTTTGGTTTCCAGCATCTTTTTTCATTTCATCAAAAAGTTTACGAACCATTTGAAGAAGCATCTCGTTTGAATCTTTACCATTAAAATAGGCAAGTAACTTTTTAGAAAAGTCTGGAAAATCTTTTTCAATATTTAACATTCTCTCGGCTGGAGATCCTACTATTCCTGATCTAAGAGCTAAGCGATCATCTCTTTCAATATCTTTTTGTCTTTGTGTTTTTTTATCTGTGGCAATTGGCTCGAATTTAATTACGTCTGGCGATTCTATATTTTTTCTATCTCTCCATCTTGTTCCGTACATGCTTATTTCCCAACCAACATATCCAGAATAATTTTTTGCTTGGCTACCAACCATACTCATTACTTTTTCATACTTATCTTCTGGCAAAGTCCCATCAGAATTTTGCATTGCTTTTACTTTTAGGAACTGATTATCGGGGATGGTGCTATTATCATTGAGAATTCCTTTTGGAGCCGTGTGCAATATGCTAATGGTATCAGAAAAAATATCATCTATATCTACTTCTTTTCCACGCCTTAATAAATTCGCTTTAGCTTTACGACAAATTTTCATAATCATATCAGCGAGACTTTTCTCTGCCAATACTTTCTTGCCATTTTCTATTTTGAAAAGTCCAAGTTTAGTCATGAATACGTCATCAATTTCTTTAATATATCGCACAAGAGGATTGCGAGCTATTTCTTTACTTTTTATTTTTGATATTTCTCTTGCTGCTGCTCTTTCTTCTGGTGTTCCTTCAGGCTTTTTTCTTTTCTTCTTTTTAGTTTTTGCTGAACCTGAACCTGAAGACATAACACCTTTTATGGTGTCAGCCATAACTCTTTTGTAGGGGCTTGGCCTTTCACCTTGTCCTAATTTACCAAGTTTTGATTGCATATAAGCTGCAAGTTCTGTTTCGTAATCTTCTGGATCTTTTTCAATCCATGTGTAATCAGATGGTGCTTCGGTAAATAAAAGCCATGATCTAAAGTCCAACATAATTTCTGCCCCTTTGTTTTATTTACTTGTTAGCTCAAATTTTTAATGATATTTTATAAAAAAAACAAAAACCCCAATCCCAAGAGATCAGGGTTTTTGAAATTAAATTATATATTTTTTAATCAAGAGTAAGTCGTGGGGTAATTGCGATCTCGCCACCACCGGATGGTAAGGTGAACGGAGCCGTGGAAAATCTTTCCACCCACAATAAATTAGATGTCAAATCAGTAACATAATAACCGTAAACAGTAACTGCTGCCGAAAAATAGAAACTTTGCTCACTATATGCCGCTGAGTTAGTCCCAGCAGTAGATGTGGCCACAGTCCAGTTGGCACCATACAAAGTAATAACAGAGTAGCCAGAAGCAGTTGTCTCAGTCAAATCACCTATTGAAGTCGTTTTTGAAGGTACATAGTTGTTAGTATATAAACGCAAGATTCTTTCGCCCCCTGCGGAGCCAGCAGAACCATCCTGTGCCAACTGATTAACGATATATTGCAACATCAAAATGTCGCTCTCGTTAGGAACTACCAATGCCATAAATACCTCTTCTTGCGTCATTTTATATATGACAATCTAATTTTTTTTGCACTACTATATTTTATGGCACTCAAAAATAAGGACGGATCTCTCTACACACTCCAGAAACCAAACCCAGTAATGAAACAACAATCATTATGGAATAATGAAAAATTTATACTTCATAATATGAAATGTAAACCTGAAATAAAAGAAGATGATAACATCATCACCCCAGTTGAAAACGATACCAATGAATTCATATCAGAACTAAAAGAAACTAAACCAGAAGAAAAAAAACCAGAAGAAACAGAAAACACACCAATATTTGAAAGAAAAATAGTCGTACACCAAGATCTAAAAAGAATCGAAGAAGAAAAAAAACCAGAAATTGAAAAGGTTTTTGTACACTGCCTTCCAGCAACAGTAAGAACAAAAATCGATGAACTATATGGAGATGTCATAAAAACAGTTCAATACGGAAGCCCAACTTCATTTGAAGGAGTAATATTAAATCATCGTGATATGGAATTTGAACTATGGACAGACACCAACGAAATAACAATAGGATCTGTAATTTACCCAAAAACAAAAGACAAACGCTGGTGGAAAGTAAAAAACAAAGAACCTAAAGCAGATGGCTTTATTCTCTACTGCATAACTTCAGATTATCAACCATCATTCGACTCTTGATTTTTTATCAGCAACTATATTCACAGCCAAACCAAGCTTACTTAACTGCTCATGATGATCAGCAACAGCCTTCATATAAGCTAATTCATATATGTCTGTCACAAGACTAAAAAAGGCCTTTAGATCACCTTCTGTCGCCATCGCAACACCTATACGCTCAATAATATTCTCGTTCTGAGCGTATCTCTCTTTCAAAACCTCAAACATCGTTTTCTTAACATGATGAATCTTTGGGTTGACCATCATGTCCATCCAATTTGCCATCAATCCTCTTCCCTTTTTATTTTAATCAATTCTTCAATCTTAGCCATCATAATATCATAGTCTTCTTTTCTAAACTTATCCTTTATAACATTTATTCGACTCTTAACAGCATTGAGAACTGGTTCCGATGCATTTACAAATTTTGGATCGAATACAATATTAAACAAGTTTTCAGGAGTTCTTTCTGCTCTCATCAATTTCATATAATTGACTTTATCAGAAGGTAACTTCCTTATTCTATTGATTTCTGATTGAGGAGTAACAGAAGTAGCAGTAGGAATTGCAGAAGCAGTAGGAGCAATAGGAGAAGTAGGAGAAACTCCTTCTATATTTTTAGTCAATGCATTCTGAACAGCAACCAAAACTTCTTCCAAACCTTCAGGATCATCTTGAAATTGAGGATCAGTTGCTAAATCTTTTCCAATTTCAATAACATATGCACTGAATTTTTCCGATCCCTGAGGTAAAAACTTACCACGAATTGCAGCTTCAGGCATTGTTGATTTTCCGTTTTGAAGTTCTTCCATAGCATCATTTATTTGTCTTTGAATCATTACATTCGATCTTCTAGCAATACCTCCTGTTGGAGGAACTAATTTTGTTTTTTCTATCGCAGACTTTACTACTGGAAGTTCTTTGAAAGCACTAATCATTCTTTTCAGATCATAACCTTCTTCTTTCCAAGATTTAATTTGTGATTCTGCATTTTCTTGCGCTACTTTAGAGGTTAGTCTGTTTGCACTTCTATAAAAACTAGCAAGCATCATTGTAAGGTTTTCAATAACAGCAGTTGAACTGTAAGACATGTTCATGATAAGGTTGCCAAGCTCTTCTTTACTGATGTTGGTATCATCTCTCTTATTTTTGGCAGCTTGAGCTTTATTTTCAGCTTCTTGAGCTTCCGATTCCAATTGGGCTAAGTCTTTCAAATAGTTTGACATGTTTTCTGGATTATAAGCAAAATAATTGTAATCACCAGTATGTTGTATTCTAGTGCTGAACAAAGGCTTCTCTTCTCTCTGCTGCCTTGTATCATCAGTTTGAGCCCTTCTTCTTCGTGATCCACCTCCACCAGTCCAACTTTTCTGGGAAAGCAAGTTTGTTGCAGTATGTGCCATTTTTACAATTGCTGCATTTAATTTTCTCCCCTGTCTGTACTCATTGCTATCTGGCACAAAAAATAAATCATTGTCAAAATTACTTTCAATATACTTTAATGCAAAATTATAAATAAGAGGAACATTTTGAACCATCAAAAACTTCTCATGATCAGTTTTGTGACCACAATTAAGATTGTTGATGCAATTAACAACTCCTTTTAGTATGTAATAATGCATACTACCATTATTGTCAATAGAAGCAGAGGCATCCCCATTTCTCACACTATAGCTTGCCATAGGTTGATTTGACATGATAACTTCAAAAGCCCTTTCGTATTCAGGGGTCCCCTTGATAAGCATCATCTTTTTTGGTGTATTGTGATTGAGGAATAAACCTCCATCCTTAGATATTTTCTTACCAGATGGATCTATATTTTCATTGTCTACTTTGATGAAATCTTTTTTATGACCAACAATTAAATCTGAACTATGTGTTTCTCCGGGTTCAATTTCCTTATAAAAATGAGATTTCTTGACAAGAGGAACCCATTTTCCACCTTCTTTTTTGAAAGGAAGGAAAAGAGGAGGACCAATAATATCTTCTCTGTTCTCACCCTTGACTCTTCTTGTTTCTACAGTCGCATCAATACCTTTTGGATAAGTAGGTGGATATGGAGGACTTTTTATTTCTACTTTTCCATTTTTGAAGTCAGCAACAAGTCTCTTTATCGCTTCTCTTTCTATTTCATCTTCTTTAATATCTGTTGCTTCTCCACGCATAAGCCTGTGTTCTTGTTTGACTATTTCTTTATACTTTTTAACTTTCCTGTCCCTCTCAAATGAATCTTTATAACCAGTATCCATCCACTGGATACTAGGATCAGTCTCAAAATCTCCTAAAATACGATGAGCATTTAATTCCATATACCTTTTTACAGCACGATCTACTTGATCTTCTGTTGGAAATTGCATTCCTCTTACCACATTGGGCTGTCCTTGAGTTCCTCTTACAGGATCTCTTAATTCAAAACCATATTTACCAACTTCTCCTTGAAGTCCAGATCCACGCAGATGTGCTTCACCTTTTGTTCTTTCAAGCTTATGATAAAGTCTTCTTAAATAAGGATGAGCCCTAACAACAAGATCTCTATTGCTTTGTTTACCTCCAAGCTTTCGAGGAGGCTCACCATTTTCTCTTGGTATATAAATAATATTTTTGAAAATAAAATCTACTGAATTAGGATCATCAACAAGTTGTGCATTATCTTCATTCTTCGAGTGAAAATGATCATTAGCATATTTTTCTGCTAAATCATTCAATTGTCTATCAGTCAAGCTACGAGTTAAACGAGGAGGTGAAGAAGTATTAATCGTTTCTATTTCGTCTGCGGTCATCCCAAAGGGTTCAGGAATTTCCATTATTCTTCTTGCAGTATCCTCTGACCTTTCTTTCAAGAAATTTTTGATTGCAGTTACAAGATTGGGAAATTCTCTCGTTGTCTTAATATTATGCAATTTTTCAATTTGATTAAAAAGCATTTCATAACGCTGATGAAGAGCCTGACCCCAAAGATTATAATTAAATTGTTTCAAAAATTCGATATCATCTTTGTCGAACTGCACAGATTTTCTTACAACTTGGCGTTCTTTGGCCATCTCATCTAAACGAAAATCAAAAAATTCACCACGTTGACCCAATACAGTTGTCTTAAAAATATATTCTTTGAATGATTTCAACATATCAATCCTTTTAACAATTCCAGTTCTACTTATTCTATATAACAAAAGAATCATTCATTTTTTCAAGCAAGGCAGCAAGTATATGAGCAACACAATTTATATCCCAAGACCAACTCAAGATCAATACAATTCATTGTCATGTAAAAGTGGTTGCGGAAATGGTGGAGGAAGTTGTGGAGGACTAGGACCAACAGACCCTATTTATAATATCGGACCACGCAAAAATCGTGAAAAAGTTCGTGAACAAATCAAAGATTATGTTCTAACAATGCTCGGAGCACCTGTACTACCACTTGAATTAGATGACCAACAACTTGAAAATAGTATAGATTTTTCTTTGCAAATATTTGAAGATTATGCCCCAGCAGAGTACTTCCAATACTATTCATTTTATACATCACCCGGACAAAGCGTCTACGAACTTCCTCCCGATGTCGGATTCGTTCGCCAAATTTCATATAAAGAAACTGCAAACTACGCATTCTCAGCATCAGACCTCGGAGGAGTAATACCTCTCGAATACATGGGAGCAGGAGCTTATGGCTCAATCGCAGGGGGAATCAACCCACAACAACCAGTATGGGGGAAAATGAGCGATTGGGTTCTCTATAAACAATACGAAGATATGTACAACCGTATATCTGGACAACAAGGAGGATGGGAATACCTCGGCGGTTATAGACACATTAAACTCTATCCAGTACCTTATCGAACATACCCAGTCGTTGTTAGATACCTCCAAAGAAAACCAGACTTCCAAATCGTAACCCAAGCAATGCAAGAAGGAGCTCTCGCTTTTGCTAAAATTATTCTTGGAAGAATACGCTCAAGAATCGGAAATCCACCCGGTCCCGGTGGCGGAGTACAACTAGATGGAGCAGCTATACTCGCCGAAGGAATTCAAGACAAAAAGGATTGGCAAGATTCTCTATTAAACCGCTACGGAGATTTATTGCCCATAAAAATGATGTAATATTTTTGGTGAATTATTTCCTACTTTACTTATATATGATAAGGAGTAGGATTATGAGCCACACAATTGAAGATGTTAAGAAGATTTTTGAGCAACATGGTTATGTCTGCTTAGCAGATGAATGGTTGTCTGGATATGGTGCAACATGGAAGCCATTACCAGCAAAATGCGTTTGTGGAAAAGTAACAGAACTTTCTTTATCGGCAGTCAAAGACGGAAGAAAATGTAGTGATTGTCAATATGAACAAGTAGGAAAATCTAAAGGTTTCGTTGGTCGAATGAAAATGACAGACGAACAAGCAAAAAAGATTTTTCAAGATGGTGGATGCGAACTTTTAGAAGGTTACAAAGGATGCCAAACACCCATGCTTTATAGGTGTGAGTGTGGAAATATTTCTAAAATAAGAATAGATCATTTTCGTAACGGTTGTAGGTGTTCAAAGTGTAAGCGTGGCGTTAAAACAAGCATTGATGAAATTCGCAAAATTTTTGCAGATAACCAATGTGAGCTTTTAGAAGAAGCATATACAAGTCCGAAACAAAAAATAAAATATAAATGTAAATGTGGCAAAATATCTTATTGTGTTCTAAGTCAAATGAAATTTCTAAAAACACATTGTAAAGAATGTGGTTATTTGAAAAATACAGGAGAAAATTCTTCTTGTTTTAGAAAAGACAGAGAAGAATATAAAGAAGAATTGAGTTTTAAGAAAAAGTGTTACAGCATGATATATGCTGTATTGAAATATACTAAAGAGTCTAAGATTGATCATTCTTATGAAATGTTAGGTTACACTAGTGAGCAATTTAAGCAACACATAGAGTCTCATCCTAATTGGCCAAAAGTATGTAATAAGAAATGGCATGTTGATCATATTTTCCCTATAGCTGCATTTATTGAACATGGAATAAAAGATATTAAATTAATTAACTGTATAGAAAATTTACAGCCTTTGTGTGCTAAGGAAAATAGCAAAAAAAATAAGTCTTACAATAAAAATGAATTTCTGAAATGGTTAAAAAATAAAGGAGTTGAAATTAATCAATAAAACAAAAGCGATTAATTTGAATTGTATTAAACCGCTACGAAGATTTATTGCCCATAAAAATGATGTAATATTTTTGGTGAATTGACTACATTATAGCATTTTACTATAATGTAGTATGCCTAAATTTGCATATTTTACTGTTGCGAGTGATGACTTTACTCCCGGAGTATATTGTCTTGCAAAGTCATTGCAAAAAATCACACAATATCCATTTCATGTAATCAGCATTAACATTACTGAAGAAAATAAAAAAAAGCTTCAGTCTGTTGGCTGCACAATAATTGACACAGAATATCTTGGATCAAAAACCTGTAAGCCACAACCTTATAGAGAAAATCCAAACTTTGCCAATAATTGTTACAATAAAATCCATCTGTGGAATCAAGATTTTGATAAAATAATTTATTTTGATGCAGACGTTTTGGTAATTAAAAATATTGATCATCTTTTTGAAATAGAAGCAGATTTTGCAGCAGGATCAAGTTTTCAAACTATTTTAGATGCAAAAACAGGAAAGCCAATTAGAGCAGGGTGGAGAGGTGATTATTTTAATTCTGGGGTAATGATACTCAGACCTGATAAGAAAAAATTTGAAGAACTTCTTGTAATGAAAGATACTGTCGAAACACCAGAAGATCCATCTGATCAAGGTCTTCTAAACCATTATTTTTCCAAAAAATGGCATAGACTAAAACCAATCTATAATTTCACACGAAGAGTTTTTGATGTAGCTCCAATTAAATGGAAAGAACTAAGGAATGAAATTTGTGTCATCCATTACACTCTTGAAAAACCTTGGAAAAAACGTGAGAATACTGATATAAACAAATTATGGTGGGAAGTTAATGACTCTTCCAGCACTCTGAACTAGATCGAAGCATGCTCCAATCACTGCTCCTAACATCATCCCACTTAAAGTTTCCTGAGTATCGAACCAATGTAACAGAAGATAAATTAGAATCAAAAGAAAACGATCTGCTATGACACCAAGTGTTTGGCCAATTTTTATTGAAATATTTCTTTTTCATGATTATTTGAAATAACATTTATCGCCTTTGAAACAACTACTCATAAAACTATTTCTTTTCCAATCATCTTTGCCAATCATCGAAACATTCCAATTTAGCTCCCAACAGAAAGAAATGTTTTGACAGATATTGCATTGCATAAACCAACAATTAGAAATAGCAACTGAATTCATCACTTTTAATTATAGATTAAATCAACAAAAAAACCACTCACATTTTATTGCGAGTGGTGAATGATTTTTTGTTTAACAGCCTATTTGATGCATTAATTATCCATTTCAAACCGACACCATTCCGGCTGATAAATCAGTTCCACAGCATTTAAGCTGATAATAACTGAGCTTCCGATTGGATCTTCTGAGTTAGGTTTTTCGCTATTGCTAGCGCCGCTGCTTTCTACGGCCCTAGCTTGGGCTAGGATGACACAATCGTCTGTTACCTTACTCAGGATTCCCCGATAATTAAAACGAGCGCAGAGGATAGCCACAGGCTGTCCAATGTACTCTTGCATAATTGCAGCCATATTGCTGCCAGTTGACTTTTCTGGTGATACACGGGCAAAGCTTCGCTTAACAGCCATGATAGATCCTTCCTTTATGGTGATAGCTATTGATTAATCGGCCACTTGACGTTCACGATTTGCCGAAAGGGGATCATATTCCTTTTGGCGAGAAACACAGATCCATTCCCCCATTGGGAGTGTTATGGAATTATGTTCATCGTGAGTGATAGTAACGTCACATTTTAGTGAGCGGACATAGATGTCGCCCTTTTCGTCTACTACAGATTCCATCTCACTGATTGATGGAGATGAAATTTTGTGGCTATGACCAGTAACCTCGCCATAGGCGAGGATATTGGTTTTGTGTGGTTTAGTCTTGGATGGGATATCCTTGACAGACTTGAAGAAAATGTCACCTTGTCTTGCCTGCATGGATTTCTCCTTTTGGTTTCATCGTCGCATTTTTAGTATATGCGGATTTCGTCGTGTTGTAAATAAAAATCTTTACTCGTGTTCGCCGATTTTTAGTAGAGCGCCAATTGTTATGACCATATAGTAAATGCCAGCAGGGATGAGAAAAATAGGATCTTGAACAAATCCTAGCCAAGGGAATATGATTGCTCCACATATTGTGACAAAAGGAAGTACGCCTTTGCCGTGGGTTGTGAAGATGTTTTTGGCAATTTTTATGACTACCTTTAATATTTGAAGCAAGATGAATTTAATTGCTTTCCATGCAGCCCAGAATAATGCTCCTCCGATCATAGCTGCGCCTTTGCCCAGCATTCCCATAATGCTTTCTGTTGTGGGAGGTAGTTCTCCTCTTAATGACTGAGCATCACTTTGTGCTTCTTTTTTCAGTTTAGAGGCGGCTTCTGGATATTTTGCTTCAAATTGTCGTTTGAATTCTGCTATTTTGCTTTTAGCTTTTTCGCCTTTTTGGGCGATTTGTGCTGGTGACATTCTGGCGATTTCATCTTCTTTAATTTCGTTTCTTAGATGGTTGAAAAATCCTACAGCGGAAGATTTTTCCTTTGAAACATCAGCATTTTTTTCTGATTCTTCTGATTCTGCTGATTTTTTTGCATCTTCTAATGCTTCGTTGATATTTTCAATAATTCTATTGATTCTACGGGTCATTTTTTTAATTGAATTCTTATCATGACCCGCATCATAATAATGATCTTGATTGATTACGCCAGCCAAATATTGCATTTCGTTTAATTTTTTCATAATACTCCTTGCGATATGTATTCAAATATCTTAAGTTTCTTGTGCTGGTTGGTATTCATCTGCATTCATTCCGAATGTCCATGCAACAGCTTCTTTGCATTTTTTTGCTTCAGGTGGAACGCAAAGGTAGTAGTTTTTATAGCTACCATCTGGTTCTTGAGTGCTGTTTATGACTTTTAGATAGCTTACTGGTTCATCGAAAATACCATCGATTTGGAAAAGAACCATTCCTGTGTCATTGCACCGATCAATGATTTTGGTTCTTGAGTCTTCCATGACCTTATCAAAACCAATTATTTTCATTCCCACATACCGAACTTCGGCGTTGCTGTGAGAGAAAACCTCATCAATGGTTAAATTTTCTGGCTTGTGGTAAAAATGAGGTGGAATCCTGATGTTTTCGTAATAAAAGTTGATTGAACCAAATTTATCGGCATCGATTCCATGTTTTCTGCCGTTTTGGTAGTATGTGATTCGGGTTGGGCTAATGAGTGCTGGTCCATTGTCACGATGCAATCGTCCATCTTCATTTGTAAATCGTTGAATTGGTCCAAATGGGTATTCGCTTTTGAACCAGTCGAGACGAGCTTTCCAAGCTTCAAAACCTTTGTTCTTCATAATCATTCTCCTTGATGGTAGTGATTATATGTTGAACATGTTTTTTTGTAAACTAGGAAAAGGGATATGGTCCGCTGAATCCAAATCTTTGAGAGAGCATATTCCAATTTTGCTTTACCCATGCTTTGAATGATGATTCTGCTTGTTGAACCATAGTTCCGGGTCCATCAAATGTTTCACCTTTGTCACGATATTCGATTACATGTGTTGCTTCGTGAGCTATCGTGCTAGCAATTTCTATTATTGCAGCAGGACTGTCTCCATATTTCTTGATGTGATCATCAACATCGATTCTTATTATTGATGATGCAATGATTTTTTTGGGGTTGATTGTTTTTTTTGCTTCATCTGGAAGGTGATCCAATATTTGTTTCCTTGAAAGTTTTTGGACTTTCTTATCAATTAATGGGTCGTTCGGATAAATTTTCCTGATTTGATCCATTACATCTTGCCCAATGACATTTGAGTTTTCCGTGTTAATGAACATACCAAATGCTTTACCTGAGTGCAGATCTGCAATTGTTGATATATTGTATAAAAGTTTATGATCTGGATCTAATTTTTGGTCATACATTCTGACAAGTTCAATGCTATCTTTTATCTTTGCATATTTTGCAAGAACCTGTGAAGCATTAACTAATTCAGTGCCTACAGTTGACTGTTCTTCGATTTGTAGCCAGTTGGAGAAATTAAGATGTATCATGCAATATATAAGCATGAGGATCACATGAAAAAATTTGATGATTGGCGAAAAGAACAAGATCTGGAAGGAACCCAGCTTCAAATTGTAAGCAAAAAAGAGTTCCTTGATGAATGCATCCAATATTTTGGATCAGTTTTGCGTGGAAATATGAAAACTGTTAAGGAATATAGGAAAGAAAATTTGATTGAGGCGGCTGAACTTTCGAGATATTCGGTTGAGGTTAATTACAGAACTAATGCAGATGAGGTTCTTGAGGGTTTTGCGAAGATTTGTTTGGGATATATTAGTGCTGCTCTTAAAAATGCTGGTTATCACACCAAGCATGTTTACACACAAAAGCCTTTGAGGCTTTTGGTTTCATCGAGAAATTGGGATGATGGAGAGTGGGCTGGATGTGTCACATGGCATCCTGACCATAAGTGTTTTGTTTTGAGTAAAGGTAATTACAATCGTGATAGAAACACGATAAGCATATCGAAGTCTGAGAGGTGTACTGGTAAATCTGCATCGGAAATTAGTAAAGAAGTAATCAACACTATGCATCACTTAAAAGACCAACCTGATAAACATCGGGAAAAGCTTAAGCCTGTTGCTTTGAAGAGAGGCCCTAAGCGATGAATTTGTATGAGCAGTATCATCACATTGGCAAAGATGGGAAAAAATATTGGGGCAAGGCAGGCGCTGGTATCATCTTTACTGATGGGAAAAAAATACTTCTGCTCAAAAGAGCAGAGAAGGGTGACCATTTTGGCAAGTGGAGCATACCCGGAGGAAAAGTTGAGAATGGCGAAAATATAATTGATGCTGCTCAAAGGGAAGCAAGAGAAGAGTGTGGTAATTTTACGGGTTATCGATTCGGTCATTACGATGATGCTGATGGTCGTCATCATTTTCATACATTCTTTTACGCAATCGATAAGCCTTTTGACGTGACTTTATCAGATGAACATAGCGATTATAGTTGGGCTAATCTTGATGAAGTGGAAAAGATGAGTTTGCATCCAAGATTTAAGTTAAATTGGTTTTATTTTAAGAACAAAATAAATAAAAGATTACCTCAAATTAAATCATTTGGTGAATGGATTAAGCAAAGAGGATATTGAGTTTTCATAAAAATAGCCCTGCTTATGGCAGAGCTATTTTTATTTTTGGTAGTTAATTATCAGTTCTTGATAATAGCAACGCCATCAAGAGGGTTCTCGTTAAGAAGAACATCTCCATGAGGTTTTGCGCCAGAAGAATCATTTAGAGGTTGAACTGGGCTGTCGTTTGAAACAACATGTTCAATTTTGCCCTTGTTGGTGATAGTATCTGGTTGATCGAGAATCAATTTGTGTTCTGCCATTGTTTTATCCTCCTTTTTATGAGCGATTTCGTCAGCAATTTCTTGAGTAGTCTTTTTTGGTGTAATTTCTTCAATCAAGCGAAGAAGGTTCATTGGCGATCCTACCAAACTCATAAAATAACTATCTCCCTGAAAGCGTTTTCTTGGTCCTATAGACCTAACACCTGTTGGTGTTGACTTGGGCAGCTTCAGGTCGCCGTCCGTGTTATTTTCATATATATAAAGACCTGATCCGCCAAGATCGCTAGCTAGTTTTTCAGCGTGCATTTGACGGCGTTCATGTCGATTGGCTCTTGGTGCATATTTCATTTCTACCTCGCTTGTTCTTGCTTCAAAAAATTTGGAATTTATCCAGACTTCTTGATATTATAGTATGTTGGTAATATAGTTTTTAGAGGTAATTATGAAAAAACTTCCAAAATGGCCTGATGTCTATCCACAAGGATGCAAAGCTGGTGATGAAGAACAAGAGTTTTTTATTGCTCTTGGTCGTAATCCTAAATGGCAATGGCGAAGTGTGGCTGCAATTGCTAAGGAGTCAGGACTTTCAAAAGAACGAGTTGAAGAACTTCTCAATAAGTATTGGAAAAAAGGAATGGTTTTCCAAAATCCTCAGAACGATGATCAATGGGCTTATTGGGAAAGAGTTCCACAAATGGTTCCCAATGATGTTCAAAGCATAAACGATGAAGATCAAAAAAAGAGAGTGAAAAAAGCGAAATGATATAAAAATTTCTAGTTCAAGTCTTTGTTGATATCGACTTGAACTAGAAAAATTCATTTTTCAATCTGTATCGTAGTCTCTTTCCTTTTCGTACTCTAGTTCGCCATTAGTCCCAAGTGCATAATCAGGTGGAGTTTTATGGCTAACATGATGCTTGTGCTTTGTAATAGGAGGTCCGGGTGACATCTTCCATAGTGCATCAGCAGCACGACTCATAAAGTATGCGTCAGGATAATGACTTCTTATATATCCATCAGGATAAGCCCAATGAGCAATACCGTTCCTTGCGATACTGCCGCCTTCATCTTGTTTGTAAACTGGTAATTCTGCCTTATTGTCACCAGCCCATTGAATAAAGCTTTTCATTATTATTTTCCTGCCTTTGGTCCGCCCTTACCATAACCCAACTTAAATAGTGCATCAGCAGCGTAAGGAGTGAAATATGCGTCTGGATATTGGTTGCGAACATAAGCGTCAGGATAGGCCCAATATGCGATTCCTGCTCTTCTCTGTGATCCAGCTTCTTCTTGCTGATAAACAGGAAGTTCTTTCTTGGTTTTTTCAGCCCATTTTACAAATGTATTCATAAATTTCCTCGCTTCATAATTTACATGAATTGACTCACATGTTAATATGTATGCAATTTGTGAAATTTATCACATATGAAGCCACAAATTATAGATGCAAGCCAAAACTTGTTTAACTCATCATCAAAAGAGTTATTTAATTTATTTATTCTTCGTTTCAAAAAATGAGGAAGTAATTTAGAAAAAATGAAAAATTTTAGTTAAATTAAGAAGTAATGTAGAAAATATTCTTGACTTCACACTATGACAATTATAGAATTTTTAGTAATCCGTCTACCGTTGACGGGATAACTTTAATAATCCGTCAATTTTTGACGGAATAAGACGAATGAAAGGTCAAGTTTCACAATGAGCAATACTCTACCTGTCCGCATTACCACTCGTAAGATCACAACTGGTGAAATCTACGAAGGAACCGTTAGCATGTGTGGTGGCCGTCCTTTTAAGCTTGTTCGCAAGTCTGATGACAGCACCCAGTTCCCAACCCGCTCTGCGGTCGTTGGCGCTGCTCGCAACTTCGCCAAGACTTATGGCTTTGCCGATGTAAACTTCGGTGAAGAAGCTAAGGCTGCAAAGCCTAAGGTCGCAGCAAAGACAACTGCGACAAAGACCACAGCCGCAAAGAAGGCTGCAAAGAAGTCATCTGTTGCTGCAATTCCAACACAGACACAGAGTTCAACCACTGTTTCTCGTCCAACAAACAGTCGCTGATTAAAATAGAAGTAAATTCTTCTGAAGGGCATGTCGATTGACATGCCCTTTTTTAATTAAAATATTTTTCCACAATATCTTTAGCTTCAGCAAAGACTGAGTCCCATTCACTTTTTTCTTTTTGCCTCAAAAGATGCATTGATCCATACCAAATACTAAATTCACCATCGATTTCCCAACGCCAATCTGGATTCCATGGCAACAATAGAACACATGTTTTGCCCATAGAGGCAGCAAGATGCATAACTGCGGTATCAACTCCAATTATCAAATCAAGTGAATTTATAATCGAAGCTGTGTCTCCAAAATCATTGATGTGACTTGACAAATCAACAACTCCCATTTCTTCGCATCCTTCAGTCAAGTCGATTATCTTGCCATCATGAGAATAAGCTCTGGGCCTTGTGTCTTTCATAAGACTGAAAAGCTTAACATTCTCAATTTTAGCTATTTCTTTGAAATTACTAAGTTTACAACTTCTTTCTTTATCGTTTGGATGTTGAGGATTGCCTGCCCAAACAATTCCAATTTTATTAAATTGTTTGTATTCACTTAAATCAAAAGAATCGGGATGATTAATGTAAGATCTATATGTGACTATTGAATGCAATAAATTGGGAAGACTCATTACAGAACAATGATAATCATGCAAAGGCACATCGCTTTTCTGATCTTCCCAAGAAGAAATTAAATTTGGGTCTTTGGTAAAAATTTCATCAGCTAGTTCAGTGAAAATAGGCTTTAGGATTTCAGAGCAATGTAAAATTACATAAGTATTCATTTCCCTTAACTTTTGTAAATATCTTACGAAATGAATTGCATCACCATGTCCTTGTTCTGTGTGAACTAAAATCCTTTTGTCTTTTATGTCTTGACCATGCCATTTTTTCTCAGGGTTATATATTTTTTTCCATACTTTCAGTTGATCATAAACATCATATCGCCATTCATATTCGATAAATCCTTCGTGCCATTTTCCTTTAAGTTTTAGTACTGAAGCAAGATCAACATGGGCTGCGGCGAAATCTGGCTTCATCTCAATTGCTTGAAGGATATATTTTTCTGCTTCATCCATATTTTTCAATTCACCATAACATCCACCAATCATCGCAAGTGTTGTTGCTTCCCTTTTAATTTCCAATGCCTTTTGAAAACAAGAAAGTGCTTCTTCATGGTTTAGTTTATGTCGATATTGCAATCCAAGATTGCTATGAAAGCAACTCGTGTCGGGATTAATCTCAATTGCCTTGTTCAAAAGTTTTATTGCTTCATCGTAATCACCCTTGTTTGAATACGCTAAAGCCAAATCGTTTATTGTTTCAGAATTTTCTGGATAATATTCTAAACACTTTTTAAGTATTATTAAAGAATCTTCATGCCTTCCAAGTTGGCTATATGAAAGTCCAAGAAGTTGAAATGCATTGCAATTCTTAGGACTAATCTTTAATATTTGTTCTGTTAAAACAGAAACAATCTCAAATTTTTTCTCATGGAATTTTTGATAAGCCTTTTCCAGTGCTTGGCTTATAAGTTCTTCAGTTTCTTTTTCTGTATACATGCATAAATAGAGTATGGAATCACAACAAAACACTGGTTGCGGTTGTGGCGGGAATCGCATGTCTAGTGATCTTGTAAAGCCGCCTCAGACTTTAACTAAGAGCCAAACGGAATTGGCTGCACTGATTAATGCTGTTCATATGAGAAAGTCAAAAATATCAAAAGTTCGCTTACAAGAAAAACAGTAAGCAACAAATGGAGGAAAAATGGCTTGTGGTTGCGGCAAAGGCAATACTTCTAGAGGAAGAAATCCTGTTATTAGACCAGTTATATCAGCTAGGTCTGTGACTGGTGGAATTGCATCAGCCAGAAATCCAACTGAGGTTAGGAATCAATCTCTTACTCCTCAGGCTCCCATAAATGCTGGCGGAATTAACGCCGAAAAAAGAAAAGTTCAGGCTTTGCGTAGAGATGCGATCAAGAAATCACTGGGAAAGTAACTATTCGCCTATATTAACTTTGTTTTTATATTCTGGTAAATTCCATAATGAATCAGGCAGATGAACATTGATTTGTTTGCCTTTTACATCCCATTCCATGCTTGCGTTTTCATCTTTCCAGTCAATGAAAATAATATTATCTTTGTATATTGTGCTGACAATAACATTTGAATTCATATCCATAAGTTTTCTAGACTGAACTTCTTCGGATTTTTTGTTGATAACTGTCATAAAAACACAATCTTCTCCACTTGCTGTTATTCTTTTCTCGTAAAGATAAAGGTATACATCGTCTTCTTTTGAGGCATAAATTTTACTTTGATCTATTGCGCCAACATTCAATGATTCTATCATCCAAGCAGGATTCAGAGGTGTTTTTAAGTTGGTTTTATAAAGATCCTCATGTTTAGCAAAATATAGTGAAGGAGGATTCACTCTCTTTGACCAAAACCAGAAAATATTTTGGTTTGATCCAAGGTCCATTTCTCTTCCAGTTATCTTACTTGTAACTATAAAACGGAAGAATTTATCTTTTTTATGAGCCAGATCACCACTTAACCTAAAAGAAAAACCATTGCTTTTCACTTTTACAGGCATTGAATGAACAACAACCGAATCTATCTTTCTGTTCTTTTCATTGATTTTATCGACTAATGGTAGTTTTTTTCTATATTCTTGTTCGATTATTGGTTCTTCTAAAGGAATATCTTGGAATTTATTTGTTTTTTTCAGATATAATGAAAAAATGATTAGGAAGCCACATAGAATTACTGTGAAATTCAGTAATTTTACCATGATTAATCCTAATTAAAAAAGCAAATGTTCCACATATATAGTTTCATCAGTTGTGTTTAATCTTTCAAAAGGAACAACATGCTATCTTATAAAAACTGGAAGATTATGAATGAATCTATTCTTCCAAGCTTCAATCTTGGTTTGGGCAGGCATTCTAATCTTGGCATCCAGTCACAGTTCGGTTTTGACGAATCAGGTGCTATGCAGAAAAAGAAGAAAAAGAAGATGAAAGGCGATTCTGATCTCGTTGAACCAGCAGAGAAAAAAGATGAGCCAGATGTTGATGTCGATGTTGAAGAAAAAGATCATAAGCCTCATAAGAGCAGAAAAGGTAAGAAGAAAAAAGATCTTTCAGTTTGTTCCAAATGTGGTCAAATAATGCACAAGATGGCCAAACAAAAATGTAGCATGTGTGAGAATGAACAGATTATCAAGGCTGGTCAAAAAATCTTCTCAGAAATGGAAGAAGATGAAGATATGCCTCGCCAAGAATATCAAGACGAAGACGAAGATGGCGAAATGCGCCTTCACCGTGGCGATGAAGATGAAGATGGCGATGAAGATGGAGAAATGCGCCTTCACCATGGCGATGAAGATGAAGACGAAGACGAAGATGGAGAAATGCGCCTTCACCATGGCGATGAAGACGAAGACGAAGACGAAGACGAAGATGAATACGGTGATGAAGACGAAGATGGCGAAATGCACATGCACCATGGCGACGAAGACGAAGATGGTGATGAAGACGAAGACGAAGATGGTGATGAAGACGAAGACGAAGATGGTGATGAAGACGAAGACGAATACGGTGATGAAGACGAAGATAAAAAAATGCACATGCACCATGGCGACGAAGACGAAGATGGCGAAAGAAGTTTTGACCATGACGATGAAGGCGAAGAGCAAACAGAATCTCGTCATTATGGCAAAAAGAAGAACAAAAAGAAAATGATGTATAGCAAGAAAATGATGTATAACAAAAAGAAGATGGGTTGCGGAGGAGGAGATGAAGAAGGATCTGGCAAAATGAATAAGATGAAGAAAATGCTTAAGGGTGGCCAAAAGAAGTTGGATGTTTCAGGCCCAAAAGGCAAGTCAGATGGCAAGATCACACATCATGATTTTGAAAAACTTCGCAACTTAAAATCAGGCAAGAAAAATCATAGTAAAAATGAAAAAGTCACCAAGGAAGAAACAAATTGGTGGAAGAGCGTTAATGGCATGATTGGAGAAGGAGATCCATCAACTAAATTTAGCAGTGGATGCGAATCACTCTTCAAAGCTGTTGATACAGACAATCTTTATCAGGCAATAAGAAAAGAATAAGTTAACTATCGTAGATCAAAATAATTTTCAAAAAACCGTTCCTCTAGGAGCGGTTTTTTTGTTGAATCATTTCTGGCAATACTTCTCTTATTGACCATCTAGGCATAAATCCTAAATCTATTCTGGATCTAGATATGTCTACGGAAGTGCAAGACTGATATTTGTCTAAGAATGGACAATCAACATACTGAATTTCAACTTTTTTGTTTAACTTTTCACATATCATTCTGACCAATGAATTAAATGAATATGGTATACTGTATCCAACATTGTATATGCCTTGTGCATTGGCCTTGCTCGCAAGAACATTTGCTTTTACTACATCTGCAACATAAATCCAATCACGCATTTGTTCGCCATTCTTGAAAAGAATAGGATTTTCTCCTTGTTCAATTTTCGATAATAACTGACTTATCATGCTGGCCCTTTTGCCTTTATGACATTCAAAAGGACCATAAACATTCGTATATCGCAGTCCAATTGTTTTAACTCCATTTAGTGCTGCGAAATCCTTTGCGAAATTTTCAAACTCCAACTTTGAAACTGCATATGGGTTTAATGGCTTCGGCTCAGTTTCAATTTCATTGAAAGGAATTGGCCTGTCTCCATAGATTGAACAGCTAGAAGCATAGACGAAATTCTTACAATTATTTTCTTGCAAAAGTTTACGAAATAGTGTAGATGAATGGCTGACATTTGTTTCATACATTTTTTCATAGCTGCTTTCAGTAGTGTCGTTGTTCGCAGCTTGATGGAAACAGATATCAATCTTGGGCATCTTGTCAAATGGCAAATGATTCAGTGGTGATAAATGTAAATCATGGCATAAAGGTTTATTTTCACCATTGATGCCATTTGCTATAACATGGTAATCGTTTTCGTATAGCCACTTGCATAAGTGATATCCAACAAAACCTGTTGCTCCGGTGACCAATGCTACAGTCTTCATTGTCTTTTCCCCTTTCAAACAATAGAGTAAAGAAGTCTAACAGCTTGTTGTTGAAGCTCATATCTTGGGCTCAAAAACACGGCAAAAACATTGAACGACTTACATATCGTGAGATAATAGTCGCTTTACAAGAGTCATACAAATGAACTTAATTGATTTTTTCGATAAATATGTTGAATTGGGACTTAAACCAATAGCAATTTATCAAAAAGAAAAATGTCCTGTGAAAGCAGGCTGGAATAAAGATTGGAGTGTTGAAAAATGGAGGCCATACTTCCAAACAAATGATTATAACATGGGTATTTTACTTGGAAAAATTATTGATGTAGAAGGTGATTCTGAAGAAGCAAATGATCTTTTGGAAAGAATGATAGATGGATGCAAAAGACCAAGTTTTAGAAGCTCTAAATCAACACATAATCTTTTTATAAATCCTGATCCAGAATTAACTAGATTTGTATTTCATGGAATTGAATTTCGTGGAAATTTGCATCAATCAGTTGTTCCTCCAAGCACACATAAAGATGGAAGTAAGTATCAATGGTTGACAGGAAGCTGTTTTCCAGTTCCTCCAATGCCAGAAGAACTTCAAAAGTTTTATTTTCAAAATAAAAGATTAAGACCAAAAAAACAAAAATCACATCCTCCAAAACCAAAAGATCGTGAAGGAATCACAAAAACTATTTGCAAGACATGTTCTAAAAAATATCCTATGCACAAAACAAGACTCATACTTGAGGTCAGAGCTTTTAGGCAATATGGTCTTCTTTGGATGTGCAGGAATTGTCGCAAAATAGACATAAGAAATGACTGTCGTCAAATCAGGAAAGATATTGAGAGACAATCAGACTGATATAGTCAATATCATTTTTGAATATCATGTGATTGCCAAAACTTCTTTCAACAAAAATAACATCATATCCATTTTCAATAAACGCATTGTGCATTGGAATATATCTTTCTCCCCAACTAAAGCATGCGTCATCATGATTATGCAAAACAATAAATGATGTTGATATTGTCGATTTTTTAACATTTTCTGGACAAAGTATAGCTCCGCTATGAGCGACAACCAATCCATATGATTCTTGAAAATGAATTGCTAGTTCTATGGCAACCACTGCTCCTGCTGAAAATCCTATGAGTACAGTGTTTTGGACTGGTATGTTATTTTCTTTTATGGCATTATGAATATATTCACGAATTTGCGGTAGATTTTCAAAAAGACCAGAAACAGCTTCGTCTTGATCGTTGGCTCCATTTGGAATTGGATACCACTCATTTTTAGCTTGTATTGAAAAAATAATTAGTTTATTTAATTCGACAAGTGGATTGAAAACGCCAAGCATATTTTCGGCGCTTCCTCCCCTTCCATGCAATAAAAAAATTGCATGTGTTGGCTTGTCAATTCCATTTCGGGAGTGGCTAATTATGCAATTTTCAATCATTACACGATGCCCCAAGACTCATATGGATCTGGAAGATCTTTATTTGAAAGCTTTTCAATCCTACTAGCAAGATCATCTGACAGATAATTGTGAATAAAAAGCATGAATTTTTCAGCTTGCTTTTTATCGCAAGTGTTAATTGCCTTGCATATTGCTTTCACATCATATCCTGAACATGTGTAAGCACGACTAGGATCACTACTTTGCAACAGTTTTTCATTAACAGACCAAAACTTTTTATGGTTTTCATCTGCAACAAATTGAAGAACGAATTCGGTTAGATCGTAAATCAACGAAACATGATCAGGACTGGCAAACCAGAAATTGCCAAGACTTCGATACTCAAATCCATAATCTGTAGCACGATGGCTACCAGCGTGACCATAGATCTTGCGTCTTTCCTTACTAGTTGGATCAGTGTCCATGAAAAGAGAAGGAATACCAATGAATAGATCCATCATGCGGATCACATCAAAAGCCTTAATTGGATCATCAAGACCTTCAGAACCAACATGAATGTGACCACCTGCTGTTCTGAATGGTGTTTTAGAAATAATCTCTTCTGGAGGAAGAACACAGCGAAGTGTGTAAGCATTCCATTCTGGATTGCAACCTGCAATCTTTGCATCTTTGTCAATTAATTGTTTTGCAGGATATTTAGCTGAAGCCTGAATCACAAATCTTGATGGTTTAACAAGTTTCGCAAGGTTTTGAAGTGCTTGTTTGATATTATTACAAACTTCTTCTTTTGTCTTTCCGGGTTTTACTGCAATTTCAGCAAGCACATTGTCGTAGTAAAAACTACTACCATTACGAACTAATGCTTGTTCTTTCTTGGGAAGTAATGATATTGAACTTTGCAAATCTTCCCAACGAGAAATCATGAATTCAGGATCGGTTCCAAATGTAAATTCCATATCAAGCCTCCAAAAAAGGTTACTTATAGATGTGCCAATAAGGCATGATCGTTGATTGACCAGCATTCTTAGCAATCATGTCAGTTGCAAAGCCAACTATTCCCATTCGGCTGTGCATCACGTCCGTAGCCATCGAGGCAGGATAATTTAATTTCATATCCCTGTAGAATATTTTTTTGTCACCGAATCTGATAATCTTGTGTAAAGCAGGTTCAACTTCCAAAATCCAACGACAGTCTTTCGTTTGATATGGTTTTATTAAACCTTGTTTCAATCCTTTGATTGTAGTTCCATATTCCTGTCCTTTGAAATGTGCGAATCCAACTCTTATCAATAAAGTGTAAAGGGAAAGCATTGGAGGGGCAAATAACCAACGCTTATGACCCTGAAAGATATAAACACCATTCTTGGCATATTCTGGAGTAGGGTTTATACACTTGCGAACCTTGGTTCGAGGAATCTTTAGCTTGTCTTCAATCTGATTGATAAAATCAAGACAAGCCGGTATCTTTTTTTCAATTTTTGAATCACGAGAATTAGCAATTAAAATTCTTGCCTGCTTAAGACAAGGTCTTGGATTTATTTCTGGATTATAATTAAATCTATAAATTTCAAAAGGTTTATTGTTAATTGAAGAATGAACAACATCATGAAGAAAATCTTTACACCAAACAAAAGGATGACACTGTTCGTACTTGTCAGAAAGAATGGAAAACTCTAAACCTTTGTTGTAAATCTGAAGGAATCTGCCCTTTTTTTGAAAATCAGGCCAAACAATATTCTTTCTATTCGCCCCTTTAGGGAGAACATCTTCTGAACGACGATTATTGCGTTCTTTTCGATGCATTGATCACCATTCCGCCCGTCAACGGAGGACGGATTTCAAAAGTATACTTAATTTTAAGTATTCAAGAAGATGTAATCAACCACTCTGTTGAAAATATAACCAATTGTACCTAAATAATTTCAGGCATTGGTATAATTGCCATGAAAATGAGGATCTAAATGACCATCGCCATTAGTGACATAAAATACTTATACTCTGGTGGAGCTTCAAACTCCAATCAAAATTTATCATTGGGAGGAACGCCATCAATTTATCAAGTAACAAATAATTTGCTATTTGATAATGTTACAGCAGCACAGTCTAGTTCTGGATCGACTGATTATAGATGTATTTATATTACGAACGATAATCTAACAGATAGTCTTTACAATGCAACAATTTATATTTCATATGAAACTCCCGGCACTGTTCATGTACAGCTTGGATTTTTAACTCAAAATGACAGACAATATGTCAATATAAGTAATTCCGATAGTATTACTGGAGGAACATTAACACTCACTTATACCGATACATCAACACATAACTTTACATTTTCTTATGATTCAGATGTATCAGTATTTTCTTCTAATTTCCAAACTGCTATAAACGCAATAGGTGGTCTTGAAGACGTTACTGTTTCTGGAAGTCTAAGCCTTGGATCTGTAGTCTTTGAAATTAATTTTCTTGGTGGATCAGCAAATCGATATCATGAAATCTTATCAGAAAATGCGAATAATTTAACTTATACTGGATCAGAACCTGTTGCTTCTTTTATAAAAAGCGTTGATGGTAGTCCTATCAACAGAGAAGCCGATCCTATAGACTTTGAAACAATTGCGCCAACAAGCGTTTTATTTTCAGATAGCGTCTATGCAATTGAAGAATTGAAATCACTTGATATAATCCCAGTTTGGGTTAAAAGAGTTGTCCCCGCCAACACTTCTGCTGTTGAAAATGATGGATTTACTTTGAAGATAAAAGGCAATGCTGTTTTAATGTAAAGGTTTATAATGATAAGCATTCTTTGTGTCTTGCTTGCTCTTTCTGGTTTCCAAGAACCTGATAAAGCAAGAGCTACTCATCAAAATTACAAGGACGCAATTGATGTTTACAAGAATTTCAGTTCTAAAGTTTTCACAGAAGAATACTGGAATGAAATTGAAGTAACAAATAAAAAAACAAGAGAAATAAAAAAATTCAAAGATTTTGCTCCTCTTCACAAATCAACATTCGTGTTTGTCTTGGCTCAACAATTGAGCCAAGAATCTGTTAAATTGCAGAAGGCTTGGGAAGAGGAACTGAAAAAATTTGATCAAAAAGAGTATGCATCTGAAAATCCAAATATAGCTAAAAAAGAAGATGTGAAGAAATACGCAGAAGAACTTTTGTCAGTTAGGAAAAAATTTACTTCGCAATTTGCTTCTTTTTCTGATAAAATGTTAATGGAGTTCAAGAGCGAAATAACTGAAGACGAAAAGAAGATGATCAGGCGTAAGTTGAAAGAACTTCACTTGGCAGAAGGAAAGAAGGATTAGCATAATGGAAAATTGCCCACTAACCAACATTCCTTGCCCCAATAGCAAGTCCTTTTCAATTTCGCAAACGGAAGGCGCAGAAACTGTACAAAAAAATGTTTGCGAAAAATGTGCTTACTATGAATTTGACAAAAAAGCTAAATCCAAATTAGAAATACTAATGGATGTTATAGAAAATGTTGCTGCTAAACACCGCAGTTCTAAAAAATGCAATCAATGTTGCGCTACATATGAAGATCTTCTTGAAAAATCAAGATTCGGGTGCGATCAATGCTACGAAACTTTTAGAAAATATGTTTTATTCATGATCGAAAGGTGTCAGATTGGCACAAAGCATATTGGCAAAAATCCTAAAAATTTCATCGCTGAAGAAAAATCAATTAATGTCGAAGATGAAATAAACAATTTAGAGAAAAGAATCAAAGAAGCAGTTGTAGTTGAAGATTATGAAAAAGCCGCTTTTCTGAAAGAAAAGATCAGATTACTCAAAATTAAAAAGGTGACAGATGAAATTTGAAGCTTTCCTTAAATGGTGGTTCATGTTCACCCTCGTAGTGGTGGCAACGATATTTGCCGCCTATTTGGGTTTTATAAAATTGTTGTGGGAAAAAGATGCTAGCTATTTGAGCCTAACAACTCTAATTATATTTTTCATCACAAGCATTCAATGCGGAAAATACATTTTTAGTATTGAAAAAATCAAATCAATCGATCAGGAAAAATATGATCATTTTTCAAGAAAAGAAGAAAATATTTGGTTCGTAAGCGAGTTGTGCCTAAATCTAGGAATGCTTGGAACCATTATTGGATTCGTCATGATGTTATCTGGATTCGAGAAACTTGATGTTTCTAATCAGCAAACCATACAAGGATTGCTTTCAGAACTTGGCAAAAGTATGGCCACAGCACTTTACACCACACTAGTTGGTCTGATGTGCGGCCAATTGCTGAAAATGGAAGCTTTCATAATGAGTCAACAACTCAATAAACTCGAACCTCAAATAAAAAATTGGAATCAGGATGAGAAATAAAAAACTTTATAGTTGCAATACATCATTCCTTGACCTTCTTTTCAATATGCTTTTGGCATTTGCTGCGCTTTTCGTGCTAGCTTTCGCCATGATCAATCAAAATAAAGACATCAGCAAATCAAGCGTTGAAGTCAAAGCTGAATTCATAGTAACAATGAGTTGGCCTGATGACATGGATAATGACATAGATTTGTATATTGAAGATCCTAACGGAAATTTAGTCTTTTTCCGAAGTCGTGAATCAGGATTGATGCACCTTGATCGTGACGATCTTGGATTCAGAAATGATACTGTTGAAACTCCACAAGGAATTGTTAAATATCCATACAATCGTGAGATCGTTACTTTTCGTGGATTCCACACAGGTGAATATTGCGTCAACGCACATGCTTATAAAATGAATGATAAAAGACCATGCCCTGTAACTGTTCAGATAGATAAAATTAATCCTTCAATGAAAACTCTGATGATAAATCAAATCACTTTGGATTCACAAGGAGAAGAAAAAACAATCATTAGATTCAAATTAAATAAAGATGGTCAAATAGAATCATCAAATACAATTCAGAGAAAAATGATTGGCAAGCATGGACATAATTTTGAAGTTCCTTCAGCACCATGAGGATAAAATGGACATAAATTCTATCGGCATTCCTTTAACATTCATTATTATTATTTCAATTAGTCTTTGGTTCATTATATTAGGAAGAGGATATTGGTGGGCTAAAGCTATTGTTGTTGCGCTGACTCTTTATTTCAGCATAGGAATGTGGGCTGCACTTAGCGGACTTGCTGGCTGGCCTGTTGATCAAGCTCTACCAGAAAAGTTTCTAATGCATTGGGCTCTTGTTAAAGAACCATCAAAAAATGATGTAAATCAAAAAGGCGCAATTCTTATTTGGGCAACTGAAGATGTAGAATCAAATAAAGAAGATAGTATATTCCCTTTCTCAAAAAATAAAAATATCAATCAGCCTAGAGTCTATAAACTTCCATATTCTGAAGATATGCATGAAAAACTTACAAAAGTTATGAAACAAATGGCACAAGGAAAAGGTGTTAGAGGAGAAAAATCTGGAGAAGGTGGCGAAAAAGGAAATGGAAAAGATGGTAAAAATGGTGAAAAGAAAGGCAAAGGATATGGAAGCCTAAGCCAAGAGCAAGATTATATTTTCTATGAATTGCCTCCAGCTAAACTTCCAGAAAAAGATTAAGAATGTTGTTGAGATAACCATTCATTAACTTTGCGTGGATCGATAATTCCAAATCCTTCTAAAAACCTTTGACCAGCGAATTTAGGATCATTAGTTGGAATAGTATAGTTTCTAAGCATGTCCATATAATCTTGAGCGTTCCTAAGGTTTATAGACAAGTTATATTTTCTTTTGTGTGAAAGCAAAAGGCAAGCCACTCCAGCAGCAAAAGGCGTTGCCATAGAAGTACCGGAAAGAACAGAATACCAATTAGTAGGAACGGTACTAAGTATCTTGACTCCCGGAGCCATAAAGTCTAAATCAGGACCAGTGCAACTAAAATTAGCCCTATGCATGCTTTCATCAATTGCGCCTATTCCAATGCATTCTGGATAAGCAGCAGGATAAAAAATTTGTCTCGTTTTACCAGCATTTCCAGCAGCGCACCAAGTAACCACTCCTTTACTTGCAGCGTACATAATAGCATCATAAATTACGGGAGTTGGATTTGGTGAACCTAAAGACATGACAATAAAGTCAACTCCTTGATCCACTGACCAACGAATCCCTTCTGCCACTACTGGAAGATTGCCAGATCCCTGATCGTCAAGAACCTTTACTGGCATAACTTTTGCTTTTGGAGCAACGCCAACTATTCCAAATTCATTGTCAAGAGCACAAATTGTTCCTGCAATATGAGTTCCATGACCATTGCCATCAATCGGAGGACTAGATGGATTAAGGAAATTTTTTCCAGTCAAAAGATTATCACGAAGATCATCGTGATTGATATCGCAGCCAGTGTCGAGAACAGCTACAACAACTCCTTCTCCCTGACTTGTTTTCCAAGCTTGTGGCAAATTAAAAGCCGTAATCTCCCAGCCAGATTTTTGCCTTACCTCTTGAGCACTTGCAATATCTTCACGAATAAAAGGTAAAAGACTAATTTTATCAGGTTGTTGTTGGTTCAATTGGCTCATTTTTTTTCTCCATATTCCATGACCCTTCTTTGTATTTAGCAACAATGAATTCAATAAGATTGCTAATGATAATAGTAATAACTATTTGTTTGATCATTGGCACAAATGGAGAAATCCAAATAGGAAAAGCTTTGGCAACTATGTAATCAAATATTTGTGTTGAAATAGCTAAAACAGCAATCTTTTTATTTGGGCCAGCAGCTGCAAAAGTCTGAACTAAATTAATTAATTGATCAGTACAGGAAATAAGAAATTTTGTTGTTTTAACCAAATAAACTTTATTCTTGTCAAACCATGATTTCGGCTGTGGATTTTCTACATCCCACTTTTGCTTAGTATCTTCAAGGAATGTGTTCAATTTAGTCAAATCATCTTGAATTTCAATTGATGTAAGATTCTTTTTCACGATTGCCTCCTGTCACCTATTTACTCTTTTCAAGCAAGATATTATTTTACCTTTTTCAAAACCATGCAATCTTTTCCCACCAAACAGATCTTTTCACAATATTGCATTAAAAAATTCAAACCCTTTTCTGTCGATATGGTTTTTGAATTTTCTGTCCATCCAATATCATCAAAGAAAATATAACCACCAATCTTTACTTTTGGATAATACATTACTGAATCTTCATAAGCAAGCTTTTCACAATGGTTTCCATCAATGTGCAAAACATCAATACTTGAATCATCAAATCTAGAAACAGCTTGATTAGATTTTTTTCTTATAATTTTGCAAAATTGCTCAACTTCATAAATATTCAGTTTATTCAAAAATCTATCATACACACCTTGAAGATCAACTTGTCCCCACCAATTTTTATTGGCAAAGTTTTCCATTTCTTCAATCGCAGAATTATTGCTCCATGGATCAATTCCAGCAATTGTTCCTTTGTTGTTATGTTTAAGAGCCAAAGCTTGAGGAATCAATGATGACCCACCAAAAACACCGATTTCTACACATAAATCAGGTTTGACTTCTCTTATGATGTCATACAACTTAAGAGCTTTGTCTTTTTCACACCATCCCTCAATAGTAGGAAGATGTGTTTCTAAAAAACTATTGATATCCATCACCATCTCCATTCAGAAGAACTTCTAAGTTCTTTTCTTTGTTGTGTCAGATCAAATGTCGGAACATTTTTCCAAATTTCAAATTTTTCTGCATTGTCTGGAGCCAAAGGATCAAAATTCCTGTAGCGTAAAGTTTCTCTCTTGATAATTTCCAAATGCTTATTTGTAATAGGTTCAGAATTAGCCCTAATTTCATTGAGTTCAGTAGAACACTTAAATACTCCAAAATTTTCAACTGCAATAAGATTATCAATTTTTTTCTTATTCTGTTTAATTTGAATATTTTCTTTTTGACCATCAGAACCAATTTCCCAATTAGTTGGCTTCATTTCGCTGTAACTTGGATGGTCAACGATGTAAAAAATTCCATTTTTGTCTTGAACGAACTCTCTTCCTAATAATTGCAGGCGATTACCAAAATCACAATCTTCAAGACTTTTGCATCCATCCATTCTTTCATTGAATCCATTCAAAGTTAAAGCGTCTTGGAGATTAAAACTTGTTCCTGCGAATCCCCAACTACCATTTTTATGTTTATGAATTTGCGCTTGGATTGCGCTGAATCTATGATCATTGATATAAAATTCGCCGGTAATTGGAAAAACTGGTATTCCATTTTCTGTTTTAATGTTTTTCATGCGATGATGCATTCCAAACATGAAACATCCTCTTCTGTAATGTTTCAAATATGTCTCTAGAAAATCACTTGGGAAAAATTCTGCATCATCGCAAGTAACACAAATTTCACCATCAGCATGTAATATGCCTGTGTTCTTTGCTGCTGAAATATATGTGTATCCTTTGTCATACCAGTATCTGTGATCTTTATGAACAGGAACATGTTTGACAATAAACTTCAGACCGGGAAGTAAACTATCAAATTTTTCTTTGTTGTCCTCATAAAAAGTATCAACATAAACAAGTTCAAACTCTTTGATGGTTTGTTGACTTAAATTCTTTAGAAGAGCAGTGAAATAACTAGGAATTCCTTGACTTTCTAAAAAATCATCATAAGATGCTGTGTGAATCATCAGTGATATTTTGTGAACATAGTGCATAAGCATTTAACATCCAATTTTAGACATGGTTTTTTTCATTTCATCGATTGTCGTTTCCATAATTTTTACACATGAATCATTATCGCCATAACTTATTATCAATTTATTATCTTTTGTAGTCATGCTTATTGGAAATGTGCAAATAATTATTCCTGATTTTCTAAAATGTTTCTCTTTAGCAGCCTCTGCTCTTAAATAAGTTCTGTGGCCGCATTCTAAAGGTTTGAAAGGAGGTTTTCCTTCAAAAATATAAGCTCCATTGTCATAAAAACTACATGATCCTTTCCTCATAGCAGTGTGAAATGTGCAAAGATAATTACCGTCTTCCAACATTATTGCATTTGTATTGCCACGAAGTTCTTCATTCAAAAACCAATTGTGTCTCCAATTGACCATATGAACAATAGCTGATTCTTTTTCGCCATTCCAATCAACCTCATATATGACATGAGGGCAAACATGCGCTATAAAATATAATTTTTCCTCATGAATAAAAGGCATCCAATTTTTCTGTCTTCCTATAGACTTAGGACTAATTGATATTGTTTCTCCTTGAAATATATCATTATTGGATTTATTCAAATCCATGATTATATTTCCTTCAATATTTTCATTATTATTGTTGAAAGTATATCTTGAATAAGACATCAATACTTTTTTATCTGGAGTTATAATTAATCTTGGGTCAGAAACATAAAGAAGTTTGAATTTATAGAATGAATTTGGAACAACAACATAGTCATATGTTAAAAAACAGGCTATTAGTTCAATTTCATCGGGACGATAAACAAGAAGATATTTGTCCCCTAAATCAACCAAGCCAGCATTGAAACTGCCTTTTTCTGGCAAAGATAATCTTGTAACTTCTGATTCTATTTTTGTAAGATATTGAGTTGTTGGCCTCCTGATAGGATTATTACGAGGTCTTTCTATTCTATGTGTTACTTTTTTTTGTTCATGTTTTAACATATCTTTGTTTTTGTTTGCAACATTTATGTTTTTCCTTAATTCATGAATTTTTTCAGGTGGAGCAACTCCACCCGGAAGAGCCAAGTTATTTTTTCTCTTGAGTGCTTCTTGTATTTTTTTTCTTGTTTGATCGCTTGATACGATTCTTTCTCTTCTCATAATTACCCATTTGCTGTAGGTTGGTTAGGAACAGGCGATAAAGGTTCAGAGTTAGTCGCCATGGCGTTTTTGCTAGTTTCATTACCACTCGCAGCGTCCATACCAATTAAGTTAGAAAATGCTGAAATTTCAGTCTGAACTAATTTCATTGCATCTTCTTTGCTTACTTTTCCATGTTTAATTGCAGGTAAAAGTTTTTCATTGAGAAAGTGATTTAATTTGTTTTTAAGTTCTTCTAAGCGTTTTTCACTGTGACCATCACCCGGAACAACTGGTTTATCTCCTGATCCAGATGCCTTATCCATTGGCATATCGCTAGGAGGATTAACGGCCTGCATTTGATTTGCATCATTGCTAGGATGACTAGCATCTTGCATTTCATCATCTTCACGCAGTTGTAGGTAATCAAGAAAACTTATCATATTTTGCCTTTCAAGCACCATCAAAATCTTCATCGTCTGGAAGATTGGTTTTCATAATTTTTTTATTTTTCTTTATACTGAGTTCGCCATCTCTAGCTTCAATTGCATCAATCGCATTTTCTATTTTTTTGCGCCAAGTGCTTATTTCATCTATAGGCACATCAAGCAATACAGAAAGACCTTCAGAGTTATTGAGAACCTGAATGAAATCACTCCAAAAGGTTTCATTTACTCCAATTCCACTTTTTATTGCGGTAAGTGCAGACTCATCAACCTCTTGTGGTTGCCTATTGCCCTTATCCGAATTCATGTTTTCCCAAAGTTTACGGAAGCTCATTTTTCTTCCTTTTTCCGTACATCTTATCAGGATTTAGTCCTGATATTTTTTTCGATTTTATTGGTGGTTTGTTTTTTGAATCTTCGCCTTCAAAATCAATAGTCATTCCGTCATTACGCAAATCTGTCGTGCTTTTTGGCTGATCTTTTGACATGAATTCTTTGAAGCTAAGTTTCATAAATTATTTAGACAAAATTCCTTGATTTCTTTAACAATAAAGAATCAGCAAATGGATTACACATTTGTTGATCTAAAGATTTTTCATTACATGAGTTATTGATAAGCTCATTAATTTCATTGATAGTATGGTCATTACACACCATAATCGTGTGGTCATCTAAGCAAACTCCATAAAAAATTCCACTTTTGGAAACTTTTTTTAAGCTTTCGTTCTGACAATCAGGCATTTCACATTTCATTTTTTTATACCTAAAAATTTTTCCAAATGATTTCGGTCTGTTTACTCTTGTCTTTATCTATTCTCTTTTTTTCAATATTCCAATTTTTATAAAGACGATTATACAAAGGTGAAGTGCAACCGCTCAATATGACTTTACCTTTGAAATCTTGTAACACATGATACAATTTTATGTGACATTCTGGTGTCATTTCACTACTGTAAACTGATTTTGAAACTTTATTCTCATGAAGATAAGGAGGATCACAATATATCAAAGAATCTTTTGTGTTGAAAGCATGGATAATGTCCAAAGCTTGTTTGTTCGTAATGTAAACATCTTTTATTCTTGTGGAATATTCTGTTAGGCTTTTGACACTGCTTTTCCAACTTTCAAGATTACTTGGTTTTTGGAATTTTTGTTTAAGACCACCTTTGCTCAATTTTCTTAGGATTAAGTCACTTGTGGCTTGATCGAGGTAATCTTCAAATTGTTGTTTTTTAATTACTTTATCGAATGATTCTGGTGTGCATTTGAGAGAATTGATTCTTTTAATTAATTCTGCTGATTCGTCTCTTATTGCCCTGTAAATATTGATTATTTCAAGGTTTTGATCGTTTATTATTTCAAACTTTGATTTTTTCTTTGTGAAAAGTAAATCAACAGTTCCTCCGTAAGGTTCGACATATGTCATTTCCTCATAACCTTCTGGAAAATTTGAAATAATCCAGTCTTTCAGCGACCACTTATCATTCGTAATCTTAATTACTGGACGGGTTATTTTCATTTTCAACCTCTTTTTTTATGAATTTCATGGCCGCATTTTTTGCAAATAAAATCATAAGGACCATAACCTAATCTTGAGCCTTCCCAAAACCAACCATTTATCTGATTTTTTTTATAACACTCTATGCATAAAGCACTGATTTCCTGTTCATCTTTGGACAAGGAAATGTCTGTGTAAAAATAACAATCTTCTTTTTGTTGATCGTTGCTCATAAATACCTTTGGTAATAGAGAAAAAACTATGATTATTTCACAACCATGTACAAATTTACAAACATTGCCTAAAGAAACTCTTTTGGCAATGCTCAATAGCCAAGCCGACAAAAGCAAAGCTATCGTCGTAGAAACAGGTGAAGTTATAATCCTTTCTAATGTTTCTGAAAATATTATAAAGTACAACATAAATAATGGAACTTGGGTGTATTACGAATTATTACTCCCAAGGAGAATGCTGCTGACCAATCCTAATTGGACGATTGTTTCGTTTGATGGATCAAGCAGAAATGTTTGCGTAGACATTTTTGCGATTTCCGGCAAAATCAGGTTGAATTTTACTTTACAACCTTTAACTTGATGAATAATTTGCCCTTTGCAGCATATATAATTCGTAAACCTCTTTTATAAAGGGATAAATATGGCAACATACACTCTTGCTCTCACTCCGACATTAATCAACCTTGGAACCGAAGGTTCACTCGACACATCAATCCTCAACGGCGTTTCACTCCAGCGTACTGGTTATATTGAAACTGTTGATGCTGGTAATCATAAAGTTCTTCAACTTGTCGATGGCGAAGTTTTCACCGATGTTCCTCAGGCAATTGATGACTACAGCAACGGCTCTGGTGGTACTTGGATTAATGGCTGATAATCAATAAAATCTTTCAAAAAGTCGCTCAGATCATTCTGGGCGATTTTTTTATTCCCCTACTAAATAAAAAGTGAGGGCGCATGAAAAAATTAATTTCTCTTCTATGTCTTTTCCTATTTCTTCTTTTTTCTTATTCTCAAGAAAAACCAAATCTTAAGATTTTTGAATCATGTCTTTATCCCACAGTCATGATTATTGACACAATAAATCAAAGTGGAGGAACTGGATTTGTGGTTCGTTCTACAAAACATGGTAAGAAATATAGAAACGCACTTATAACTGCCCAACACACAGTTGAAGGAAATGGTCCTTTCTTGGTGAAACAATTCAAATACAAGAATATTTCTGAAGTTGAATCAGAAAAAACAATGCCTATGTTCATTTATGCTCTAGAAGAAAATATGGATTTGGCAATTGGAGTTTTTGAATCAGATGAAAAAATGCCTGTTATGGAATTAGATTTCAATCACAAAACAATGATGGGAAGCAATATTTTTCATGTAGGATTTGGAATGATGGATGATGCAAGGATTGATTATGGACAAATAACTCAGACCAAGACAAGTAAACCTGAAATATTCAAAGATTTAATCAGAACTAACGCCTATTCGATGATCGGAGACAGTGGTGGGCCTTTATGCCAAACTAATGATTTTAAGGCTATAGGCGTATGTAGGGCCATTAGAAAGCATAAAGATCAGCTAATGAACCATCAATCTTATTTTACTGACATAAAAATGCTAAAAAAATGGAATGATGAGTTAGATAATGCTTTAGAGCCAATATATAACGAAAAGAGGCCTTTGCCTGTTCTTCCATTCGTGAAAATGGAATTGCAGAATTACAAATATAAATTGCCAAATTAAGGATTCATATGAAGTCATTTACAGAAAAACTTACCGAACACAAAAACGTCATGGCTCTTCGTGAGGCTTTACAGGCTATGGTCGAAGTTGGTATCGATCTTAACGAGTTTGTAGAATGGTTTGATGCAAAAGGTGCAAATTACTATGTCAGCGGAAGATTAGACGAGTTTTTAGGAAATTATTTTCAATCAAAAGTAAATTCACTTCAACAATCAATGGCACCACCAAGAAGTCAACCAACATCGCTGAGGGGACTTAAAAGACAAGGAAGACAAGATAAAAAAGACCTTTTGAATCGTTCTGTTATGGATTTGGAAGCAGCAATTAACAATTTGTATAAAAGAGCAAATGTTTCAACAAATATAAATGCTATATTGGGTAAAGATCTTGCCACAAATTTAATGCGTGGATTGCAAGGATTAAGAAATATCTCTAATGCTACTCCGGCAAGAAGAAGCAACCAAGTTTATGGTCAAAGACAGCAGCAAAATCAACAGCAACAAGATCTCAACTTGGATGATGAGATAAATAAAACACAACCAGCACAACAGCAAGCGCAGCAACCAGCACAAGACGATATGATTGGTCGAATAAACCAATGGAGTAAAGAACAAGCAGCGGCAGCAGTACAAGCAGCAAAGCCACAAGTAATAGATACCGGTTTGCAAGCTAATATAGCTGCAAGAAGAAGGGACACAACCCAATCACGATACATGAATAAAGAAGGCTTCAATCCTTACATTTCTTATGATTTAGGGATTAGGGAAAGATCTAGAATTTATTCTGAAGTTAAATCTTCTCTTGAGGAATTAGCTTTTCAAGGAATTGATCTAGATCGTGTTCTTGATCTTTACATTGAATATTGTTTGATTAATAATGAAAATATTTTCAGTGGAGCCGCTGATTGGCTTGGTCGAAAAATGACAAATGCAGGAGCATGGATGTCAACAGGACAATGGGGTGGTCCTCAAGGAAATGCTGGAGAAAATATGCAGCGACTCAAAGACCAGCAAAGAGATTTGCCTCATTTTCAAGCTGTGCAACAAAAAATAAAACAACTTATCAAAAATATGCAAGGTTTAGGAATTCTACCTGATGCAAATTTTATACGTTTCGTAAATGGTTTCCAAAAACAATTCAACACCTTGTCAAAAGGCTATGATCAACAAGATAGACAACAAAGAAAAGAAAGAAGACAAGCTGCTGCTGCTCAAGCTGCTGCTGCTCAAGGTGGTGCTGCTCAAGGTGGTGCCGCTCCTGCTGCTGCTCCTGCTGCTGCTCCTGCTGCTGCTCCTGCTCCTCCTGCCGCTCCTAGTAGTAGTGCCCCTGATACTGAAAATTTTATGGGAAAATCTGATGGAAGTGTCGCCAGTAGAGTGCGTAAGGAGAGTAGAGAAGAGAGGAATAACAATATTTTCTTGGAGTCGATATTGGGACATGTTAGGGCTGGCAAGAAAAAAACTTGGTTGAACTAAAAAGAAAGGGCTGATTGGCACGAACCAATCAGCCCTTTCCCATTTCTCGCATTGTCAATAAACTGATATCACCTCCCATCAGGGTTATGACACGGAGAAATTAAATCCAGCCTGTTTTGGTGGCGATTTTAATATCTTCAGCCGTCACTTTTCTTCCAATGAAATCGGAAACTGACTCTATAAAATGACGTTCTATGTCTTTTTGAACTTCTCTCATATAATGTGGCCCCATTTTGGATGCCTCCATTAAACTGTTCAAATTAACTTGCCAATCAAGCAGTTCACCGCCAATAAAAATGGCGTTTTCTAATCCTCCACCCTTGGCTGGACGAGTTCGGACTTCAAACTTTTTCATCCCTATTTCTTCAGGATTGAAAATTTCTGATGCATTCGAGTCAGTCATATTTCTCCGAATTTCACCACAATACATGAACTGCAAATTAATAAGAGTTATATTGCTTTGAATTTATTTTTGAATGTGTAAATATAGTTATGAAGTTCCATCAATGGCTCGATCTGAAAGAGTCAAACCTTGAAGGATTGTATTTAAGTACAATAGATGCATTCCCAAGGACTACAAAAAGGCAGCACGCAATTGACGAGATCACAATTGCAAACTTGTCGTATGTCCCATATCAAGGTGTGAAAACTTTATTCGTCAAAGGATTGGCGAAGAATGAAATGAAAGGCACGGAATATAAGCCCATGATCTTGTTCAAGAATGTGATTTATCACAATTCCAAAAACCAGAATTGGGCAGAGATCGTCGCAAGTAATGGCCGAAAATGTTTCTTTGAAAAACTAAACCTTAGAAAAGAGGTTGTCCTTCGCTGCGGGTGCAACGACTTCAAATGGCGCTTTAACTTTGAAGACCATAGAGACAGATCTTTATACGGTAGAGTAAGAAGGAAATATGAAGCAAAGATAAATCCGGGTTCTTCTAATCCATTGGAAATGCCCGGAATGTGCAAACATCTAATGAAACTTGTGCGTTCTCTTTACCATAATGGTATTTTGGAGGAGTAATGGAAAAGGAATTCGACAAACTTGTTAACACCCTCAATAAATTCGAGGGAATTAAAATTATAGATACAAGCCATGACCAATCATGGATTCATTTCAAACTCGAAAATGAAAATACACTGAACGCTATCTCAACAATAATCACTGAAATCAAGGATTACTATCCTTGCAACTTACTCGTTTTGGCAAACCAAAACGATCCAAAAGATTTTTCTTATCAAATCGTTATTGATGCACCTAAAAAATTAGAAACAATCAAAATGATCAGAAAGAAACTTATCAATATTCTTGAAAATAACGGCGACCTTCGCAAAGCTAAACAAAAAGAATCAGGACTTCCAGATCTTTCTCTTCTAACAATTCGTCAAATGGCATCTGAACTAAAACAAAGAACAGGTCTTGTATTCGCTCTTGTCTGGATCGAAAATGCAGAAAGAGACAATATCGCCATAGAAGGAAGTGGTAATCCAACTCAATTAGTAGGATTGCTAAGCAGAGGATCACATATGGCAATCGAATGGGCAGATAAAAACATTAAGTTTTTTAAGCCAAAAGACGAAGACTAACCTATTTTAACAACCATAAAATTAACGATGTCATTGCTTCCAGCAGTGACACCGAATCTCCATTCTTCTGAATTTGGAATTGATGTAAGAGGACTAGAAATAAATGCTTGGCTTGAACTGTTATTCGTCAAAAAGATACAATAGTCAGAAACTTGTCCGCACTGAGATGGAATATAAACCAATCCTGTCTTCCCTTCTAACAATACTTGACTACAAAAAACGATCTTGGGGCCAACAAGTTTGTTGACCCCAAGACTATGGTGTTCCATTTTTTTAGCTTTTTCAGTAGCCGATCCCGGCCCTGTACCTTGAGTGGTTGTAGCACCCATCAATAACTCCAAAATAAAAATGCCTTGATAACAAACACCAAGGAATTATAGTTAAGAAACTGCTGCGCTGAAAGGAGTAGCTTCAGTGCCAGTCTGAGTAATGAATACTTTGCATGAGAAAAGACCAGTCGCTACGTCGATAATTTCAATGCTGTCACCTTTAAGACCACCCTGTGTGCTACCATCCATTGTGATGGTGTCAGAACTAGCGCCTGATGCCCAAGCATTAGCTGGTTCACCATCGCCGTCATCGCCAAATGCAAGACCGCAAATGACATCAGTTGCATTTGCAACCTGAACTTTGTAACTATTGCTAGTTACAGTGGTGTTTACAAAAAACTTATAGATATCACCAGTACCAGTTGCTGCTGGAAGAGTGACAACAACACCAGCTGCTCTGGTGAAAACCAAAGGCTTGTTAGCATAGCTAGAGTCAATTGTTTGTTCTGCTGTGTTAAGAACGACTGGAGCTTTTGATAACGCATTGTTATCAAGACTAGCTGCGGTAACAGCGTTTGGCTCAATGTTTAATGTTTTTACATCGCCATTCTTAATTAAAGGCTTAATGTTAGAAACTGAACCGGGTCCGGTTCCTTGTGAAGTTGTAGCTGCCATTTATATTTCTCCTTATAAAAACGAACATATGTATATATTAATCTAACATTAAATTGATTGTGAATCATAACTCATTTTTGGGAATAATATTGCGAAAAGTAAATTATTGTAAATATATAATTTGAGGTTTATTATGACTTATCAATGTGGGCCAACTCTAAAGGAGAGCCAAAAACAAACATTATATGGAACCATTCTTGGTGGTTCATCGATTGTAAGGCCAGACAGAGGGAAAAATTGTTATCTGGCGATGAGAGACAATAATAAGCTTTGGTTAGACTACAAGATTGAAGTTTTATCTGATTTTTTCAAAATTGACACACAAACTGTAAAGCAAGACAAAAACACATATCGCTGTTACAGCGTTGCCTATCCTGTTTTTAATGACGTATACAGAATATTTTATCAAGAAGGCAAAAAAATCATCACAAAAGAAATGTTGGACATACTTTCAGATGAAGCTTGGATGACATGGTTTCTTGATGCAGGTAAAAAAAGCAAAAGAAAAGCTTATCTCAGAACACATAAGTTTGGACTTGAAGGATCACAAACAATAGCCGATTATTTTAATTCACTTGATTGCGACTGTGAAGTTCATACAGCAAGAGATCGACATGAAATAGTTTTCTCTAATAAAGGTGCATTTGAATTCTTGAAATATGTTGCACCAAAAATTCCAAGCTGTATGCTTCAATTCTATGAGTAATATCAAGATGGAGGTGCTGCTGGTGCTGCCGCTGGTGCCGCACCTCCTCCTCCTGCTGGTGCTGCTCCACCACCTCCACCTCCTCCTCCATCACAAGGTCCTGCTCCTCCTCCTTGGCCGCATAATTTAGTTTGGCCTGCCAAAGACCTTGGTGTTGGATCTTTAGGGCTTGGATGAGGCTTTTTGGGGGGATTGTCTCTTGGTCCGGGCTTGAAAGGATGTCCTTTGCCCTTACTTGAATACATTTCTTCAATTTCATAAAACCATTCTTTGAAATTCATGAATTATTTAGCATAAATAAATTAAAAACCCAAAGGAGAAATCATGAACGAATCTTGTTGGAAAGGTTATAAGCAAGTCGGTATGAAAAAGAAAGGTAGTAGAACAGTGCCAAATTGTGTTAAAGAATCTCGCCTTTCTTTTGCAGAATGGGTTGATATCAGAGAATCTAAAGAAAAACCATTTAAGGGATATAACTCAAAAAAGAATCATCCAGAAGGTGGTTTGAAGCCATCTTATGCCAAAAAACTTGGAATTCATGCTGGCATTGAAACAAAAAGAGAAGCTGAACGTAGCGGTGGCGTAAAAAAAATGTCTAAGAAGACACAAGCAAGAAGAAAATCATTCTGTGCAAGGATGTGTAAAGCTGGTACAGCAAAAAGCAGGAATGACCCAAACAGCAAACAAAGAGCAGCACTAAGAGTCTGGAAATGTAAATGCTAAAAAAATGCCCTGAAAAATAAATATCAGGGCATTTTCTTTTTAACTTAAATTAATTACTGCTGAGGAGCAGCAACCTTCTTCTTTTCAATTGTAACTTTTGCGGGAGCGGCATTCTGAGCCTTTACAGGCGATGGAGCTTCCACCTTCTTTTGAGAAGCAGTTGGAGCTTGTGATTTTACGGGAGATGGAGCCTGCACCTTCTTTTGAGGAGCAACTGGAGCTTGTACCTTAGCTGGGGCTGCAACAACAGCAGCTTTACTACTGTTGCAAGAAGTGCAGCTTTTGCTCTTCTTCTTGAAAATAACTCCTGCATCAGCATCAACGCTAAAGAAACCAAGAGCAGCTACTGCCAAAAACAAAGTCTTCTTCATGATAAACCCTCTAGCGCACAAACAGTGCGTACACAAAATAGTACAGAAGACCATTTGCCAAGTCAAGTTCTTAAAGGACCAAATTTTATTCCAACTTGTAAATATATAATTTATATGATCAGTTTTATTGAATATCTTGCCGAAGCAACTCAAAACAACAGCAATAAAATAAAAATTGTTGTTTTTCAAGGAAGTCCAAGAACAAAAAATTCTTGTTCTGGAGGAGATAGCAAAACAAGCTTCTTGATGAAAAAAGCAATAAAAGAAATAACAAAAGATGTCAAGTTTACAGTTGTTGACCTAAAAGTCATGGATACTGATCCTCAAGTCCGTCCATGTAAGGGATGTATTGGAACAAGCAATGGATTCCATTGCCATTATCCTTGTGATTGTTATGATAAAGGCGATGGAACAAATGATCTCATGCATGAAGCAGATATCTATAAAAAAATGGAAGAGGCAGACGGATTCGTCGTTTTTACTCCAGTTCATTGGTATGGACCAAGCAGTCAAGTCAAAGCTTTATTTGACAGACTTGTTTGTGTTAACTTGACATTATCTCGTGAAGATGCCAAAGAAATTTATGGAAAGGACATTAAGAATCCAAAGCTGACCATAGCAGCAGAACAAAGTGGAAAATATCGTGATCTTTTGAAAAACCACTATGAAGGAAAAGTAGGAGCATTTTTTATTCATGGAGATGATGGTGCAGATGACTATGTTGGGCGAAGGATGCCATTAGCAATGGCAGATTCTAAGCCACAAGACTACATCAGTCCTAAAGAGTCCATTATGCCAATTGTCAATCAATGCCGTTACAGTGGCATTTTTGTACCAGAAAACTGCATAGAGGGAAATGTTTTTGGATATAAAGAGAAATATAGCCAAAACAATATCGATGTGCGTAAAAGTGATTTGATTGATAAATCAATTAATTTAATTGAAAACCTAATTAAAGAGATCAAGAAAAGAAAATCATAGAATTTTTTGATATTTTTTTCTTTGTTTGTATGCTCTTACTTATTTAATTTATGCAAAACATCACTATGGTTATAGCGAGATATAATGAAGGTTTGGCATGGCTTGATTTTATGCCTAAGAACATTAATGTAATTATTTACAATAAAGGGCCAGACATAGTAGACCGTAAAATTTTGGACAATCCAATTATTACAGTTGTGGATAAATGTCATAATACTGGAAGAGAGACTGAAACTTATTTGCGTCACATTGTAAAAGAGTATGATAAGCTTTCTGACATAGTGATTTTCACACAAGGTAATCCTTTGGATCATTCTCCAAATTTTTCTCATCTTGTTTATGGTATTGCAAATGGTGGTATGGAAGAATCTGTATATCCTTTGAGTATTAGGTGGAATGAATATTTGCCTCCTCCAAAAGTTTTGGAATCATCATTGACTCCTTATTTTATTGAAAAGGCTAGTAGGTATACACTTTCCCCAGTTAGGCATTGGGATGATGGGATCAATCATACTTGTGATAATTATCGTAATTTACATAATCTTCCTCATGGTGAAGATGTCATCAATCATTTTTGCAATTTGATTAGTCTTCCAGATCCTGATTTTGGTAAAAATGATTTTTTTAATTTTTTTTACTGTGGAATATTTGCAGTTAAAAAAGAAGCAATAATGAAACACTCACTAAATTTTTATTTCAATTGCCACAGTATTGCTAGTAAGCATGAATCTCATGGATTCATGTTTGAAAGAATATGGTGGAAAATGTTTGAATAATAAGCCAAGGGATCACATGTTTATTGAAATTTATTTTATTGTGGCATTTTCAAAAAAACATAAAATAAAAAAATACTTTATTATAAAATTATGAATTCATACAGTGTCATTTGTCAATTTGAAGAATATATGGCAAATTTTGTCGGCAGTCCATATGCGGTTGCAGTTGACAGTTGCACAAACGCTTTGTTTTTATGCTGTAAATATTTGAATGTTGAAAAAGTAGTTTTACCTTGTAAAACGTACATATCTGTTCCTTGTTCGGTTATACATGCAGGTGGGAAAGTATTATTTGAAGATATTGAATGGGAAGGTACATATCAATTAAAACCATATCCAATATACGATAGTGCTTGTCGTTTAATAAAAAAAATGTATAAATCTGGAACATTTGATTGTATATCTTTCAGTGCAAATAAAATAATTAATATAGGAAAAGGCGGAATGATATTTACGGATGACGAAGAAGCTGTAAAGTGGTTTAAGCTTGCAAGGTATGAGGGGAGAGAGGAAAAGCCTTTGTTGGAACAAGAATATTTTCATGTTGTGGGTTGGAACATGTACATGACCCCAGAACAGGCCAGTAGAGGAATGGTATTGGCAGATTGCATTAAAGATCACAATGTTAGAAAATATGAATATCCAGATTTATCAAGGAAGTTTTTATGCTTAAGATAGAATTTGATCTTGAAGAATTGGCTTTGAAACATGGAACCGATAAGAGTTCTAATAGACACGATTATTGTCGTTACTATGAAGATCATTTCAAATCAATAAGATCAAAAAAAATGACAATTTTGGAAATAGGAGTATTGGATGGCAAGTCATTAAGAATGTGGAAGGATTATTTTTATAATTCTAATATAGTAGGACTTGATATTGATGTGAAATGCAAAAATTATGAAGAAGAAAGAATAAAAGTTAAAATTGGAGATCAATCAGATGATAGTATTTTATTTGAATTAATATCAAATTATAATTTCGATATCATAATTGATGACGGTAGTCACATATGGGATCATTTGGTAAAAAGTTTTGAGTTTCTTTTTCCACATCTTAATTCAAATGGTTTTTATTGTATGGAAGACTTACTTGATTGTTATGACTCGAATCACAAAGGCGCATGTGGAATACATGCGATAAATTATTTGAAAAATACAATTGACAATGTCAACATTTATGGGAATGTTACAAAAACCAACAAAGCCAACAAGTCTGTTAGGGCGGCTGGTATGAAAAAACACATATTAAAAAACAATAAATCCTTAGATTTTAGAAATCATATTGAAAGCTTGCATTTTTATTGTGGATTATGTGTGATCAAGAAGAATTAGTCGCAATTCCTATTCCTGTTTTTCCAAAACCATTTCCATTATAAAACATGAGATTTTCATGAACAGCAGGGTAACATACCATTTCGCTGTCCCAGTCGTCGCTTTTTATTGAAGGCTTTAGGATTTGTTGATTTTTTGAATCCCATTTAATTCCATCTTGGGAATAAGCGCACATAATTTTATATGATTTACTGGGATTTTTTCTAAATTCATTATTATGTCTAGAGCAATAATACATTGTATAATAATTATTTTTTTTTATTACATATGGCCATCCATAAGATTTATTTTTTTTAGAAATACAGATGGTATCGCTTATGTCCCAATCATAGCCATTTTTTGATTCTGTATATTTTATAAAATAATTAGGATCATTATTTGACCATTCATTGCAGGAGCAATACCACATTTTATATTTTCTATTTTCATAAATAACATGAGGTGATGTGCAAAATATTTTATCATATCTATTTCTTCCTAGAACTTGTCCTATTTTTTGCCATATATTATTTTTATTTTCGCAAATTCCAATAGATAAGCTGTATGGAAAGCTTTTGCATTGATTCCATCCGATTGTATACATAATTTTTTTTGAATTATTGTTTACAATACATCTGGGAGCTATTCCATCACAATCATATTCTCCTTTGATCCCAGAATTAACAACAATGCTATTGTTTGAAAAAACTTTTTTGTTTTTATAATCAAAATAAAATATTCTGGATACATTTTGATTATCTCTCGATGAAAAATATATGCGAATTTTATCGTCTAAGACATCAATTGTGGGATAGCTTGCATGACTGTGCATGAATTTATTATCATTCTGAATCGAATAAATTTTACCTAATTTTTTCCACATATTCCTTGTTCCTTGGCTGGATTACCGAAATATATTTTATAGGAACTTGTATTTTTAGTTACAACAGATGCCATGCCTATCAAACATCCTTCTTCGATTGTAATGTGATCTCTGATGGTAGCATTAACTCCTAGCCAGCAATAACTTTTTACTGTGCAATGTCCTGAAACTACAACATGTGATGAAACAAAAGTCGAATGTTTAATTGTCGAATGGTGTCCGATATGATTTCCGCTCCATAGTATACAATTATCTTCTATTTCGACAAAAGGCTGAATGGTATTGTCTTCTAAAACAAAACAATTTATTCCAATTTTGCCCCAACATGTGGCTTTTGAGCTAACATATGATATGAAATTATATCCCTTTTTAATTCCTTCTTGGAATTTATTTTCTCTTAGTTGATTGCTATGAATGGGTGCGAATAAATCAAAATACTGTGGCGGATAATTTTTCTCTATGTTTTCAAAACTAACAACTGGTAAATCTTCATATGAATCGTTTTTCAAATAGCTGGCATCTACTGTAAAAGCTACTGGCTTGTAATTTGTATCATGTAAAAGATAAAACTTTGCCAATGCTGCCGTATCATTACAACCAAATATTACAACATTTTTATTTGCCATTTTACTTGGATATTCCTTTCAAAAAATATTTTAATTATGTCAGATTCAAGTCTTTTACCATCATCACAAGAACTAAAATGAACAAGTTTTGGGTAAATAATTTCATCATTCATTTTATAAAAAATTTCATTGTTTTTTAATTGAGCCATAGGAATTAAATCTCTACCAAAATTGTAAATGTTCCCGTCTAAGTGTTTGTGAGTATAATGCTGGTTAACAATTTTTGTTACTGGCACACAATCAAATGTAGTATTAGGATTCTTTTTCAAATATTCTGAAAAATCATATAGAAGTTTTTTAGAGCTAGTTACCCAAAATCCAGTAGAATAATATAAGAAGTTATCGCTTTCTTCATAACCTAAAAAATCTTTAGTATAATGGATAAGTCCATTTTTGTTTCTCCCCGGCACAGCTACAAATTCTTCTGTGTTTTGAAAAACTTCATCTATGCTAGAAAGCAAAATGGTATCCGCATCAATCCAAAGGATTTTATCCCAATTTTTATTTTTAATAAATTCATAAATTATCATGTCAGAGCATCTTAAATTTTTTAATTTATAATCAACTTTTATCACCTCAACATCTAATTTTTTCAAAAATCTTTTTTGATAATTTTCTAAACCAAAATCACAACAAATACATTTAATATTTGGATGAAAGTGTTTGAAAGATGAAAACATATTAAAGCCATAGTTGAAAAAACTTTTTTCGACGGCAGATATGCAAATTTTTTTCATATTTGAAAAAATTCAATTTCACTAAAATGTTTTTTAATTATTTCTTTGTTGCAAATTGGATTATCTTGTAAATTTAATTTTTTCAAATTTAATAAAAAAAATGAATCTGGCAAAATTTCAATTGTATTTCTATATAAATATAATTCTTTTATTTTAGACACTCCTATTTCTTTTGGTAAGTGTTTAATATTATTTTTGGAAACTTGAAGTACCTCTAAGTTTTTGTAGTTTTGAATGTTCTCTAAAAAATAAATTTGATTGCATGGCATTATAATATATTTAATTTTATCTGGAAAATCTGGCATATTTTGAATGGGTGAAACACCAAAACAGAACATCTCCAATTCAGAAAAATTTTTTAACTGTGGGCAATTTTCAAATCTGTTGTAAAAAAGATTTAAGAATCGTATTTTAGGTGGTATGTATGGATGTTCTGTAATTATATTTTTATGTAATTTTAATGTTGTTACATTGTCCGATAACACAGGAATATTCTTGATAAAGTTAGATCCTATATTAATGTGTTGTAATTCAGGATAATATTTAAGAAATTCACATTCGTGTAAATTATTACAGCTTAAATCTAAAAATTTCAAATTTGGAGATTCAATTTGTGGGAAAAAATTGATTCTTGCCTTTCTTAGAGACAATTCTTCTAATTTGTGAAATTTTGTTAAAATATTAAAAATTTTATTTCTATCAGAGTTATGTCTAAGTGTAGATTCAAATATATTGTCAGGATCAAAAAAAGAAATAGAAGTACAAATGCCATCTTTATTTTTATATTGAAATTTACATAATTTCTGCAATTCGTAAATCAATACATCATCGTTCATTGAATGTTTCCATAATTTGCTGCAAAGAAGGAAAATCAGTATCAACACAAAAATTTGTTTCATCTATTCTATTTCTAAAATAATTTCTTTGTGCGTATGTTGGTTCACTTAAGTCATTATATCTAAAATGCGTAGAAAGTCTAATTTTATCAGAGTGAGTGTTGGTTCCAGATTTGTGTATTGTAAACCAACTGAAAACTAAAACATCACCAACATTCATTTCTATTGGCACAAATTCATCTTCATTGCATTCCAATACTGGTATATCTTCTAATGTGTGTTTAATATATCCTTGCAGGTGCGACTTTGGTATAAGCTCTAAACATCCTAAATCTTTTGACGTATCTTGAAATGGTATCCAAATGCTTACGCCATTTAAGCTTCCCATCGTGCTTGGCCAATCTTGATGTGCCTTTAATTTCCAATTTTTATCTTTCTTCGCAGTTGACTTGCAACTAAAAAAAAGTAGTGGTTTTGTATTTATATTTGGATTTTTAATTCCACAGTCTTTTAATATTTCATGTATATCATTGCTGACAGAAAGTTTATATAATTCAAATAAATTTTGTGAAGCATGGGCGCATCCAATAAATTTTTGAAAATCATTTTCAAACAATTCGATTACGTTCTGATCGAATTGATCATTTTCTTTATTCTTGTCACTACTAAATAATTTGTTTATTTTATATTTTATTTTTTCAAGAAAAATACGATTTATTTTATTTTTGTAAACAAAATAGCCATTTTTCAAATATTCTTTATTCATATTTTTTCCCCAATTTTTTAATGGTCGCAATCCAATAATTAAGATAATCTTGCTTATAATCAGGAAATGCATCTAGTGAATATGAGGCTAGACAATTCCATTTTTTTGTAGACAATATTTTTTTAGCAACAGACAAACACCCAAAAAATTGCTTTCCTTCTCCAAATGAATTACCTATCTCAAGCAAGACATATGGTTTTTTATTTATTTTAATTGAAATAAGTAATTTTTCCATTTCGGGCTGAAGTTCTTCATCTCCATAATTGGCACAAATGAAATGTATTAGATTGTATTTTTTTAATTCGATGTTTCCATCGGCAGCTACTTTTATGGGCCATCCAACCATATTCGCTATTTCAAAAGATTTTCCAAAACTATTGCTACATATTGTACATTTCATTTGGACCTCTTTAATGCAACAAAAAATTGAACTATGATCTATTGACAATATTAAAAATTGAGTAAAAATGATCAAAAAAATCGAAATAAATCATTTTATAACCATGAGATGGACAAAAAATGAAATGGAACCTCCTCCTTCTTGGCTTCCAAATATAAAAACAAGAAATTTGCTTGAATATCAAGAAATACAAATTTTACTTCTTCATCAGCTTGCCAAACAAATAAAAATTTTATATCCTAAATCTAAACTACATGTTATAACAAATGAAAAACATGAAGATCATGATAATATAATATATCATAAATTTAATTTTGAATCAAATCATCTTGGAAAATTATACATGTACGGTCTTTTGTCAGAGCCATGTATGTATCTGGATGCAGACATTATTATAATTAATCCCTTTATGGAAGAAGAATTGCAATGGGATCAACCATTTTATTTCTTCCAATCTTTTAGCGGCGGAGACATACAAAGTAATACTAAATGTCCACTTCCTATAGAAATAAATTACATTCATAATGCAGGAATGGTTTGGATACCTAATCCATCTATGGATGTAACAAATGAATTGTTTAATATTCATGAAAAATATTTTTATGACAAAACAGCTACCGATGAACATTGTTGTAGTTTATTTTATAAATTGAAAAATATGCAAATAAATAAAAATCCAAAAATTAATGTTCCAAGATTATCTTTGGAAAAAGAAGATGTTGTATTTCAGCAAACGGTCCATTATACAGGATATGACATAAAATGGAAAAAACTTTGCTTACAGGAATTTTATCAGTTTTTTATTGCAAAAAACTTAAGACTTCAATAATATAAATTTTTGCCACGGTTGATCTTTTATGTCTGGTAGAATCTCATAAAATTTATCAACCTTGCACCATTTGTCCAAACAACGTCCAAAATCAAAACTATTATGTTTGCAATTTTCCTTTAGCAATTCATAAGTAAACCATAACGAAAGACTTTCTCCAGCTTGATATATCACACAAGGATCATTCATTTTTTTAATCATTGTTTTAATTTTTTCTTTAATTTCATGTCTTTGCTTACCTGCTTCAAAAGATATTTCTAAATGCTCAAATTTTCTAAAATTGAATTTTGAACTTAATTGATTTGTGTGTTCTAGACCAACTACTAAAACATCATGATTTTTAGCAATTATTTCGACTAAATATTCTAGTTCGTTTTTTTGTGCATAATCTTTCATAATCCATCCCTTTATAATTGGGAAGTCATTAGGGAAATGACTGAATATAAAGTCATTGAGATTTACAATCGCTGCTTCATAATGTGTGACTTGCGGAGCCGAAGCATCACTGGCAGCAAAAGTGATATTTTCTTGAGGCAATAGATTGATTATTTTTTTAATTTCATCAAGAAATTCATGTCCATAAAGATTCAACCAACCATCTGGTTCAATAATTGAATTAAAATTGGGAAGTATTTTGTTTTTTTCTACTTGATACAATGTATTCCAAAATCCAAAATTTAATTTGCAAAAATTTATATTATTTCTAGAAATTATTTTTTGTATAAAAAAATCTATTTTAGGGTGTAAAACTTTTCTGGATATTTTCAACATAAATTATTTATAGGACCCTTATGAAGATCGCAATAATGCAACCTTATTTTTTCCCTTATTTAGGTTATTTCAAGTTAATGTCAGAAATTGACAATTTTATTATTTTAGACGATGTTCAATTCACAAGAAGAGGATGGATCAATAGAAATTTCATTAAAAACAAACATGACGAAAAAATAATATTAACAATACCTGTTAATAAAAATCCAATAAATACAAAAATAAACCAAATGACTGTGATTAACGGCTGGACTCATAAACACGTTAAAACATTCTCTACAATATATGGAAATACATCCAAAGTAAAAGAATTTAATGATTTTTATATCACATTAGATAATAACAAAAATTTAGTTGATGTCTTGACAAAATCAATTATGTGGATTAAAAATAAAATTAAATTAAATTGCGAAATATCATTTTCTTCTCAATATAAATCAAATTTTTCAGGAGAAGAAAGAATTATTGATTTATGTAAAAAATCTAAGGCAGATAAATATTTCAATTTGCCCGGAGGAATACATATATATGATGAAAAAAAATTTGAAAAAAATGGGATTAAAATTGAATTTTTGAATACTGATGAATGTCCAAAAATATCAATCATTGACCAAATTCTAAAATGAAAATAACCACACACCACAAACACTTGGGCGATCTGATAAATATAATTCAAAGATTAAAATTTGATGAAATTTTTACGAGTGATTATTGTCCATGTTGTGGAAATTCAGTTGAAAAAACTGTTAGTGATTTGCTAACAATATTAAAACTACCTATAAAACTAAGCAACAATAATAAAAATTCAAATATTGTTTTCCCAAGTTGGAATAATTCTAACGTATCGTGGATCAAAGAGCCATATATTAAGCCTCATATTATTATAAATAAAAAAAATTTAATTTCATATCAATTCGACGCTCGCTCAAATCGTGAAAATAAAGAATTAAAAATTAATGATAAGAAAAAGTTTGAATTAAAATTTCCTGATGCCATTGATTTGGGGGAAAAGTCCGGTCTTAGCATCATAGATAAATTTGAAAAAATATGTGCCAGTCATATTTATGTCGGTATCGACAGTGGGGTTACACATCTAGCAATGATGACTAACACTACCTGTTTTGTAATACACAAAGAAGAATATAAAGTAGATAGATTTTACCCTGATACACCACAAATTGAATTTTTCAGTTGTTTAGACAAAATGATAAATAAAATTAATGCCTATAAAATTAAGATGAAATAATATGAGAAAAATATGTTTTTATAGCTTGAGAAGATCTGGACATCATGCAATTATGAATTGGTTTCAATCAAATGTAAAAGGATCTACAAAATTAGTTAACAATATAGCAAGTCAAAACTGGGATGTTAAAAATATAAATATTTCAGAACATATTATAGAAAATATGCAAAATTGTGATGCCTTTTTTTGTAATATTGAAGAATATAATTTTTCAAATAAAAAATTTGAAAATTTTGTTGAAGGAGTTCAGTGTGAGCCATTCTATGTTTTTAGGAATCCTTTTAATATGATGGCAAGTAGAATAAAAAGTTCAATGTCAATAGAAACAATTGATAATGAAAATAATTCACTAAAAACTTTGTCTTATTGGAAATCATACGCTAAAATGTTTATAGAAAAAAAAGAAAATATATTTTGCTTCGACTATTGGTTTTTAGATAAAAATTATAGACAGAAAATGGCTGAAATTATGGGAGTAGAATATTCAGATGTATCTATAAATCAAGTTTTAGATTATGGATATGGAAGTAGTTTTGATAATAGAAAATTTGACGGCAAAGCTCAACAAATGAATGTTATGCAAAGATATAAATATTTTATTGATAATCCAAAATTTATGAAATTATTTGATGATGAAATTTACTATCTAGCTAACTTAATTTTTGATAAATCCTATTTGCCAAATAAAAAAATAATTAAATTATGAGCTTCTATTTTACCAAATATAAGGTGCATAATCTTAAAAAATTATTCAAATTATTTATAGAAACAACAGTCAAGTTCCAGCTAAATTGTGTTTTGGTCTATCGATATTTTGCCATCTAGATTCCTGATTTCTAAGTATATTTGGAAGTAGAGGGTGAACTGATTCCAGTTCATCTAAACTGAGTTCTTTTTTAGGAACAAGTTCCTTGTTTTTGAATGCAAAAAAATTGTTTAGTTTAGATTGAGGTGCAAGTTTTCCAACATCAAAGTAATCAAAGTCTTTAAGTATGACAGTTTTTTGTTTGGGAAAGTCTCCGTAAATGTAATAGTATGATGTTTGAGCTATAATTTCTGTGAATAATATTGGCGCTAAATGAGGAGATAATGTTTTCAAATGTTTCAAATATGCTCTCGCCTCTCCACGAGCATCAAAAGGCAACTTACCAGCATAGTGAGTCATAAGGTCGTGAACCCAACCAAAACGCTGGTCTTGATCTTTAGTCCAAACAGGATGACCCTTCTCACCCAGTTTAATATTCGGACCCAAATCAGCATCATAAGAAGGAACAGAAGGACGACGAATACCAACTTTCTTCTGATCATCAATATGACGAGCCAATTCTTTACTGCTTTTGAAAGGATCAGATCTACTCAAAACATGTGTGTACTTGCTCTGTAATTGATTGAACTGATGACTAATCGCCGCAGTCAAACCATCTGGACCCATGTAAAGTTGAACTGCTTCTGGCTCTGATTCAGGCGATAAGACATACATCGCTGCTACTAATCTTTGGAACCAGCTTCCTTTGAACCCACCTTTGAGAGCCAGACCTTCTTGTAGATTGAGCCAAAACTTGAATTCATTCATAAATTATTTAGTCAACAACAACCATGAAATTTTACTTTACAATCAACTAAAACTGAAGTACCATCATGACATGATCAATTTTAGTGCGAATACACCGAAACATTCTATCTGGACGACAGAAGCTGTTGCTCAAGTAAACAGACATGCAAGTAGCTGTGCATTTACATCGTATCATGATTCAAGCAGATTTTTCAGAAGATCTTGGGTAATCAGATCACAATGTTTTTCTGCTAATGATCAATGGTCCCATGAAATATTTACCAATAAGGTTGATGAAGTTTTTTTTAACAAGGTGTTGGTGCCATCATGACAGAGCAAGACATTATCTCTGCTGGATTCAAAGCTGAGAAAACATATGATCATTTGAATAACAAACACGATAAATGTTGGAGTTATTCAGAAAAAGATAGTATTGGTAGAAAGTTTTCTGTTATTATTAAATTCTGGAGAACCAGTAAATACAGCACACCAGAAAGAATCATTTCTGATGGATATAGTTTCGATGGATACTTTAGGGATTCTGATGATCAGCATTTCATAGTTACTATGAGTAAAGATTTGCTGCCTGAAGAAGTAATTAAATGGTGTCGGAATTTATATGAAAAGCTTGGATGCGGATATGTTACAAAGTTTGAATAAGGGATATATAGGATTATAGTTTTATGGAGTATATCATGAAAGAAAAATATGAAATTTTGAAGTTAGCTGGTGTTTTGAATGAGAGTGCATATGAAAAATTATTGGAGCATGATTTGCAGCGGGGTCAGAAGGTGAAGGTTAGTTGGAGTGAAGGCAGGAGAGGTATAATTGGTAAAATTGCCCGTATTTATAAAATAGCATTACCTGAGAGAGGCAAGGAAGGTCAATGTTGTTTAATGCATGATCAGGAATGTATTTTCAAGTTTGACACTAAGCCTACCGATGAGAATAGTGGTGCTATAATAGTTGATCCCGGTGTTTGCGCTGGTTGCAGGGATTTGCACAATTTGATTCCTCATGATTTTGAGTATAGGGTAGACAAGAATGCTGTATTTTTGCGTTATAAAGGTAAAGAGGAGAAGGTAGAGACAGGGAGGTCAGGACTAGACATCAATTATTATGTTAAAAGTGCTGTAACTAAAATGAAAAGTTCTGTATCTTTTGAAGATACTATTGCTAAAATTAGGTCTGGTGAAATTGAGATTCCTAAGTATCCGGGCGAGGTGATGGTTCCTCCAGACGAAAAGGCTCCAGAGAATCCTTCTAAGTATATTTCTTATGAATTTAAGATATCCCCCAAAGAATACAGAACAAGTTTTGTGAAGAAGATTCCTAATTTATATGATCCTTTTTCTGGATATGAAGCCATTGACGATATAGTTATTGAGCAGATTGAAAAGACTGTTCACGATACTGGTGGTGAATATTTGAGTTCAGATGAAAGGGGTTATAGGTCATATGATTCTGTTACAACAAGTGATGTAGTAGCAACTATGAATTTTGATGAGTGGAAGAAATCTGTGGAAAATGATGCATTTTTTAAGCGTTATAAGAGTACGAGAGAAAATTATAAAAATGTTTTAGAAAAGATAGAACTTATAAGAAATAATATTCATAAGATTGTGGATGATGCTAATGATCATCAAAAATATAAGTCGAAGTATTTGGATTTTCAGGAAGATTATTATAATTGGGCTAAAAATTTACCTCAAGAACAGAGGAAGAAATTATTTTCTGACGCTATTGATGGTTCTTCTTATTCTTCTGCTATGGAAAAAATATTTGGTTTTTCATTGCCATATAAATTCACACATGAGACTAGTCCTAATACTAATTGGCAGATACACAAAGACGAGAGGTATTCTAAATGGGCACCGTGATTTTTGATAAGAGGAACAAATTCCAGTATTTTATGTCAGTGAGTAAAAATCATGAATGAGGCTTGTTGGAAAGGCTATAAGCAAATAGGAATGAAAAAGAAAGGTGGTAGAACAGTTCCAAATTGCGTTAAAGAAAATAAATTTTCTTTTGCAGAATGGCTGAATGAGAGTGATGAAGGAGAGGGATTTTCAAAAAATTATGTAAAGTCTTTTGCTAGTTTGCCTTGGGATTGGGAGGCTATGCAGCGTGATAAAATTGTGCAGTCTTTATTTTTTTATGCAAATCGTGATGCAAGAAAGATGTTAGATTTTCAATTCAGTATTATAACATTATATAATTTGCTTGTGGAAAAAATACATCCAAATAAATTGAGTGCAGTTAATCGTCACACTGGTAATAGACCTGATCAAGGGTTATTCTTGAGAAATCTTAGAAGAGAAGATACTTGGTATGATAAAAAGATCGATCAGGTTTATTGGAGTATAGAGAAATTGGGAAAAAGACCAGAGGATTACGGTGGAAGAGATTTTCGCCCAGAGATTGACTTGGTGCGATCCAAATATTGAAAATTGAGTAATATTAATGATTCTTAGAGAAAATTCTTACAATCACACCAACTGGTGTTGGTCTGGAGATATATCGGTTTCCAGATCATGGAACAATTATTGCTCTTACTCTGGATTTACAATTTTCTCTGTTCAGAATGGTCACATTTGTTGTTCGTGTTGGTCTTACAACGAATGATCATATGGAGTTTATAAATGATTCTCAGGGCAAATTCTGACTACAACAATAATTGTTGTTGGTCTTTGACCAAACCAGTTTCTAGGTCATGGAATGACGATTGTTCTTTCTCTGGATTTACCATTATATCTGAACACCATCGTGGTTACATTTTTTCTGCTTGTTGGTCTTTCGATCAATGAAGCCCCAATCATATTATAAAACTGTTGATTTTCGTTTTTTTTATGATATAATAGGGGCAGAATTTTATTTTGCAGTTGTTAGGCGGGATACACATGAAAACCATTGGTTCTGCAAATAATTTTTGGTCAATCTTTCTTTTTAAGAAAGATTTATATCATTCAAATTGGAATGATTTTTGTTATTCTAGAGGTTGGTCACAAAGAATTATTTTGTGTGGAACATTTGACATGAATTCAGTTTTTTGTCATTGTTTCATTGAAGAAAAAATATTTCCTTTTGAAGAATTCTCTTTTGAGAGTGAGTCATGGGAATAACTCTTGGTACTCTTTCGAGTATTGCGCCAGACTGTATTATGCATTTCCCTAATTACCAGATAACTGTTGGAAATTATTCAGGAATAGCTAGGAGAGTGACATTCTTGTGTGGTGGACCGATAGATCATGCTTGTATGCATCATCCTACTGTAAGCACTTTCAGATTTAGATCACATTATCCTAATTCCAATTATCCAATAGGAAAGGACAGGGGTCCAATCATAATTGGTTCTGATTGTTTGATTGGAACTGAAGCAATGATATTTGGAGGCGTGACTATAGGTCATGGTTCTATAGTTGGTGCTAGGGCAGTTATAACTAAAGATGTGCCGCCTTTTTCTATAGTTGCAGGAAATCCTGCAAAAATAATTAGATACAGATTTGAAAAAAATGTAATAGATCAATTACTGAAAATAGAATGGTGGAATTGGGAAAAAGAAAAAGTAGAGCAAAATATTAATCTTCTTGCAGATATAAACAAATTTCTGGAAATTTATGCTGCTTGACATGTAAATATTTTCATGCAAACTAATCTTACATTCGTTAAATTTCTTGAGAATCGTGATCCTGAACTTTTCTCTCAAATGCTGACAGAGGTTCAATACGACGAATTCTTCAAGGATATGAGTGGCAGGGTCAGAAGAATTATTGGAGGTATTGGTGCGGCTTTGGCATTGGGTAGTGCGTCTCCTAAGCGTATGGATGTAGATTTGGCACCGAAACCAGCAATTGTCAGGTCTGCAACAAGTCCAGTTATTCAATCTGTTATTGATCACATCAAAAATAAAACTGGATTGGACATCAATTTCAATGATGTTCAGATGATAAGACCAAGTGAAGCTATTTCTCCTGAATATGGAAAAGATTACGAAAAAGTGCGTGACATGTCAGCCAAGGCTTATGATTCTCCTGATAAAATTGGTGACTTTGAAGCGCCCAGAATCCCTTCTGCTGCCGACATGAGAACTAGTGAATTAGACAAACCTATTCCAGTTGTTTTTATGGACCCAAATAAGTATCCCGGTGCCGAACCGGGTAGTACAGGTTTTTGCACTTCAATACCCGGTGGTCAAAAGTTTTGTGTTGTAAATAATCGTTCAAATTTGAGAACTTTGCGTCACGAATTATCTCATTCAACTCAAAACATGTTGTTTCAGTCGAGTCTTTCTAATGACGATCCCGGCTTAAAATATCTCACTGATAGTGCCGAAATTGGTGTTCGTTTGGGTGAACTAAAGCGCAATTGGTACAAGAAAACAGGTGAGATATTGACGAAAGAAAATTTTGGTGAGGCTCTCAAGGATTTGATAATGAATCCAGAAAATTATAGTGTGGATGTACAAGACTTGAGGCAAGTTTATTTACATTATTATAATAATAATGATAAATCTAAATTACATAATTTTATCAGATTTATGGCTGACCATATCAATACCGTTGTTAGAAATGATGCTGGCGGTCAAAGAACAGCACAAGCTTAATTATTTTCTTTGGTAAATGGCTGGAATCTAGTTGCAAGTTTATTTTCCCCCGATTATGATAATGTCGGGTCACCATGATAAGGAGTTTACAATGTTGAATTTAAGTTTTTTAGCAAGTATTTTGGTTATGACACAGTCAAGTCCTAATTGCCCAACATGACCATCTTCCACATCTAGCCGGTCGGCTAGTTCAAGAAGCAATCAGCAATCTGTTGGCAGCAGATATATTCAACAAAGACCGCAATCGCCTAAGTACTCATCGCAAAGCGTTCAGCAATCCAGATATCCTCAGAATCAGCAGAAAAAGAAGATAAGGTCTAAATAATTTCTTGGTTTAATGTAATGTCATAGTTCTGATTTCGATGAAATTCAGGGCTGTGACATTTTTCGCTTTGAGTGATTTACCAGTTGGAATCATTATGATTCTTAGAGCAAATACGCATAATAAATCTAGAGAATGGTCTAGATTTGATATGATGTTTAATTGGCGCACTATTGATGGATACAGGCATGTTCGTTCCACATGGTGGATTCGTGTTGATCAATGGTCGAACATGTGGGCTATGTCTAGGTCTTGGTCTTGGTATAATTCTAGAACTGAGTCTTGGTCTTGGAACAATGAAAACGATTAAATAGGTCCATGCCTTGGAGTTGGTCTATGTTTTGGTCAGGCATATAGGAGTGTCTTATGGGACTTGACATGTTTGTTTATTCAGTAAAAAAAGAAGATGTTGTTGAACTGAAAGACACAAATCCAGTCTTTGTGGAAGGACTCGATAAAAATCAATTATTTTACTGGAGAAAGCATCATGATCTTCATGGATGGATGAAAAAACTTTATTATAAAAAAGGTGGGACAGGAGAGTTCAATTGTGATTATGTTGTGCTTACGCTAGAAGATTTGGAAGATTTAGAAAAAGATATCAGAGGAGGTAATCTTCCTAACACAGAAGGTTTTTTCTTTGGCGATAATCCTCCTGATAGTAAATCGATTGAAAATGATATTGATTTCATCTATCAGTCTAAAAGAGCAATAGGTGATGGTCTTTATGTTTTTTATAGTAGCTGGTGGTGACGATGAACACACAAATAGTCTTTGAGAAAAAGACTCGCAAGGACTATATCAATACAGTTTACGCAGGGAATGACCTAATTATACTGTAAAATAGCAGAGATTGGATTGCAATGAAGATTGTTCCTATCGTCTTAAAAAAAGCAAATGAAATTGTTTTACAATGGCATCGACATCATAAAACTAGCGTTGGACATAAGTTTAGCATAGGTTTAACTAAAGATGATATCTATGTGGGGATTGCTATTTGTGGCAGACCAGTTGCTCGTGCTTCAGATGATGGTTTAACTCTTGAAGTGGCAAGACTATGCACTGATGGCACACCTAACGCTTGTTCAAAACTGTATGGTGCCTGCGCTCGGATTGCTAAAGAAATGGGTTACACCAAAATACAAACCTACATATTACAAAGCGAACCGGGCACCAGTCTCAAAGCAAGTGGTTGGATTATGGAAGCAGTAACAAATGGTGGTCAATGGAAAAGAAATGACGGGGTCATTAATAGAACGGATCAGCCAACAGAACCCAAGCAAAGATGGGTTAAGTTTCTACGGTAGTTGCATAGAGGATTCGATCTATGTTCAGGACTGGCGAATGTTGTTGTAGAACTTTTGCACACAATCTGTGGGGATCTCCAGTCTGGTGGAACAATTCGTGGTCTTGGGGAGAATCTCTATGTTGGTCACAGAGCATAGTTAAATCCTCAGAAGATTGCATGACTTTGTTTAATGGTGATTTATGATTTTCAAAACAGTTGGTCACAATCGCATTAAGCATAACTCTAGATCTATTTCTTGGTCTTGGTCTGTTTATTGCTCTAACTCTTGGTCTTGGTCTGTTTATTACTCTAGGTGTGGGAATCGGTCTATGGCTGATTCTGAGAATTGGTCTAGGTCTTTATATGAGTCTTGGTCTTGGTTTAATAATTCTTTGTTTAATGGTGAAATATGATCTTCAAAAACAATCGTAACAGGTCATCTAGATGCTGGTCTGTGCTTCAGCGTTGGACAAGATCTTGGTCTTGGAACATGGCTTGTTTTCGACCTAAACATTGGTATGATAATACATGATCATCAAAACCAATAGTTCTTCAATTGTTAAATGTTGGTCTAAATCTAAGTCTAGATCTAATTCTTGGTCTGAGTCTGGTGCTAGGTCTTGGTTTTTGTCTGTGACTTGGTCTTGGTCTTGGTCTTTGTCCTTGTCCTTGTCTTCAGATAGGTCTTTTTTGTTTAATGGTGAATTATGACATTAAAAGCATTTGGGTGCAAGCATTCTGACCCTTGGTCTGTGTCTAGATGTTGGTCTGGGTATGAGTTTTGGTCTGTGTCTTGGTGTAAGTCTTGGTCTGGTTCTGAGTTTAGGTATTCACTTGTTTATCATAATGGTGAAATATGATAAGATCGCAAAGATTTTTTTATGTTGATAATTATTCTAGATGTTGGTCTAGACCTTGGTTTTGGTCTGTGTCTTGGTCAATTTGGTCAAGACTGTGGGCTAATTCTAGCACTATGTCTGTGTCCATGTTTGTGTCTAGGTCTTGGTCTAGGTCTTGGCATAAGTTCTAAGTCTGAGTTTAATGGTGATCTATGATCTTGAAAATATTTTGGGAAAGGTCTAGTAGATCTTGGTGTTTTATGTCTAGGTCTTGGTCTAGGCCATATGATCAATGGTCGAGCATGTGGGCTAAGTCTAGGTCTTGGTCTTGGTATAATTCCAGAACAGAATCTTGGTCTTGGACCAATGATGATTCTTGGTCTAAATTTGGTGGCGAAATATGATATTCAAAATAAATTCTCTCCCTTTGAGCAGATTGAACAAAGGATACATCTGTTGTTTTGGCAGATGTGATAGTGGATATTTCAGATCGTTTAGAATAATTGGTTCTTATCCTTGGAATGATATGATTTTTTGAGGAGTAGTAAGATGAAGTACACTGTTAAGATTACGTCAACGCAAACACACACGATTGATGTGATTGCAAATGATCGACATGAGGCTCTTGAAAAAGCCGAAGACACCTTAAGATATGATGATGCCAATCAGTATCAGACAGAATTGGAAAGCATTGCTCATGTAGTAATGCTCGAAGCAACAGGGTGCGAATGGACCTACCAGCAAAATCCCGATTCAAAAGTCTGGCAGAGAAGCTTTAAGTCATGATATTCAAAAGAAATAATTTATCGTCATGCTTCCCTTTCACGGGATTTATTTCTTTTTCTAAGTTTAGTTTCGACACATTATGTCGATCTGATCATGGTGTTTTACATTATTCTGAATCAAATATATTTGATATAAACAGATCTGCTAACTGGAATTTGAAAATTATACATGATGTAAAAATATCTCTTCACTGGAAAGATAGTTCAAAAAGCAGTTGTTTAGATAGGAAAGAAAATGCACAGACACACTGAAAATGTATCAGAGAATCATTGCTGGTCTGGCGATAGGTCAACGTCTATTATTATAAGACAAAATAGAAAATCCAAATCATGGTCAATGAGTTGGTTTTGCTCTTGGTCTATGTTTAGATCTTGCGCCCTTCATTGGACCAAGAGACATTCATTTTCACTTCACTGGAAAAGAAGCGAACAAACAACATAACAAGAAACATACATTTTCCTATCATTGGAAAATAAACGAATAAACAAACTAAATAATTTATGTTAAATTTCAAAAAATGGATGATAAATGAAAGCAAGTTCATGCAGCTTGATAAAGATCAACAAGAAGATGTTTATTTAGTCGCTGATAAAATATTGAAAATAGTCATTTCAAAGTCTTCTGAAGAAGATTTATATGATTTGTATACAAGAACTTTTATAAAAAAAGTTCTTGTCGGAGAAATTAAAAGAAAAGATGGAAGAAGATCAGTTCCAGTTTATCTTCAAGACTTGGGCGATAATTGGATGGCACATTATAATCCAAAGACAGATGAAATTGTTATGAATATTAGATCTCTGATTATATTCAGAGAAAACAGAAACTTTTTCATTAATACTAACGGAAGAAAAATACCACCAATAGTTAATGCACTATCTCACGAAACAATACATGCAATCGACCCAAAACTTAATCCACAAATAATAAATCCTGAAAATAGGGCAAAAAAAGCATCAGAAAGAAAACAATTTTTTTCACAGGGAAATGTGTCTTCTTATTATAAATCACCAGAAGAATTTGATGCTTATGGAATGGGCATCTTGTCTGATATTAAATTTAGATTTTATGACACAGACGAACAATATAAATCTAGAATAATATCAGTATTAGAAGAATTTCTTAGAACTGGAAATTACGATATAACCAGTAGCATAATCAACAGAAATGATTATGAGGCTTTGATGCATTGGAAAACTAAACCAACACTTTGGCGTAAATTCCAACAAAGACTTTTTAATCTTTTGCAAGAATTAAAAAGCGAACAAACAGCATGACAAGAAACATTTATCATATCAGCCAAGAAAAATGCTGGAACAAAAATATGACACATTATGCCTTTGGTAGACATGAACTTGGAATCAGTTTAGAATGGAAAATGGGATATCCAGTTAGTTTTCCTGATTCTTCTAAATGTTGGAATATTAAAGAAGAAGAACCAGAAGTGATTTACTAATCATACAACTGACTCCAAATCCATTCTGTATACTTTCCTCTTATTTCTTTCACTTGTTCTTCCGTATAAGATCCCTCTATTTGACTTCCACCTTTTAGATGATGTGCAATAACTTTTGTATCATAAACATATGTTTGTGAATATCCAGTATTGTATTTTCCTAAATCTGGCACTTGATTTTGAATTTGCCTAAATGCATGATGAGGTTTATTACCAAGCCTTATCCTAAGTTGCCATCCAGTATCATAATCTCTATCGTAAATCCAAATCTTGCATTTTTCACAAATAGATGTTTTAGTCATTAAATTCAAATCCCTTATTTCTTCAGTAATGTACGCTGCACCCCAAGGCATCGGAAAACTTGTCCCTTGATATTCAGTGCCAACAGCATGATATCCACATAATGACAACTATCTTCTAATCTGAAAAACCTGATCTGGAGAAAGCTCAATAAAACAAGCAAAATCAAAACAATCACTGTGAATGTTCAAAGCATCAATGTGCAACTTGTCCCCAATAATCTTTAACTTGGCATCTCTAATCGTATGGTTAAATTTAACACTATATTTTTTATAAACCTTCAACTTATGCTTCGCAATGTCATCACCAAATGAATCAACAAAATCATCCAACTGATCGTCTGTAAGCTCCAAAGTAGTCTTTATACGACTCTTGCTAGCAAGACGACTTTGCTCTGGACTAAGACCATCCCTTGAACGAACAGGATCAATATGCATCAGATTGTTATCAAAATTAATATCATATAAACCTAAAGTACCCTTGTCTGAATCAGGACGAGAAAGAAGATTAAACCCCAATATCTCATGATACTGATCCTCATTGATAACACCAGCTAAATAATGCAGATAACTCGATTCATAAAAATAATTATTCATAAAACCTCAAGCTATTTATCAATATAAACAAAATAATTTTAATTATTTCCAACTTTCTTTCTTAAGTAACTGGCCTTTATTTTCTCACTAAACAAGAGTGCAATAACCATCTCAAGGCAAGTCTAGCTCAATAGAAGAGGCTATTCAAATGCAACTCGAAACGCCAAAAATTTTCTCGAAACTCATAAAGAAAGTAATCGAAGACAAATCTTTGCTAAATAATGATTTATTTATTGGAATTTTGAAAGAAGCATCCTTAGAATGGATCAATTTCGTCCTGCAATTTAACGCAGGCAATAATCGTAGCTATAACCTCAATAGGTCTGGAAAAATGATTAATACCATCTACATGGCTGTTTGTGGCCAACATCGTGCCGAATCAAGCTGGGAATGGATTTTGAGCGATGTGGAAAGCATAAATAAAATTTGTGATTTTGAAATAAAAAATAATGTATATTTTTTACAACGACACGATAAACCTGAGATAGATTATGAAATCAGAAAATATATTCATATGCCAAAAGATTATTAATTTCTTTTTTCTTCTTGGAATAACTAACCGTTCATTGAATTCCAAATTTTCATGTCTTCAGAATAATATGCCTCTATTCTTCTAATTTGATCTTCCGTCAAAACAGGCTTAGTATATTTGCCTTCATTTACTCTAGGCAATGGCCAATCAAGATTCGCATCACGACAAAGTTTCTCTAAATCATCAGGAAACTTGTATAACTTTGTATCAGGACCATTATAAATATGCTGCGGCAACAAATGAGTATCATTTCTGGCGTTTCTCGACAGTTTTTGAAAAACCATCTTCCCATTTGATTCCAAAGCACTTATCGTTACCTCTGGATCAATTTGCAAATGAGCAACAGCAGATATAAACCTGTCAACAGGCTCTCTTACCAATAAAAGAATCGGAGGATTAGGATTTGGTTTTGTTAAACATACACTCTGCCAAAATGCCACAGAATCACATTTATCATTGTATATGGATTTTTGAATAGATTCAGGCAATGTTTTTATGAATTCAGCAGATAATCCCTCTGTGTTCTTTCTGTGCCTCTCTAAAGTATCTACTAATCTTTCAGGATAATACTTATGAACAATAGAAAATGCCAAGGCTGTTGACGCAACCTTGGCATTAAATGCTATACAACAATCAGGAAGAATAAAGTAAAACATAACTTGTTATAGTTACGATTAATTAAATTCAACTCTATGCTGGTGCAACTTCTGGTGCTGGTGCAACTTCTGGTGCTGGTGCAACTTCTGGTGCTGGTGCAACTTCTGGTGCTGGTGCAACTTCTGGTGCTGGTGCAAC